CATTTTCACTTGATACACTTTTAAAGTCAACCCTTTGCTAATATAGCTATCTACCATCTCATACACCACAACACATTTCAATTTTTTTTTATTTTTATACCTTTTTACACTATACTAAAAATTTATTTTTCCACCTTTTAAAAGGTGGAGCCAAACTGAGATTTGAGTATCTATAATATACGTGTATTTATGAGTTGTGAATATATGTGTCGGATATATGAGGAGGCTTATTTTTAGTTTATACTCTTTACCTTTAAACAATAAAAAATTGATATTTTATTTTATAATAAATGTATATTACTTTATTACTTTATCAATTGCTTTAAGCTTTAAGAATGATTGGTAAGCCAGTGTTTATTGTAAATAATAATGTTAATTGGATTACATTATCCCAAAATCCAAATGCTACTCATATTTTGGAACAAAATTTGGATAAAGTTGATTGGTCCAATCTATCAGAAAATCCAAATGATATTCATATGTTTGTACGGAATTTTGATAAAGTTGATTGGCATGTATTATCAGCAAATCCAAACGCGATTCATATTTTGGAACAACATTTAGATAAAATTAATTGGATCAAATTATCAGGAAATCCAAATGCTATTCATCTTTTGGAAAAGAATTTCCATAAAGTGAATTGGTATTTCTTATCAGCAAATCCAAATGCTATTCATATTTTGGAACAAAATTTGGATAAAGTTAACTGGTATAGATTATCATCAAATCCAAATGCTATTCATATTTTGGAACAGCATTTGGATAAAGTGTATTGGGATTGGTTATCAGCCAATCCAAACGCTATTCATATTTTGGAACAGAATTTAGATAAAGTTGATTGGGATATACTATCACGAAATCCAAATGCTATTCACATTTTGGAACAGAATTTGGATAAAGTTTATTGGTCAAATCTATCAGGAAATCCAAACGCAATTCATCTTTTGGAACAAAATTTGGATAAAGTTAATTGGGATATGTTATCCAAAAATCCAAATGCAATTCATATTTTGGAACAGAATTTAGATAAAGTTGATTGGATTGAATTATCAGAAAATCCAAATGCTATTCATTTATTTACTAAACTTGATACTAACAAAATGAGAGAAAATAACAGAGCTTTTGCTGAAGAATTAGTAGCACATGTATTTAATCCAATGCGTTTGAGTCACGTTTGTGAAACATATGGAGTAGAATTAGATGAACTTGTAGAACTTTGTTGGTAATTGTAATAATTAATAATGTAACGCCCTGGGGCGTTTTTTTTCACTTTTCAACTCATATTTAATTATTTTTAGTTTATACTCTTTACCTTTAAACAATAAAAAATTGATATGTTATTTTGTAATAAATGTATATTACTTTATTACTTTACCAATTGCTTTAAGCTTTAAGAATGATTGGTAAGCCAGTGTTTATTGTAAATAGCAATGTTGATTGGTTTACATTATCTCAAAATCCAAATGCTATTCATATTTTGGAACAACATTTGGGTAAAGTTAATTGGTTTGCATTATCAGGAAATCCAAATGCTATTCATATTTTGGAAAAGAATTTAGGTAAGATTGATTGGTCTTGGTTATCAAGAAACCCAAATGCTATTCATCTTTTGGAAAAGAATTTAGATAAGGTTAATTGGTTTGCATTATCAGGAAATCCAAATGCGATTCATCTTTTGGAAAAGAATCTAGATAAAGTGAATTGGACCAATTTATCAGGAAATCCAAATGCGATTCACATTTTGGAACAACATTTAGATAAGGTTGATTGGGATTTCTTATCAGGAAATCCAAATGCGATTCACATTTTGGAACAACATTTAGATAAGGTTGATTGGGATTTCTTATCAAGAAATTCAAATGCTATTCATCTTTTGGAAAAGAATTTAACTGAAGTTAATTGGGTTACGTTATCAATAAATCCAAATGCTATTCATCTTTTGGAAAAGAATCTAACTAAAGTTAATTGGACAATGTTATCACAAAATCCAAATGCTATTCATATTTCGGAACAACATTTAGATAAGGTATATTGGTATTGTTTATCAGGAAATCCAAATGCTATTCATTTATTTACTAAACTTGATATTAACAAAATGAGAGAAAATAACAAGGCTTTTGCTGAAGAATTAGTAGCACATGTATTTAATCCTGTGCGCTTGAATATCATATGTGAAACATATGGAGTAGAATTAGATGAACTTGTAGAACTTTGTTGGTAATTGTAATAAGGCGCCCTGGGGCGATTTTTTCACTGTTACAAAAAATTGAAATACTTTAATTATATACTGTACTTGTTAGTTCATTACTTTCTGTCATTTCTTTGAGAATGCTTGGCAAACCAGTGTTTATTGTTAATAATAATGTTAATTGGGACTTTTTGTCCGCAAATCCAAATGCTATTCATATTTTGGAACAGAATTGGGATAATGTTGATTGGTGGTGGTTATCAGGAAATCCAAACGCGATTCATATTTTGGAACAACATTTATATCTAGTTGATTGGGCTGAATTATCAGAAAATCCAAACGCGATTCATATTTTGGAACAGAATTTGGATAAGGTTGATTGGTCTTGGTTATCAAAAAATCCAAATGCTATTCATATTTTGGAACAGAATCTAGATAAAGTGTATTGGACTTGGTTATCAAAAAATCCAAATGCAATTCATATTTTAGAAAAGAATCTAGATAAAGTTAGTTGGTATGATTTATCAACAAATCCAAATGCTATTCATATTTTGGAACAACATTTAGATAAAGTACATTGGATTTCGTTATCAAGAAATCCAAATGCTATTCATATTTTGGAAAAGAATCTAGATAAAGTTAATTGGTCAAATTTATCAGAAAATCCAAATGCTATTCATATTTTGGAAAAGAATCTAGATAAAGTTAATTGGGTTACGTTATCAGAAAATCCGAATGCGATTCATATTTTGGAACAACATTTAGATAAAGTTAATTGGGTTACGTTATCAATAAATCCAAATGCTATTCATTTATTGAGTAAACTTGATACTAATAAAATGATAGAAAATAATAAGACTTTTGCTGAAGAATTAGTAGCGCATGTATTTAATCCTGTGCGTTTGAATATCATATGTGAAGCATATGGAGTAGAATTAGATGAACTTGTAGAACTTTGTTGGTAATTGTAACCATTAATAATGAACGCCCAGGGGCATTTTTTACTTATAAAAAATTGAAATACTTTAAGTATATACTTTGGGTGTTAATTCATTACTTTATCAATTGCTTTAAGTTTTAAGAATGATTGGCAAACCAGTGTTTATTACCACATGTATTGATTGGGATTTATTGTCGGAAAATCCAAATGCGATTCATCTTTTGGAACGTAATTTAGACAAGGTGAACTGGGCTAGATTATCGACAAATCCAAATGCTATTCATCTTTTGGAACAACATTTTTATGAAGTGTATTGGAGATATTTATCAGCAAATACAAATGCTATTCATATTTTGGAAAAGAATTTAGACAAAGTTAATTGGGATTGGTTATCAGGAAATCCAAATGCGATTCATATTTTGGAACAAAAATTAAATAAAGTTAATTGGTCTATATTATCAGAAAATACAAATGCTATTCATCTTTTGGAACAACATTTGGATAAAGTTAATTGGTTTTGGTTATCAGGAAATCCAAATGCGATTCATATTTTGGAACAACATTTAGACAAAGTTAATTGGTCTATATTATCAGAAAATACAAATGCTATTCATATTTTGGAAAAGAATTTAGACAAAGTTAATTGGGATTGGTTATCAGGAAATCCAAATGCTATTCATCTTTTGGAACAAAATTTAGATAAAGTTAATTGGTCAACGTTATCACAAAATCCAAATGCTATTCATCTTTTGGAACAAAATTTAGATAAAGTTAATTGGGGCACATTATCAAGAAATCCAAATGCTATTCATTTATTTACTAAACTTGATATTAACAAAATGAGAGAAAATAACAAGGCTTTTGCTGAAGAATTAGTAGCGCATGTATTTAATCCTTTGCGCTTGAATATCATATGTGAAACATATGGAGTAGAATTAGATGAACTTGTAGAACTTTGTTGGTAATTGTAACCATTAATAATGAACGCCCAGGGGCGTTTTTACTTATAAAAAATTGAAATACTTTAAGTGTATACTTTGGGTGTTAATTCATTACTTTATCAATTGCTTTAAGTTTTAAGAATGATTGGCAAACCAGTGTTTATTGTAAATAGCAATGTTGATTGGTCTTGGTTATCAAGAAATCCAAATGCTATTCATCTTTTGGAAAAGAATCTAGATAAAGTGAATTGGTCTTGGTTATCAGGAAATCCAAATGCTATTCACATTTTAGAAAAGAATTTAGGTAAGATTGATTGGTATTGGTTATCAATAAATCCAAATGCTCTTCATCTTTTGGAACAGAATTTGAATAAAGTTAATTGGAGTTTCTTATCAGACAATCCAAATGCTATTCATCTTTTGGAAAAGAATTTCGATAAAGTTGATTGGCATTATCTATCAGGAAATCCAAATGCCATTCATATTTTGGAACAACATTTGGATAAAGTGAATTGGATTAGTTTATCAAGAAATCCAAACGCTATTCATCTTTTGGAAAATAATTTAAATAAAGTTAATTGGTCTATGTTATCACGAAATCCAAATGCCATTCATATTTTGGAACAACATTTGGATAAAGTTCATTGGCGTTTCTTATCAGACAATCCAAATGCTATTCATATTTTGGAAAAGAATTTAACTGAAGTTAATTGGAGTTTCTTATCAGACAATCCTAATGCTATTCATCTTTTGGAACAGAATTTAACTGAAGTTAATTGGCATTGGTTATCAGGTAATCCAAATGCTATTCATCTTTTGGAACAGAATTTAGATAAGGTATATTGGGATGAAATATCAAGAAATCCAAATGCTATTCATTTATTTACTAAACTTGATACTAACAAAATGAGAGAAAATAACAAGGGTTTTGCTGAAGAATTAGTAGCACATGTATTTAATCCTTTGCGTTTGATTCGCATTTGTGAAACATATGGAGTAGAATTAGACGAACTTGTAGAACTTTGCTGGTAATTGTAATAATGAACGCCCCAGGGAGCTTTTTTTCACTTATAACAAAAAATTGAATAGTTTAATCATATACTTTACTATGTTATTTTCTTTGATAATGATTTGCAAACCAGTGTTTATTGTAAATAGCAATGTTGATTGGACTTGGTTATCAAGAAATCCAAATGCTATTCATATTTTGGAACCACATTTGGATAAGGTTAATTGGAATTATTTATCAGCAAACCCAAATGCTATTCATATTTTGGAACAGAATTTAGGTAAGATTGATTGGTATTGGTTATCGAGAAATCCAAATGCTATTCATATTTTGGAACAGAATTTAGATAAGGTTAATTGGTTTGAATTATCAGGAAATCCAAATGCTATTCATATTTTGGAAAAGAATCTAACTAAAGTACATTGGGCTTGGTTATCAAGCAATCCAAATGCGATTCGCATTTTGGAACAACATTTAGATAAGGTTGATTGGGATTTCTTATCAAGAAATTCAAATGCTATTCATCTTTTGGAACAACATTTAGATAAAGTTAATTGGGTTACGTTATCAATAAATCCAAATGCTATTCATCTTTTGGAAAAGAATCTAACTAAAGTTAATTGGACAATGTTATCAGGAAATCCAAATGCTATTCATCTTTTGGAAAAGAATCTAACTAAAGTACATTTGGATTTCTTATCAAGAAATCCAAATGCGATTCGCATTTTGGAACAGAATTTAACTGAAGTGAATTGGTATTATTTATCAGGTAATCCAAATGCTATTCATATTTTGGAACAGAATTTAGATAAGGTATATTGGGATGAAATATCAAGAAATCCAAACGCTATTCATTTATTTACTAAAGTTGATACTAACAAAATGAGAGAAAATAACAAGGCTTTTGCTGAAGAATTAGTAGCACATGTATTTAATCCTTTGCGGTTGAATCGCATTTGTGAAACATATGGATTAGAATTAGATGAACTTGTAGAACTTTGTTGGTAATTGTAATAATGAACGCCCCAGGGCGTTTTTTCACTTATAACAAAAAATTGAATAGTTTAATTATATAGTTAGGTTTTTAGTTCATTACTTCTATTAATTGCTTTAAGATTTGAGAATGATTGGTACACCAGTGTTTATTGTGAATCCTAAAGTTAATTGGCTTGAATTATCCAAAAATCCAAATGCTGTTCATCTTTTGGAACAGAATTTGGATAAAGTGTATTGGCCTTGGTTATCAGCAAATCCAAATGCGATTCATATTTTGGAACAAAATTTAGATAGTGTTGATTGGTATTTCTTATCAGGAAATCCAAATGCTGTTCATATTTTAGAACAACATTTAGATAAGGTTGATTGGCCTTGGTTATCAGCAAATCCAAATGCGATTCATATTTTGGAACAAAATTTAGATAGTGTTGATTGGTATTTCTTATCAGGAAATCCAAATGCTGTTCATATTTTAGAACAACATTTAGATAAGGTTGATTGGCATGCATTATCACGAAATCCAAATGCGATTCATATTTTGGAACAACATTTAGATAAGGTTGATTGGCATGCATTATCACGAAATCCAAATGCTATTCATCTTCTGGAACAGAATTTAGATAAAGTTAATTGGTTTACATTATCAACAAATCCAAATGCTATTCATCTTTTGGAACAACATTTAGATAAAGTGAATTGGTTTTTGTTATCACGAAATCCAAATGCTATTCATCTTTTGGAACAACATTTAGATAAAGTGAATTGGTTTTTGTTATCACGAAATCCAAATGCTATTCATCTTTTGGAACAAAATTTAGATAAAGTTGATTGGCATGGTTTATCAAGAAATCCAAACGCTATTCATATTTTTGAACAACATCTAGATAAAGTTGATTGGAGTTATTTATCAGGAAATCCAAATGCTATTCATTTATTAACTAAACTTGATACTAACAAAATGAGAGAAAATAACAAGGCTTTTGCTGAAGAATTAGTAGCACATGTATTTAATCCTTTGCGTTTGATTCGCATTTGTGAAACATATGGAGTAGAATTAGATGAACTTGTAGAACTTTGTTGGTAATTTAATTAGTAGGCGCCCTGGGGCGCTTTTTCACTGTTAATAAAATTGAAATGTTAATTGTATACTGTACTTCTGTCAGTTTCTTTGATAATGATTGGCAACCCAGTGTTTATTGTAAATAGTAACGTTTATTGGGATTATTTATCAGGAAATCAAAATGCTGTTCATCTTTTGGAACAGAATTTAGATAAAGTTAATTGGCATTTCTTATCATTAAATCCAAATGCAATTCATCTTTTGGAACAGAATTTAGATAAAGTTAATTGGAATACATTATCAGGAAATCCAAATGCTATTCACATTTTGGAACAGAATTTAGATAAAGTTAATTGGCATTGGTTATCATCAAATCCAAATGCGATTCATCTTTTGGAAAAAAATTTAAATAAAGTTGATTGGTATTGGCTATCAGAAAATCCAAATGCTATTCATATTTTAGAACAGAATCTAGATAATGTTAATTGGACTTGGCTATCAAGAAATCCAAATGCTATTCACATTTTGGAACAACATTTAGATAATGTTGATTGGGATTGGTTATCAGGAAATCCAAATGCTATTCATATTTTGGAACAACATTTAGATAAAGTACATTGGTCTTGGTTATCAAATAATCCAAATGCTATTCATCTTTTGGAACAACATTTAGATAAAATTGTTTGGGATTATTTATCAGAAAATCCAAATGCTATTCATATTTTGGAACAACATTTAGATAAAGTTAATTGGTATTTGTTATCAGAAAATCCAAATGCTATTCATTTATTTACTAAACTTGATACTAACAAAATGAGAGAAAATAACAAAGCTTTTGCTGAAGAATTAGTAGCACATACATTTAATCCTTTGCGTTTGAATCGCATATGTGAAGCATATGGAGTAGAATTAGATGAACTTGTAGAACTTTGTTGGTAATTTAGGATGCGCCCGGGGGCGCTTTCACTAATTGTTTACATTTAAACACTAATTGTTTTAAAATTTTTTACATGAACTTGACCTTTTTTTTCTGCGTGTTCAACATTATCAATTGTCGTATAATGTATATTACACTTTAATTCTGTTTTTGCTTTTGAGTTAATTTTACATAAATATGCACATCTTTTTATTACTTGATGAGGAATTTTATTAGTTTTGTTGTAAGTTTTTAATATTACATGACATGATGGAATATCAGATACATGAAACCATATATCTTTTAAATCCGCAGAATTAATTATATCAAAATTGTCTTGTTTATTTTGACCTATTTCTATAATATATTGTATTGATTTATACTCAAATATTTCTTGCTTCATTTATATTATACAATATATATTATGATATAATATATCTCAATTTTAAAAATGTTTAGTTCCAGTTCCAGTTCCAGTTCCTTTTGAAACGATTGATTTCATATCATTTTTAAAATCTTTACCTCTTATATTTTTAGACATTTTGCTTATAATATTATTTATTTTACTTGCTCTCATAACCCTCTTCTGAATCAGTTCGCTTTTTGCTTCTGAATGAATAATTCTATCTTTCACTTCAACACCCTTTAAAATTTTTGTTATAGTTTCTAATCTTTTTATAGAACAAGCTTTACATTTACAACCCTCATCAAAATAGTGGTCTAATTGGATTTTATCTATATGGCAATTTTCTATACTTATGCTTTCATATAATTTATATTGTTCATAAGTATATATATTTCTTACATCAGTACTTTTAACTAACCATTCTTTATAATATTGATTTATTTCATCTTGTGAATAATAATATTTTAAATATCTATCATTAATTATTTCATTCAATAAATTAATTGGTATTTTATAATGAGTTTTGAAAGAATTATATAACTCTTTTATTGGTTTATTTGAACTCTCGTAGTCTCTAATTGTGCGAATAGTAAAACCAAATATATCTGTTAGTATATTTCCCCAGTTATTTGAGTCTTTTAAACGTAATGTAATATATTTAATATTATTTTCAGTTACCATTACATATTTTTTAATGAAATCAAAAGTATCAGGAATATTAATATTATATTTATCAATAAAATGATCGCCATTTCCTATCCAAGGAAAAATATTATTAAATCTATTTATAACTTTTGTTATGTTATATTTATTAACTTCAACATCGTTCACATTAAAATGTTGAGAACCAATTTTTTCAAAAAATGTTGATATCTTTCTTTCAATCGGGCTACGATATACATTAATTACATAAACATCTTTGCCCAAATACTTATTAAACAGTATTATCTCATTAACCGTAATATCTTTAATATTTGCTAATACATGTAACATTTCTTCATCATGAATATGAATTATATCTAATTTTTCTATTCCAAAAATTCTAAATGAACTAACAATAGAAGTTGAACCTACTTTAGGAGCAGAATATACAAATATTAAATTATTATGTTGATGTTTATTAATGTTTAATAACTCATTCGTATTAAATAGCCTCTTCATTTTTTCGGGATTTTTAATAAACTCAAACCGGTCTAGTTTTGATATAGTGTCTTCATTTTCATTTTGATTTTGAAGTAATTCTTCAGACATAAATTATAATTATATAAATATTTAAATAATTAAACATATATTATATAATGGATCTTAAACTAACAAATGTTGAAGCTATATTAGCAATAGATTCGTTAAATGGTTTAGCTAAAAATGACAAAATACCGTGGAAAAGTAAATATGATATGACTTTCTTTAAAAATAAAACATTAGGTCATATTGTTGTAATGGGAACTAAAACATTATTATCTTTACCTAATTCGCTTCCTTTAAAAAATAGAACTAATATCGTTATAACTACCAAAAAGCAAAAGTATTCTAATATATATAATAATAGTTATAATTTGTGTTTTCTTGAATTAGAAGAAACAATAGACTTTATGAAATCAAACCCAAATAATAAGTTTTTTATTATTGGGGGTAATCAAATTTATAATTTGTTATTACCATATTGTTCTACTATTTGGTTAACTAAAATAAAACAAAATTATAACTGTAATTTGCTATTTACTTATGACATATCATCATATACAAAAGAGGTAATATATGAAGATATAGAGTTAGAAATTATGTGTTTAAAATAGCTTCTTTTTTAGAGTAAAAATGTTTATTCATGTATTTTTGAATATTAAAATAAGTGAGGTCATTTAATTCTTTATCTTGAAGTCCCAATAGACTTTTTAATTTGTCATCTGGGACTATTTTGTTTTTAGAGTCTTCACCCAGTTCTATCAAATTATTCTTCTTTATGTAGTTAACTAATGCTTTTGTAACTTCTGTTCTTGCTATTTCAGAACCTTCCGGTTTATTCATGAATTCACATAATTCTTTTGTTACCTTTGTTGGTTTAGCGAATCCAGATGGAGCCCTTTTTGTCTTTGGTTTTTCCTTTTTCTTATCTTTTTTTATATTTTTAAGCTCTTTCTTAACGTCCTTTTCAACAGTTTTAACAACTTTTTGAAGATTTGTAATTTGCATTTTAAACAAAGTTAAGCTGTCAGTAATAGTTGTAAATTGTTCCATAATCCAAGTATCTAATGTATTATCTTCTGGTTCTTGTTCCTCACTCATTATACTACATATTTGTAGTATGGGTTTAAATTGTTTTAAATAAATAATTATTTAGTGGGTTTTATAAGTATTGTTAATACATATAAAATATTTATTTGTTACTTAAATGTAAAATTAAACTAGAAATAAACATAATTACTCCCAAAATGCGGTCAGGCAAAATAAATCTTCATTATACATGAAACTGTTATAATTGAGTATTGCCTTCACCACGTCCAGCTTTTGGAGGACGCCCTCTACCACGTCCACTTGTAGCGCGTTGAGTTTGAGGAGCAGCTTGTTCAGATTCAACGGTCTTTGCAACGGTCTTTGCAACATAAGTCCACTCGCCACCTTCTTGTGGACCTTGACCTCTAGGTGTTCTCTGACTCTTTTGCTCCTTAGGAGCAGAAACTGCTCTTGGCATCTTAACAGGCTCAGAAGCTTCATGTTGCTCAGGTCGTGTTGCGCGATATTGAGAACGAGATACTCGTGAGTCGCGTTTAGTCTCGCACATAACCTTGCCTCCATTAACTCCGCACACTTCTCCAGCTTGAAATTCATGTTTTTGAGTCTTAGTGTCAGACAAACTAAAATCAACATACTCTCCCTCAACCAAATACTTGTATTGTTCAGATTCAACATTGATTGAACTATGATGAACAAACACATCAGTTCCTGACTTAGAACCATCAGTTATAGTAATAAACCCATAACCAGCCTTATTATTAAACCACTTTACTCGACCAGTAAATCTCTCTGAAGAGGATGAAACAGCGGGTGTTGAAACAGTACTTCTTGACATTTCTTGATAATTATATAACAATAAATATCTTTAAATCATTTTAGAATAATTATATTTATGTACATTTGTGCTATTTTAAATATTAAGACCACTCAAATTTGTCATTATTTTTAAAAGAATAATTATTTAATTCTTTTACCATCAAGTCAATTAAATATTCATAATCAGGTCTTTCATCAAATGCGATACTTCTGATATAACATAACATAATTTTAATAAATGAGGGAACCTCATCAACTAATAATAATTGTTTTTTTAATATAATAATATCATTAACAGAAGTTTTATTAAACCATTCTAACTTGCCAAATAGCATTGTTAGTATTACATAAATACAAGATTCAACGTCATCTCTTCTAGTAGGTTCAATAAGATTATGTACATTTAAACTAACAAAATTTAGTGTTCCAACTATATTTGTAATTTTTTTTTCAGGAATATGTTTTCCATTGTAGTCATATCTTTTTGAAAATCCAAAATCAACTAAATATAATTTGTTAGTTTCATTTTTTGTTCCAAATATGAAATTAGAAGGTTTTATATCTCGGTGTAATAATAGTTTATCATGAAGAACATGTATTCTTTGCATTATTTGGATGCCATAAACTAACACATTTTTAATAGATAAAGCTTTATAATATTGAATAGTATCTAATAATGAATTTCCCAATAAATTAATAACTAAATAATTAGTTTTAGCAGTTGTACCAAACCATTTTAATTCAGGAAAGCCTTCCAATTTCCCGAGATATTGATAAACTTTGGCTTCATTTTTTAAACTTTTATTAGGATTTGTTTTAAGTTCAATCTTAATAGCAACCATTTCTTTAGTTCTAATATTTTCAGATTTATATATTGTGCCAAAAGTTCCATTATTAATTTGTTGAATAAGTTTATATTTATTGGCTAACATTATATATATGGGATAAGTTATTTCTAAATTAAAATATTTTATGGAAAATATAGAACTCTAAGTTATTGTTACACCCTTGAATATTTAAATTGTTTCAATCTTCAAGACGGCATAAAATTCTACAAACACAAATACAAATAAATCAAAATAATATTAATTTAAAATATATATGCTTTAAATTACATAATTTATTTATTTATTTATTTATTTATTTATATTATGGAACCGTTAACTAACAGAAATTTAAGAACACAATTATTTAATTATTTAAATGGTAACAATGATAATTATCCTCCCATAGGAACATGGGATGTTTCAAATATAACTACTATGTATGAATTATTTAAACCATATCCAGATTTTAATATGGATATAAATGATTGGGATGTGTCGAATGTAGGAAATATGAATGGGATGTTTGAAGGTTGCCATATGTTTAATAAACCTTTAAATAATTGGAATGTTAGCAATGTAAACCAAATGATGAGAATGTTCAGTGATTGTTCTAATTTTAACCAACCATTAGATTCATGGAATATAAGTAATGTTAAAAACATTAACGCAATGTTCTACGGATGTTTTAATTTTAACCAACCATTAAATTCGTGGGATACTAGTAATGTAACTGAAATGTCTGTCATGTTTGGATCATGTTATGAATTTAATCAACCTTTAGATCAATGGAATACTAACAAAGTAAAAGGTATGCGTTATATGTTTAGTAGATGTGACAAATTTAACCAGTCATTAGATTCATGGAATGTAACTAATGTAAACGACATCATGTTCATGTTTAATGAATGCAAAAACTTTAACCAGTCAATTGATTCATGGAATTTAAGTAATTTAAAAGATATGACAGGAATGTTCAAAGGTTGTTCTAATTTTAACCAATCATTAAATTCATGGAATACTAGAAATGTTACAAATATGTCAAAATGTTTTTTTGAATGTTCTAAATTTAATCAACCATTGAATTCATGGAATACTAGAAATGTTACAAATATGAATGAAATTTTTTCCGAGTGTACTGATTTTAACCAACCATTGAATTCATGGAATGTTGGTAAATTAACAGAAATGTATCGTATTTTTTATAATTGTACTAATTTTAACCAACCATTAAATTCATGGGATATTAGTAATGTTGAAAGCATGAACCAAACTTTTTCAGGGTGTACTAATTTTAATCAACCATTAAACAGATGGAGACCTTATAAATTAAAAGTTTTTCGCGCTGCTTTTTATAATTGTCCAAATTTTGATTTAAATACAATATCTAATTGGGGAAATATAATAGGCAATAGATATATTTTAGTTTCTAGTGATGTTGCACGTTTTTTTAGGAATACTACAACCCGTAGTGGTGATGAAACCGGAACTCATATTTTAAGACGTATGTATTATAATGCGTCTGATAGCATACGAAACACAATTATTAGAAGAAGACATAATAACCCTCCTCAAAGTCGAACACCAATTCGTCCGTATCTTGAAGAAAGCACACAACAAGAATCAAATGCTCCTGAAGACTTACAAACAAATGATCCGAATGAAAGATACTATGAGAGAGATTGGAGAAACTTTTTTAATATTGTTAGAAACCAACGAGAAGAACTAACAAATTCTCAGTTAAAAATAAATATAAATGAAGACAAAGGTGATGATTTTATTACAGGCGAATCAATAAGTGTATCTGATTACTTAAACGAAGAAACTAATAATGTTGTTTTTTATGTGAAAGATAAAGTTTCATTTTTATCAAACAAAACATTAATTACTAACGCAATTAACGATAAATCAGCAATTAAATATGGTTGCATAAGAGTTGATACATCATTTAAACCAAGAAGAACAAATTTAAGATTGAATGAACCATATTTCACATTGAGATCAATCGGGGGTTATGGTCTTGTTAGTATGACAAAGATTCAAGAAATAATAAACAATCCTGACATAAAATGTGTTGAAATTTCAAGTGAACCAATAAATAATTTAGTTACAACTGCTTCATTTTATGTAACATTTATAGAACACAATCGTTTGGATGCAACAGGTGCATCACATTGCCAAGAAGGTCAAGAAGAACAAGTTTATGATTTGTTTAATATTCCTATTAATAATAGTGGTGGAAAACGAAGGACTCACAAACGCCGGACTAACAAACACCGGACTAACAAACACCGGACTAACAAACGCCGGACTAATAAACGCCGGACTAACAAACGAAGGACTAACAAACGCCGGACTAACAAACACCGGACTAACAAACGCCGGACGCACAAATTTGTTGGGTTGTAGCAGATACGAGATTGAATCTACTTGTTCTTATCATCCACCTGTCACACCAAGCAAGTAAATAGGAATATGTAGGCTTTAAATAGATTTAAATAATATATACTAGAACTACTTAAAGAAATAACGCCATGTTATCTATATAATATGGTTAAAATTTGTCCCAACACCTATCCTTCCTCTTGTGAAGTAAAATTCGCACAATATTTTGATAAGTACCCTTTTCCATTGAGTTCTTTTCAAAAATCAGCAATTGAAGCTATTGTTGAAGGAAATCATATTCTTGTCACAGCTCATACCGGCTCAGGCAAAACATTGCCTGCTGAATTTGCTATTGAACATTTTGTTTCTAAAGGTCAAAAGGTTATTTATACGTCCCCTATTAAAGCTCTTTCTAACCAAAAATTCTATGAATTCACACATAAATTCCCTCATATTTCTTTCGGAATTCTTACTGGAGATATTAAAACAAATCCTGAAGCCGATGTTCTCATTATGACTACTGAAATTCTTATGAATACATTATATGCTAAGAATCGCAAAGATGATATCACCGGCTTTAATAAATCAACTAGTTTAACTATGTTTGAAATGGATTTTGATAATGAATTAGCTTGTGTTATTTTTGATGAGATTCACTATATTAATGACCTTGATAGAGGCAGAGTCTGGGAAGAAACTATTATGATGCTACCACAACATATTCAAATGGTTATGCTTTCTGCTACTCTAGATTCTCCCGAAAAATTTGCACTTTGGTGTGAAACACGCGGGCAAACTTCTATACCATCTACTAAGACTGTATATCTTACCACTACTTATGAAAGAGTTGTTCCTTTAACACATTATTCTTTTATTACTTGTACTCAAGGGCTTTTCAAGGTTCTAAAAGATAAGCAACTTGAAATTGAAACCATGAAAACAACTAATACTCTTCATACAATTCAAGATGCTAAGGGAATCTTTAACGAAACCAATTATTTACGCATTCATAAAACTATTAAATTATTTCGTGATAAAAATCATTATGTTAAAAGACAACACGTATTAAATAGTGTTGCTAGACATATGGTTGATAATAATATGTTACCAGCCATCTGTTTCGTTTTAAGTCGCAAAGCTCTTGAACAATGCGCTAAAGAAATGACAACTGTTTTGTTAGAAGATGATTCTAAAGTTCCTTATATTGTTCGCAAAGAATGTGAACAAATTATTAGAAAATTACCTAATTATCAAGAATATCTTAATCTACCAGAATATCTTTCTATGGTTTCACTTTTAGAAAAAGGGGTTGCCATTCATCATGCCGGTATTATGCCTATTTTAAGAGAAATGGTTGAATTATTATTTGCAAAAGGGTATATCAAGCTTCTTTTCGCAACCGAAACATTTGCTGTTGGAATTAATATGCCTACAAAAACAGTATTATTTACTGACCTTAATAAATTTGATGGGTCCGGAATGAGACCATTATATTCACACGAGTACACTCAGATGGCCGGAAGGGCTGGACGACGCGGTATTGATACTATTGGTCATGTTATACATTTAACCAATTTGTTTAAAGATATAGACCAAACAACACTTAAAACTATAATGAAAGGGAAACCACAAACTCTTGTATCAAAATTTAAAATATCCTATAATTTACTTCTTAATTTAATTGATATTGGAGAAACAGATTACACTAAATATGCTAAAAGAAGTATGATACAAGGTGATATAGAACAAACCATGAAAGGATATTATGATTCTATATCTAAAATTCAAACTGAAATGGATAATTTATCACTATTAATTGATAATTGTAGAACACCAATAGAAACTGTTGAAGAATATATTCAACTTAAAGAAAAACAAATTGTTTCAGTAAATAAGAAACGCAAAGAAATTGACAGACGTTTACAACAAATCCAAGATAATTATAAAACTGTCAATAAAGATATTGAAATTGTTACAAAATATATAGCAAAGAGAGATGAATTTAATAAGTTAAATAATCATCTTATTACTACTGAAAAAACACTTGATACAAATGTTTATAAAGTATTGAAATTAATGGAAAATGATAATTTTATTCAAATGACTGATGATAATAAATATACACTAACTACTAAAGGCCATATCGCCACTCACATCAGAGAGACACATTGTCTTGTATTTGCTTATATCATAGAATCAAAAATGTTACATAAATTTGAAGCAAAAGAACTTGTTGGTATTTTAAGTTGTTTTACTAACATAACTGTACAAGAAGAAAAAAGAGCTGTTCTTCCGACATCGGAATATGGTGATGTTAAAAATATCGTTATTGCTATTTATGACATGTATCAAACACAATCTAATATTGAACTTAAAAACATGATTGAAACTGGCATTGATTATAGCATTCACTTTGACTTAATTGATTATGCTATAAAATGGTGTGAATGTTCAAATGATATTGATTGTAAAAGATTAATTCATCAAATATCAATTGAAAAAGACATATTTTTAGGAGAGTTTATAAAATCTATTCTTAAAATAAATAATATAACTGCTGAGATGGAAAAGATTGCCGAACTTCTTGGTGATATGGAATTTCTATCAATATTGAAACAAGTTCCGCAACTTACATTAAAATATGTTGCAACAAATCAATCTTTATATGTATAAAAAAATATTGGTAATTTACATGATAAAGGATACAACTATGGTAACATATACTTTTTTTTTTAATATTCTAATAGTTATTATATTTTCTATTATTTATGCTCATATATCGCCTGATAATTTTGAACCTCTTAATATAAAAGATAAACTAACATATATAGATTTTTTATTTTATTCAGTAACTATCCAATCAGGAATTGGATTACCAGATGTAACAGCATTATCGGATTTAGCTAAAATATTAGTATTAATTCAACAACTTATTTTAATGGGTTCTGCGTTTATTTTGGTATATTTGTTTTTTAAAAATAAAAATTGATTATAAACATGTATTAAATATTTATTTATAATTATTGTATAATGGAATTCAGATTAATTAGAGATAAGTTGTGTAACGATTTTCCATCAATTTATATTAAAGAAATAGATATAGCTTTGAAGGTAAATAACAATAGCTATACAGCAACATACTATTATCTTGAAGATAAGTTAAAAGCAAATTCTTTAAAAATAAAAAAAGTTCCTAGTAAACAGCGAAAGTTAGCTTCAGTTCCTGAACTAGATAATATTTTTAAATCTGTAAAACAAACTATCGAATGTTGTTGTTGCTGTAATGATAAGTTAATTGAAGAGTTTGGACAATGTACGGATGGTCATTTAGTATGTAAAGTATGTATTAAAAAACATGCTGAAAATACTATATACCAACAATTATCTTGTAAAATTAAATGTATTGATTATAATACAAAATGTTTTGGAGATTTTTCTGAAGAAACTTTACAGGACATTTTAAATGATAAGGTATTTTCAGAGTATAAAAATTTAAAAAAAATAAATGAAATAAATGAGATTTGTGTTGATGATATTAACATAAAATTATGTCAACATTGTGGTGCAGGAACAGATATTGGTGAAAATTCGGTTCAATATGTGTTAGTTTGTATGGAATGTTTTAAGGATACGTGTTTAAAATGTAATCAAGTGGACCATCCGGGAAAACCATGTTATTCATTGGGTAATATGTCTCAAAGTAAACGTCAAGAAATAGAAGATAAAATGAGTGAAGCTTTAATAGTGAAATGTAACCACTGTAATAAGAGTATTTTTAAAAATGAGGGTTGCAATAAAGTAACATGTGTATGTGGAACACATAATTGTTATATATGTAAACAAGTAATTCCAAAAAGTGTGGGTTATTCCCACTTTTGTAGAAATCATGATTGTAATTGTAATAAGTGTCATCTATGGGAACAAGATACGAAAAAACGTCTATTAAATGCAGTAAAAGAAGATTACAATGAAGAAACCAAAAAGTTAATTAATGGTCTTCTTTAGACTGAAAAACATTGTAAAATTTATATGTAATATTTTGTTAGCAATGTTGGTAACAAAATAAGAATTAAAATATTGCCGAACTTTTCAATCATAAAAAATTTTCAAAAAGTAAATTGGGTTTTCGAAAATGGACAAAAAAAAATGTCCAAAATTGAAAATCCGAAAAAAGTTTTGAAAAAGGGCCTCGAAGTCGGGTCTTCTGACGATAATGCTCACAATCACAGAAAAAATAACGCAAAATTTGTGATGATAATTTTTTTTAATTTTATTGAAAAAAAGTTTAGGGATATTTTATGTAAGTATATTATGAGTCAAAATACTTACATTTTTGTCCCCAAAAATCCCCATATTTTTGAGTGTTTATTGTGTGACTATTTTACGTCTAATAAGAAAGACTATAAAAAACATATTAATACCCTAAAGCACAAAACTAAGGCAAATACTGACAATGAGGCTTCGTCAAATCCCAATTATACAGATTTACAAGTATACTCATGCGATTGTGGTAAAAAATATAAACATAGACAAAGCTTATATAATCACAAAATAAAATGCAATATTTTAAATGGCGTAAAAGATATTAATAAAGACCAACCAATAACAAAAGAATTGGTTCTACAGCTAATTCAACAAAATCAAAAATTACAAGAAATGCTACATGAACAACACAATAAAATGTATGAAATAGCTAAAGAAAGTAAATGTATAACAAATAATACAACTAACAACAATCAATTTAATTTAAATGTATTCTTAAATGAACAATGTAAAGATGCGTTAAATTTAATGGATTTTGTAGATTCTTTAAATGTAAAATTAAAAGATCTGGAATATACAGCTACTAAAGGATATGCAGAAGGAATATCCAATATTTTTATAAATGCATTATCAGATTTAAATGTACATAAAAGACCAATACATTGCTCAGATTCAAAGAGAGAGATATTATATATAAAGGATAATGGGGAATGGCAAAAAGACGATGAAGAAAAGAGTAAACTAACAAAGGCAATTAAAATAATAGGTAATAAGAATATGAAACAAATAAGCGAATGGCAAAAAGCATATCCTGATTATAACGACCCATCATCCAAACAAAATGATAAATATATGAAGATGTTATGTAACGCAATGAGTGGTTCAACAAAAGAAGAAGCAGGCAAAAATTATGATAAAATAATTAGAAATATAGCAAAAGAAGTTGTTATTGATAAGAGTATGTAAATTATAATATTAATGTAATAGTATAATTCCTTTTTCAACTAACAAATCATAATTATTTATAGTGTCATCCCAGAATTTTAAAATATTATCTCTAAACTATTAATGAACCTCATCCACCAAACATAATTGTTTCCTCTTTGTTTTTATTTGTTGAAATTGTAGGTGGATTAAATCCGCCTCACCCACCTTTTTGTGCTTTTCGTTTGTATCTTCTTATAGTTTTTTTTGAACGATGTTTCAATGAACTATATTTACAACGAAATTTTCTTATACACCTTCTTGTCTTCATAAAATATATACATATTTTATTTATATTAATTATAATAATATAATATAATATAAATGAATTCAGGCAACCAGAAAAATATTGCCAATTTAGGTTCTTCAGATTGGGGTAATACAGCTGTATTATTTATTTCAACACATGGTACAATTATGACACATGATTCAACAGAAAGTGTAACTGATAAATATGCTTACAATCCTGATGTTATAAATACATTTGTTGTTCCTGAAGGCATAACTATTAAACGTGCTTCAGTAAGTGCTCCAGGTGAATGCAATATAGTGAGTGAAGACTTTACCAATAACTATGCTAGATATGTAAATAATAATATACGTAGTTTAACAAGTAATAATGAAACAACTCAAGATAATGCAATTAATAAAGTTCTTAAAACTATTAGAACCAAAGATACAAAAGATTTGAAAAGGAAAAGACAAGACTACATAACTGACGTATTAAAAAGCAATAAAGACAGAGAATATTCGGAAGATGTTCAGAAAGAGATAGAAGATGAACGTGGATATATAAATCAATTTAATAAAGGATTTACGTTTCAAGTGTTTAGTTCTGGAGATACAATAATTAATAAATTCTATACAAGAACTAATGTACAATCAACAATAAATGATTGGGTAATTAAAATAATGAACTTAGAAGGTCAACCAGATTTATTATCATTTCTAAAAAGACAAACAAGACATGGAGATAGTGATATAACATTAGAAGATATTGTTAATTTTTTAATAACAAAAAATGTAAAAAATATAATATTAATTGATTTAACATGTTCGCTTATAAGAACAGAAGATATGGATGATTATCCACAAAGAAAAATTAGAGATTTCAGAAAGGACATAATTTCAAGAAAAATAGGTGGAAAAATAAAATCGGTAACAAAAAAATTTGGTAAAAAAAGAAGGAAAAGCAGAAAAAATAAAAAGAGAAGCAATAGACGTTATTAGCATTGGTCGTAACTATTATATCTGTAGTAAGTTTAGTAAGTTCCTCAGAAACGGGCTTTGTATTAACATTTTCTTATAAATCTTTCATAATATCTTCTAGTTTTTAGAAACAAGATATATTCTTTTTGGTTTATTATTGTCAACTTCAAACCATGAATACTTTGAAGGAGTTATCCTACAATTGTTATATATATCATCTGTAATATCAACTTTATTTTCTTTTAGAAGTTTTAACAACAACTTGATTTGATGTAAATTAGCACCCCCATCTGTAGCAAACAACAGAGTATTTTTTCCAGCACTCATCCATACATTTGTTTCATCTGAATAACGTTGAAATAATGTAGTAAAAGTCTCATTAATGGTTCCATCTAAGTATTCAATATTAGCCCTAAAAGATATAAACTTACGATTAAATATATCAATGCCTTTCTTAAAGGATTCATTAAATTCCGATGTATCAATAAAATCAATATATCTAGTTATTCCTGTTCTATTTCCAATATTAATAATAGAACACTTTATATTATAAAGTTCTTGAGCAATTGTTTCAATCTCTTTAGATTGTGACATTTCTATATAATATACGCTATTTTTAAATTAAAACATTAGTTTAATTTAAAAAAATATTTCTTTAAATGCCTTGTCTCTCAAGGGTATTTGAGGACGTTTAAATTGTTTTTTTACTTCTTCGTGATCAACTGCTTCTAATTTAAATTCAATAACCGAAGGCCAAATATAATATTTTTTCTTTATAGGAGGTATTCCCATTGCTGTACACATTTTTGGCCAATTTCTTGGTCCTCCCCCATTGTAAGTAATTTCAACTAAAGCAAGTTTATACATATCCGGTAAAACATTCCATCTAGGAGCTTCAATAATTCGTTGTACTTCTTTTTCATGAATTTTATAGTCATACATTAAAAGTTGAAAGGCTTGGTTATCAGTTAAACCTTGATTAATCCAATCATTAACATATTCACTATCAGATATTTGTATTTTATTACTAGAAATTTCTTCAGATTTTATAACATGTCCATATGCAATCGTATTAATACCTAAGTAATCTTGATGAACAAACCATCTATTATCAACTGTATAATTAATTATTGTTGGTAACGTTTTTTGTACAGGTTTACCGTCTAAATCTAAAGTAAATCCATATTTAGTGGAGTTAGGATGAGCTTTACTTTTAATATAATATGGTTTATATCTTCTTGAAATATATGAGCTTCCCAAAGTATCAAAAGTATCAATATATACATCTGTATCAGCTAATGGTGTGTTTGCAGTTTTAATTCCATATTCATCTTCATAATATACTATATAAGTTTTTTTACCCTCACTATTAAGAGCTGGTAAACCCCATCTACCTTCCTTAACACTATTCTCTTGTTGTCTTAAAAAATTAAAATATGTTTTTAAATACTCTTTAGGTATATCATTAAATTTAATAGTAGCTTTCTCTGCAGTTTTATTAGCAGAGTTTACTTGTGATATAATACAAATAGGAGAATAATCAGGACAATCATATCGTATAAATGCTTTAGTATGTCTACTAGGTATAATAGAGTATATATATGGATTTCTATCAAATTTAAATTTAGAATTAGTATAATTGATTACATTTTCATATGTAGTATCAATGCTTATATTACTAATATCGTTTCCTGTAAATAATTGGGGATAATAATAATCATAAAAGAAAGGGAATAGTGAATCTGGTTCTGGGTCAGCAATACTAATAAATTTCATATAATATAACTATATAAAATATAAATACATAATTATTCTATTATTTGTAATCTAATCTTTCTTTTAAATTTTTCTTCGTCGTTGAATAAATACAATTTATATTGTCTTTTTGTATAGTTATCAAGATTGTCTCTCAAAGTAATTCTTGATGTTAATCTAAGCTCTGGAAGAAAAACAATGAACTGGTAGAGTCCATCATTTCTAATTAATTTATCAAAACAATAGCCATCATATATTTTTTCTAATGTTTCAGGTTTATTGAAACAAGTATCAAGTAATGAACAGTCACTCTGTACTTTACGAATGGCTCTCATGGTTACATTAATATAATCAATTTCTCCAATCCATTTATCATAAAATGCTAAAGCATCGGTTGAAAGTGTAATTAATGATTTATTTTGTTGAAATTTAATCATATTCAACAAATCAACGAGGCGTCTAATAGGAGATGTAATATGAATATAAGCATCCATTTCAAGAATATCATGTCTAGTCTTTGAATTAGCTAATTGTGTAGCAGGAATAGAATTTAAGTCAACATATTGCGCTGAAGCACTATTCCAAATTTTAATGAAAGTATTAACATCTTCAGGAAGTGAATCAGGCAAAGATATTTGTGTTTTAATAATAGTTGAACGAAAAATGCCATTATGAGAATTATAGAGTTCCTTAGCACAATGATAATTCATAAGAATCATCAAATAGCATACTACTTCATGGCTGTCTCTGACATTATTAATATATTTGTATTTATAAGCCATTTTTTTGGTAGTATCAAGAAGGAATAGGTAATCGGTATCGTCTAACAATGATTGTTCTTCATAAGAAAAATTTTTAAAAACTTTAATAAGAGCATTAGTGTAATTAATTGAAAAAATGTTACACTCTTCGTCAAGAACAATATCAATAACGAATGTAAATCTTCTCATATTCTGTTGAAGAGAGCATAAACAGTCAGATAAAATAGTAGGTAACATGGTTCTTTTATGGTCAGGTAAATAAATAGTGGAGATGCGTTGGGAGAAACTGGACCAAAGATTTAGGGAATCCATCCAAATAGTGACATTTGCGATATAGATACTGAGTAAAGTTTGATTATCATTTAGCTTCTTAATGCTGAAACCATCATCATAATCAAGACTTGTAGCAGGATCTATTGTAAATGTTTTCCAATCAGTTCGGTCTTCAATTTGTGGATATTTTTTACATATTCCAGTGATAAAACAGTCATTATCTTGTGATTTTATAAGTTTACAAGTTTGAATAGCTTTGTTAGTATCTTTATTGAATTTTTGTATAGAAGCATTGAGACTCTTACAATAAAGTTGATATTCATAGAAATTATCTAGAACATCAACAGGTCCTATAATTTGTGTCAAATTAGCGTGTGGATGTTTATCATGCCATTGTTTGAAACGAATAGTAACATAAAGATTAGTAAAAACTTTAGAAAATCCCATTTGCTTGATTTCATAAGGAACTAAAAAGATAGGAATGCGTACATCATCAGGGATACATTTGTATAGTAAACGTCCTCCAGCTAGTTTACTAGTTTTAAATGAATATGTTTGTCCCTCAACTAGTTTATGTTCTCGTCCATAAGTTTTGTTATCAGCGAGAATAAGAACGGCAGATATATTTTCATTACTACGTGTAGAAGAATGAATAACTTCTACTTTTCCCTTGTTATATGTAAAAACATCATTGGTAAATAATTTATGTTCAACAGGATTAAATCCATCAATTGTGATTTGTTCCAGTGTGTTAGTGTTAAACACAGTCCAGGTGCCGTAGTTTCGGTTATCAATATGTATTTTATATAGTGTCATATGATGATAATATGGTGTCAATCCTTTAAGTCATTTAGTGCGATATATTGTTTCCTACATTGATGTAGGGTAGGAAAATGAGTTCGGTAGCAAAAATATTGATTTATGTAGGTATATGTAGACTCGCACATAATATAATTCATAATTATTTAAAGATGGATTACTAATATTACCATAATGTCTAATCCTAATGTTATTATCACTAATGACTTAAATTGTAAAACTATTAAGGTTCCAGATAATGATACCGATCGCAAGAAATTTAATAAAAAGGGATTTAATAATACTAAAGAATCTGAACGAACTAACAAATTTATTGTTCCAGATAAATATTTATGCGAATATGAAATACATTATAATAAAGATGGAGGTTGTATGGGTTGTAGTTCAACATATCAATGTTGGAAACTCATTAATAAAAAACTAAAAAACTTGTTGTTAGTATAAGTTGTTATAGAGATGGGATTATCCTTCACCCGATACTATTATATGGTACTAGATAACACTTTATTCTCATGTATTATTTCTAAGTTATCATTATTTATAAAAGTTTCACTTAATATATCATTTTGTGGCAATGGTTCTGGTTCCTCTTTTGGAATTAATATTTCTGGAATTTCTTCATTATTTGTTAGTTCTTGTATCGGTGTAGAGTCTTTATTAGTTTGTAATTCTTTTATATCTATTTGTTTTGCTATTTTTCTTTCAACATTTTGATTTTGTAAAGCATACAAACAAATTTGGGGACTTATTGCTATATTATTCATATAAGTTCTATATTTAAAACAACTAACACTAGTATTGTCATCAAATTTAAACGTATACCACCAATACGCAGGAATATATAACATTTTTCCTGGTGTTAGTACAATCTCCAAACATTTTATCTTATCAAAATCTGCTTTATACTTTGACTGTGGAACCCAAGGATTAATTGGAGATTTAAATTCAAAATTCTCATAATCAGTTATAGGATATAAGTATTTTGAACTTTTTGGGGGAGCTAATTTTACTTTAATAGAACCCTGTGTTACTAAATAATAATTACGATAATTTAAATCATATCTAAACGGGGTTTCTACATTTTTTGAACCAAATAATACGTCATAATAACAATTTGATACCAAATATGGTCTCAAATATTCATCATTATATGACATATTTTTTATAGCACCTGTTTCCTGTAAGAAATCCATATTTCCTTCACTAAAATATGACTCACTATTATCCTCATTAAATAATTTCACAGCAACATGTAACGGCAATGGAACACATATATCTGAATCAGATGATAGTTCTGTTTTATTTCTAATTTTAACTTCAAAAACAGGATAATTATCCAATAAACAATTTTTGTTAGTTGTATTTATTATTTTATAACTATCTTCATCACAATCTATTAGAACAGGCTGTCGTAAATCACATATTTCTTCTATCTTATCTTTGGATGCCTGTTCTACCTCATATATTTCTAAATCATTACTTGTTTTCAAATGAAATTGTACGTGTAAATATAAAAATAATATTACACAAAATACAAAAAAACCTATTATTATTTCTTTAAAACTTGTAAACATTATTTATAAAAAATAATTTATTTTACTTTTAATAACGAGATATAACATCATTCTAATTATCTGATACCTTTGGAGCCACATAAAATGTAACCTTACTTTCATCCCCTAAATTATATATTAATGACATTGGATACATACTACTTATAGCTACATTTATCGTTGAACTCATTTTCATTGATAGACACATTTTACATAAATGACTCAAACTAAAAGAAATATCTAATTCTTCTCCTTCAGAAATTGCATATTCTTCTAAATCATCCACAGGAATATTTACCTTTAGTTTGGTTGAATCTCCGTTTGCGTTTAATTCTACAACCGTTTCTGAACATTTTATATTTAAATCTTGTCCAAATGTATTCAATTCTGATAGCACTTCAACTAATTTTTTTGATTCTATAGTAAACTCTACATCATAGTCTACTTCTGGTATTCCTAAACTATCCTCATCTACATCTATTAAATTTAGTTCAAAAAAATGGTCAAAGGCGCCCTTATTTTCTTTTCCATTTAAAAAATTAATATATAATTTATCTACATCATGTTCGTCTTCATATTTTAATTCAATTGTGTCATGTTTAAGAGCATAATTCATCAATATAGCAAAATGTGTTGAATCAACTGAAATTTTATTATTATTTGTACAATCAAATACTGAAAACCATTTATCTTTTATCTCTATATTAGCTAAACATACATGTGACTTATCCATTGACTGAATATATAACTTATCCTTCTCAAAATGCATATTAATATATGAACTCCAATTCTTAAGCAGCTGAAAAATTGCTACAAACACTTCTAATTTACATTTATTTTCTATAGTTAAACGCATCTTTATATATTTAATAACTAGTTATATTTAATATGTTTTATTTTTTACTAATTGTATTTTTTTCTGAGTATCTTTATCTATAAACATACTAACAATATTAAAAATTTGAGTAAAAATAAATGGAGCATTATACACATAGCATTTTCCTAATTTTTCTGGATATTTATTCTTTAAAAACTCGGAAATTAATTTTATATATTCTTTATGCTTATCAATATCAATAATAGTTAAATTTTTCATATTTACATGAACTATAAATTCATTATTTGTCATTAATATTTGGTCTATATTGTTAGTTATATAATTTAATATATAACTATATGTTTCATTTTTTGCTATATGCTTAAAATATATATAGTTCAATATAATACTATTTTCTTTAATGGAACATAGACCTTTCAAAATATCATTCCATTCACCTTTTTTTATTTTATCTACTATTTTTTCCGAACTATTTTCAAAAGTTTCTGAAAATATCTCATTTAATGAATCCATTATTTATTAATGTTATTATGTTTATAATATTTTAAACTAATTTATATAAAAATATTATAAGCCAGTATTCAATTCATTTTCAATCAATTGTTTTAAATCTGTTCCTATGATTTCATTTTGTTCACTATCATCCTGTAAATCAGAAAAGTTGTCAACTCCCATATGTGACATTTCGGCATCATTTAATTCATCAATGTATGTCATTGTTCCCATAGACAAGTCTAAAACTTTCTGACTATTTTCCATTGTAATATTTTGTAATGTAGCTACTAATTCTGTTGTATCACATAACTCCGTTCTCATAGTTGCTATTTGTGTTTTTAATGCTGTAATTTCTTTAAGTAAACTAACTGTTGAATTTTTGGTTTGAACAAGTGTTTGTTTAATAGTTTCCATTTGTTGTTTTATTAAGTTTAATTCAGAACTAGATGTAGATGTTGTTGCGCGACTCTCAACAGTTTCTAATCTTTCCAAAATTGATTGTAAAAATCCTGGGTCAATTCCGGTTCCGTGTTCACCATCAAAATTAATGTCATTACCATTTCCTGAATTCATTAGCTTAGATTCAACCGCTCCTAATCTAAGGGTAATTAATGTAATTGCTTGAGGAATAGTCATTTTACTTACGCTAGTTAGTTTATCATTTTGTTGAGGTTGGATTTGTTGTTGCATTTGTTTTTGTTGCATTTGTTTTTGTTGCATTGCTGCTTGTTGTCCAGCAATACGACCAGTAGGAATATTTGGTCCAGAACCAGGTCTAGCCTGATTAGCAAACATTTGAGCCGAATTAATTGATGGTTGAGGGCTTCTTCCTGGAATTGCTGGTTCGTTATTGGATGGACCAGCTCTACGTCTTTGTGCTGCTTGTACAGATCGGTTTGCGCTCATAATATAATTTATTAACAATATGTTTCTAAAGTATTAACGCAACTAAAATTCTTTAATATAAATATTTATAACAAAAATGGATAATAAAATTATAATTGAATTCAAGTCCTATTAAACCAACAATACTGTCAAATTTATATAAAAGGTGAAATATATCAAAAGTCAAAGCAAATATATCATGTAGTACGAATTGATTATATAACACTTGTTTTATTTATAAAAACTTTGGTGTTGAAATAAATAAAACAAACATTAGAAGAATTTTGTGATGCTTGTCCTAATATATCTCTTAATAGATTATTGTATTTAAATCTCTGAAATCAAATCTTTTGCTAATTTTTCGTATAAATTCTCTATTCTCAATTTATAGTTATTTTCTAAACATATACTATGGGATTTTTTAGAAATACACCAAAGTCAAACACAGGAGATATTGAGATGTTACCAATACCATCTGCCAAAAGATTAGGAAATAAAACTAGAAAAGATAGTTCTTATAGGTCATCAAATTTAAGTAGTAGAAATGCTAGTGTTGGTAGCGTTTCTGCTAAAAGATTAAGAAAATTTAGGGCAACGCAAATTTATACAAAACGCTCTCGTTATTCAAGATGTAGAGGTTTGAATAAATCAGCTTGTCAACATAAAAAAATATGTAAATTTACAAAAGGTAAAACAAGAAAATATTGTAGAAAGAAATACAATAAACATATTTAAGCTACCATCTTCATCTTGATAGATTCATGAATCTTATAATTATTGTTCTCAAAATCATCTACTTCATAATCACTAATATTCTCTCTAACACATTTTATAGAGACTGTTGGAAATTCAAAAGGTGTATCGAAAAATAATATTAAAATTAATTTAAAGTTTAAATATAATTAATATTAATGGATTATGAGTTATTACTTAAAGAAATCCAATTACTAAGAGAACAAAATGAAAAAATAGTAAAAGAATTAGAAGAAACGAAAGAACATCTTAAAAAATATACTGCTCCATCATATAAAAAGACTTATTATGAAAATAATAAAGAAGAAATTAAGGAAAAAACAAGAGAATATAGACAAACTCATCAACCAACAGAAGAACAAAAAAAGAAATGGGCAAGAACCGCATATCTTAATAAAAAAACTAAATTAGAAAAAGCAAAATCTGAAAATTCTGGTATTTAGGAATTTATATAGTTTTCTAAGAAAACTATATAAATTTATCTTCTTTAATTATATTAAATGGCAAATGAAATAGTAGAATCAAAAAATCCTATTATTGGCGTCTATAAAATATCAAATATCTTATCAGGTAGATATTATATTGGTTATTCAACAAATATTGATAGAAGATTTTGTGTTCATCGTAGCAAACTTAAACAAAATTGTCACGATAACATATTTTTCAGAGAGCTTACAATTTAGATGGCGAAGATAAATTTAAATATGATATAATCCATATATGTGATACAGAAGAAGAAGCTAAAGAAATTGAATTACAATATTTATCTGATTTAAGTATTCGTGATATGCTTTATAACTTAAACTATAATAATAGTGGAGGGGATTTATTGTCAAATCATCCAGAGAAAAATGCAATTAGAGAAAAAATAAATAAATCTTGTAAAGAAACTTTAATTAAGATGACACAAGAAGAGAGAAAACAAAAATATGGAAGATCCGGTGAAAAAATGGAATGTATGGAAAAATTCATACTGACGAAGTTAGAAAAAAAATTTCAGAAATTAATAAAGGTAGACAATCGCATAATAAAGGAAAAAAATTATCAGATAAAACAAAACAAAAGATTTCTGAAGCAGCAAAACTTAAAACTGGAGAAAAAAATGCTTTTTATGGAAAAAACCATTCTGAAGAATCAATACAAAAAATTAAAGAAAAAAATAAAGGTAGACTTCCTCCAAATACAACAAAAATTTCAATTGACGGAAATATTTATATATCAATGACAGAAGCATCAAGACAATTAAATATACCAACACCAACTATATTGTGGCGAATTAAATCCAAAAACTCAAAATTTAGTAATTATGAATATGTTAAAGATAATATTTTTATGCCACCATCTGAAATTTTATTGGTGGATGATGTTGATAATTATGTATCTCAAAATCCTCAACTTGATAGTCATTAATATTTTCTCTAATTTGTTTAATCGTGACTGTTGGAAAAGGATATGGTTCTCTTTGTAATTGCATTTTAGCTCCTTCAATATGATCTTCATAAATATGACAATTTCCTTTAAAGTAAACAAATTCATATGCCTCTAATCCACAATGTTTTGCTAGCAAATGTGTAAGAAAACTATATGATGCTATGTTAAACGGCGTCCCACAACATTCGTCGTTTGATCTCTGCATCATAGCGCACGATAATTTGTTGCCATCATGGACATTAAATTGACACAAAATGTGACAAGGAGGCAAAGCCATTTGGTCTAATTGGCAAGGATTCCAAGCTGACATTACGAGACGGCGACTATTGCGCTGTTTAGGATCCTTAAGAGAGTCAATAATTTGCTGAAGTTGGTCTATACGATTATTATTAAATAATAAATCATTACAATGGCAATCTCCAAAAGGTTTACATTCACAAATATCATAACTTCCATTAAAATTTCTCCATTGAAACCCATAGATTGGTCCAAGAATATCTTCAGGATATGTATCTAATCCTCTGCTATCAAGAAATTCTCGTGAGCCATTTGCATCCCAAATATGAACTCCTTGTCTCTTCAAAATCTTATTATCAGTTTCTCCACGAATAAACCATAATAATTCCTTTAAACAAGTCTTCCAGGCCGTTTTTTTGGTTGTTAAAATAGGAATTTTGCCATCCTTTAGAGAAAAACGCATTGATTGTCCAAAAATGCTCTTAGTTTTGCCATTTCTCCCTTCTTCCCAAAATCCATTTTCCAAAATATTATCAAGAATATTTAAATATTGATATTCTTCGTGTTGAAATTTTGTTAGATTAGAAAAAATATTATAAGATAGTTTAACATAATTGTTAGTATCTTGTTCTTCAAGAAGTCTTAAATTTATAGTTTTCTCAAAATCGCTCATAATATATTTAGAATAATAAATTATATCTAAATTGTTTAGTAAATATACTTTTTAATTTCTAAATATAAATCATATGGAAAGTTTGGATGAATTATCAAAAGCAAGTTCTGGCAAACCTGGTTTTTTTAAACATGTATTTAACTTCGATGAAGAATCTAAAGCAGAAATGTTAAATCTTGTTCAATATGTTGTTATATCTTTAGTACCTGTGATAATATTAAATAAATTAATGCAAAGATATGTTCCCGAAGCAGATGATGAAAAAGGTTCATTGGAAATAACAGCAGAAGTTTTAGCACAGGTTTTATTTATGTTTTTTGGAATATTGATTATTCATAGAATTGTAACTTATGTTCCAACATATAGTGAAGAAAAATATCCAACATGGAATGTGATTGGGTACGTAATACCTATGTTAGTTATTCTTACAAGTCTTCAAACAAAATTAGGAGAAAAAATATCAATATTATTTGATCGTGTTGTAGAATTATGGGAAGGTCCGAAAGATAAAAAAGGTAAGAAAGGAAATGGTAACGTAAAAGTATCTCAACCTATATCTCAAAATACAATAGCAATGAATCAATCATTAAATTCAATGGGTTCAACCTCTATTAGCGCTCTTCCTCCAGCTCAAACACAACAATTACCAAATTATGACCAAATGTATCAACAGAATTCAACACCTTTAGTGGGTGCAGAAACTCCTGGTATGGAATCATTTGAACCAATGGCGGCAAATGCTATGTCAGGTGGGTTTGGTTCTGCTTTTGGTTGGTAAATTAATTTCTAGCAATTACAAAACTGTAAACAGGAGCATTAAAATCACCTAATCTGTCATATTCATATTCAAATTCATCATCGCTACTATTATTGTCAAAAATAACGTATTCTGGTCTACGTTCTCTTTTAAAAATTCTAAATACATAAGTAAAAATATTCCAAAGTTTATCAAATGTCATTATAAACTATATAAAATAAACTTTAAAATAATTTTATTTTATATTAATAATTAAAATGAATGTAAATAAATTACTTAATGCTTTAGATAATGAAAATAATGAAAATATAATGAATCTTACTAGTAAAAAGATATTTGATATGAATCTTAATATAATAAAAGAACTACATTTAGATAAATCAACAACACTAGAGTATTTAAAAAAATTAAAAGGTTATCGGTATATAGATGAACTGAATGACTTAAAACATGGAGGATTTATTAGGTGGATTCCTATAACTGATCCAACTTATCTTCCACTGAATCATTGTGGTATGGTATGTGACATAAAAATAACTGATAATGGTGTTTTAATAACTTGTAAAAATTTTATGCATCGCCATTATACTTTTAAAATGGATGAATGTTTAATATTTCAAAAATTAACATCCCAAGAACAAGTGATAATTAATGCATTAGACCATTTAGATAAAAAAACTATTGAGGATAATTCTGAGGAAGAAGATGAATCTGAAGAAGATGAATCTGAAGAAGATGAATCTGAAGAAGATGATTATGAAGAGGATGAAGTTTAATGTTTGTTTTTACGAGTGTGTCTAAATGTGGATGATATATCATTAAATAAACCAGGAATAAATTTACCCATTTTTATCATTTGTATTTCTGATTTAGTCAATTGTTTTTTTCTATTATGACATTTTCTGCCGTTTTTATAAGAACAGATAGTTTTATATCCTTTACCATTCTTAATTATGACTTTTCTGGTAGTTTTTCTGCCACCCTTCATATTATTTTGAATATTAGAATAATCAAAGCCCATAATATAATATAATATAATAATATATTAGTTTATATTATGATTTTATCGCGCATTTTTGTTCATATATTTCATATATTAATAGTAGGTTCATTATTTTTATATGTAGGTATAAATGGTATAAAAACTCCTGCGTTTGTTTTTCCATTATTAATGTATTTAGGAATAGTAATAATAATATATCATTCTTATAAAGTATATAAAAGACTTATACTTGATAAAAGTGCTTGGTTCAACTATATTCATATTTTTTTAATAGGTCCTTTATTAATCACAATAGGTTTAAATGGTGTAAATACTTCTAGAAAATATTTTGAATTACTATTAATGTCTGGAATGGCTTCAATTGGATATCATGGATATTATTTAATATTAATATTTAATAAATTAAAAAAAAATATATTGCGTTAGAATATAATGGGTGGAAATACCGGAAATATACGAACTTTAAGAAACCAATCAGGAACTGTTGGTTCTAGAACTTTAGGTTCTATTTTAGCAAGTGATACTGGGTCAGGTGCCGGGTCTGTTAGACGTATTTATGGATACTATGCTTCTAAAAATGGTGGTGCTATAAGTCCTTTTAAATCCATATTTAATATTAATTATGGAGAGTTTAGAGCTCGTTCTCAGTATTTTATAGGTTCGGGTTATCTTTGAGAAATCCAAATAACGGTTGGTGGCTAATTAAGTAAATAAATAGCCCTTAACATGTATTAAGTATTTAAATAATAATACTATCATTATTTACATACCACATATTTACACCCTTGAAGATTTAAAATGACACATATTAATATAAATACATGTCAATAATTACTTAATAATGTATCCTTTCAAACTTATTTACTCTACTAAAGAACAAAAAGAAAAACACAAGAATGAAATATATGGATATGCTAATGATTTATCAGAAATCAAAAAAATAATATACAAACACGCTGATGAATATATTTATGAGTGTAAAAATAAGATATTTTATGAAATGGAACACAATGAAAGAATTTCACAGAATACATTTTATGAAATGTTTAATTCACTACCAACTGTAAAATATTTTGATATATTTCTAAGAATGTGGGATGAATACACAATAGATGAAGTAGAATTACATGAATATTTTTTGTCCTATTTTAAATATTTAAAGGTGTAAATAATTATATTTTGTATACGTTTCAACAATTGTAAGTATCAATCCAAGATTTATTTAATACATTTGCGACACTTTCTAACGCACCCTCAGTCCATCCTTGTCTTCTACTAACATCTTCACCTACAACTAACATACCAGGTTCAGGATGTTGAGCTTCTCTTATAAATTCTGGACGATTTCTATATTTCTCTCTGTCTAGAGGTTCATAGTAATGTGTTCCTATTGGCCAATAAAAATCTTTAATTGCTATAATTTTAAGAGTATTTGGAATTATACCAAGAGCTTCTTCGACTTTTTTTGCAAAAAAATCTCTGTTATCAAGAGTGTTTTCTTTATGAACTTGTAATATCTTAGCATTTTTATTATCAGCATACGCAATCATATATACACTTTTAGAGAATGGAATCATTTTTTGTAAAGGTCCGGGAACAATTGTATATGTTGAAACTAACTGACTCATTATATCTGCTGATTGTGAGTTAAATTTGGCATATATATATAAAAATGGTTGACCATGTATTTGTTTATAGATTTTTAATTGTGGAAGAAGATTTTGGACAGTGCTTATCCTTGTTGCGACTATAACTTTATTAGAATAATAAGTTCTTATTTTATTTTGTGTTCCAATAGATGTTAGTTCAAATAAACAAGGACTATTTTCTATTTTGTCTATTTTGTCTATCTTTGTTGAAGCTAGTATATTTTGGTGTCCAATTTTATTACATAAATTATGAACTAATGAATTCCATGGTATCTCTAATCCTGTCCATCCTGGCGCATTATCTTCCATTTGATAATGATATAATACTTCATAAACATCCTCATCTTCATAATCGGAATAACCAGATGATATAACAAAATCATTATATATTTTACTACCTAAGTGTTGTACTGCAAATTGTTTAAATGTAATTGAAGGAGGATTTTTATAGTTTTTATATATTGTTCTTAATTTGGTTAAATATTCTTTAATATTAACAGGATTTTTAATTTGTTTAGAATAGTTCATAGAAACAGGAAAAGGTTTGTATTTAATTTTAAGTTCTTTTAGAAGTTTAATTAATAAATCATCAGTATCCCGACGCCCAACTCCAGCGCCAATAACAATATTTTCATTGTAAAAAACATGATTACCAATTCTACCTCCGATATAAGGTCTTCTGTTACTTTCTAAAACTAATAATTTTGTTTTAGGAGAGATTTTTTTGATATTATATGCACTATATAAACCGGCTAAACCAGCCCCAACAATAATTATATCATAATGATTATTATTCATTATAATATAATTTTATAAATAAAAATATTATTAAGAATTATTTAATATCTACGTGATTTTCTATGTTTACATCCTTTTCTTCTATATCTTCGTTTGTTAGAGTATTTTCTAAACTTGGTCATTTGCATAATTTATAAGATTATTTTTTTTTACGAGTATTGTTCTTGATTTTGTTTGTAACCCCATGAGTTTTTCTGAATTTAACAGTTTGTTTTTTCTTACATTGAAATTGTCCTCGTGTGTAACCTTTACGATTAAAAATAGTTTTAGTACATATTCCAATAGATTTAGCTTCATTAACAGGGTCAAGTTTTTTAATACATTTGCAAAGTTTTTCAGACATAATATGTTCAGCTTTTTTTTTAAGAAGTCTTTTAGACTTGGGTATATCTATATTATAATATTTTAAAATACTAACATAATCTTTGTTAGTTAATTCAACTGGCATATTACTAAATTATATAAATATTTTTATTTTGTATTAATAAAATAACAATATAGTATATGACAACTTGTAGTTCCAAAATAGTAGTTTTTGACTTAGATGAAACATTAGGTTATTTCATGGAATTAGGAATGTTTTGGGATGCATTAAAATTATATATAAAACATAAACAATTAAAAATCCCGATAGATCAAAAATTATTTAATGCTGTTCTAGAATTATTTCCAGAATTTTTGCGTCCAAATATAATAAATATTCTAAATTATTTGAAGAATAAAAAAAAGCAGAATCGTTGTGATAAATTAATGATATATACTAACAATCAGGGTCCTATAGAATGGGCAAATTATGTAATGAGATATTTTGAGGAAAAAATAAATTATAATATTTTTGACCAAATAATAGCGGCATTTAAAGTTCGTGGTAAGAGAGTAGAATTATGTAGAACAACACATATGAAGACACATGCTGATTTAATAAAATGCACAAAATTACCTGAGGATACCGAAATATGCTTTTTAGATGATGTATTTTATCCAGACATGAACAATGAAAAAATATATTATATAAATGTGAAGCCATATGTATATGATTTAGAGTTAAATGAGATGATAACAAGGTTGTTAAATAGTGATATATTGGGTGCGGGGTTTGGGGACCCTACATATTGTAGGGAGTTTATGTTGGAGTTCATGAAAAGATACAACTACACGTATGTAGGGAAAACAACTGAGACGCAAAATGTAGACAAAATTGTGTCTAAAAAAATACTACATCACCTACATAACTTTTTCAAAACACACCCCATTGGAAAACATACGCATAAAATTGTTAACAAAACAAAACGAAACAAAACTTTTAAAAATAAAACTCTTAAAATACATTATAACTAGTAATTCTATTAACTATTCTTGTAACTAGTTAAATATTTTTTAAAATCTAATAAATAATCATTTATTATACTATTTATTGCGGTTGTTGCTAATAAAAATACTCCCGCGCTAAATGCTATTTTTGCATCCAAACCTGTAAACTTTACACGTCTAAATGGATTAAAACGATAAATCAAAAATATACTAACATACAACTTTATGTAATACTGTAGGTCATCTAAATATTGAGGAGCGTTTACTGATATACCCAAAGCTATAGCGATATATAATATCCATGTTATATATACAATTATATCATATACTTTATCCTGAAATTTATGTAGATTCTTATTGAATACCATTATTATATTATTATATTTTATCGCATTCATATTTTTTTCATATTATTTAATATTTTATTAAAATTAATTTATATAATCAATATATAAATGGATATTCATAGCTATATTGATCAACCTACTTCTCAAAGACAAAAAACGGTTTATTTAAGGTCATACGAAAGAAATATTCCTTCACAACCTTTACAGCCTTATTTAGATGCTAGACCTGTTTTAACTAAATATTCTATTTTACCTATTGTTGACCCCAGAAAGTCTATTAGTACACCTTTAATACAACAAGCAACATATACTCCAGAAAAAATTTTTAATCCAGGAAATGACTTTGGTCCTTGGTCTGGGTATGCTTCTAATATTAATCATGAATCTGAATTAAGAAATCAAATTTTTGCTTTACAAAGCTGTTCTCAAGCTGCTTATATTCCTTCTAGTAAAAGCAATTTATATCAAGTTAACTGGCAAAATACCCCAATAGGGATACAACAACCATTCCCCACATTATTTAAAAATGAACAATTTTGTCCTATCAATCCTAACCCCAATCCAGAAAAAATTGGATTTGCACTATTTAACAATGCTACAAGACAACAAACCAAAGATTTAACTAAGCCAACGAAATGTAATTAACATTTCAAACAATAGTATAATTTCGTGCTGTCTTTCATCTTCTACATAATTTATATACTATAAATTATATAAATTATATAAATGTGTTTAATATTAAATACATTTATATTATATTATATTATATTATAATGTCTGATGATTTAGTTAATCAGCTTACCTTAAATTTTTTAATAAGTAAACAACAACTTCAAAAACTTAATAAAAAAACTAAGGAAACTACCGAACAGCAAAAAATAAAGGGAATACAAAAATATAACGACAGAATTAAATTGCTCTTTACTAAATTGTTAGTTTCTAAACCTCCAGATGACTTATTATTTGAAGTTAAAATTGCATTTGATACATTTATTGAAAAATCTATATACTATTTCAAAGCACACGATAATAGTGAAAATTTAGAAAAAGAACGTTGCGAAGAAATACACGAAGATATTGATTTTGAAAAAGAAGAAAGAGAAATTGTAAATGGAAATTATAAGGAATGTCTAAATTATGAAGATGAAGAAGATGAAGAAGAAGATGAAGAAGAAGAAGATGAAGAAGAAGAAGATGAAGAAGAAGAAGATGAAGAACCGGAACAAGAATCTAAACCGGAAGAAGAAGCTGAGCCAGAAGAAGAAGCTGAGCCAGAAAAAGATGAAGACACAAATATAACTAATACACATCAACCTATTATTGTTAAAAGTAAATATAAAAAGACTAATATGTCAGAGGGTGTTGATGATATTCAAAAATTACCTCTTGATTGGTTTCAACATATTAGACAAAATTATAAAAAAAATCAAATTATTCCAAGGAAAAAAGAACACAATATTATATTTACAGAGCCAACTTTTAGGGATATTAAAAAGAAAATATAAACCTATTATATGAGAAAAAGGATTACTAAAAACAGACATTTTAATAAAAAACATAATACAAAAAAGAAAAATAGGTTTAATAAAACACTTAAAAAACCATTTGTAAAACTAAATTGTAGTCCCGAAAATAAAAATAAAGATTATACATGTTATACTGATAGTGATCTTTATAAATTGCGAGATATGTGGAACGAACGTCATCCTGATAGACCAATAAAAACTAAAAATACAAAAAAAATATGGAAACTATTAAAAGAATATTATTCCACAATTTGTAATAAAGAATCATGTTGGGTGCGTCAAATGACAAAAAATACAAAACTTGAAAAAGACCTTTTAGATGCGTTTGCACCAGAATCACCCGAAGACTGGAAAAAGAATCCAAACGAATGGCTATCAAGTCTTGACATTTTACAAGTTATGAATCAATACGAGAAAAAATACAAATGTTTTGATTTTCTAGGCCCATCACCAATAGATTATGACACACATAAATTATATGGCGAATGTGTATGGGAAGAATTATGTCATTTTAACCTGTCTGACCAAATAAAAAAGGGACATACTAAAATAGGGGTAATATTTAATTTAGACCCACATTATAAAGGAGGAAGTCACTGGGTATCATTATTTATTAATGTAAAAGAGAAAACAATATTCTTTTTTGATAGTGCTGGAGAATCTATCCCTTCACAGATTAAAAAATTTGCAGATACTGTTATTAAACAAGGCAGTCAACTTTCCGAACCTATTAATTTTAAATTTGACCAAAATTATCCTGTTGAACATCAATATGGAAATACTGAGTGTGGCATTTATTCAATATTTTTTATTACACATATGCTCGAAGATAAAATTACTGGTCATTATCTTAAAACACATATACTAAAAGATAAGTATATGGAAAATTTTAGAAAAGTTTATTATAACGAGAATGGCAATGTATAACAGTCATCTAGCTAATGAAGACTTTAGCATAAGAAACATTATCTATACGCTATTTATTTTATAAATAAATTTTAAAATTAATAAGTAAAATATATACATAAAAATTAAATTATTATGTATATTAATGTCTAATTTATCACAATTTACAACTAAGCAAAATCTCAAATTACTATGGGAAGTTTTATTAGATGAGCTAAATATCAACAAAACTAACACTAAATTAATTGGAAATATTAGAACTGTTTTTGAAAGCAATATAAATCCATTTTCTTCAAGAGTTAATCCTAAATCACAGATAATGGATATTAATAAACAATTTTTATCTCAAGTTGTTTTGGCTGTTAATCGTTTATTCCCTACTCTAAAACAAGAACAAACTATTAAAAGAATTACAATATCAGATGAAGAAATATCCGATTTTAAAGAACCATATAAAATAGAAGACATACATGCGTCACGTCAAAATGAGTTTGAAAAGGAGGTTGACCGTAAACGAATAGAAATGGAAAATTATATGACGCCGCAAAAACCTAGAGAATTAGATTTTTCAGACAGAAATTCAGATGGTAAAATAACAGCAATGGATTCATTAGTAGCGGATAAAATGGCACAAAGAAATTTAGAAATTCAACAGTTTCAAAATAACAATTATAATACAAGTATTGATTCTGAAAAATGGCTTACCCCAAAAGAAACGTCTGTTAAAAATGAAAAAAACGTAATAGAACCGAAGGTAGCTATGCTGGAACAAAACCGAATAATCAAAAATAATCAAAACTCAAGACTAAAGCATATATCAATTGATAGTAATAATAATATTACATTATCAATTGATGAAACCGAACAAAAAAGTAAAAAAGTATCATGGGATGATTCCAATTTAATGGATTATCAAAAAGAATCAACTGCTAGTATTTTTAATAAACTTAAAAAACAACCAATAATTGAACCGAAGATAGCATTGCTTGAACCGAAGTTAGAGTTGTTTGAACAAACACTTAATATTATTGACAATCCTGTCACAGAAGTTGTTGATAAACAATATATAGAACAAAAATCTATACCATTGCCTCAGGTTAAACGTGAAGAAATACAAAGAAAGGAAATAACTTTGGCTATTCCTATCAATGAACCTATAATACCTAAAACAGAACTTGTAAAACAATTGAATGAAATGAATAAAAAGATTGACAATCTTTATGAAATTATATATAAACTAACAAATTTTATAGAAAATAAGAATAATAACATAGAGACTAATGAAATAAATGATAATTCAAATTAATTATACTTTTTCTTTAACAATTTCCATAAGACCTTGTGAATTTTTAACTAATTTTCCTATTAATATTGGTCTAACGCCTGGTATTTGTTTTGCTTGAATTACACTATCATAATCATATACTTGTCTTGTATCCATTCTTAACATATAACGCTTGCCTGTTGCTTTATATGTAAATGGTCTTGCTTCCCAATCAATTCTTTCCACATTCAACGCAGCAACTGTATCATTTTCATCCTGACTATAATTTGGATTATAAGAAAAATTATTTACATTTGGTTGACCAAATGATAAACATACTAAACCTTCTTTTGTACTTGATTTAATATGTGTAGCACAATCAATCGCAGATTCTTTAACAGCTTTTAACAATTGTGATGACAATTGTTCTTTAATAGTTGATATTTCATATAATTTTTGGTCAGATGTTTGTGGAAGATATGGTGGATTTTTTGAAACATCTTTTAATTTTAATTCTATAGCATAATCACTATTTAGTTGTTCTTCCGTAAACGTCATTATATATATAAACACCTCAACAGTTTGTAATTCTTTTGGTAAACCTTGATGGGAACAAATACGTCTAGCACGTCCAATAACTTGTTCTGTACGAACAGGATGCCAATATGGTTCCATAATATGAACATAACGTGTTTTTCTTAAGTTAATACCTTCAGAACCAGCAGAAGTAATCATAAGAACTTTAATAATTTCGCCTAAATTATTATTACTACTTTTAGCTCTTAATTGTGTTGCAATATTGTTAGGAATATAATCCCACATACCATTGTAAATGTTACGAATAATTTCACGTTCTTCAGCATCTTCAGTTCCAGTATATAAAGCATAACATGGTTTACCAATATCTTCTTCACTCATATTTATTTCCCAACCATCAGAACCATTGCGTTTAATTTTGAATCTAGCAAATCCATTAGCTTCTAATACTAAACAAAAAATACCAATTCCTTCCATTGACCTAAATTGACTATAAACCAAATGTAAACCTGGATGATCTGTGTCTTCAATATTATCTAACATTGCTAAAAACTTTGGACTATAAGTTTTCAAACCTTCTGGCGTTAAAAATTCATTGTTATGTAATTTTAAATATCTTAATACTGATTTTATTGCTTCTAAATATTCAACATTCCCCATTTGTGCTAAAATTTCATCACTTTCTAGTTCATCTGCTTCTCTTAATATAGCATCCTCATCTCTATAATCTTCTAAATGAATAGATAAAACGTCATCATCAGCATGTTCATCTACAAATTCTTCAGCAGGGTTTTCTTTTGGAGGACTTGGAGGTTCTTCAATCTTTGGTCCTTTGGTTCTAGCGCCACCTTTAAAATCTTCCTCTTCTTCTTTTGCCTTTAAATCTACGTCAACAATATCACAATTATCTTGTTCGTTTCCTGATTTAATAGATTTTACAGGAATTCTATCATCATTATGTAATGATGAATTTATTTCAATTTTGTCACTAACACAAGAAACATTCTGTAAAATAAATTGAAAAATTCCTCTCAAAGTGCGATATTGTAAAACATTTCTCGCTAATTCCATTGCAGTTCTAGCAATTTCTTTACTACGTTCATTATCTCTTTCACATTCTTCAATACGTTCCAATAAGTCTGATAAATCTGGTTTTATAGGAATATAATGGACATTAGGTTGTAAAACACTGTCTAACCAAGAAGTATATTCACTCTCTACGCGCAAAATTAAACTACCGGTTAACATTGTAGTTAATAAACGATATGCGTTCACATTGCCGTCTACGTGAATAATATATTTATACTCACTTTGTGTTTTCATTGTAAGAAAACAAGATGAAGGTTTTATACCAGTATTTAACATACCTATACCATATTTGGGATCAAAACGTATAGAATTTGTATCAATTGTTGCGCCTGTTCCACTAATTTCAATATCAAGCATATTTGAGTTTATTGTTGTTAATTTTAGACGTTGATTAGTTTCTGTAGTATATCCACAACCAGTAGGACCACCACGGAATACAGCTTGTGATTTCTTATCAGCCCAATTTGTTACAAATGTTGATGCATCAATATTACTTTGTCCTAAGACATACATAACATCATCGTAATTAGGAATAGGAATATCATAGTAACCTTTCTGTCCTGAAATACTGAATATTGGAATAAATTTTTTTGTTTTATATTTGCCTATGTCAAGAAGTTTACCTGTAACCATTGGAAATGGATGTTTACCATCTTTACGAAGAATAACTGCGTCAGTTAAATTTAGAATATATACACCATCTGGAAGTTTAAGACCTTTAATAAATTCAGGATATTCAGAACTATATGATTCTTTTTTAGGATTAAATTCTTTGACAACACATTGCATAAAACGGAGTTCACCATCTGTTTTTAAACGATTTACTATAAAGCGTTTTTGTTTTTCAGTAATTTTATCATTATTTGTCACATCACGAATAGCTTTTGCAATAATTGGTTTATATACTTCAGCTGTTTGTCTGCGTTCAAGTTTATATATAATCCCTTTACTTTTCTCAACACACAACATGTAACATGAATGACTTAGATATTCCAGGATATAATTAAGAGTATTTTTTAGGGCTTCATCAGACATATCCCAAATAGGGTCATTTGCTTCTGGAGGATAATTATAATTATCTGGAATAACTGGTTCAGGAGCGGGAATTTTAGCAGGAATCTTTTTAATATATTTTTTAGCAATTGTATAAGCTTCATCAAAAGACTTTAATGTTTGTTGTTTTACATCACTAACTATAATTTCGCTATCTAATTCCACAGTAATTTTTTCACAATTTTCTCCACAACTTGATTCATTTTCTAAAGTATAATTCATAGAAGAAAGTCCATTTGTTTTCCATGTAGCTTCATGTTGAGCAAGAGCTTCACGTTTTTGCATAAATTTTAATTCATTTTCTTTTAGATATTCTAATTTCTCCTCTAAATTTAGATTCTCTAAATCTCTTATTGAACCTTCTTTAGCTTTAAGTATTCTAGCAAATTTATTTGTGCGATTATATAATTCATCATCTTCCCCTCCCCATCCCCAAAAATTATTTGGGTATCCATTTATTTTTTCAAATAATTCTTTACTGAATGCGACAATACCTCCAAAATACTTTGGATTTGAATTATAACGATCCCAAACAGCTGCTATATGTACTGGATTATTTGTAGGAATTGTTGTATAATATTTTTTAAGCTCTTCTGATGGTAATAAATCAACATCATGAAAAATAAAATTATTATATCCTTCCTTTTTAGCCAAATCAAAACCTATATTAAGAAGTTGTCCACGATTAAATTTACGTCCATCATCAGTTTGATCAATGACAAAAATTTTATATTCATATCCAGTTAAATATGTTTCCATATATGCTACAAATTCATTAAGTTGTGCTGTTCTTGGTTTACTCTCTTCTGAATCACGAAATGGAACTATTATTGCTATTTTTGCTGCTACTGTTGCTTGAGTTTTTTTAGCTGTTTTTTTCTCAGCTATAGCTTGTTCACGTGCTAATTTAGCATCTTCTTTTTCTTTTTGTCTAGCTGCTCTAGCTTCTTCTCTTTCTCTTTCTTTAGCAGCCTTTGCATCTGCTCTAGCTTCTTCTTTTTCTCTTTCTCTAGCAGCTTTTGCTTGCGCTTTTGCTTCCGCTTTTGCTTCTGCTTCCTCTTCCTTAGCTCTTTCTTTTCCTAAATCTTCTTTTATAATTTCCGTTGGTTTTGTATCTTTAACTATTAGTGTCAAATCTTTAGCTGTATATTGTTTATCAAAAAGCCGACCGTATCCAATTTTTGTAGCAAATACTATTATTGACTCACGATAATCTTTTCTTAAATATTCTTCTATATACTGTGTTAGTATGTTTTTTATAATATGTTGAACATGTTTTTCATTCCATGTTTCTTCTTGAATAGCAGCTTTAAATTCATCTAATTTTTTTTGTATATCTTCATTATATTCATCTTTATCTTTAAGATACTTTTCTTTCATCCAAGTAAATAATTTTTCTTTTTTCTTTACTTCAGCAATTGCTCTATACTCTGTTGGATTTGGACGTCCAGGAGGTGTTGGCATAACAAAATTACAAGCTAAACGTGAAAAAATACGATAAGTAGAACTAGGTTCTTTAAACATACCATCTAAATCAACTGCTCCACTTGATTTTTTACCTGGTTTTTCACTTTTTCTTTCTTCATGACGATAGTTTTCATATACTTTAAATTGATAATCACTCATAGGAATATAAACCTCATGTCTATCAAAATTGCGGTCATAGGATGGTAACAATTCTTCTTGTGCTGACCTAAAATATGATGTTAATCCCATTATTCTGCGTTTAAATTTATCAACATTTGAGATATTACCTGTATCTTTATTAATAAAAACATTAATAAATTCCTCTAATGTATCAGGTAAAGCAGTATAAACCGAATAATTAGTACCATTTGGTATCGCAGTTATATCATTTTTCTTTAAAATTTTAGCAATACGTTGAACAAAATCAACATCCGATATTTGACCTCTTTCATCATAAATAATATGTCCTTTCACATCTCTTTCAATTTCTCCCTTTTCATTACGTTTTTCTTTTTTCTCATTTGTTACACCTTTGTATCCAGATGATGCTGTAATTTTATTTTCAAAGCCATAAGGATTACGAGTTACAGTTAGTGTTTTTGAACTTGGTGTATAATCTATGTAATCTAATGATTTTTCTCTAGTAAAAATCTCTTGCAATGTATCCTTTGATAGCTTCTTGTTAGTTTCCGTGCTTAGAGTAAAACTCCAAGTTTTTATATATCCTCTAAGAATATTGAATAATATTCCTATTTCATTTGGATAGTTAATTATAGGAGTTCCTGTTAATAATACTATACGGCAATTATCTGCTTTAAGTAAAAATTCATATAGTAACAAAGCTAACGATTGAGGCAATAACGCGTCTGGTCCGCGTTTCTTCTCAGAAAATTTTGATATTTTATTAATTTTATTTACAATTCTGCTAATTAGGTTATGTGCTTCATCAATAATAACTACAGAATTATCAAATATATTATCTTCAAAATTTTTTGTTAGTTGTTTGAAACGGTCTCGTCTTAAACCATTATAATTTATGAATGTATATTTATTATTAATCATTTCATCTAATTGGTCATTTAGTATTTTTTTATCAGATGTAGATAACTCTGTGTAATTTGATGGTTTTGTTATATTTACTAACCAAGCACCATGATTTCTTCTAATATATTCACGAGGAAGTCCTAATGCTGATGATAAAGTATCAACATAATTAATATTGTCATCTGTAGAAATCCATTCCCAATACTGGTTCTTTCTATATAACAAGTCACCGCACTTCTTTATTTCTTCAATATAGTTACGTCTTAAAGATGCTGGAGTCATAATTATTACTTTTCTTGCACTTTTCATTCCTTCAGCAATAGCAATAGAACTGCACGTTTTGCCTGAGCCTAACCCGTGATATAATAATAAACCTCTATAAGGTGTATGTAAATTTATATAATCTCTAACAATTTTTTGATGGGTTAAAAGGGACACTTCCCCTGTATCTTTACCAATATCTTCGCAACTAATACCCTTTGTTTCATCCATCAAATCTTCTTTATATGGTTCAAATAATCCGTTTATAAAATTAACAAATATTTCTCTATTATTCATATAATAACTTGAAACCTTTACATCAAAAATTGGTATAGGAGGCAGTCTTCTTTCAAGTGGGGTATCGCCTATTTTAACCATTAGTTCAGGTCCTAATTCTATAACTCCTCTAGTTACTTTCTTTGTTGTTCTTTTTCTTGGTTTTGTTTTCACTTCAATTTCTTCAACTAATTCTGGTTCAACAACAGGAACTACTGGGTTTTCTTCTTCAAGACGTGGTCCACCCTCCGGCAATTCCTCTATTATTTTTTCTTTTTCTTCTTCAATAATTATATCTTCTGCTAGTTTTTTTGGTTTTTTCTTTTTTTCTACCTCAACTACAGGAGCTTTTGGTGGTAAAGGAACTTTTTCTTCTTCAGGAATTTTCCTAATTACTGCTGTTAATTTTTTTTGTTTAATTTTTTCTAAAATATCTTGGGCACGCTTACCTTCGTCTTTTTCAGCAGTAATAATAGGTTTTGGTTTTTGTACGATAGCTATCCTTGTTTCTTCTTCAACTTGTGGTGCTAATATTACTCTTACACCTTCATTAGGACGAACCTCTGGTTTACGTTTTAATCTTTCTTTTAAAGCTTCTAAATGACTCATTACTTATATATTTTCAATATATAAATTTTTATTATTTTATGTATTGAAAACTTATTTTATTAATTTTCTTCAAAAAAATTGATATAAATTAATTATAGTTATATTAATATATTATACCAATGTTGCGAATAACTAACCCTGATGAAATTGAACAAATTGTTTATATACCGAGATCTTTGGGAAAACGTATTAAAAGAGAATGTCAGTTAATGCATGATAAATATGATAGTTTATTTATAGAGTATACTCTAGATGGAAATATACATATTGGCTTTACTAAATCAAGACACGAATATATATTTCATATTAATAAAAATTATCCATTCACTTGTCCTAGAGTTACAATAAATGGACTAAATCAATATAATTTCTTTAAAGTTCCGTCAAACAGATTTAAGACTATATTACAATATATATCTGGATTACAATGTTTATGTTGTGATTCTGTATTGTGTGCAAATAATTGGGGACCTGCTATAACTCTATACAAAATTGTAAATCAAATTGAAGAATATAAAAAAATAAAACTTAATATCCAACAGAAAATTCTAGCAGATCAGATTAAACAAAAATACCTAAACAGAGATATTGATTTAGATTCTTGGTTATTTACTATTTCTGTTCCTCGCTTGTGTCTTCCTAACAAACAATATCACTAGGTAAATTTAAAAAATTAAGAGCTTCATTACAAGCTATTTGTTCTGCCTTTCGTTTAATTTTATGTTGTCCCTCGCCTAAGAATAAAAATATTTTTCCATCATGTTCTGTAACATAATCTTGAACAGCCTTAAAACTATTTTGTAACTTAGTAAATGTATTAATATGGATAGCATTCTCAATTTTTACACTGTGAATCGGCTGACCTAAACACAAATAAACACCCATTTTGTAACCTTCTTCTGGGTCATGACATATTTGTAAATAATGAGGAGTAACTTTGAATTCTTTTTGAATTTTTACCTGAAGAATATTCTTATAATTATCATCATTTTTTATAAGAGCAATCCAATCTATGTGTTTTTCAAATACAGATTCAATAAATTTTTGCGCCATTTGAAATCCTGGACCAGTTATAAATATATTTTGAAACCATCCTTCTTCGTCATTAACAATCATTTTATTAAAATCTAAAAATAATGCACCAATAAATGATTCAAATAAACAACCCAATTTTTTTAAATTTGTTCTAGTCTTCTTTTCTTCAGCATTACGTGATAATATTAACCATTTATGTAGACCCATTTCTAATGCTATTTTACCAATTGCTTCATTTTTAACAATCGCAATTTTTTTCTCAGTCATAAACCCTTCATTTGCCTTTGGAAATCTACGATATAATACATATTTCGTCACACATTCTAAAATACCATCACCCAGAAATTCTAAACGTTCGTTTGATTTAGTACTTAATGGTAAACAATCTGATGGTCTTTCAACTATCTTTATATTTTGTTGTACATTCTCAAATTCTGGACGTTTTGTGTAAGACCTATGAATAAAAGACCGTCTATACAATTCCATATTATAAACATTTGAGGGTATTCCATATCTAGTAAGAATAGATTGAACATCGCTCAATCTAATCTCAGTATTTAGAGGATTATATGGATTAAATATCAATCCTTCATCCGTCTTGATTATATCTTCATCTCTTATAGAAATATCAGTCATATTATATATATTTATAATTAATTTGTATTTAAGTCTTTTTTATAAAGTATAAAATAAGCTTATTATGTCAACAATTCCAAAAACTTTAATTATTGGAGTATTCCTTCATGGAGAACTTCATCTAAATGAAAATGGTGAACTAAATAATGATATTGTTCCAGATGGCATAAGCATACATGTTATTAATAGCGTAGCTCCCGGAGTTCCAAATATATCAACATTAGAAAATTATGAACATATGGCAACACAAATATCAAAAATTATTAGAAGAAACAGAAACTATGATAAACTAACAAACTATCAAATTAATAGCCTAGTAGAAAATTTAAGAGTCATGTTAGTTACAGAAAATAAAAATCAATCAACTGATATAATTAAGCAACATCAACATCTATATTCCAAAAATAAAGTAAACACCGTATTCCAACAATATACTTACCAATATAGTAATTCATTTAAAATCAAGACATACAATTCAACAGATATTATTCCTAATAAATTATTTACCAAAATGTCTCAGGAAGATGTTATAAATCCTGATAATATCCCAAAAAAGTATTTTAACAATATTGTATTATATAATTTAGAAGAATTAGATTTATTTAAGATGTTATTAACCGCTGGATTAGACATAGAAAAAATTACTTTAGGACAAATGTTAGCGTTCTTAGTTGGTTTAGGCGTTCAAAATTTAATTATGGTAGATATGTCTTGTTCAGTATTTAAAGGTAATTCTGAATTTTTAACAGAAAGAAATATACGACATACAAGAAGAAAAATGTTATTTAATTAAAATTGATTTAAATAGATTTAAATAAATTTACATTAATAATATATATGGTGGATATGGAAGAGTGGAAACAAGTATCGGAGTATGAGAATTATGAAGTTAGTTCATATGGAAATGTAAGAAATAAAAAAACAGGCAGAATTCTTAAACCAGCACGTAATGGCGGATATTTACATGTTAGTCTTTCATCAAATAAAATACAAAAATCTTTTAGTGTTCATCAGTTAATTGCAAGGTGCTTTATAGATAATCCAGAAAATAAAACACAAGTAAATCATATTGACAAGGATGGAACTAACAATAAACTTTCTAATTTAGAATGGGCTACTGCTGCAGAAAACACAGCACATAAATTATTAACATTAGAAGTAAAAACTAATCAAAATTTAAAAATATGGAGAGTTGATAAGAATTCTGATGAAAAATTAGAATTGTATAACTCTATTTATGATGCTTCTGTTTGGTGTGTTGAACATTGTTGTTCTCCATCAACTCATAACGCACGAGGAAATATTAGTTACGCTTTAAACGGAAGATATAAATCTTCTTGCGGATTTAAATGGGTTCTAGATAAACAACCAAATTTAGAAAACGAAATCTGGAAAAATATAACTATTAATGGAACAACATATAATAAATATCAAGTATCATCTTTAGGAAGATTCAAGAATTATAAAGGAATTATTATGGAAAATTATAAACCGCATCATAGTGGATATATTTATGTAAGGGTAAATTATAACAAATATAGTTTACACCAGTTGGTAGCATCAACTTTTATAGATAATCTAGACAAAAAACCAATTGTAAATCATATTGATGGAAATAAAACTAACAATAGTGTAGATAATTTAGAATGGGTAACTATAGCAGAAAATAACCAGTATAATCATAATGTTGGATTAATTAAAACATTTAAAAGAAAAATAGGACAATATAATTTAGAAGAAACTTTAATTAAGGAATATAATTCTATTGTTGATGCTGAAAAAGAATTAGGAATTCAAACAATAAAAAAGGTGTTATATAACAAACAAAAAACAGCTGGTGGATTTATTTGGAAATATTTAGATTAATTTAATTTGTAAAATTTTTTTATATTTTGTTAGTGTATAAAGATGGTGTATATGAGTGGATCACGCAGTGCCCGCAATCAAGCGTCTATAGTTAATAGAACAAATGTGTGTGGAGGCTCGAAGAAGGGAGGACTTGCTCCAACAATTGGAACATTTATCTCCTCCAATCCTAACTTAATTCGTGGAACTAACACACAATTTGGTCTTGTTTGTACAGGAAATTTCTCTAATCCTTCTCAATCAGCTCTCAGAGCTATTAGAAGATATTAAACTCGCCTTTGAGACAAATATATAATATACTAAAAAAATAATTTAATAACATCTTTATTAAATTATTATAATGATCATTAAGATTGATACTCGTGAACAAGATTTATTTACTAAATGTGAATCTACTATTGCTTCTATTCCCAAATTTTCTGATATTAAATTAATTTCTCAAACATTACCTTTAGGAGATATTATTATTAATGATGGAACAAATGACTGTATTATTATTGAGAGAAAAACTTTATCCGATTTAGCTGCCAGTATTAAAGATGGACGCTATGAAGAACAATCTTATAGATTAAATGGCTTACAGCATCACAATCACAATATTATATATTTAATTGAAGGCGACATGTTTCGCTTTAATGCTTTTAAGGAACGAATTGATAAACAAACTCTGTATTCAGCCATGTTCTCAATTAATTATTTTAAGGGATTTTCTGTTATGCGTTCCAATAATTTAGAAGAAACAGCCATGATAGCATGTAATATGGCTTATAAACTTGTAGGCGGATTAAAGGCTGGCAAAACCGGACATTATTCTAATCATATTCAACCAATACCCGACGATAAATCATCAGGTGACCAAAATAATAACGCAGACGATAACGGACCAACCGAAAAAGACTACTGCTCTGTAATCAAAAAAGTCAAGAAAGATAATATTACAACAGCAAATATCGGCGAAATTATGTTATGCCAAATTCCTGGAGTTAGTTCTGCTTCAGCATTAGCTATTTTAGCACAATTTAAAACTTTACCTAATTTAATTAAGTCTATACAAACTGACGAAAATTGTTTAAATAATATTTGCACAACAGATTCCAACGGTAAAAGCAGAAAAATCAGTAAAACCGCCATTGCTACCATTATTAAGTTTTTAAATACACCTTTAGAAAATGTGTAGCCAAAGATTTTAAAATCTAAAATATATTTTAATTATTTTGCTCCACTTTTTTAAAATGGATATTTACAATTTTGCTCCACTTTTTTAAAAGTGGATATATATATGAAGCAAGACGAATTTTTTAAGATTATAGGAATTATCATTGTTTGTTTTTTTATTATTTATATGGCGATAAAGATGTTACAACTACAAACCAAAGTTATTGAAGGATTAACCAATTCCGACGGAACTGTTACTACAACTCCATCATCTGGAGAAGCCGGAACAGCATCATCATATGCCGCTGCTATTAAAGCACAAGTTGTCAAATTACAAGACGAACTATTAATCGCCAAATATAGAAAAGATTATGAAGCAGTAATTATTAATTTAGATGATTATATCGGTTATTTAATGATTAAACAGTCGTTAAATATTAAACTTAACGCCGACACCAAATCTAATATTGAAGTCATCAATAATCTTAATATATTAAAGAGTTCAAAGGATTCATTAAATGCTACCATGGCCTTTTTAGATAAACAATAAATATTTTATTTTAGATAAAATTTAATATTTATTTCTTGTTTCGGGTATATCTATGTTTTTTAGCTTTATGTCGTGTTTTTCTTGCTTTTACTTTTTTTTGCTTCTTTCTTGTTAGTTTAACCTTATGTTTTTTACGATGTGTTCGAAATCTATGAGTTACTAAACCATGTGTTGGTTGTTTTATGAAAGAATTATTTTTTAAATCAGACATATATTTGTTATATAATACATTTCTTATTAGATTTTTTTTACCACCTTTCGTATTTTGGAATGGGTTGGTTGGTGAATACGCATCGCGCACAGCTTTATTTGCTCTTTCATCACCCAATCTAACTCCTTCTCTCTCTCTCTTTCCCTTCCTATTGGCAGGTTGTTTCTCAACGACTTCTGTGGTCGTGCTACCTGTATCCTCCCCCTCATCATCCACTTCCATCTTCACCTCATCCACTTTCTTTGTTTCATTCTGAAATTGGTTTTCAAAATATTTCTGAAATACATCTGTATACTTCGCATATGAATATTTGTGGGTTTCCTTATTATAAATCTTTAAAACTAAATCTCCTGCTTTAAATTCTGTACCTCCACGCATATTTTTATTAGAATAATTATTTTTAGTTTTAATAGCACCTCCTTCTTTTTTCGTTGTTGCATTTGCAACCAATGCACACCGTTTTTCATAAATTTCTTCAATTTTAAAACTAATATTTTCTTTAAATGTATCTAGCTTGTCACACTGTAGTTTGTGCGAAATGTTTTCAAAATCACAATTTTTTGCTATCCACGTATCTATTGCACTAATAATAGCATTATAAGATATTAATTGGTTATCTAGTTCTCTTTTTTGTTTACTTACATCAGCATCAAGTAACAATCCTGATATTTGTGACTGAGGAATCTGATTGGGATGTATAGCGTACGTTCTACTCAAAGCATTAGTAGGTACAGGCTGTCTTGCCAAATCCATTGTACTTTGCGAACTGGTGTCTATTGCCTCGCCCACGATCTCTACCTTTGTATCTGTCTCTTCCAATGCTTCTCTTATATTATGGTTTGATTGTTCTTTGAACAACTCCGCCGCTTCATCAAGAGCTATTCCGTATGTTTCATTTGATAATATTGTTTGAAGTAATAACAACACCGAATTATCTGTGTTTTTAGAAATCTCCTCTTGTAATTTATTAAGATTTTCAGCTGTAAACTTTTTGCTAGTATTCTCAGGCGTAATATTATCAGCTGTAAGCGTTTTGTTAGCTGTCTCAATATCTTTAGCTGTCGCAGGCTCAAGTTGGAGTCCCTCGATACTTTTTATTTTTTCTATGCTTACCTGTACATCTGGACCGAAAGCGTTACTTAAGAAGTCACTAGTTTCTATTACAGATGGCTTAGAATCGGATAATAAAGTTATTGCCGGTAATTCTGTATTTATATTACACGTGTATATATTTCCGAAAGTTCGTTCTAAAAAAACAATTTTAAGCGCAGATTGTATACTTTTATATTCTAGATCAGATATTTCAGGTATCTGATTAAATATAGTAACAATAGTAAAACCTATATTAAATGTGTTATTAGGAAGTAAAGTATAAAATATGTCACTCCATACATTAGTGGCCGTATTACTAGTACTAACAATATTTTTAGATTTTGATTCTGGTACTTGTATTTTACCACCAATCGTCATTGTAATTTTTGTCATTTTAAGAAAATTTAACATTAATAGTCCTTTTCCACTTTTATCAGTATTTTTAAAATTTTTGCACAAACCTATAAGCCATTCTATAATTTTATTTCCATCATTAACACGAGCACCATAGTCTTGTCCAGCGTATTTACCTGCGAGTTTGATGGATACACCACTCGGTTCTGGATTTGTTTTGGGGCGAGACTTAGTGGCAGTGGCAGTTACAATATCATTAAGAGAAATAATAAGTTTAGCCGCATCACTAGCTGATAAAGGAATAATAATTTCACTTAAATAACTTAATAAAACAGATATATACATTATGTTTTTATCCTGAGAAGGCGGGTTATTAAAAAAATTGTCATATAATTTTTCCCATGTCTGTTTGGATGTATTAATAAAAAGTTTATATCCATGTAACCCTGGAGCAGGGATACCAGTATTATCGGCGACAACAGGGCATGGGTCTGTTTCGACTGCGAACTTATATGACAGTGTTGTTGTAATATTATATGTTTGAGAGACCTTAGTTGTAAATGGTATGTTTAAACATCCAGTGCAATATATAGTTCTAGGATGGGATGTTCTCGACGCCCTATCTAAAGCACATATAACCCCTTGAACCTCTAAAATTTTATCTTTGTCTGACAATGAATCATTTCTCTCTTTAACCAAACCATCTATCAAAAATTGTTCATCTTTGAGTTTCTGTTCCTGTTCCTTATTGTTCTCCATTTCTGCTTCATCGGTTTCCATTTCTGCTTCATCGGTTTCCATTTCTACACCATTGGTTGGCTCCGTATCTACTTGATTGGAGCCCGTCACTATAGTAGACACCGATTCGAATGATGACCCTTCGTTTGGATTTTTTGCGGTTTCTGCTAGAGTTGTCTCGCCAGAATATTTTTCGAGATCATATGTAGATATTACACGTTGAGCTCCTATATTATTTATAAATATTTCATAGACCGGAATTCCATCTGATGTTTTTTGTTTATCAATAGTCTTATTAAAAATCATATTAGTATTACCACTAAACTTTACAGTTTCAGTATTAGACCATTGAAAAAACATACAATTTGTTTCTTGCTGAATTCTTTTTATAGCTTTTTGTTCTAGGTCGTCGAATGTAGGCGGGATTGCAACACCATCTTTTGTTTCAAACAACTCAAAAACCCAGCCTAACTGGTTTTCAATGGTGTTGTCTCCATAAATATTTCTTACGAATTTCAATAACCCTTGTGACTTGTTATCGTGACCAATAAATGATTCATTTATAGCTACCTTTTTTAACGCATCGTACCACTTATTTTGTGGTTCATTTTTCTGGGATGTAGTCATAGTAAACTCTCCAACGGGGGTAGGTTGTTTATAATTACAAAAATTCATATTTAACATATCACAAAGTGTTTCTTTGTATTGTTCTTTGTAATCACTTCCAGAATTATTATTAGGTACAAATTTTAAAGTTTGGTAATACCTAAACACTTGAAAACTGAACCATACTATATTTTCGTTAATAGCTGGGCTAAAAATTGGTTTATTAGGTTCATATGTAGCTTTTATTTCTTCTATCATATTATTATAAGCAGTATTACCCTTTAACTTTGAAAACAACGTTCCAATGTCTGTAATATATTTCATCATTCTTCTCGATAAATCTTTTATTTTAGAATTTATTTCGTTGTTTGTTTGACAAATTCCTCTATTTAAATCGTCTTTTGTTTGACAAATTCCACCTTTACAACCTTTCAAAAACTCTCTGAAACTAATTAGGTCTGATTTTAGTTCGGAATAATATTTTTTATTTTTTGTTGGTCTTAAACCTATTGTAATATTATTTACAGTATCACTCTGTATAGAGGTTATAGCGGGAAACGCTCCTAATTGGTGTTTAGAAAATAAAGCACTAATCGCAACAGCGATAATAAATACATCAATATCAGTTCCTATTTGACCTCCACTTCCCTTAGGTATTGAGACGTAACTAACGACAGGCAAAGTATCATGGATTGCTCTAATTGTATATAAACTATTTACAGCTCCTAGTCTATCGGAACTAACAAGTTCAAAAACATCACAATAAGCCATTCGTAATAAAAAATCTAACAACTCATCATTGTTGGCGTATACATTACGTAAGTTTTGAATATCAAGTCCTGTAACAATTGTATTTTCAGGGCTTCTCATTGACTCACATAACCCATACAAAATTGATACACCCACAGTTTCGCCTAAACAAGCTGAGTCCATTATTGCTTTAGCAAAAGCAAAATTACTAATAAGAGTTCTAACTGACAGATTATTAGAAGCTATCATCGAACCAAGTTTTCTTATATCTGCTTCTTTGGATGCTTCGGTGGTTTGATTTTTGCCGACGACCTTCTTCTTCGCAGTAGTTTCACCTTCGGATTGGCCTTTATGTAATGACAATATTACGTCCCACGCAGTCGAAGCGTCTTCACGTGTCATCTTAAACGCCCCAGTCTTATTGTCAATTAAGAGATAGCTTTTAAGAGTTTCTTGATTCATTGGCACCTTTAAAAGGGCTCTAATGTCTTTTACATGGTTGTACGCTGCCGTGGTGACTGTTGACAGAGCGGCATCTTTGCCCATTTCATACTTATGTTGCAAAGAGTTATTACTAATTGTAGGAGGTTTATCAACATATAATGTAATTTGTTGATGTATTGTCTGGTTAGCTTCATTTTGTGTCATATCCTGGTCCTTCTGGCCATTATTCTTCTCTTCTGATGTGGCTTTTCGTAAACTTGTATACGTATCAAAAGTACATGTTTTAAATCTATTTATGCTTCCTGATACACAACCAGTTATATTTTCCGCTGTGACGTTTTCATCACACTTTGTGTTTGCTGCTGTCTCTGTCCCTGTTTGTATTTGTTTTGGCGTTGCTTTGGTTGCCTTTCTTCCTGACATATTATTATTATATTATAATATAATATTATTTATAATATAAAACTAATAAATAATTAAGTTATCTTAATACTTACTTCGTTCCCTTTGTAATATCCTGCATCCGTTAAAGCCTGTGTATATTCAGGACCTCCCCAATTGGGGTCCATAGCATTATCGCTATATAACATATTGTAATTTGAATTTTTTATTTGGTCTAAAGGTGTAATTGAACCAACATAATAACTAGATTGGTCAAATGCTGGATAGCCTCCTTGATTATAAGGAGCATCTGCTCTTCCGGCATCAACTAAAGGTGTAAATTTTAATGGTAATGGAACTGTGGTAGTTGGTGGTAATCCGCCTTCTAATTCAGTAACACTAGGTCTAACCTTGTAAACACGATTGCCTTGAGCATCATAAGTATTTTGAACATATAATACAGGGCAGCGGATTCCAGCGCCGCGTTGCCATTCTAAGAATTCAGTATACTCTTCTAAATTATTGAATTCAATAGGATTAACTCCAGGCACCTGTGCAAGATTTGAATTGTATAAATAATATTTGGTTCCTTTTTGAATTAAAAGATTAGGACATCTCATTTCTCCATTAATAGTTGTTAAACCTTCAAGCATTTTTGGGTTATTTGTATAACGGATGTAGAAATACAATCCACCTAAAAATATAATTAACATAAATAAAATCTTTAGCGTTGAATATGACATTATATATTATACATATACTTTTTAAAAGTATAATAAATAAAATATTAAAACAACTATATTTTAAAGTATATGTATAATATATAATGCATATTTTACATATTAGTTCTGAAACGGATGTTAGTAATGTAGATAAAATGATTAAACAAGGTAAAGATGTGTTTATTCTTGTTTATATGGAAGGGTGTGGTCCGTGTAATGCAACTCGTCCAGAGTGGGAAAAAATAGGTTCAGCATTAAGAGACCAATATAAAAAGAATGAAAAATTAGTGGTAATAGATGTGAATAAGGATTTGTTGTCAGGTATTAAGTATATAGGTAAAGTAGATGGGTTTCCAACAATGAAATATATTGGAAATTATGGAAAAATAATTGAGCCATATGAAAAAAGTTCAGTTAAAAAGCAAGATAGAAGTGTTAGTTCATTTATTAATTGGATTGAATCAAAAATAAATAAAATGGTTTCAACAACGCCAACTAGTTCTACAAAAGATGTTTACAATAGAATAACAAAAAAACAACATGTTACGTCCCATAAAAAAACCCGTTATAAAAAAAAAATACACAAGGGTGGTAAATGGACAAGAAAATATAAATTAAGTATAAATTGTAACAGGCCAAAAGGATTTTCACAAAGACAATATTGTAAATATGGTAGAAATAAATAATAAACTTAAGCGAAGCAAACAAATTAACAAAAATTATCTTTTGAATAACCAATTACAGCACATGCGATTCGTTTTCCGGCATTTCCAGTTTTAAGACTTTCTGCATTTCCCCCTTGTCCACAATCATCTTTATCTTCGTGAATAATTAATCCTCTGCCAATAATATTTGCTTTTGTTCCGCGTAATTTAATCATATTATCATAAAATGAATATTTGGCTTCACCTTTATTGTTAGTTTGTAAATTTCCAAGATCTCCAACATGTCTATTTTTTAAACCCGGGCATCCATGAGTCATATTATAAGGGTTAAAATGTGCGCACATGCTGGTACATTTATCCGATAAGTCTCCTGCATCGTGAACATGAAACCCATGTAATGAATTAGGTTTTAATCCTGTAATAGAAACATCTAATCTAACTTTATTTCCAACTTCAGTAAATTTAACAGTACCACTAATATTATCTGTAAAAACAGCAATGGCTTTTATACTTTTGCTTGTCATATTATAATAACTATAAATAAATATTAATATTAAAATAACGAATAATACAATTAATAAAATATATAAAGATTTATTTCTCATTATATATTTACAACATATTTAATCCTTAAATGTTAGTTTATATCGTTCATTATCGGATAATTTAGTTCTTTTACCCAACAAGTCAAAATATGTCTTAGATAATTTATATTGTTTGGTTTTGTATCTTTTAAAACTTCTAATCTAACTTTCATAATCATACCAACTTGCCAAATGCGTTTATGTGTATATTTCTTATTTTGTATAGTCTCTCAAGTTTATTAATTGTAACTTCTTTGGCAACATTACTGATTATTTTGTTAATATTTCTGGTTCCCTCTTCTTCTGTTAATCAATTCATAGATTGACTGTGATGGTTGTAATCCTGTGCCAATTAAACGACATGATTTGGATACCAAAGTAAGCAGAAATATTCCGAATCCAAATATCAACTGAGCATATCAGCATCTGGGACTTTTTATGAAACGACACCACCTGCCTTTAATGCTGACCTAAATTCCTAAATTCCTAAATTTCTAAATCGGCTTAAAAAAAATTGAAACACTTTTATAATGGGATTGTCAAGTATAAATAAAGAATGGAATTTATTATATTAGAAGAAAACGATTTTGAACACTGCTTGTGCGATAAATATAAAATAAAGTCTGAGTTAGACATATGGATAATTCCTAATTTTGATAAATATTTAGGATTTGATGCTGGGGAATTACAGCGAGATTTAGAACTAAATTATCCTGTTTGTAGCGAAGGGGATGAGATTCAATGGGGTGAATGTCAATGGGTTGAAGGCGATAACGATGCATTAAAATACAGAGGAAATGTACTTAAGAGAGGAAAAATGTGGCTTCAAAAAGACGATCCTCAAGAAAATGGATTTACGAAATATTATTATACTGGATGGCAATATAAAGTTTTGCCAGCAACAGCATCTGTTGATAAATGTAAAGAAGTTCAGCCTATTTGGAAAAAATACGACGAATGGTGCACAATGAATGACTATCCTGAGTCTAATCACGCAATTATAACACACTACATTGATGGAAATCATAATATTGGTAGACATTACGATAAGCCTAAATCAATGATGCCTAAGTCGTTGATAACTATTGTAAAGACAGGAGAATGCGGTCGGCCATTTTATTTAGCAATGAGAGACAATCCGGATAAACCTATATTTAATGAGGTTGTTAATCCTGGAACGGCTATAATTATGACGGTTGAAGCCAACTTAGAAACGGTTCATGCGGTGCCTTCTGTTAATAAATGTGGTAACAGTGGTTCAATTGTATTTAGAACTATTACAGAGCGTGTGGGATGGGATAAGCTGTGTAAGAAAATAGGTAAATAAGATAAGAATGTGTTAAGTATTACAATCATAACGACACCCTATTTTAATACAAATTAAAATTCTGACCGAAAAATCAACATTTACACCATTATGATAGCTATTCTTTCTACAATGTGAGGTAAAATAAAATAACGAATAAAATATATAGAGATTTATTCTCATTATATATTTAATACTTAAATGTTAGTTTATATCGTTCATTATCGGATAATTTAGTTCTTTTACCCAAAAAGTCAAAATATTTCTTAGATAATTTATATTGTTTTGGTTTTGTATCTTTTAAAACTTCTAATCTAACTTTCATAATCATACCAACTTGCCAAATGCGTTTATGTGGATATTTCTTATTTTTGTATAGTCTCTCAAGTTTATTAATTGTATTCTTAACATTGTCTAATGTTGTATATTTAATCGTAATGGTATCATTTGGATTTTTATCAATATAAACATCAAATGATTTTTTAGGATTATTAGGATTATATAGAAATTGTTTCTTAGTCTTATTATTTGTTAGTTTATTTTTTCTGAGATTCTTTCTTGTTTTCATAATATATTTGAAGATTATTTAATAATTGTAACTTCTTTGGCAACATTACTGATTATTTTGTTAATATTTCTGGTTCCCTCTTCTTCTGTTAATCCATTCATAGAATTACTAACAATCTTTAACCACAAATTGTTTTTCTTGGAGTCAGAATCTGTACAATCGGGATGCTTATCTCTCCAGTTCTTGATTTGTTTAATGTTTTCATTTGCTATTGTTTTGATGGCTTTTGTTAGTATAGGTTTAGTTTCAGTTTCTTTAGTCCATTCATTATTATTTTTGATATATAATATTTCACGTTTGAAGTCTGAACAATGAAGTGGTCTCATGTGCTGTTCTAAATTGTTTAGATTTTTAAGAAATATGTTTGTAATGCCTTGAATATAACCTTGTCTTCCAGTATGTTCTAAATCTTCTAGATTGACTTTAATAGAACTAACAAAATCAGTAATATTGAAAGCATCTTTGCATGTTTCGTTTAAAAATACATTTAAATTGAATGTTTTATTGCCAACATTGTTAAGATTATTATTAACAATATTACAAGGAGCATTGTTAGTATTAACGCCATTTTCAATAATCTTGAATAGTTTTTCATTTTGCTGAAGTAATGCAGTTATGATTTCTTTATCAGTTAGTTCAAGTTCATTATTTTTATCATCATCAATCTGTTTACATTTTTGTTTGTGTCTCCATAATGTCGTGCGACTATTAAACATAGAACCACACTCACACTGGAACTTTTCGTCCTTTTTTGTTTCATTTTGTTTCAAAAATGTTTCATTTTCGCATTTTTTATGTTTTTGGGTTGACAGATGCCGTTGATATTGACTAAAACGTGACGATGAATAATCACAATATTCGCAATGAAAAACTTTGGAACTTTTTGGAACTTTTTTTGTTTCAGTTTGTTTCATAATATGAAACAAGAAAAGTTCCTAAATTATTTTTGTTAAAAATATAAAAAATTACCGTAACACTTTTTTCTAACATTTTTTTGGTTTTGAGAGCATTTTCGTCACAACGTCGGTCTTCGAGGGTCTTTTTCAAAACTTTTTTGGGATTTTCAATTTTGGACATTTTTTTTTGTCCATTTTCGAAAACCTAATTCACTTTTTGAAAAGTTTTTATAACTGTTTTTTTTCGCTCATTTTTAGTCCAATATTTGCCTTACCATTTATGGTAATAACTCAAATGAAACAATTTAAAGCGTATTTTTCTAATAATATTAGCACCCAATGGAGTTCATTTACGACTCAACAAAAGAAAAATTCATACCAAATACAGTCCTGTCTTTTCCATGTATCCGTAAAATAAAGGTTGTAATGGAAAACGATTCATTTACAAAATATGAAGCTATTGCAGAAGTAAAGGGTGAATATATTGTTTGCAATGATATTACAAAGCTGAAGAAATATTCTAACCTGCTTATTAAAGAAAGTTATGAAGAGTATTTGGACTTTTTATCAAAGAGAGATATTGAGAAAGATCGTTGGATTTACAATATAATTGATGGTATAGCTGAATGTGATAAAATTATATATAGAGATTTAAATCTTATAGTTATACCAACATATACTTGGGACACAAAGAATATTGACAAATTACATATATTATGCTTACCAACTAACAAAAACATTAGAACTATTAGAGATTTAACTTCAGAACATATTCCATTATTACAACGTATGAAAGATGTTACATTAGAAACAATTGAAAAAATTTACGGGTTAACAGAAGAAAATCTAAAAATATTTTTTCATTATGAACCATCAACATATCATTTACATATCCACTTTATTAATACAGTATATACTAAGTCATTGTCATCAGTAGAGTATTCTCATGATTTAGATTCAGTTATTTTTAACTTGTCAATAGATAGCGATTATTACAAAAAAATTAAACTAAATAGACGTATATAATTATTTATTAATTTAGTGTATATACTTTTGTCCAACTTCCTGCTGGATAATATTCATGTGCAATATATTTAATAACATCACCTTCTCTAAAAGGTTGAATATTTGTCAAATAATAATCAATTTTTTCATAAGTTTTAAATAATTTGTTAGTATTAAAATCATAACAATATATGTATTTTTCTCCAAGTTCATCTATATGATTTTTATAAATAGTTGTTAGTTCTTTGTATTCACAATATATAAAGATATTATCTTTTAATATATATATATATTCAAAATCATCTCCATGTCGCATAATCCCTGGAAATAATTTATCTAATTCATATGTTTCAGATAATAATTCAACTGTAATACTATCTGTTGTCATTCTATTTGTTATTAATTATATTAATAATAAATAGAATTCAATTTTATATTCGTGTCTTTTCAGAAAAAATAAACTAAACAGACGAATTTAACTAATTAATGTTTACATCTACTACAACAAACTTCTTCATCTTGAACTTCTGATTCATCTTCATCTTCATCTGCTTCTTCATCTTCATCATCCTTAGGAGAAACATAACAATTTTTACATCCAGATGAAATAGCTTGATCCATAGTTATTTTTTTTAAAAATATAAGCAATGCGTGTTTTTTACAAGGAAAAGCATGACCAGGCTCATCATCAAGTGGAAATGTATGTTTACATTTTCTATTTTTTAGTATATCTTTTGGGTCTATTTTTTTTTTAGAAATTTTTTCGCTACATTTCATACAAGGCACAAACCCTGTATACATACTTGCTAATTCTTGGATCGGTTCGTGACATTGTTTATTATGTAGTCTTATAATGAAGTCATTAATACAACACATAGGATAGCCATAATATATGCCATAATCATACGCTATTTTATACATTCTTCTAAGTTTAATGAGTTCTTTTAACTCTTGGTAAATATTTCTAGTTTTTTTAATTTTTAAAAGTATTTTTGAACCAGGTGTCGCATATTCTGGACATTTAACGTTTACAAGTGAACCATCAATATATAATTCAAACATTTTACCAGGCTCAGAATTCTTTGGAACGCTTGTAATAATTGTTTTTTCGTTTAGTGTAGAATTTAATGACGATGCCCTTGTTTCAAATATTTTTGAAATGTTTGAAAACTTTTCATAAAACATTTGTTTTTGTTGTATTTTCTGTAATTTTCTCGTTTTAACAAGCTCTTTTATATTAGACCAAGTATCTGGATTGATACTTCTTTTTGGTTTCTTAATATGGCTAGTTCTAGATACTCTTTTAACTCTTGATGTGCTCATTATGATAATAATTTGAATAATTATTAAACGGTTTTAATTAATTCAATTTTTTTTTGAATTTTCTTACGCACATATCTTTGTTAAAAAAGAATTATTAAAAAATTGAAATAAATATAATTAATGATATTAATGTATAATTAAACAATGAGTGCTCAATATAAATTCGAACAAAATCTATTAGAGGCTTCTGTCAGTAAAAATATTGAAGAAGCTCTGAATGAATGGGTTTTTTGGAAAAAAGTAGTTCCAAAAGAACGCGTTTTATGTATGTGTAACATGTGTTTAACAGCAAATGTATGTTATCGTATTAATAGTATTAATGGAAATATTGGTCGTTTCGGAGATAAATGTGATAAACACTTTCCAGAGAAAAGAAGATATGATAATTTAAATAGTAAAGAAGAAGACGAATTATTAATAAAAATTCTGTCGCGCATTCCAGGAGAATATGGGTTTCAAAATATATCTGAACATATTCAAGCAGCAAAAATAGAATTAATAAAAATTTATACAAATGAATTTAATAAAAATAAAAGTAAATTAAAAGAATTAGTTGCTATATTAAACGAAGTGTGTATTTTAAGAGATATATATAAAGCTGAATGGGTAAGTGACTTAATTCAAATGATTAATAATAAAATAACAGATTTACAAATTAAACAAAAACAAGAAAAGGAAGAGCAAGAAAGATTAGAAGAGGAAAAAAGATTAGAAGAAGAAAAAAGAATAAAAGAATTAGAAAGATTAGAAGAAGAAAAAGAAAAGAGATTAGAAGAAAAACGTAAAGAAGTGTATCCATCACTTGCAAAATTAGATGGACAAATGGAACATATATTCAAATTATTTGAGTTTAATGTATATAACGACAAAGGTCTTGATCGGGATTCCGATTCAGACGAAGATGTCGGAGTAAGAAAGGATAATTCCAGATTTATGATACAGATGTTTGGAATTAATGAAGAGGGACAAAGAGCTTCAATTATTGTAGAGGATTATCAACCATTCTTCTATCTGAAAGTAGAAAATAATTGGGGTCAAACAAAGAAGACAGCATTATTTGAACATTTGAAAGCAAAAGTAGGTAAATATTATGAAGATGGAATTTTAGAGTGTAAGTTGATTGAAAGAAAGAAGTTGTATGGATTTGATGCTGGAAAGAAACATAGATTTATTGAGATAAAATTTGCAAATGTTAATATATACAATAAAGTAAAAAACTTATGGTATCGTGATGATACAAATGAAGATGGAGAGAGAGAGAGAAGATTGTTAAAAAATGGTTATAAATTTGTACATAATGGTGATCCAATATATATTGAATTATATGAAGCAAATATTCCTCCGCTATTACGTTTCTTTCATATTCGTGAAGTAAGTCCATCGGGTTGGATTGCTATGCCAATAAAGAAAACAACAGTAATATTTGCAAAGACAACTTCATGTGATTTTGAATTTTCAATCAGTTATAAAAATATTATTCCGTTGAATCATAAGGAGGCCCGTGTGCCTTATAAGATAATGAGTTTTGATATTGAGGCATCAAGTAGTCATGGTGATTTCCCAGTGCCAATAAAATCCTATAAAAAATTAGCAACAAATATTGTGGATCATTTTGTAAAATTAGACGATGTAGATAAGACAACTTGTAAGACAATTTTGCGTGAAATTTTAAGTAGTGCGTTTGGATTTCATGACAAAGAAGAAAAAATGGAGAATATAGATTTAGTATATCCAAAAGAGCCGTTAAAGGATTTAGATGATTTACAAAAGCGAACAGAAAGTTGGTTGAAGACGAAAGTAAGAGACCGTAAATCTGAAAGTGCAGAGGAACATATGATTGAGATGTTATTTGAAAACGCAAATAAATCAATGCAAGCGAAGGAAAAGGAAGAAAAAGAAGAAAAAGAAGAAAAAGAGGATGATTCAGATTCAGAAGATGAAGGTGGAGAAATAGTAGAAGAAGAAAAAAGTTGGAAGGTGAGTTCTGGATTTGTACATAAGTATAATGATGTAGATTCAACAATAGTGGATATAATGTGTGATAAAAAGTTTGATAGAGAAGGAAAGATAAATGAATTGATAAGATCATTGCGAAATCACTTTCCAGCGTTAGAGGGTGATAAAGTGACATTTATTGGTTCAACATTTATGAATTATGGTGATAAAGACCCGTATTTAAATCATTGTATAGTGTTAAATTCGTGCGATAATATGACAGTAGTAAATTCTCAAGTAGAGACGTATAATACAGAAAGAGATGTACTTGTAGCATGGACAAAATTAGTTCAAAAAGAGAATCCAGATATAATTATTGGATACAATATATTTAGTTTTGATTATGAGTTTATGTTTAGACGTTCTCAAGAGTTATTTTGTGTGGAGGATTTCTTAAAATTATCGCGTAATAATGATGAATTATGTGGAACAGTGGACTATAAAAATCCAGGAAAAATAGATATTGATAGAAGTTCAACAACGTTAGCATCAGGAACATATGAATTAGCGATTATTAAGATGAATGGTCGTTTACAAGTGGATATGTTAAATTGGTTTAGAAGGACGGAAAATTTGACGTCATACAAGCTGGACTATGTAGGGAGCCATTTTATCGGAGATGACGTAAAAACTCTCCTACATAGATGTAGGGAGGAAAGCGATGGAGCAAATGTAACCAGAATTATGACAAACAATATGACTGGTTTACAAGAGGAGAGTTTTATTCATTTTGAGGAAATTAATCACAGCAGCGATTATTATAAAGATGGACAAAAATTCAAAGTCACTAAGGTCTGTAAAGAGGAATGTTGGTTTGAAATCTTAGGCACTGAGAAACCTTATGCTAAGAAAGTAAAATGGGGATTAGCAAAGGATGACGTCACTCCTAAAGATATTTTCAGAATGACTAATGAAGGACCAGCTTCTAGAGCTATTATCGCTAAGTACTGTATTCAGGATTGTAACCTAGTTCATTACTTGTTTAATAAAGTAGATGTTGTTACTGATCTTGTTGAAATGGCAAAATTATGTAGCGTTCCTATGAGTTTCTTAATTTTCAGAGGCCAAGGAATTAAACTTACTAGTTATGTTGCCAAAAAATGTAGAGAAAAGGGTGTATTGATGCCTGTTATTAATAAAGGGTCAAAAAATGATGGTTATGAAGGAGCTATTGTTTTACCACCAAAATGCGGTTTATATTTAGATGAAGCGGTTTGTGTTGGTGATTTTGCTTCATTGTATCCTAGTTCTATGTTGTCAGAGAATTTATGTCCTAGCAGTAAAGTTTGGACTAAGATTTATGATTTAGCTGGTAACTTAGTTTTAGAAACTGGAGAAAAAGGTCATGACGGAAATTACATTTATGATAATCTACCTGGAATTGAATATGTTGATGTTAGATTTGATACATACCGCTATATTAGAAAAAATCCAAAAGCTGCTGCTGAGAAAATTAAGTCTGGATATAAAGAATGTAGATTTGCACAACCAACTTATAATCCAGAAGGCATTGAAGAAAAGGCAATTATGCCTTCAATTCTTCAAGAATTATTAAAAGCAAGAAAGGATACTAGAAAACTCATTCCACAAACACCAGATGAATTTATGAAGAACGTATTGGATAAAAGACAACTTGCATATAAAGTTACTGCAAATTCGTTATATGGTCAGTTAGGAGCTAAAACTAGTACATTTTATGATCCAGATATTGCTGCTTCAACAACTGCTACTGGTAGATTATTGCTAACATTTGCAAAGAAAGTTGTTGAAGAATGTTATGCTGACACAAATATGGAGACAAAATATGGATTTGTAAATACAAAAGCTGAATATGTCTATGGTGATAGTGTTGCTAATTATACACCTATTTATATTAAGACAAATGATATAATTGATATATTAACAATTGAACAATTAGCAGAAAAATATGGTAACAATAATTGGATTAAATGTGTAGAACCTGGTAAACAAGAAAAAGAATTTTGTGAATTAGAAAATATTGAAACTTGGACAGAAAAGGGATGGACTAAATTATATCGTGTAATTAGACATCAATTAGTCTCTCATAAAAAAATGTTGAGAGTATTGACTCATACAGGATGTGTAGATGTTACTGATGACCATTCTTTAGTTAAATCAGATGGAACAGAAATATCTCCAAAAGATTGTATTATTGGTCTAGAGCTTTTACATAAAGATTTACCATTATTTGATGTTAATGAAGTAACTATAACAGAAAAAGAAGCACAAATAATGGGATTCTTCTTTGGAGATGGAAGTTGTGGAACATATGATTGTTCTTCTGGAAGAAAATCTAGTTGGTCTTTAAATAATTCATCATTATTATTATTAAATGAATATCAAAATTTATGTAAATTGGTTTATCCTCAACTAGATTGGAAAATTATGGATACAATTGAAAGCTCTGGTGTATATAAATTATCTCCTAATTCTAATGGTCAATACGGAAAAATTAGTTCATTTGTTAATATGTATAGAACAAAAATGTATTCAGAAAATACTAAAATTATTCCTTTAGAAATATTATATTCTGATGAACATATTCAAAAAGCATTTTGGAAAGGTATGTATGATGCGGATGGAGATAAGGATAAAAATGGTTATATTCGCATTGATCAAAAAAATCAACTTAGCGCGTGTTTAATATATTTGTTAGCTAAAAATTTAGGTTATTCGGTATCTATAAATACTAGAAACGATAAACAAGATATTTATAGAATAACTTTAACAACTAAAAAACAAAGAAAAAATCCTATTGCTATTAAGAAGTTATATGAAATTGATTATACAGGTTATGTATATGATTTAACAACAGATAATCATCACTTTGCTGCTGGTGTAGGAAATATGATAGTTCATAATACGGATTCTGTATTCTTCAAATTTAACCTTACAAATAAAGAAACAGGAGAGAAAATTTTAGGTGATAAAGCATTAGAATTATCAATTGAAATAGCACAAGAAGCATGTCATCAAGTTTCAAAGGTTTTAAAACAACCACATGATTTTGAGTATGAAAAAACATTTATGCCATTTTGTTTATTATCTAAGAAACGATATGTATCAATTAAATACGAGTTTGACCCCACTAAAGGAAAAAGAAATGAGATGGGTATTGTATTAAAAAGACGTGATAATGCTCCTATTGTTAAAGATGTATATGGTGGAGTTATTGACATTTTAATGAAAGAGAAAAATATTCAAAAGGCAATTGATTATGTACATAAATGTTTACAAGAACTTGTTGATGGTAATGTGCCTATTGAAAAGTTAATTATTACAAAATCACTGCGTTCATTTTACAAAAATCCACAAGGTGTAGCACATAAAGTTTTAGCAGATAGAATTGGTCAAAGAGATTCAGGAAATAAACCTACTTCAGGTGATAGAATTCCATTTGTGTATATAGTTACTAAAGCACCAGGAAAGGGTAAAAAAATCTTACAAGGTGATAGAATTGAAACTCCAACATTTATAAAAGAAAATAATTTACAAATTGATTACTCATTTTACATTACAAATCAAATTATGAAACCATTATTACAATTATTTGGATTAGTATTAAAAGATATATGGCTATCGCAAAAACCTCCAAGAAGAGCAAAGGTTACCAAACTACAGGAGGCAATTGATAAAATTAAATTAGAGACAGACGATGAAAAGAAATGCGATAAAAAGATTAGTAAAATTAAGGATAAAGAAGTTGAGGAATTAATATTTGCGAAATATTTAAGAGATACTAATAATGCTAAGATTGGTAACCAAAGTATTTCAAAGTTCTTTACTATTAAGACTTAATTTGTATAAAGTATTTTAATTATTATTAACTAATTGTTAAATTTAATAATAATTTTTATAATATTTGTTATTTTATTTATTTTTTATTTTTAAGCAAATAATGAAAACATTGATTTATTATTTTTACTTTGCTTCATAAACATTTCAGTAAGAGCCATTATTTGTTTTTCTAACCGGTTTACCTGTGACTTAATATCATTGTCCTCCTCTTCCTCTTTTTCAGATGTATAGTCCGAATCTGCTAGATTTACTTTTGCACTATATTCATCTTCATCCTCTTCATCATCCTCTTCATCGTCTTCATCATCCTCCGTATCATCTTCCTCTTCGGGTGTATAATCTGAATATTCATCATCATCGTCTTCATCATCCTCTTCTTCATCAACATCAACATGTTTGCTATGAGTAGGAATATGTCTATTTAAATCATTATACTTACTACACAAAACATTATAATCAGCAAATCCTTCGCTATCTAACTTATTCATAATGGCATTTGGTGTGCGTTTATGTCTATAAGCAATTTCATCAATAGATAATTCTAATAATTCAAACTCTCTTTGTAATTGTAAACATTCATTTACAGTCCACCGGTTTCCGTGTCTACTTTTGTCTAGTAACATTTGTTATACATTAATATATAGTTTGTCTTTATATCATTTATTAAATATTTAATTGTCATCATCATTATTATCTTGATTTTGATTGCGATTAGGTCTAAGGATAGTCTCATAATATAAAGTATTATTTGAAGGGTCAATGATAAATCTCTCATTATTATTTTGAGTATGTGGATTTAACAATGATTGAAATATATTTCTAGAAATACTGTCAAGAAAATTATTCGTAAATTGTGTGTCAGAAATGTCGAAAGTAAATTGTTCAATTTGATTAGAAATAGGGTCCCTAATAATATTAATGTTGTCAAATGTAGCCCGATTGGGGTGATTTAGTCCAGCGTCACTTTCAGGTTGAGAACTTGTTGTTGTAGATTCTGTATTAACATGATGTCTGTCAGTAGTAGAATTAGAATTATTTGATTGTTCATTGTTTATATTATTAGGAGTATTTCTTCTAGATAATGGTCTGTAATTTCTTATATCATATCTACATACAGGACATCTAACACTACTTTCAAACCATGCATTGAATTGTTCTTGATGAAATAAATGACCACAGTGTAATATTTGTATTACCATATCATCTTGATTAAAATTATCAAGGGAAATTGGGCAAGATTCTGACAATGGATTATCAACATCACCATACCTTATTATTCTAGTAGAACTTTCTATTTGTTGTGGGGTTGGTCTTACAATAATATTTGTATTTAAAAAATTATTTAGAAAATTTGACATACTTTCAAGAGTTGAAATATTTCTATTAACAGTCGTATTATTTATTTGAGAGATAGGGACAGAATCAGAAAAAATATTAGATATATTATCATATAAAGATGTGTTATTTGGCATATTATTATTTATATTAAAATCATTATAGAATATAGGACTTATAGGATTATCATAATCATACCGAACATAATTATTCTGTCTATCGTTTAAAAATTGGTTTAATAATCTATTAAAACTAGTGTTAGAATTTGTTTGTCTTGTATGTCTATTTATTCTAGTTCTTCTAGATTGTGTTGTATTTATAATATTAATTATATTTCTGCGAATATCATCTAACATATCTAATAATACATCAATATGAACATTAGTTTGATTATACTGATTAATATAAGTAGTAATCAATCTTTGTTGTTCTGGGGTTAAATTTCTAGGATTGTAGTTAAAAGAAGAATTTGACATAGTATAAATATATTATATAAAATATGTTTAAATATAAACTATAATAAATTATTACTAAATAATGAGTTTTGAAAAATATAAAGACAAAGGAATATCTGGATTAATAAATTTGGGAAATACATGTTTTTTGAATTCAACAATGCAAATATTATCTCATACTTATGAATTAAATAATTTTTTAGATATGAACACATATAAAAAAAAATTAAATAATAAGTATGATTCTGCTCTTTTAATAGAATGGGATGAATTACGTCATCTGTTATGGAAAGAGAATTGTATAGTTTTCCCAAATAAATTTTTAAAAACTGTACAGAAATTAGCCCAATTAAAAGGCCAAGAAATGTTCACTGGATTTAACCAAAATGATTTGCCCGAGTTTTTAATTTTTGTAATTGATTGTTTTCATAACGCATTATCACGAGAAGTTAATATGTCTATTGAAGGGAATATCCAAGATGAGAAAGATAAGATAGCTGTAAAATGTTTTGAAAGAATAAAACAGATGTATGAAAATGATTATTCGGAAGTTTGGAAAATATTTTATGGCATACATGTGTCAATTCTTGAAAGAGTAGATAACAATAATAAAATAAGTATGGTGCCAGAACCATTTTTTATAATTAATTTACCAATTCCATTAGATAATAAGTATCCAACTTTAGAAAATTGTTTGGACCTTTATGTAGAAGGAGAATTAATGGATGGAGAAAATTCTATAAACTTAGACGGTACTAACGAAAAAGTTGAGGCAAGAAAGAGTATAAAATTTTGGAGTTTTCCAGATATCTTGGTAATTGATATTAAACGATTTAATGCAATGAATAGAAAAAATCAAATAATGGTAGATTTTCCTTTAGAAAATTTGAATTTATCAAAGTATGTAATTGGTTACGATAAAGATTTATATGTTTATGACCTTTATGGAGTCTGTAATCATATTGGTTCAGTAATGGGAGGACATTATACATCATTTGTTAAAAATGCGAACGGTAAATGGTATCATTATAATGACGCAAATGTTACAGAAGTAGCAATGGAACAACAAATAAAAACTCCAAAGGCATATTGTTTCTTTTATAGAAAACGAATTTTAAGCCAATCAAAAAATAAAAAATAAAACATTCACAAAGAGAAATCTAAGTTAGGAATAATTATAAAGAGAATTCAATAGTTTAATGGAATAAATAAACAATTACCATTATCAACGACTGGCAATATTTCAAATAAAGTGTTAAGTTTTTTGTATAATACCATGTGTATTTATTATTATCTAATAAATATAAATTTATACAAGTTTATAAGATTTATATATATAATATATATGAACGATTCTACGGACGATTCAACTAACACAGTAAGTACAAGTTTAGGAACAGTGGTAAATGATACATATAGTTATATTAATAATTTGTTATCAAATACAAGTGTAATAATTATTTTAGTAATTATATTAATATTGTATATAATATTATTTATGTCTTTAGGAGATAATATTCAAAGCGAGACAGTATCAAATTCAGGTTCAGGAACAATAACAATTCTACTTGTGTCATTTTTTATTATTTTGGTAATAATTAATGGTTTACAATACTTTTTTGGTATTAATATAATTGCTAAAATAAAAAATGTATTTACAGGAAATCCAGAGGTTGATATAACAGTTGATACATCTAGAATTCAAGCAGCAAAAGCCCCGGTTCCTGAGATATTAATAAGACAACAAGTATTTAATATTCCAGACAATAATTATATTTATTCAGATGCTAAGGCATTATGTTCTGCTTATGGGGCTAGATTAGCAACATATAGTGAAGTTGAGGAATCATATAGAGATGGAGGTGAATGGTGTAATTATGGATGGTCAGATGGTCAGATGGCGTTATTTCCAACACAGAAAAAAACATATGACGAACTTCAAAAAATAGAGGGACATGAAAATGATTGCGGAAGGCCAGGTGTAAATGGTGGTTATATAGCAAATCCAAGACTAAAATTTGGTGTAAATTGTTATGGATATAAACCAAGAATAACTTCAACAGAAAAAGATTTAATGGCAATAGAACCAATATATCCAAAAACAGAAAAAGATATAGCAATGGAAAATCGTGTAAACTATTGGAAAGATAAATTATCTGAAATCATAGTGTCGCCGTTTAATCATAATACATGGTCTAGGCTCTAATATACTCCATAATCATCTTCATGATAGTTATTTGTTATAAAATATATATAGTAAATATTATAATAAAACATAAATAAAAAATGGATAAACGAAATATAATAGATAATTCTAAAAAAATACACTATACACGTACTATAACAATTATGTAATATATTATTATCATTAGAAGAAAAAACAATAATATTAATTTTGGTTCTACAGATAGGACAAGATGTAGTTTTTTGAATCCATTCATTAATACAACGTGTATGAAGTTTTGGTTTACATTTACATGTAAGTTTAATATGTTTAAAGTCAGATAATATTTTGATTTGATTTTTGTCTTCTTCTGGAAGCCAACAGATTAAACAGATTTCATCTTCTTTAGCAAGTAAGTTACTATCTATGTCCTCATCAGAATAATATTCAGATGATGAAAATGTTGAAAAATACATATATTTTACTTAATATATATGTATAAATTAAACTATTTTAATCTACGAGTTTTAGTTTTATCTGGTTTATTATGTTTACGAGTTTTTCTTTTTCGTTTTTTGTCAACTTCAACAAGTGCATATAATTTATCAATCATGTCGTCGGAAATAGTTTCATGAGATTTATAATGTTCTTCAGAATTTCTGTCAACATATTTTTTTGGAACTCGCATATTTACATAAAATAATCCAGCCGGAACCGCTAAATTTTCAAATGGGCTAGATACTTTGCCTCCGGTTTGAGAATCATTGTTTAACGTAATCATAGGTGATATGTCCTCTTGTAAGAACATTGAATTAATCTTATATCCCCCGCCAATTACAGAACCTCCAGCTTCTTTTGTAAATACAAAATCATTTTGTTCAAATAAATCATATGTTGTCTCTGGATTGATAATATTGTTATAGTCTGTCATATACAATATAAAAATATTAATTAATTATTATATAATCGCTTTATTTCTGAAACATATTTAACTTCACGTTTATTTTTGATATATTCAATAATTTTCTGAACTTGTTCTTCATTTTTAATAATTTCTGAAAGACATGTTTCTAAATATTTAAATGTTAATTGCTGAGTTTCTTTAACTTTAATAAATTTAAGTTGTCCATCACTTATCTTCACAGAAGGAGTGTTTAATTGTGTCGTTTCAATATGTGTATTAATTTGTTGAGATATTGTATTTTTTTTATCCCGAAGTTCCTTCATTTTATCATTAAGAATCTTCATTTGATTATCAATAGTAACCCAATGTTGAATTTGTTGTTCAAAGTTCATATTAATAGTTTATATAAAAAAAATAATTTCTAAATATAATATCATATAATGTTTAGTTACAAAAATAATAATTTACAGCCTTTGATAGTAACTGGTAATAGAAGAAGTGATAATAATTCGGTTATTTTATTTACAAATGCTCGCGATGAGCCAAATATAGCAGAATGGATAGCACATCATTTATTATTAGGTTTTGATAAAATAGTTGTTTTTGATCATTTATCTAAAATGTCAATACAAACCGAAATAAAAAGTAATTTTGAAAATAAATTACAAATATTATCAGTAAATGGTATAGGCAATATAAAAATAAATTTAATGAATGAAGCATTAAACATGGCAGTTAAAGGTAATTATAGTTGGATGTTATATTTAGATGCAGATGAATATCTAAATCTAAATGGCTTAAATAATATAAAAGATTATTTAAACATTTTTAAAGAGGCAGATTCAATAGGTATTAATTGGTTAATGTTTGGTTCATCAGGTCATAAAAGTCAACCAAAAGGTTTAATAACAGAAAATTTTATAAGGTCTGATTTGCGTTTAAATATTCATGTTAAAACATTTATCAGGCCACATTGTGCCGTAAAATCCGTAAATCCTCATTATTTTGTGATGGTAAACCCATTAAGATGTTATTCCGGAAATGGAACAAGAATGCGCATGGGTCCATTTAATTACCAACCACTGCCATTTATAAAAGCCCGTGCATACATAGCACATTATTATACCCAATCAGAAGACGAACACATAAGAAGAAAAAATAGAATGTTAGATGATGGTTCTGTGAACAAACATAATAATTTTCCGAATGTACATAACGTTTATAATATATGTATAAATAATCAAATGCGAAATAAGTATTCAGAAAGCATTAAATTGTGTTTAAAAGAACATGGAATTGAAATATAATGTATCGCCGTTAAATTGTTATAAAAACAATATAGAAATATTCTCAAAATTATATTAATGATTAACAATAATATGATTCCTACGGGTGCGCCAACAAATATGAATTCACAAATAATGTTGGATAATTTTAAGTCGATGTTTATTACTATGGCAATGGTAAAAGGGTCAAGTCAGACAGATTCCCAAAATTCATTTATAAATACAATATTAATTATGTTAGTTGTTTCATTTATTGATACTATAGTATCACAAATAAAAAAAATATGTAATATGGTATGGTTAAATATTGAAAGTTATATAACAAAACAGGCTAATATATCTATTTTAGATAAGGTGTCGTCAAGTTATTTAAAAATAAAAAAAGCATCAATATTAATTAAAATAGAATCGGCTTCAAAAAATCCAACTTCGGATGCAATAATTGACATGTTAACTCATTTACCGCATATAAAATGTATTTTACTTCAGAATAGTGTATATACTATTAATTATACTGAAGAAATTGAGATAGCAAAAGGTCTTTATGCGCAATTAGTAAATAGTCCATCATCTCAAATGGTAACCCAACAAAATAATACAGAATCAAACAATAAAGAGATAGTAAAACCTGATACATCTGTACAAATGTTACAAGAAAACGATGATTCGCGGAAAGGATTAGGATATATTGATATTTATTCATATACAATGGATATGGAATTATTGCGTAATGAAGTAAATGCTATTGTTAAAAATTATTTAATAAAGATGACAAATAAGTTAGGAAATAATATTTATTATTTTAGTGAGTTACCTGCGATAGTTTATCGTGATGGAGCTGGTAAAATTGATCACACAAAATCGCATGATTGTTTACATTTTACAATGAAATCATTTGTAACAAATAGATCATTTAAAAATTTATTTGGTAGAGATATAAATATAATTCGTAAGAGAGTAGAATTTTTTAGGGATAATAAAGATTGGTATGATGATAAAGGTGTGCCATATACATTAGGTATTTTAGTATCTGGAAACCCAGGTTCTGGTAAGACATCAATAATTAAGTGTATAGCAAATGAGCTAAAAAGGCATATTATAAATATACATTTATCAGATACAATGACAAAAACACAAATAGAAAATTTATTTTACAGTGAGCAAATACATGTAACTCAAAATGGAAAAACTGATACATACACCATACCAATTAATAAAAGAATATATGTATTAGAAGATGTAGATTGTCAATGTGATGTAATTTTAGATCGTGGTAATGAAACAGCAGAACAGATATTGGCAAAAAAGAATGCTGAATTAAAAGAAGAAATAGAAAAATTGCGATTTGCTTTAAGTGAAGTGTCAAATGGTAAAAAAATGGTTATGACTGGTGGAAATATTCAACAAATAGACAAAAAGAAAGAAGATACGTCAAATCAAAAGATAACATTATCATTTTTGTTAAACTTGTTTGATGGTGTTTTAGAAACTCCAGGTAGAATAACATTTATGACAACAAATTTTATAGATAAATTAGATAAGGCATTTACAAGACCAGGTCGTATAGATGTAATCGCAAAGTTTGGATTTGCAGATAATAGTCAATTAATAGAAATAATTGAACATAGATATGATACTAAACTAACAGAAGAACAAATACATATAATTAATAATATGTATCCATGTATTACACCAGCAGAAGTAAGTAGAATTTTATTTGAAAATTTTGATAATTTGAATGGTGCTTTAGATAGTTTGGTAAATTATGTAGATGAATATAATAAAAAAGAAAAATTAAAGAAAGAAAAAGAGGATGAATTAAAAATGAAAGTAGCCTCATTAGAAGCAGCAGCAAGTGTAGAAACCAAATTACATGCGCCTTTAGCGCAAATATTTCATCAAGATAATGTGTCTAATGACTCATCAGATAGTGAAGATGATATAATTTGTAAAAAAAACAAATACAAATACAAAGAGGATACATATGGTACACCAATACAAGGAATTATTAATAATTCGCAATATCGTAATACAATAAATTCATTATCTCTGCCGGTTGAATTGTATCGTGATAGTTGTGATTTGGATGAAAGGCCGTGTTGGTCCTAAAGTATATAGTAAAGAAAATATTTGAAATAATGTCTTTAAATTAAAAAATATATTAATTAATTTTTAATTTAAAGAAAAATATTTAATGACGTCTGCGACGGCGACTGCGAGCGCCTAAAGTATTATTCATAGCAATTAATGCTATAGGAACTGCCGCTTGAGCTAACACATTACCTCCGCGTTTAGAATGACTTTTGCTGCGATGTCTACGTCTTCTGCCTCCACCAACAGAGTTAGAGGGAATATCTCCTTTTGAGTTAGCTCCAATAATTCCTTGAGCATCCTGAGCATTAATATTTCCGACAGGAACAATATTATTACTTTGTATAGTACCAAGATTTTGTCCAGGTTGAAGAGTTAATGAATTCATGAATTGAGTCCACCCATTGCCTAAAGTTCCCATGCCCCAACCCCAAGCAGAAGGTGGATTGCCTGCTAAAGAACCACCTTTAAGACGCATAGTTTTTGACTTCGTGACTTTGTGAGAATAAGTTCTTCTTTTATGACTACGATGTTTTGCCATTATATAAATAAATAAGAAAAAATACTAATCAGAAATGAGAAATGAGAAATCAGAAATCAGAAATATAACTTTATAAACATTTAAAAGAAAGGTTCCAGAAAAGTTCCTTTCTGCTTACGCATCACTGTTACTAATATTATAAGTATTGCTAAAATTAATACGAATATTAGAAAAACTAAAAATATAATTACATAAATGTAGGGATATATCTCATATAAAATTAAATCGGTTACAGGAGAAAACAATATTTTTATTTCATTCCTTACATCTTCGGTTTTTAAAATGTCTAAACATTGTTTTATTAACGAATTTTTCATAGTTCTTCTATAGAATTATTAATAAAAATTTAATTAAGAATTTACGTTTTATCACTTCTTAATTTTTCTTTGTTTCAATAAAGAATGGATAATATTATTGAACCTACTATGGATTATGATTTTTCAAAACTCTATTTTGGTCCCCCATCCACTTTAGCAGGAGGAGCATATTTTAGTAGAATTATGTATAATACTAACAAGTTACTATTTATACAAACTCCAAAAAGTTTAACAAAACAAGGTTTTATTAAAAATGGTAAAAAAATGTATACAGATTTAATGTTTGATAACAATGATACAGTATTTATAAATTGGATTGAAAATTTAGAAGCTAGATGTCAAGAACTTGTTTATGCTAAAAGAGAGTCATGGTTTGAAACTAAGCTTGAAAAAGATGATATTGAAAGTGCTTTTACATCACCATTCAAAATATTTAAATCTGGAAAATATTATTTATTAAGAGTTAATGTAAAACCAAATATTAAGATATATGACGAAAGAGACCAAATTGTTACAACTGAAACCATAACAAGTAACACAAATATTATATCTATTTTAGAGATTCAAGGATTAAAATTTACATCAAGAAATTTTCAAATAGAAATTGAACTTAAGCAATCTATGATTGTTAGTCCTGACCCGTTTTTAGATGAATGTTTTATTAAAAAACCTGTTAAAAAGCAACAAAACAAAGAAGAAGAGGAAGAAGTGATTAATAAACCCGTACCATTTGATTTAGACAAATTAATTGAACAATCAGTTCAGGATTTAGAAAAAAAGAATGTTAGTTTGTCAGAAGGAACAATTGATAAAAAAAATAGATTTAATCAGTCTGAACCAATAGATTTAGAAGTATCATTTGATGAACATTTAGAAAAAGATATATCAATCTCTAAAAATAAAAATAGTAATCAATTTGACCTTGAAGAAGCAAATATAGAGTTAGATGTAGAAGATTTGGAACCGAAAGAAGAAATTCAAGAAGATCCAACTGTTTTAAAAGAAGTAGATTTATCATCTACTTTAGACAATAGTTTAGAAACAATTCAACTTAAAAAGCCAAATCAAGTATACTATGAAATTTATCAAAAGGCTAGAGAAAAAGCAAAGGATGCAAAGAAAAATGCTATTCTTGCATATCTTGAAATGAAAAATATTAAGAAAACGTATATGTTAGATGATATTGATGAAAGCGATGATGAATTTGAGGAATTTGCAAGCAGAGACAGTTCTTCTGAAATATCAGATACCGAAAGTTTAGAAGATAATTTTTAAAATACTTTAGACAATTATCAGACTATTAATTTATAATTAATTAATAATCTGAAAAATATTTTATCCCTAATTTTATATAATGAGTGTTTCTTTAAAAAAACTCTGGAATGATTATGGTGTAGGCGGTGTTTTAATCGCAATAATCGTATTATATGGCCTCTATATGTTATACAATAATTTAATGTCTAAAGGTTCTGCCGGTGGTGAAATGATGTCTCAAGGACGTCCTAAAGCTTATAACAATTCTTCACCTTCTGGACCTCAACCTGCTCAAGAATCTGGTAATGAAGTTTATTCATCTGTAGGAGCTCCTTCTGCCTCTGGCATGGGTCTTCCATCATCTTGTAGTCCTAATGGTTCTAACCAAAATCCTGGAGACCTTTTACCTAAGGATTCTAACAGCCAATGGGCTCAATTAAATCCTGCCGGAAAGGGCGACCTTGCCAATATCAATTTGTTGAAAGCTGGTTACCATATCGGTATTGATACTGTCGGCCAAACATTAAGAAACGCTAACCAACAAATTCGCTCTGAACCACCTAATCCACAAGTGAATGTGGGACCCTGGAATTTGAGCACAATAGAACCTGATTTCATGAGAGTTCCGCTTGAATTAGGTCAGGGAGGACAATAAAAAAATAAAAAATTTTGTTTCTCAGTCACAAACTTAAATACTAATTTCAAAATCTTTATATTCATTATTTTTACACATATAAATATTTTGAACTCTTTTATCAAGTATAATTTTATCAATATTGTCTAATAATTCCTGCAACCAATCATATCTATCGTGCCATATATCTTTTTGTAAAAGCCTTATCACAGAATATCCATTTTCATTCGCACATTTCATTTTATAAATATCATTAATTTTTGTTAGTTCAGGAGATTGCCAGTCACCAATTTGTTTAAAATGTTGAGGACCATCTTGTTCTACGATTATATTTAACTCTTCCAATACAAAATCAAAAGGTAAATATTTATTTGTTTTAGGATTTTTACACCAAATAGGTTTAAATTGTCTTTTTATAACATAATGATTTGTTAGTTCATTATACAATTTTTCTTCCGTTTTATTTACACAAAAAGGACACCAAATACCGTATGTTACTGCGCTAAGAGGACTATCAAACATCTCATTACATTTATCACAATTAAATTTATATTTTTTATTTGTGCTTTTAAATAATGTTCGTGGATTAATTGTTTTGTCATTTAAATACTTACTTCTTTCAATAGACGCGAATGAATTATTATTACACATATTACAACTTATATCCTCGCAAAGTTTTTGATGCGAACAATAAGAACACCATCTTCCTTGTGATGAAATTTTTTTTAAACTAATGTATAATTTATGTGGACATTTATCGCAATTAAAATAAAACTTCTTTTCACTTCCTTTTAATACTTCTGTAGGTTTACAATCATTATCAATATGCCAATGTATAGATTTTGGGTGTGAAGCAAATGATTTATTAATACAACTATCACAATTACCACATAGTTTTCTATTATAACAATACGGACACCAATTATTACCTTTATTAATATTCAATAACGAACTCTCAAACGGATGTCCACATTCACAATCAAACCAACATTTTTTGTGCGAGTTTAACGCAAAGTCTTCAGGTTTTAATCCGTTGTTTCTTTCTATAGACCAAAATTTAGATTTTGGATGAGACGCAAAACTGTTTTCGTATGGTTTTTTCTTCATAGTATATTAAATATTATTTACTGATAATATTTAATTCAATTATAATTTATTTAGTATTTAAAAGTTCTATGTATAATATATGATTGATTTAGATAAACATAGTATATTTCTTTACATTATTATTGCGTTTGTTATTTTTGTATGTTTAAAAATTTATAGTGAATCTGATGCTTATAATTTAAAATGTATTATTTCAGATGTAGATGGCGAAAGATATTGTGTAAGGGAAAGAGCATCCATGGAATTAGCAGCGAATTTATTAGCTAATGTAACACAAAAGTTAAAAGATTTAGTAGCATACTGTGTTAAGAAATTTCCAGATGACGAAAAAGTTCAAAGAATGGTTCAAAAATTTAATCCAACAAAAATATCAGAAACATTACCAACTAGTGAATATACCGCATATAGTGAAAATAAAGGTGAAAAATTAGCGTTTTGTTTAAATAAGCAAAAAAATGGAACTAGACTTATTGATATAAATACTTTAACATTTGTTGCGATACATGAGTTAGCTCATATAATGACTATATCTGAAGGTCATAAGCAAGAGTTTTGGCAAAATTTTAAATTCTTATTAGAACAAGCAAAGGCTGCAAATATATATGAACCAGTAGATTATAAGAAAAATCCAGAACCATATTGTGGTATGGATATTTCTGATAATCCATATTATGATTTTAAATAATTTTTTTATATTTACATATTATATAAATGGAGTCTGGATTTATGATGTTTATTCATGCAAGTATAATTACTATTATACTTTACGTTATTATGAAGTATATTTTGAAACAGAGTATTTCTGTTGCACAAGATAGAAGTATATTAATTGGAGCTCTAACTTTAGTATATATGATACTTTTTGGACATAATTTACCTAACCATATAAATCCAAATATTTTTTAAATTAATTAAATACTTTAAAATATTATTTAATTAAATATAATAGATACTTTATATATATATGTCACTATTTCCAATATTTAAAGTAAATAAATTATCAGATAAAAATGTTACAGATACTATTTATGTATTCTATGGTTCACGATTTAGCGAAGAAATAGAAGACCCTAATGATCTTTTTGAAGATTTTATACAATCATATAATACAAGCGCATCTAACTCAGTATCTAACTCTAAAACATCTGAAACAGAATTTCCCCTTAACGTTTTTACTAAACCCGAGTTAGCAAACATATCTAAAAACAAAATAGAGGTGATTTTTATTAATCAATCTATACATTTTGATGATAGTATAGGAGTTATTAAGCTTAAAATATTTGATGCCATTAATAAAGAAGCTTCAATGAGCGAACTATATTTATATTGTCTAAAACCAGAAAAACTTAATCCTATTACGGTTTATCAAAATTTAACACAAAATGATAGACTGTCCTTAACTAAAGTTCGTATGAATCAATTATTGTTAAATTTATATGATGAAGATGGATCGCTTATAGAGTTTAACTTACCAGATAAACCACAATACACTTTTGATGATATACTAAAATTAGACTTAACAGAAAAAATATATATGGTTGGAAAACCACTTGGACAAAAATTTGTTTTTTCAAATGAATATCCAATTATTGCTGACCCATTTTCAGTTACTGAATATGATAGTTTACTTGAAAAATCCAGAAGAGAAACTTCTACATTAAGTTCTAATTTGCTTTTAGAAAATGGTCTAATTTTTAGAAATACAATCTATCTATGTTTAGCAAAAGATGTATTTGAGATTTCTGAAATCAATGATATATCAACCGAATATACGTCTAAAATTTATTTTCCATTTTTATATCAGGAACAAATTGAAGATATAGAAGAATTAGATACAAATCGTAATAAATTAATTATAGCAACAAATGAAAAACTTACACCAGAAACAGAAAGAAATTTTGATAATATAAATATGTTTTATAGCATATTTCAAAATCAGCAACCATCTAAATTTTTTTCAAAAAATATGTTACAAACTGGTATTAAGTTTTTAAAATTATCAATTTATCCTGAATTTAAAATTAAAATTCCAGTTGATGTTGTATTTAAATTAATTCATGCTACACAAGATTTCCCATTGATAAAATATAATCCAGAAACAAGACAAGAAAACATGTATCGTTTATTTGCTCCTGAACTAACAGTTGATGGCAGAAAAATTCCTTATTTAAACAAAGCAAGTATTTTTAAACTTATGCGTTTAATTGGAAAAGGCAAAAGTGTTGCTGTTTACACTAATATTCAGTATAATGGTTTAAATTTTTATATGACTTGTGAATTTGAAGATAATGGCGTCATAACTGTTTATCCTTTAGTGGACTTTGATAAACCAATCTTTTTAAGTAATACAGAAAATATGTTTGACAATTTAGATGAAATAATTAAACTAACTGTTAATCCATTAATTGAACAGATTAAACCTTTTTTTGAACAAAGTGGATTAGAAATCCCTTTATTTCAGTCTATTCAAGCGATGAATGTTGAAATTAGAGAAATGAAGTATCAAACGGTATATAATATTGTAAAACCCATAGATATAAATAAATTAGGAGGTTGTGTTTCAAGTATTTTTACAGTTGAATCGTCTAATTTCAAAAAAGGAATTAGAATGCGATATAAACGTGTGTCTAATTATAATAAACGCGATAGTCAAGAAGCGTTTATTATTGAAAAAATTGATCAAGGTTATAAATTTGATGAAATTGTTGAAGAATTATTACAGCAATTTGATGACTTAGAACAAGAATCAGCTGAAGATTTAATTAGTAAAATTCGGTCCGAATTAGAAGTTACTAGAGGCGCAAATAAAAGACGAGCATTAATGATTAAAATTAATCCAGGATTTCAAACTTTGATGAATGTTAATCTTATTACAAGTGAACTTACTGTTAATATTAGTGGAATTAATGATATTTATTATTTGAATACTATTCCTGTTTATATTGATTCTATTATTAGAATAACACAAGATATTGATAGTTGTGGAATTGATAGTTCCAAAATAAATACACTTTGTTCTGGTGAAGAAGTTGATGATATTGAGTTTGGTCAAATTACTGCACAATCAGAACAACCACTTGATGATAATGAAATACCAATTATACAAGATGAATCTGTTATTTATTCAGATGAAAAAGGTGAAGAACAGGGAGAATACATGGAAGATTTACTTGATATTCTTGGATTTGAAGAAGACGAAAGTAATGAAGTCGAAGGAGGCGCTGGAAGCGAGTCAGAAGAAGTATCATCTGAAAGTGTAAGAAGCGAAGTTTTATCTGATTCTATACCTAAACCATCTAACATACCAAGCATTGCGGTTCCAGAAAAAGGCATTGTTAGTTCTGAAAACTTTCAAGGTTCTCCAGAACTCAGTGAACTTGATTTATCTGATTTAGATTCAATTGTTCAAGAAACTAAACAAACTCCGTCCCCTTTAGCATCATCTGTTGAATTAGACGATATTTCAGTTGAATCAGAAAAATCAAAATCAAAAACTCCAGCACCTTCAGCATCATCGGTTGAATTAGAAGATATTTCGGTTGAATCAGAACCAAAGTCAAAAACTCCAACACCTTCAGTATCATCGGTTGAATTAGACGATATTTCGGTTGAATCAAAATCAAAGTCAAAAACTCCAACACCTTCAGTATCATCGGTTGAATTAGACGATATTTCGGTTGAATCAAAATCAAAGTCAAAAACTCCAACTCCTTCAAAGTCAAGAACCCCAACTCCCTTAGCATCATCTATGGAATTAGACGATATTTCGGTTGAATCGGAAAAATTAAAAACTCCTTTAGAAGAACAAAAAGAAGAATCATTTGAAATAATTCCAAAAACTAAAGAAAAGAAAGAAAAGAAAGAAAAGAAAGAAAAGAGACCTGTTATTGAAAAGGCTGAAGAAATTGAGAATGAACCTTTTGTAGATGTGTACGAAGATATAGAAATAGTGCCAAAGAAAAGAAAAGGTAAAAAACAAACAACTGATACAAGGATACCATCTCAAAAGAAAGTAAAAGAACAAGTACAACAATTACACAATAGTGTTCGTGATATTACAGGAATGAAACTACAATATCCAAACCCATTCTCAGCCCGTTTAGAAGAAAGAATGCCTCAATTATTTGTCAAATCAAAGAATGAAAAAATAGATTTGTACACTCGCATGTGTCCATTTAGTTTAAGTGAAAGAAGACAACCAATAATATTAACAAAAGAAGAACGAGATAGAATGGTAGAAGAACATCCAGGAGAAATTAATGAAGAAGCAGATTTTATTGAATATGGAACTGATGCTAAGGACAGTTCTCAGAAATATTATTATACATGTCCAAGATACTGGTGTTTATTAACAGATACAATGGTAACGGAAGACGATATATTAGAAGGAAAATGTGGTCCAAAAGTGGCTAATGTAAAAGATGCGATTATTCCAAGAGGAGAAGAAACAGTTCCAAAAGGAAAGTATGTATATCAATTTTATGGTGAAAATGAGAGAAAATATCCAGGATTTCATAAGAAAAAAACCCCATCAGGTTTATGTATTCCTTGTTGTTATAGTAATTGGTCTACTCCTGAAGTTAAAAATCGTAGAGACATTTGTCAAGGAAAATTTGATGAAAAAAAAGCAGAAAAGGTTTCTAAAAAGGAGGAGAAAATGGAAGAACAATTAAAACGAGATATTGTAGAAATAGAAACTTATGTAAAGGGTCCAGAAAAATATGGCCCACAACTGGGAGAACATCGTTGGGGATTCTTGCCAATAGTAGTACAAAAATTTTTACATGAAGTAAATGAAGATTGTCAAGTAAGCAAAACTAACATGAGTTTAAAACTTCATCATACATGTATTCTTAGACATGGTGTAGAAGATAGCGCTACACAATCATTTATTGCATGTATAGCAAGTGCAATATTTTTTGTTCAAAAAATTGACAAAAAACCTCTTATTCAAAAATTTATACCTGATGCAAAAAGTGATGTACCAACAATAAAACAAATGAAACAATTAATAATTGATGCTATAGATTTGGATAATTTTATTAAATATCAAAATGGTGATTTAATAACTAGTTTTGCGAATCCAGATTTAGAGGTTGACATAAATCCGTATAAGAATACAAGACTTTATAAAAAAATGGAAAGCCAAAAAAATAAAGGTAACTCAGATATCGGCGAAGAATTCATAATAAAGGTTATTCAAGCATTTGAAACTTTTAAAAAGTTTTTAAGTGATGACAAAATAATAATTGATTATACTTATCTATGGGATTTAATTTGTATTCCAAATCCCAAATTATTTGAAGCGGGAGTGAATTTAATAGTCTTAGAAATTCCAGAAAATGATATAACTAACAATATTGAATTAGTTTGTCCGACAAATCATTATTCAGTTCACACTTATGATGCTAGAAAACGAAGTTTAATTTTAATAAAACGTGAAAATTATTTTGAGCCGATATATGGTTACCGTAATAATGGAAAAATAATTAATATAACAAAAACCTTTTCGGAATATGATAAAAAATTGCCAAAAACATTACGTGCTGTATTTTCTAAAATTATAAAACCCACTTTAGGTAAAAAATGTGAGCCAAAATCAAGCATGAGAGAGTATAGATTTAAACAGGCTGCAATCTTAGATAAATTATTAATTGAGTTAGAGCATAAAAGATATACAGTCTCTTATCAAGTTTTAAACTTTCAAGGAAAAGTAATAGGAGTAATGGCGAGAAATAGAAAAGGTATAGAAGGTTTTATTCCTTGTTATCCCTCTGCACTAACAAATATGGAAAATAAAAAATGTAAAAAAAATATAAAACAGAAAGGTATTAGTACAGATTTATCAAATTCAAACGAAAGTGATGAAGACCCATTCGGTTCTGTTGATAGTAATTTAAGCATTGGCGAAATTAAAAAGAAATTAGGAAAAGATTCAATTGAAAGTGACACATTTACAGAATCGTCAGGCAAGAAGACACCGAATAAGAAATCATCAAATATAGCTTATGATGAAGACTCATTTGGTTCTGTTGAAGATGTAGAAGATTATAAATCAAAATTAGGAAAAGGTATAACAGGCGGTAAAAATAATGATAATTGTGAATATGATTTTGTATATATGAATGACAATATTTGGAAACCATATGAACAAACACTAGAGTTTTTAAAAGAATATTATGATTATGAGGAACAGGAAGATATAATAAAGGCAAATTGTTATGACCCAAAATACTTTTGTAGAGTTGTTGAATATGAGCTTATTACAGGTTTTTTAACTAACACAGATCAATTTGTTCCAATAAAAGATCCAATACCGGTTTCAAGTGTAGATGATAACATAAAAACAATTACAAATAGCGACATGTTAGTTGCTGATATTCAAACCCTTACAAATAATACAGTTGATACCCAGAGAATTGACTTTATTAAACGTATTCAATTAGAAACAAATTTTTATAATGTATTTAGAAATACTATACGTATATTATTTAATGATTATTTAAATAGTCAAAAAAGAAAAGCAATAAGAGATGAATGTAGTAAAAAATATAGTTTATATAAGAATCAAATAGATACAGTAATTAAACTATTACATGATTTAGTAGGAGATAAAAGCCAGGAACCTGTAATAATATTTGCTTCTGAATTAGAAATGCCATACGATTATAAAGAAATTAATGAAAAAGATTTACAAACATGTATTTCAAAAACATCAGACAAATGTTTGAGTCAAGACAAAAAAGCTTCAATTTGTAGAATTACAAAAGATAAATGTCAATTAGTATTGCCGAAAATTAATTTAGTAAATGGTACTGATAATGAAGCATTTTATTATGGTCGTATGGCAGATGAATTAATAAGATACAATAGAATTAAGTCATTTATTTTTAAACCACAAGCATATTTATCTTTTGGGCAGGTAAAATATAATTTACGAGACAATGAAATAATTATCTTACAAGATTTACTTACACAGGAATTTTTTGAAAACTTAATTCCATCTGAAATAAATCGCTATGCTAAATACAATACTTATGATACAGCTGAACCAATTATATCACGACTTCATAATAGAGATGAAGAGTTAGATAATATTATTAATCCTTATCATGTTAGAGATTGCGCAAAATCTTCTCCAAATAAAATAAAATCAGGGTATTGGAGAAAATGTTTTCCAGATAGTTTTAAAGAAATAGAATATACAGGTTCAAATTATTGTTCATTATATTTAATTGTTGATATAGTAAAAGCGATAAATGGTAATAATTTAACAGTAGAACAAATAAAAGATGATTTATTTGAGAGTTATAGTGATTTAACTGATAAATTTACAAATAAAGAAAGAATATATACAATAATAGATATTTTAAGAGAAGAAGCCCAATTTGATGCGAATCAATTGCAAGATGAGACAATGACTTTTGAACAAATGATAATGCAAGATGGTTTTGTAGCTGTAAACTTTGATTTATGGCTATTGTTAGTTAAATACAAAATTCCTTCAATATTTATTTCAAGTAAGCAAATTCCAGAAACCCGTTTTAACTCAAATGTATTTGTTTGTTATACAGAACAAGGAGTAACTGATTATACAATTATTTTAACACCAGCAATGTATAGAAGACTAAATAATTTACTTCCTGAATATAAATTAATAGTGAATAATGAAAACATAAATATTAATATTAGTATCTTAGAAGAAACAACATGTTTTAATAATATTGAGAATGCTATTATAAACTTTGTTACACCTGAAGATTATTTAGATTTAATATTTGAGAAAGATATAACAACCAAATATAAACCCAGAAAAAAAGGTATGAGACAGCCAATTGAATTTGAAATTATTAGTGCAAGTAAACCTGAAGAAGTTGTTGAAATGGGGGAAGAAGAATTTGAGATAGAACTACCAAAAGTAAGAAGACTAAAAGGTAAAAAAATAAAATCTACTATAATTTTAGAAGAAGCAGAGGAGGCTATTGAAAATCCAGAAGAAATATTAGAAATAATCCCAATAAAGAAAAGGAAAACAAAAAAACAGAGAGAGCAAAAATTAAAAGTAAATCCGCCTGGTAAAAAAGGAACAAGAAGAAAACTTCCGAAGGATATAGAGATACCTGTAGAAGTTCAGGAAATTTATTAACTTACTACTAAGGATTCTTCATCTTCGTAATACTCTGTTCTAATTCATATATAGGTCATATCTATAAAAGTTTGTTGTAATATTAAAAAAGTATTAAATGTTATTTTTTAATATAATTAAATTTAATAGTCTAATTTATGCAAATGGATTGTAATTATCATCGTAACCATCTTCCTCAACTAATATATTACTAACATTATTTTGTATCTCCAAATTTTGTTTACTACAAATATCAGCCGGATTCTCAATACCTTCAAATAAACCAGCAGAAATTATTTCTTCTTTATCTTGATATTCATATTTATATTTTTCATCTAGGTTTATCATTTCATTAATATCAAGAACAACTTGGAAAGCAGCTGTACCAAATAAACCTTCTTGTCCACACATTACATTTGCTGATATACCTCTTAATGTATCTAACTCAGCATGTCTTGCGGCTTTTAAGAACATTTCAGGAGTTTCTTCAAATGATGCCTTTGCAATAGGCCCAATATCATCATTATTTATCCCATGTCTGAATATAGAAATTAATTTGCTTGTGAATGTCATTCTGTCGCAAAGTAATGCCATGTGATGTGCGTTTACATATGACCCATCAAATTCTAAAACTTCTGATAATTCGTTGTAAATACATTGTCTAGCAGCTTCTATTCCTAATACATTAAATATTTCTACAATATCATTACTAATTGTTCTTCTAGAATCAATGTAATCCAACCCCAATACACTTAAAAGATTAGTTCCAATAGTATCAAGAACCCAAATATCTTGTTTTATAAATGCTCCTCCCTTTTCAACAAGATTATCCTTAATTTTTCTGAGAATCACTTTATTAATATTTTTAACTCCTCTCAATACAATTCCTTCTAGAAGTTGGTCTTGAAAATTCTTCAAAATATAAATTTGGTCTGATTGGTCCAATGGATTAATTTTGATTTTTTTACCCCCTTTTCCAGAAGCATTTTTTAATATGTTATTCATGCGAATTCTGAATACCAATTTATCCGCATTATAATCTGAATAAACGCATGATATTTCGTCTTTATAAGTATTATTGAGAGTGAAATTAACATCGTCCATTGTAATATTCTTTTCTAACATAATTTCAGGGTCCATTTCCATTCTAATAATCCACTTAGATTTTTCGTTTTCGTCTTCCCCAACTTCTTGCTCCATACATTCATCTACAAGATTTTCAAATTCACGATACTGACTCATTGTTAATTTATCTTCGGCTATTAATGTATTTAAATCATCTGGATCAAAGCAAATAGATACACTTGTAACAATTTCTGCTAATTTTGTATGTTCTAGCATATATTGAATAGTGTTTGCCTTGTCCTTATCACTTTGTTCATCCTCGTTTAAATATACTGTTAGAGATGGATTCTTGATTGAGGCTGATAGTGATAAAATCTCTTCAATTCTTGGTACACCGCGAGTAACATTTGACTTTGATGCTACACCAGCAAAATGGAAAGTGTTTAAAGTCATCTGTGTGGTTGGTTCACCAATACTTTGAGCAGCAATCATTCCAACCATTTCTCCAGGAGCAACAATTGCTCTTTTATAAGAAACAATTATAGTTTGTAGTAATATGTCTAATGCCTTCTTATTAAAACGCTTATTAAGTAATAGGTCTTTTGGTGATAAATAATAGAAATATAATACCTTAAATAATTCAGTTGGTTGAGCGAAAACGATTAATTGTAATTGATTAAACGCATGTTCAATCATTTCGTATGCTTCATACATTGTAATATCAACTAATGAGTTTTTATTAATTCCTTGTTGACCAATGATATTCTGAATAATATAAGCAAATGCTACAGGCACTCTTACAACTCTTTCAGATTTGTTATTAAATACATTTTTAACAATTTCAGTGCGATTTTGAATAATATAATTAATATAAAATTCACACTTTTCGCTTAACTGTTGTTCCTGCTTTTTATGACGCGTATATGCTGATTTAACAAACATTCCTGAAATAGCCTTTGACTTAGTTTTATCATCAATAACAGCAAAATGAGAATAAATGTCTTGAATGCTCATGTCAATAATAGGTAAATCCTGATTTTCAACCTTTACTGTATCAATTGAATCATCGCCATAAGAGAATTGAACTACTTTATTTTTATTAGTACGAATAGTCATATCATAAGTAACCATAAGGTCTTCAAGTCCCTTGATTAATCTTCTTTGAATATAACCAGTGGTAGAAGTCTTAACAGCAGTGTCAATCAATCCAACCCGACCACCCATAGCATGAAAGAATAATTCTTGAGGAGATAATCCATTGATATATGAACTTTCAACAAATCCTCTAGCAATAGCTGAATCGTCGTACTTTGTGTAATGTGGAAGTGTTCTATGTTCAAATCCGTATGGTATACGTTTTCCATCAACGTTTTGTTGACCCAAACAAGCTGTCATTTGTTGAATATTAATTTCAGATCCCTTTGAGCCAGCATTAAACATAACAACAAAACGATTGTCCTTGCTTAAGCTCTTTAATGCTTCTCTTCCAGCTTCATTTTGGGCCTTGCTAAGAATATTATTAACCTTAGTTTCAAATTCTTCTTCATTAGTTTTTCCAGAGTTATTTTCAAAAACTCCAATCTTTACTTGGTCAATAAGATTTTTTACATCAGTTTTCTTTTCAGTAATGATTGAAATAATTTTATCGTTTGTATTACTATTAGTAATAAGGTCGCTAATTCCTACACTAAAGGCGCTTTGTTTCATATATTCGGTAATAATATTTTGTAAATCATCAATAAACTGAGAGGATGCCATGTTACCAAAATCATTACAAACCCGGTGAATAAGACCTTTTGTTCCTGAACCAAGAATACCCTTATCCATTTGTCCACGAATATACTTTCCATCAATAATTTCAACAACATTATTTGAAGTGTCAGACTTTTCTTTATCTCCATCAAATTGCTTATTTTTAACCTTTAGTGATAAAGGTGGCATTATTTGTGATAATATTTCAAAGTTTGAAATGCGTTCATTTCTTTTTTTATTTAATTGTTTAGGATTAATACGATTAAACAACATTAATAAGTTCATAGCATCTTTCTGTGTAAAATCAATTTGTTCTCTTGTAAATCTATAACAACCAAGCATAGAATCTTGATAAATACCAATAATAGCAGCATTATTTGAAGGACTTATAATTTGATAAGGAACTGCCGCCAAATTTTTCAATTCTGATTCGGATTCAGGATCTTGTGGCATGTGTAAGTTCATTTCATCTCCATCAAAGTCAGCATTATATGGTTTTGTATCAGCAACATTCATACGAAATGTATCGCCGCGTTTCATAATTTTAGCAATATGACACATCATACTCATTCTATGTAATGTTGGTTGACGGTTAAATAAAATAGCATCACCGTCCATCATATGTCTATGAACAATATCTCCATCTTCTAAAATTATACTTTTTCTGTCTAAATATCGTAAAGTAATATTTTGTCCATTTTTTCTTTCAAGAATTTTAGCTCCTGGCCAAATATCAGGGCCATTTTGTACTAGTTTTGTTAAGAAAGATTTATTAACTCTGTTTACAACAACAGGTTTTGTAATATTTTTAGCAATTTTCATTGGAATACCTAATTCTCTAATAGAAATATTTGGATCAGCAGTAATAACAGAACGTGCACTAAAATCAACGCGTTTAGCCATAAGATTTCCTCTCATACGCCCGCCTTTTCCGTTTAAACGGTCTTTAATAGATTTAAATGGTCTTCCTGACCTTTGTGCTGCTGGACTAGCACCTGGTAATTTATTATCAATCATTGAGGCGATATGGTATTGAAGGACAACAGCCCAATCATTAATAATATTTTCTGGAGCGTTATTTTGTATTTTTTCGAGCAAGGTTTTATTACTCTTAACTATATTAACTAATATGTGTGTTAAGTCATCTTCAGAACGTTGTTGTGCATCATGTTTAACGGATGGTCTTACAGCTGGTGGAGGAACAGATAGAACTTGACAAATCATCCAATCCGGACGAGACCAAATAGGACTAAATCCCATAAAAGTTACATCTTCATCAGATATTCTCTTAAAAATTTTTAAAACAAGTTCAGGTGTTAATGGGATAATAATATTTTCATCTCCATCTTCTTCTGATGATGTATTTACCCATTCAGCAAACAATGATGACATTCCTTCTTTTTTAATTTTTTTAGGTTGGAGACATCCACACCCATCTTCAGTGTCTTCTCCGCAACGTTTAATCCCTTTACACAACTCAAACACATATTTCCATCTGTGTTGATTTTGCATCTTAAGGGCTTGCTTATATTTTTCCTTTGAAACTAATAATTTACTACACTTAAAGCATACACAACGTAACACTTTTTGAATAGTGCTAAGGTATTGGATATAAAATACAGGTCGTGCTAACTCAATATGTCCAAAATATCCTGGTGTTTGCATGTAGTCTAAACCATCAGTAGGACAAACTAAGCCTGGTTCTAAAACACCCATTCTTGGGTCAAATAGTCCATTTATAACAGGTTTATTGTTAATATATGCTTCTTTGCTAGTAATTTCTGCTACAGAACCCTTACGAATTTCTTCTGGTGATAATATACTAAATTGAATACCAATGATTTTAGAACTATTAATGTTCTTCATATTTCCAGAATTCTTTAACATTCTTCTTATATATAACAAATAATATTTAGATTGTTTAATTCAATTTTATTTTAAAATTTCTTTAAGTGCTTATTTAAAAGTAATAATATACTATATGATTACTAGTTTAATTAATTATTTAAACAGTTATAAATTATTTACTCAATCATTAAATATATCTATTACTATTCAAATTATTACAGGATGTATTGAATTTTTTACTTTATTCATAAATGTTAAACCAAATATTTCTTTTTTAAAAGAATTGTTAGTTATTGAGTTTATTGTTCAAATGATAGAGCTATTTTTTTACATCTGGTTATTTACGAATTTACACAATGTTACAAATATTACATCTAAAAGATATGCTGATTGGATAATAACAACTCCTACAATGTTATTTACATTGATTATGTATTTAATTTATATGAATGAGGATAAAAAAGAAAGCTTGGAATTGTATAACACATTTAATACTAACAAAACTAACATTTTTATAATAATATTTTTAAATTTATTAATGCTTATTTTTGGATATTTAGGAGAGACTGATAAAATAAATAAAATAGTTTCATTAACATTTGGCTTCTTCCCATTTATATTATATTTTTGGTTGATATATGAAAATTATGCAAAATATTCTGAGTTTGGCAAAAAATTATTTTACTATTTTTTTATTGTTTGGACTTTTTATGGTATTGTAGCATATTTTCCATACTATCTAAGAAATTCTTGTTATAATATTCTTGATCTATTTGCAAAGAATTTTTTCGGATTATATTTAGTATATTTAATTATATCTTCTTCAAATATTTTATAGTTTTAATCTTTTTAAATTAAATAAAAAATTGAATATACTTAAAAATATAACTATACATAATAATATATAATGCCACGTGATAATCAACCTAAAATGTCTAAGAAAGAATCATCTAAAACCAAAAGACAAGAAGAAGAGTCTAGAAAGAAAAAGATTAATAATGCATCTTCTGATGACGATAATTCTTTCTATACCGATGATGATGATGAAGAAATGGATATGCATGAATATCGCAAATTTTTGAAAAAAATGTTTCCATCAAAACATTTAGATAAGAAAATAAAAGCTGGTGAAAAACTTAAGAAATCTATTGAAGAAGAAGAGGAGGAAGAGGAGGAAGAGGAGGAGGAAGAAGAAGAATTATCTAAGAAAAAAACAAGGAAACAAAGCCCTAGTAAGAAAATTATTAAAAAGATTAATAAATCTAAAAAACAAAAAGATATAGAAAGTGAAGAAGAGGAAGATGATGATGATAATGATAATGAGGTTGAAAAAAAGAAATCTCACAAACTTATGAAGAAATCAAAAAAAGAAATCGTTGTAAGTGACGATGATGAAGAATTAGGTTCTGAAGATTCGTCTGAGGAAGAGGAAGAAGAAGAACAAAATCCTAAAGGAGGAAAATTTAATATTATATTTACGATTGGAGGTAGAGATGAAAATGATGAAGAATTTGAAGATATGTTTGAAGATGAGGATTGGGAAACTTGTTCAGATTCAAAAACAGAAAATGAAGATGATCCGATTAGTAGTGATTCATCTTCATCTGAAGATGAAAAATTTCATGATGAAGCAGAGGAAAGCGAGGAAGAGGCTCCAAGAAAAAGGAAACTTCCTAAAAAAATGATTAAAAATGAAAAATCATCAGAAAAATCATCAGAAAAATCATCAGAAAAATCAAAAGATGTAGATGATTATAAAAATATTTTAAATCAACTTAAAGAACTTCAAACTAAAAATCCAAATGATAAATCAATTGATAAGTGTATAGAAGTATATGAATTAGATATTAAGAAACAAAAAGAAAAAAAAGAAAAAAAAGTTAAAAAGGAAAAGGAAAGGAATAGTCGTATATTTAAAAGAATTCTTCGTGATAAAAATACTATGAATGATTTTGAATTTTATGATAAACTTGAAATTGAAAACCAAAAGAAGATTATTAAAGAGTTGCGTGAAATTAATAAAATAACAAGAGTAGAAAAGCCATATCGTTTAACTTTGTTAGAGTGTGATATTCCAGTAGTATTTAAAGCGTCTGCTATAAAAAAAATCAATTCTCTTCGTTATATGGAGCCAGGTTCAGGTGAATATTACAAAATAAAGAATTGGGTAGATACTTTTATGAAAATTCCATTTAGTAAATACGAGACTTTACCATTATCAATAGAAGATGGTGTAGATAAATGTCATGCTTTTATGGAAAATGCTCAAAAAACGCTTGATAATGCTGTATATGGTTTAAATGATGCTAAAATGCAAATTATGCAAATGCTTGGTCAATTAATTACTAATCCACAAGCAATAGGTACAGCAATAGCGATTCATGGTCCTCCAGGAACTGGTAAGACTAGTTTAGTTAAGGAAGGTATTAGTAAAATTTTAAATCGTCCATTTGCATTTATTGCATTAGGCGGAGCAACTGACAGTAGTTTTCTAGAGGGTCATGGATACACATATGAGGGTTCTACTTGGGGAAAAATTGTTCAAATATTAATTGATAGTAAGTGTATGAATCCAGTAATTTACTTTGATGAATTAGATAAAATCAGTGATACTCCAAAAGGTGAAGAAATTGCAGGTATTTTAACTCATTTAACAGATACATCACAAAATTCGCAATTTCATGATAAATACTTTGCTGAGATTGATTTTGATTTAAGTAAATGTTTATTTATATTTAGTTATAACGATGAGAGTAAAGTAAATCCAATTTTGAAAGACAGAATGTATCGTATTCAAACAAAGGGGTATAATCAAAAACAAAAGACAGTTATTGCTAATAATTATTTATTGCCAAGAATAAGAGATCAAGTTAAGTTTATGTCTGAGGATATAATTATTCCTGAACAAACTGTGCACTACATGATAGAGAATCATTGTAATAAGGAAGACGGTGTAAGAAATCTAAAACGATGTTTAGAAATTATTTACACAAAATTAAATTTATATCGTTTAATGCGTCCAGATACAAATTTGTTCCAAGAAGAAATGTCATTAAAAGTGCAATTTCCGTTTACGGTTACAAAAGATATTGTTGATAAATTAGTTAAAAAGACTGATAATGGTTTAAATCCTTCTTTATTTATGTTGTATACATAAATTTTAGATTTTATAAATAATTTACTTTAAATAAAATATATAATATTTTTTATCACATATGTATATCAATGCCAGGAGGAGGTCATGGAAAGACAAGTACAATTTTGTATTATAGAGGTGTTCCAAAAACTCTTACAAATTTTGGTGCTCTAGCAGCGGGTAATTACAGTATTTTTCAGCCAAGTGGTAGGCCAGATATTAGGTCGGATTTTTTTAAAAAAAGTGTGTCTAATTTTATAGCAGGTTATCGTTAGTTTAGAAATAAAATTCGTTTACATAGTTATAAAAATATTTTATATATTCTATGTATAATAATGGCAAACTTTAGTAATGGAAAAGTTACAAGTAGTGTAATATTTTATGATAGAGGAGTTCCAACTTCTTTAAAATTATTTGGTAAACTAACAACTATTAATTATCAAATGTTGCGTCAAGTTGCTAGAAATAATATTCAAAATAAAAGGCCTATTTTTTCTTTTATGTAAATAAATATATAATATTTTTATATATGTATTAATATTTTCGTCTGGATATTCGTCTGGATATTCGTCTTTTTCTGTGAGTTTTCTTTTTGTTTTTTCTCTTTGTTCCTCCTCTTTTTCTTTTCTTAATACTTGGTAAGACCCCTTTTTCTATATAATTAGTAACAACCGACTTTTTTTCTTCTTCAGGCATGCTGTTTAATGGCTCTAATATTTCTAGATAAATCTGTTCAGCATATGGACCATAAAATTGTTTGTATTGTTCTGGCCATCCTAGAAATCCAGTTTTATCTAATACAGTTTTGTAAGCATCTTTTCTTACTTTTGTTGCTGACATTGCAACACCACTATCAGTTGTTTCGGCATCAATTGCTTCAACACCTGTGACTATATTTGCTTCTGGAACTAGTTCTCTTGCCGTTTTTTCAGCAGATTTTAAAGCAAAAGCTAATTTTGTAGTATCTTCATCTTTTCCTCCAGCAATATGTGTTATTCTTACTTCTTCTATATTTTCCAATTTATTATCTTTTTCTTGTAATCCTTCTGTGATATATTCTGATATATTTTTTGCTGGATTTGTCATTTTTCTTATTATATAACGCGGGGGTGGTTCTGACATACTATTTAATATCCTAGTAATAAACAATGCTTTTGTTTCAAACGTAATTGGATTATCTAGCGTTCTTTCTCCTCCTGGACCACTTCCTAATAATATTAACGGAACTGAATTTTGCTCATTTGCTAATTCTACTAAGGTTTCTAATGCTTTTATATGACCATTATGCGGAGGGTTTAATCTACCAATAAAATAAAAAAATTTTGCTTCTTTACCAGAATTATCTTGAGTCACAATTTCATCAGCTGTATAATTGTCTTTACCATCATTTATTTCCGCTGCGTTGTTAATAAAATCTTTTAATTGAGCTATTTTAATATCACGTCCTTCAACTGAGATTCCTTGTGGTGTTGGTAAAGTGTATCTATTTTCTGAATACGTTCTATCTATACCTAGATTCGGCCTTTTATATACATATTGTTCAGTGAATGAACGTTTAATATCTGTCATTATATAATAAAATGATATAAATATTTGTTAGTATATTTATAACAAATGAATACTGAAATTAGTATATTAATAGATATTTACGAAGATTTATGTCATAAACTTGAACATATTAACTCATCTAAAAATAATATGCTTAAAATTGAGAATAATATTAAAAAATTAGATAATAATTATTTTGAAATGCCTTGTAATTCTACTTTGCTTGATGGGTATATGTTAAATAATGTAGAAACATATAATGAACTTGCTAATAATCTTGAAACAGCAAAGTTGTTTATTAAAAATAAAATAATAAATAGTTGTAGTCATGAATGGATTTACGATACTATTGATATTGGTCCAGATAGTTCACAAAATATTTGTTATTGTGTTAAATGCGAAGTAACTAAGAAGTAGTATTTAAAGAAATACTATTAATTATGAGTCTAATGGTAAAGATTGAATGTTATAAATAATATTAATTTTAAAGATAATATTATTTATTTTGTATAAATTTAATATTCTGAATAGGGAACGTTATTTGAACCTCGTTCGCGTAAATAATTATATTGGTCAACTGTCATACAGGCACAACCAGTACTAGAAGAATAAGCATTAGGACAGCATTCGGGTTTAAAAGGAGTAGTAGCAAACATATCTAATTCATCCTTTGGTAAAGGAATAGGTTGTTTTGGGCGGTCCCAAATAGCTTTAACACCAGCATCCGGTTTAGCTCCAGGACTGTATGTTAAAGTAGGCATAGACCAAGTAGATGGATTCATAATATAATCGGGAGTTTTAGCTCCTGCAAATTCAGGTCCCATAGCAGAATTATTTGCTCCTGTAAATCCTTCCATAGTAGATGTTGTAATAGGAGTAGTTCCTGTTGTAGTCATTCCTGTTGTAGTCATTCCTGTTGTAGTCATTCCTGTCATTTTCTCAAATAAATTTACTCTACAACAAGAACACAACACATGTCCAAACATAATCCAAAATACAATAACTATAGCTATTAAAATTTCTACACGAAGTTTATATGAACCAATAGAGATTTCCATATTATACATATTCTTTAGATAATAAATTTATCTATGATATTATTGTAATCTTTTACATCCACTGAATTTATTTTTAAACTCCCATCTGTTGTTAACAAATGATATAATTTATTCGGAACTATTTTATTTTTATACTTCCTTAATTTTCTTGCTTCAACTTCTACTAATCCATATACAACAGAACCATTGTCTAAAATATCTCCAATTTTTATTTGTTTTATTTGTTTGCTATTTTTATGTAAATTAATTAAAGTATTTTCTTCAAATCCATTATCTAAATATTCATGAATATTTTCTAATTTTTTTATATTTTGATTTGCTGTATTTAAACATTGTAATTTATTATTAATAATCTCGTCCCAATCGGTAAATGTAATACCATTTAGTTTTATTATTTTATCACTCGTGTTTAAACAGTATAAAAATGGTTTATTGTATGTTATTTCTTCAGCATCAGGATGTTGAACAATTCTTATCCATTGTTCATTGTGTTTAACTAAATGACTTTCACTAACAATGATATTGTTTAATTTATATATTTTCATACCAGACGACATTACTTTTATTTTAGCAGTTATGTAAGTACCATTTTCTAATATATCGCCAACATTTATATCTTTAATATATATTTTATTACCGTTCTGTAATGGTATTAACGTGTATTCATCAAAACAACGTAATTTTGGAACACTAGATGATTTTATATGAAGCACTTCTGTCATGAAGTATATAATTATAGATAAAGGTATCGCTATTGCTAAAAACACGGTAGTCATAGATGCTGCGGCTGGCCAAGTAAAAGGTAAAATCCATAATCCAACAATAATTATAACCAAAGATACTAAAATTTTAATAATTAATTCTATAATTGCTCCCATTAGTGCTTGTAATGTGTAATAAGAACCTAACATAGTGTATAATCCAGCTGTCATTGTTCCTTGTATTTTTTGAAAAGTATCCATTAGAGCAATAAACATTTTTTGGATTGGTATCATTATATTTAATATTCTGCTCATAACATCTTGTGCAAATACTTTAATATTACCTCTAATTTTATTTATTGATTCTCTAATTTGTTGAATTGAATTAGCGAATTGTTCAAAAATCTGTGTTAAAGATTTTATCATGATTTGAAATGGTTCAATAGCATATGCTGACATATTTGTTAGTATATTTTGAATACAGAATTGAAAATTATCACTTGTATATTGAAATGCTGATGTTCCTTCTGGATGGGTAATTAATCCAGCAAATATCATATTTTGTGGTTTACATCTTTGATTAATCCAATCATCAGCAATGGATTTTTTTGTTTGCATAACTTTACAATATGAAAAAACAATAAAAACAAATAATGTTATAAAAATAAATATTATTACTGAATTTCCGTATAAATCAAAATATGATAATTTATCATAAGTTTCATTTATAAAAAACAAAGTATTATTCATATTTTTGTTATTATTTGTATTGTCAATTTTTATTTGGTCTTTATTATTACTCATATACTATAAATGGATAATAATAAACAATTATTTCTTAATTTTATGTGAAGCAGATATAATTTATTTAATTCGTTAAAAGTTCATCATCTTCCCAATCCCAGAATACTTCATTATCTATTTTAATGCGTCTATTAGTTGTTATTAAACAAGAAAAATATTCTGGAATAAAATCTGGTTGTATTACTGCGTATTTATAATCTTTAACATGAACCCATTTATTGTCTTTTGTTTTATCAAGAACAAAATGTTCACCTGTTACATAAATATCCTGTTCTGTTCCTTTTATTTTGTATAATGGTTCTTTCTTTGGATTGTCAATCTTTAATACAGCAAATATTTTACTTCCATCTTGTAATTCAGCTCCTAAAGGTGCATTTTCCATTTTACAATGCTGACCATTGGAAAGAGTAATTTCTGTATGAGGATGAAAGCACGAACCAATTGCTTTAACAAGTTGTCCAGGCGGTCCAGACCAAGCGCTATTCATAGTTTTTATAGATCCGTCTAAAACATACATAATTGTTACAACAATACCAATCATTTTTCCAACCATGTCTTTGATACTAATAATTATTTTTTGAAATTCAACAATTAAATTTAGAAAGACTCCAAATACGTTTTGAATAATTTCTGCTACAAACCCTCTAATTGAGCTAAACATTGTGCGAATATTATTAATAGAGTCATTAAATTGTCCTCCAACGGATGTAAGAGATGAAATCATATAATTCAATGGTTGAAGCAAATAACCCATCATATTCATTTGAGTATTTTGAACACAATAAGTAAAATCTTCTGAAATATTTTCTGAAAAAATCCAATACGGTGGATTACATCTATATAATGGCCAATTTTCTCTAATTTCTAAAACAGATTTAAAATACATCATAACAGTTATTTGGGCGAGAAAACCTAAATTAACATATATTAGATTTAAATAATTATTCATTGTTGGCATAATCTATAATATTATTATATATATTTATTTTCATATTTTAAGCGTTTAATAATTAACGTCTATGTCTTTTCATATGTTTATGAGTTTTTCTTCTTTTACACATACATTTTTTTTTGTATCTTCTGGATTTGTTACCGCCACTTAAACATCCCCAAACAGGCCATGAACCTCCTTTTTTGTAAGAGACTCTTCTTTTTCTTCTACGAGAACCTCCACTTCCATAAAATGTTTTATTTTGGTTAGCATTAATTTCAGCCACATTAGCTTGATTTGTGTTAACCGTTCCATCAAACGCTGCATTATTCTGTGCGCTAACAGCTAATCCAGTAATCTGTGCATTAATATTATTAGTATCAGTTTTATTTACGGCATATGATGGTGCCGTAGTTACTTGTACTACTGGTGGTTGTCCTCCCCTAATACATGATTTTCGTTTTGTCCCACCTGATTGTTTGTTTCCTACCAAAGAATTTTGAGATAAATTTTGATTTTTTTGGTCAACCACGCCGGCAGTATAAACGCTGTGTGATCCTACTGGAAATGGTTTAACAGTATTTAAAGGAAGTGAATTAGTTTGAACAACTCTTGGTTGCGAACTCATTATATACTATAATAATATATTTAAATAAATTAAAGTTTAAAAATAGTATTCTAAAATAATATTATAATGGACGATAACCAAAGACTTCATTTACAAAAAATGATATCTGCGAATAACGTAGAAGATAATACTGAATTGATAAGACAATTAAAACATAGTCATATTTTACGTGAAGATGTAAATAATTTAATTATGTTGAAGGCAAAATATGTAGATGACCAAGAAAAGATTCATTTAGAAGGTATGTCTGAATGTAATTTCTTGTTCACTTATTATACAGATATTTACAACAAGATAAGAAAGGATGAAATAGATTTAAAAATATTATTTAAAGCATTTGATGTATTAAGAGATATTGAAGATGGTAAACTAGGTCAACATGAAGGTGCGTTTGAATTTGGAACTCTTTTAAAGAAAATTTATGTTGATAGTGCATTAAAAAAGGCAGAAAAATTGAATGCAGAAACAGGTAAAACGGAGCCAGAATATAAAGGTCCTCAAGTAAATATGTCATGGTCTCAATTTAAGAAAATACAAGGTATAAAGAAGTAAAAATAATAATATATTTAATAGTAAATTATATTGAATATATTAATTAATATCATCTTTTTGAATAACCATTTCTTTAGCAATATTTGTAATAATTTTATTGATATTTTTGTGACCTTCTTCCTCTGTTAATCCATTCATAGAATTACTAACAATTTTTAAATATAAATCGTTCTTTCTTGAGTTTGATGATGTACAATCTGGATGTTTATCTGTCCAGGTTTTAATTTGTTTAATGTTTTCATTAGCAATAACTTTAATAGCCTTTGTTAGTATAGGCTTATCATCAGTTTCCTTTTCCCATTTATTGTTATCTTTAACATATAATATTTCACGTTTGGTATCACTACAATGAAGTGGTCTCATATGTTGTTCAATATTATTGAGATTTTTTAAGATAATATTAGATATTCCTTCAATATAACCTGTTCTTCCTGTATTTTCAAGATCTTCAAGATTGAGTTTAATGGAGCTAATAAAATCAGTAATATTCATGGCATCTTTACATGTTTCATTTAAAAAGAAATTGATATTGAATGCTTTATTATGAGAGTTAATATGAGTATTAGTAGTATTATGTGTTCCCTTTTCAACAAATTTCATTAATATATTTTTGAATTCAGAATTATCTTTAATAAGCATCATAATAAGTTCTTTGTCTACAAATTCACTTGATTTTTGTGGAATAGATTTACATACTTTTTTGTGTTTCCAGAGACCATTACGAGATGTATAATCACGATTGCAGTATTCACATAAATATTTATGGGTTGTGGCATATTGCTCGTTTTGCTCGTGCTCATTAGCTAACGCGTCACCTTGAGACATTTTTTGATGTTTTGGTGTCATTAAATGTCTATTCCAATTATAAGTGCGAGAGCATTTATAATCACATCTTTCACAATAAAATAAATATTGTTTAATTTTGCTCAAATTGCTCATTTTTTTGTCACCTAAAGTTTCCATATTGTCGCCTGAGAAAATATCTTTAAGTTTGTTGCAAAAAAACTATCGTAACACTTTTTTGCGTTATTTTTTTGGCATTGTGAGCATTCTCGTCACAACCATCGACTTCGAGGGTCTTTTTCAAAACTATTTTCGGATTTTCAATTTTGGACATTTATTTTTGTCCATTTTCGAAAACCCATTCGACTTTTTGGAAAAAAGTTCGAATCCAATATATATTATTTTTAAACATACTTAAAGAAATTTGCAAACCAACATTTATGTTATATTATACATTTTTATTTAGAAACATTATCTATACGATATTATGTCACTTGACTTTACCATTATTCCATACAACGAAACATTCATTCGTGAAGCACATGCTGTACAAAATAAACTTACCAATATCACACATTTACATATTAACGTAATTATTGACACTAATTATCATTCTTCTTTTTCAACCAGGATTAATAAATGGAAAAAACAAGAATGTGATATTATTACTATTGATGAAGCATATACTAATTCTAGTATCATTGTTGTAAGATTTTATGACAATAATTCACAAGCTAAAGCTATGCATATTGATGAATTTATTGACTTAGTATCAAGCTTTGAAGATGATTCTGATACTGATATACAGTTAAATAACGATACTAACGATACTAACGATACTAACAATGATGCCAAAGGATGTATCATAACGTAAACTTAATTTATTTTTGTATCATGCCAAATATATTTAAATTATGACTAAAATTATTAGTAATATGTAAAAATAATAAAGACTATTTTACATATTATATAAATGCCCCCATCATTAGTTATTGTTGAATCCCCTGCTAAATGTAAAAAAATAGAATCTTACCTTGGTCCTGGTTATAAAGTTATAGCATCATTTGGTCATTTACGTAATATTTCCGGTCTTGAATCAATTGATATTAATAATAATTTTAATACCAAATATTCGGTTATAAATGAAGAGATTAAACTCAAACAAATTGAAAAAATACGTTCGGAAATAGCTAAGGCAGAAGATGTTATTATTGCGACAGATGATGATCGTGAAGGAGAAGCTATTGGATGGCATATTTGCGACCTATTTGGACTATCTATTACTAACACCAAACGAATCATTTTTCACGAAATTACTGAATCTGCCATACAATCTGCCATCTCACATCCTAAACACATTAATTTAAATTTGGTTCAAGCCCAACAATCCAGACAAATTTTAGATTTGTTAGTTGGATTTACTATTTCACCTATTTTGTGGAATTGTGTATCCAAAACACACGATACCAGTTTATCAGCTGGACGATGTCAAACACCTGCTTTACGCATTGTTTACGAAAATTATTTAGATATCAAACAATCTCCAGGTAAACTAGTTTATAATACATCAGGTTATTTTACCAGTCTTAATCTTCTTTTTGAACTTAATAAACAATTTGATAATGAAACTAATGTTAGAGATTTTCTAGAAAACTGTAAAACATGGGATTTTAAATATACTGTAACTTCTCCTAAAAAAACAATTAAAAAATCTCCTGAACCATTAACTACTTCTGCATTACAACAATTGGCATCAAACGAATTACATATATCGCCTAAGGAAACCATGAAATACGCACAACAATTATACGAGGGAGGATATATTACTTATATGAGAACCGATTCAAAAAAATATAGCAAAGAATTTATTGATAGTATTAAACAATTTATACAAAATTCTTATGGAGAACAATATATTAGTCTAACCATTGATAATATTATTGTTGGTACTGTTGAGGAACCAAAAAAAACTAAAACTAAAAAGACAGTTGCTGAGAAAAAAGGGATTCCTCTACCTCAAGAAGCACACGAAGCTATTAGACCTGTAAATATTAATATACAACCGACATCTTTAGTCAATGATTCTACCTCAGAGTTACACTCTAAAGCAATTAGATTATACGAACTAATTTGGAAAAGAACTATTGAATCATGTATGCCTTCAGCGCAATATAATTCTATTAGTGCAAAAATATCAGCCCCATTAGAAACTGAATTTGTTTATAGAGCGGAACAAGTAATTTTCTTAGGCTGGAAAATTATTGAAAAAGATGTTGAATCAGAAACTAAACATTATCAATTTCTTCAAACTTTGAAACAAGATGTTAGTATAATCCCTAAAAAAATAGATGCTAAATTTACAATTACAGAACTTAAATCACATTATACTGAAGCTAGATTAGTTCAACTATTGGAAGAACGTGGAATAGGTAGGCCTTCTACATTTGCTTCTTTAGTTGACAAAATTCAAGAGAGAAAATATGTTCAAAAACAAAATATATCTGGCAAAGAAGTTGAGTCTGTTGATTTTTCATTAAAAGATAATAATATTTCTCATACTGTTAGTAAGAGAGAATTTGGAAATGAAAAAAACAAGCTTGTTATTCAGCCATTAGGAATTATAGTTATAGAATTCCTTATTGAAAAATTTGATATGTTCTTTAATTATGATTATACTAAGGAAATGGAAGATAATTTAGATAAAATAGCAAACGGAAAATTAATTTGGTATGAATTATGTAATAATTGTTATCATGGTCTAACTAGTGTGACAAATAATTTACAAGACCTTAAAAAATTTAGCATTGAAATTGATAAGAATCATACATTAATTATTGGAAAACACGGTCCAGTGGTAAAATGTATTGACCCAATAAATAATAAAAACGTTAGTTTTCTTCAAGTAAAAAAGAATATTGACCTTCAAAGTGTACAAAAACAAGCTCTTGTAGAAGGGTTAACATTGGATAATGTTATAGATACAACAATAACAAATAAAGAAGCTATAGGAAAATATAAAGGACATGATTTATTTATTAAGAAGGGAAAATATGGAGTTTATGCTCAATGGGGAAAAGAAACAAAGTCATTAAAAGACATATTTAGCGACACTAATATAGAAAAAATTCAATATATAGATGTCATAAGATATCTAGATAAAGATACAGTATTAGACCCTTCAAAACCAGTTGGTTTAGTTCGTGAGTTAAATAAACATTTAAGTATCAGAACAGGTAAATATGGTGATTATATTTTTTATAAAAAACCACGTATGAAGAAACCAGAATTTTATAAATTAAGTGGGTTTGATAGTGATTATAAAAAATGCGATAAAATATTGATTATAAATTGGATAAAACAAATATATAACATTGAATAAATTATAAATATTTACTGGCATATGATTGTTGTTGTCCTAAATCAAAAGCATTGACAATGCTGTATGACCTTTCTTGTTGTGGTTTTAATATATTTAGTTCAAGCATAAATGAATACTCAAATTGACCAAATTGAAGTAGGGTTCCATTATGATATCTGATTCTGACTTTGATTTTACTAATTCTTTCAGCAGGAGGATTCCAATACTTATATGGTCCCATATCATTATCAAACCATTGTGATATGGGTGTTGTTGGAACAGGAATTTTAGCAAAACAAGAATTTACTATACCATTAGTTTGATTATTGGTGGAAGTATAAAGTGATAAATTATATGGGGAAGTTTCATCTATACAATTCCAGCCATCTATTTCCATATATATATATGCTGGACCCATAAAACTAATCTTAAATGGTGCCTGTAGAAAATATACTTCAGCTCCTGGAAGTGTAGGTAATAACCAGAATCCTGCATCTCCTGAGCCAGGGACAGCATCACCATAAAAAAAACGTGGGACTGGACCTGTATCTTTTAAAAATGTATATATATCACTGTCATTAGGGTCAATAGTATTTAAATAACTATTAACTGTTAATCCGATTGCATCGCATCGTGAAAATCCTAAATAATACGGAAGACCCCAATTTGTCCATTCAGGTAATTTATTTTTTCTTGAACAGTTGGAATTTACAACCAATTCTCTAACATAATTTTCAGAAGCATTTGATAATATAAATTGGTCAGCAGTATTTCCAAACCATAATTTTTGAGATACCGAATTATAAACAATTTTAAATCTATCATACCCACTGGAAGATTCAAATAAATTTTTAGCTATGGTATAATCTACTCCATTCCATTCTGTTGGGTTATTAAAAAAAGCGTTAATTATTTCGGTCGTAGCAGCATTAAATTTATTTGTTAATTCTGTAGCCATTTGATCTGGATTATAAAACCCTGGTTCAATGAGTAATATTAGGTCTTTATAGCCGTAATAATATAAAGCGGCAAATATGCCTTCGGTTAATTTATCACTAAATGCATGTTCGCCTGGATTATATAACTTGATAAATTTAAAAGTCATAGTAACATTAAAATATGTTGTTGAAAATACGTTGTAATTAGCTGGAAACGACCATGAATATAAGCGGGCTGAAGCAACATTTAAATACTCCTGAGGGAGAAGTATTTCAAATTCTGAAGAATTAGGAAATTTAGTAACATCTCTATCATCGGAGCTAATTGTAATATATTTTTTTTCAAGAAAATATTGATTTGAATTTTTAACTAATGGATGATTATTAAAAATAGTATTACTCATATAATTATATAAGTATAATTTTTTTTATATAAATATTTGTTAAATATATATAATGTCTCAATCAAATTATAATGGAAAACAGGCGAATAATACAGCCTACATAAAGAATTTTACATATGGAACTCCATCAAATTTATGGAAGGTTAAGGATTATAATGTAGGTGTGATAAGTAAAACAGTTATAACGCCAACATCGTCAAAATATGAAAACCTATATATACCTGGTGATTTGTTTGTGGATGGAAGTATAGTAAATCCATCGGATATTAATTTAAAAAAAAATATAAAATTATTAAATATTGAAACAAGTGAAAAATTATTGAATTTAAAGCCAACTTCGTTTGAATTCAAAGATGACCCGTTAAATAATATTCATTATGGTTTTATAGCAGGTGAACTAGAAAACGAATATCCAGAGTTGGTTAAAACGAAGCCAGACCAAAAATATTCTAATATTAAATCTGTAAATTATTTAGAAATAATCCCTTTGTTAGTTCACAAAATACAACAAATGCAAAAAGAAATAGATGAATTAAAGAGTAAATAGATTCTTAAAATAAATGAAGTAATTAATAGATAATTATATAACTATATATTAATTATAATGTTTGAAAATTTACAAGAATTAAAACAGGTAATGAATGTGCTTTTAGCTATAGTAATAGCCTCATGTATTATTATATTAATAACAACGAATATGACAGATAAAAATGGTCTATCGGCATTATTGGGAGGTTATACAGGTTTAATGCTAGGAATGCTTTTTATAATGATAGTAAGTTTAATATTTACAAATACGACATATTTAGATATGTTTCCTATTGTTATGATTATAACAATAACAGGATTATTAATGTATTATTTATATAAATATTTTGATAATATATCAAAAGGGAATGTATCAAGTTATTACTCAAGTTTTTCAGTATTATCAACTATCTTTTTATTTACGCAAATAATAATAGTATTTAATGCTATTTATGGTAAAACAGAAGAAGATACATCAGTAAAATTATTTAAGGATACAACTTTTTCATTATTAGGGTTATTTGGTGTAATTAATATTCTAATAGTGTTAACAATAGGGATTGTTCTAAATTTTTACTCAACCCAAGGTTAAATGATTAAAAACTTATATGTAAGTCCATATTCGGTTTCAGTTTCCCATAATCCAGCAATTTTAAGTAAAAATGTGTTTCCAATTTTATCTGATGACTCTGAAAAAACTTTAATATTTCCATTTTTGAGTTGTTCATAAATTTTAAATTGTGGTGTTTTTCCAAGAATGGCACTTTTTTTAATTAATCCTTCTTCAATAATACGAATTTTATCAATAAGTTCTTTGTATTGAATAAAATCAAATGAGCATTTATATTTGTTATAATATTTGTCAACAGATGTATAGTTTAAATTAATATGTATATATATTCCGTTTAATATGAATGATGATGTAGAATAAAGAATTCTAATAAAATTGCCATTATTCATAATATTATTTTTAATTGGTTCTAGAAAGTAAACATTATCTTCATTATATTGTTCTATATGTTTAACGATATTCATTATCCTTTGTTAGTTTATTGATATGTTTTTAATATAATATGTTAAATATTTTATAAATTTTAAAATAAAGAATATGTATTAATGAATATATATAATGAAATTTCTTGAATCCCATTTTGAAGAATATGTAAATGAAGTGAATAAAATGAATTTACATCCAAAATTAGAAAAATGTTATGTTCGTTTTCCGGATACATTAGATAAATTAGGTAATTTAATTTTTTATGGTCCTAGTGGTGTTGGTAAATATAGTCAAATGTTACATGCGATAAAGAAATATAGTCCAACTGAGTTAAAGTATGAAAAAAAACTGAGTTTGACGTATGATAAAAAACAATATTTTTTTAAAATAAGTGATATACATTATGAAATAGATATGTCTTTATTAGGTTGTAATTCAAAATTATTGTGGCATGATATATATCAACAAATAGTGGATATATTATCAGCAAAACAAAATAAAATAGGTATAATAGTATGTAAGGATTTTCATAATATTCATAGTGAATTATTAGAAAACTTTTATAGTTATATGCAGGATAATAACTCATTATTAGTAAGTATAAAATATATTTTATTGACAGAAGAAGTAAGTTTTATTCCAGATTCAATAATAAATTGTTGTGAAATAATGAATATTCAGAGGCCAACAAGGGTAGCTTATACGAAATGTTCAAAACAAAAAATTCCGAATGATTTAAAGATAGATAATATAATAAATATAAAATATTTACATACTGGTATACATGAGTTGATGTGTACTCATAAAATAATTTGTGATAAGATAATTAAAGAAATGATAAATATAAATGAATTAAAATTTTTGAAATTTCGTGATTTATTATATGATATATTTATTTATAATTTGGATATAACAGATTGTATATGGTATATACTAAAAAACTTGACAACTATAAATAAAATAAAAAAAAAGCATATGTCTGATATATTGTTAAAAACATATAAATTTTTAAAGTATTATAATAATAATTATAGGCCGATATATCATTTGGAAAGTTATTTATTTTATTTGATAGGAGTAATACATGATTTTTAGGTGGTTGTTGGGTCTTTAAGTAGTTTTAAAATATATTATATTTTTTGATTTAAAGAAATAATATATTTTAACTTAAGTAAACAAATGGAATTAAATTGTAAACTTTATTCTAAATTACCTGATGCGATTATTTATAAAATATGTTGTTTAACAGGACAATTTATACTACGTTATGATAAAAAACTTAATAAAACAGTGTTAGTTAGTATTATTAATTTAAATGACAAGAAGTGGATTGATTTTATAAATGTTTTATATAACTGTTTTATAAAACCAAAAAGACAATTTTATTCTTTTGATTTTGGAACATGTACATCACATTCTATTAGTTCTATTACAAGAACAGGAGTATCATGTTCTCTTAGTTCTACTAACAATTTAGTAACTTGTATATATTTCTCAGTCACATTGCCTCCAATTGAACTAAATACAACAACTATAACTAACACAGATTCAGAACAAAAAACAAACAGACATAATAGAAGAAGGCGTGGAGATAAAAAACGTTTTAAGTATCAATTTGCTAAGCCGTATTAAAATCAAATAATTTATCAATTATTTTGTATATAAAGATTACAATATAATTACATATAATGGATTTACAATCAGCTTTAGAAGAATTAGACATCTCATTAGATGAAATTGAACTAACAAAATTGAATCAAGACTATATTAAAAAACAATATCGAAAAATGGCTTTAAAGTGGCATCCAGATAAAAACGACGATGAATATTCAACAACCAAGTTTCAAAAAATAAATGAAGCATATATTTTTTTACAAAAAGAATTAAATATTATAGATGGAAAATATTCGCATGATTTTTACAATGAAAACAGTGATTCAAATACTTCTTATGACTTTGTTAGTTCAGTTGATTATAAAGAGTCCAAAATTTATATAAATCTTCTTAGTAATTTTGTTTCGTCTTTAGTTAAAGGCTCTTATAATGAAATATTGTTGAACATTATTACTGAAATATCGTTAGGCTATGAAGCAATAACATTAACATATTTGAGCAAAAAATTTGAACAGCTTGATAAACAAAAAGCAATTGAATTATATCAGTTATTATACAAATACAAAGATGTTTTATATATAAAGAGTGATACTTTAGACCTTGTTAGTTCTATTATAAAAGAAAAGTATAAAAATGATAGTGTTTTTATATTGAAACCAAGTGTAAAGGATATTATAGACCATAATATATATAAATTATACGTAGATGACCAATTATATTTAGTACCATTATGGCATAATGAGTTGTATTTTGATACCAAAGATGGCTCAGAAATTATTGTTTTATGTCAGCCAAAATTACCAACTAACATAACAATTGACGATAATAATAATATATATTGCGAAATAAATATAAAAATAGATAGCGAATTACCATGTTTATTGAAGAATAAAAAATTTGTTAGTATAGAAATAGGAGACAAGTGGTTTTCTATACCATTAGATAAACTATGCATAAAAGAAGAGCAATTATATAAGTTTAAAGGTCAAGGTATAGCACATATTTTAGAAAAAGATATTTATAATGTTAGTTCTAAGTCAGATGTAATTGTGAAAGTTATATTATTTTAAACAAATAATATAAAGATTAATAGTTTATTCATTATATCATGCCGGAAGAGCTAATATACACTGGTAATTGTAAAAAAATAATAGATGATTTGAATAAATCATTACATATGAATAAAAGGGTAATAATAAATCGTAAAGATATAAAAGTAAAAAAAGGTACACAAGAATTACTTTTTCCAGTTCAAGAATGGAGATATTATCCTGTTAGTTTTGAATGTGCAGATAATATTGAAGGACCTGTTGGAAATTTTCTTGCTGGTGATTTTGTTCAACTAGGTATATTTGGTAGCAACATAGGATATATGATTAAAAGAACGTAAAAGTATTTTAATATCGTAAACAATACGAAATTAAAAAAAATTTTAATTACATTACAAATATTTAGTAATTTTTTATAATTTATTTTCTATATATATTTAAGCATCAGACTTCTTGCGCACAATCTTCTTCTTTGGCTTTACTTCTTCAACTACTTCTTCAACTTTTTCTTGAGTAACTGCTGGAGTAACTGCTGGAATAACTGCTGGAGGTGGTTCATGTTCGTGTTCATCATCAGAATCAGCTACAATAGTAGTAGGCGCACCATCAGGGTCAACATCATCTTCTGGAGGAGGCAATGCCTTCATTTTTTCCTTATCCGCAGCCTTAGGTTTCAAGAAACAAGTTCCTTCCATAGTTTGCTTTGGCTTTTGAACAATTGCTTGCTTCAAATTCCAAGTAATAGAAATCTTACCATTTACAAACCATAGACCACCGCATTGTAGCAAACAAATTACATGCGTCTTTGGCTTCAAATATTCCAGAGGAGACAAATGAGAATTAACTTTTCCATTAATATATAAAGGTTCGCCATCTTCATCATAAATTTCAGGCTTCCAAACACCAGACCATTGAGGAATCTTAACAGTTAGAGTAGGAGGCTTATTTTCATCTACTTCAACTGAACCCTTAGCCTTCTTAGGATGTCTGAGCATAACATTAAATTTTTCATCAATAACCTCAGAACTCTTAATTTCCTTTCCAAACCATTCCTTAGAATAAGTCATAGCATCACGCTTAATCTTTGCTTCCAAATTGCGCATTGAACGCAAGAAGGCTTCAGCGTCCTCGTTGCTATAATCAGCACTAGGAAATTGAAGTGACATAGTCCACTTACCTGTTGGCTTACCAGTTCCTTGTTCTTGTCCTTCTTGAGCACCCCATGTGAGAATAAGAGGTGTAGAAATAGTCAGAGATTCCTTGAAATGTTTGTTATATAAATTTACCACCTTTCCGCCAGAAGCATGTGCTTTAGGAGCGGAATAAGAGAATACATTAACATCAATATTAGTACCGTCAACGATAGAGTCTGTCATTCTGTGTGTATACTATTAATATACGATATATCTTTAAATCAATTTTTTTTTTAAATATAAATCATTTCAAAAGCTTAAAATTTTATGCGGAACCCTGAGTATCGTAACAATTATTTTTTAAATATATTAAGTAAATAATACAAAAAGATTTCATATATATATATATATATATATGTCTACTGAAATTGTAAGCGTAAAATTATCCAAGAGCAGAAATGAAAATATAAATAACGATTATTGTTTTTTTTTAGGAGATAAGATATCAAAAAACTTACAACTTTTAAAAAAATTAGAAAAAATAGATGGAGAAATTGAATCAATACCAAATTTTAATCAATATAATTTTTTATTGAAATATAATTATAGTATAAAACAATTAAAACAAATAGCGAAAGACTACAAATTAAAAATTACAGGAAATAAACACCAATTAATTTCAAGAATATACTCATATTTATATTTATCATATTTAGTAATAAAAGTTCAAAAAATAATACGAGGATATTTACGTAGAAAATATAATAATATACATGGTCCAGCTTTTAAAAATAGATCGTTATGTACAAATAATTTTGATTTTTTATCTATGGATGACATAAAAGACATACCAAATGAACAATTTTTTAGCTTTAAAGATGCTGATAATTTTATATATGGTTTTGATATATTATCGTTACATAATTTAATATACAAGTGTAATGGTGCGGTAAAAAATCCCTTTAATCAACAACCGATAACATCAAATGTTATTGAAAATTTTAGAACATTATTAAGAATCAGCAGAGTATTAAAAATAAATATATTAACAGAAATATCTGATGTTACAAAAGAAGTATCAAATAAAAAATCGGTTGAATTAAGAGCATTAGCATTATTTCAAAATATTGATTCTTTAGGTAATTATTCAAATGCTCAATGGTTTTTATCATTAAATAGAAATCAATTAAATAAATTTGTAAGAGAATTGCTAGATATATGGCAATATAGAGCTAATTTATCAATTGAATTAAAAAAATCAATTTGCCATCCAAGTGGAAATCCGTTTCAAACACTTCCAAATAATAATACGTTACAAACATTACCTAATATAGACGATGTTCGTAATATAATTTTAGAGGTAATGGAAAAATTTGTAAATACAGGTATAGATAAAGATAATAAATGTTTAGGTGCGTATTATGTTCTTGGTGCAATAACTTTAGTAAATAATGAAGCAGCTACATCATTGCCATGGTTATTTGAAGCCGCATACCATATGTAAGTAGGGTGATATTTATAATAAATTTTAAAGTAATTTTATATAATTTAATTACTTTAGACCATATACAATAACAATTAATATATTTAAGCTTCAAAACCACTTAAAAAGATATTATAGTAATATAGTATAATAGAATGCCAAGACAAAGCAAATCTAAGACTGAAGTCGTTGAGACTACCCCTGCTGTTAATACCCCTGTCGTTGAACAGGTTGCTGCTACTGAGAAGACTAAGAGCTCAAGTAAGCAACCAAAGGAATCTAAGCCTAAGACTGTTAAGAGCGAGGCTCCTGTTCCTGCTGTTGTTGCTCCAGTTGAAACTCCAGCTCCAGTTACTGAAGCTGCCGAAACTGATGCTGCCGACCTTGCTGCTCAGTCCACTGAGTTTCTTGCCAAGCTTAATCAATTAGGTACTCTTTTTGCCTCATTAAAGACTGAATTCCGTTCTCTTGAGAAGAAGTGGTCTCGTGAACTCAAGACTGCTCAAAAGTCTCAAGCTAAGCGTAAGCGCAAGTCAGGAAACCGTCAACCTTCTGGATTCGTAAAGCCTACAAAGATTTCTGATGAACTTGCCAAGTTCCTTGAAAAGCCTTCTGGTACTGAAATGGCTCGCACTGATGTTACTCGTGAAATTAACACATATATCCGTGCCCACAAGCTCCAAGATAAGGACAATGGTCGCAAAATCAATCCTGATGCCAAGCTTGCAACTCTATTGAAGCTTAAGAAGACCGATGAACTCACTTACTTCAATCTTCAACGATACATGTCTCCTCACTTCCAAAAGGCTGAGAAGGCTGCTACTACCACTGCTTAAATAATGTAAAATATAAAATATAAATATAAAACATAAATAAAATAAATATTACCAACTGACATTGTATATTTAAATTAATAATAATTTGTTATTAATTTAAACATCATATTTCAAATACTTAATTATAAATGTCTATTCATGTATGTCTCAAAATCTTCTCCACTATCTATTTTTTCTCCAATCATTTTTTTATGAGTTTCTCTTATTATAGCACCAACTAATTCTATTACATTTATATGATTTTGATATTTTTTAACAATTTCTATATTAATACACTGTTCTTCTTCTAAAAGCTGAAAGGTTTCATTAAGTATATATTTTACACAGAAATCTACTGTTAATCTTTGTGTCTTTAAAATGTCTAACAAACTAACAGCATATATATTAGCTTTTAAAGTTTCAGAATCATATTGATTTGTATACAAGTTAAACTTTGTAATAACCATTATACTACATATTTATAATATTTATTTAACTTCTTATAATATCTAAAATATTTTAGAAACTATAATAAAGACAAACTAACAAATAATAATAATGGCTGACATCAAAAAGCAAATCATGAATCTTAAAAACCAAAATGATGGAATGGAAACATCTTTTAAGAACAAAGGTATTCAATTTACTAAGCTAAGTATTGATGAGAATATTGATACTGAAACTGAGTTATCCCTACTAAAATGTCATAATGAATATTTAAAAGGTATTTCTAAAAATAATAGACCACCACCTCAAACAAAAGAAGTAAAGACTCCTTTGCTAAATAACAAAAACGAACAAGTATCTTTAAAAAATGATAAACATAATGAGTCTGATGATGAAGATGAACTAACAAAAGAAGACAAACTCGCATTCGCAACTATTTGTGATATGGAAGATGCAAAGAGAGCATTCTTTTCAAAAGAATATGAAACTTTTATGTCATTAATTCAAGAACAACTAACAAATAATAAATTAAGATTTTATAAGGCAAATTATAAATGGTCTGACGATAACATGGGTAAACCTGATTTTGTTGCTAGAAATTTATTAAGAGGTTTTGTACAAACTTTAGACTCTTATAGAAAGTATTTAATGGTATGTTTTAGATGTATTTTAGTAGATACAGAAACAAAAAAATACAGATATCCATCTTATTGGATTATTAATACAGATGTTGACATAAAAACATTATTAGGGTCTTTATACGATGATTATGATTTCATTGTTGTGGAAGAACCAGGAGATATTGATAAAATATTAACCAAAATGAAAAAAAATGAGGATGAAAATGATTTAGCATTAGTTGGTGAAACATATTTACATTAGTTAGAATATTAAGTATAACTTTTACAAAATATAAAATCTTCTTGTTTCATAATATTTTCTATCTCGTCTTGTTTAATAGGTCCATTTACTATTTTAATTTTTTTAAAAATATCTAATTTTTCTGAATTACACTCTATATTAAATATGTTATTTATTCTATTTAATAATTGTATATCATTTATATATTCTGTATTTATCATTAGCCAATCATAGAAATTGTTTTCAGTTTTTAAATCTTTAAATTTCTTAAAATACTTAATTGTTTGTCTTAAACTCACAATGTCATTATTGCCATTAGCATTAATATTATAATCAGTTCCAGATAGGACACAAATTTCTTTAAATTCTTTTTGTGTCATATCAAGTTCATCATAAATTCCTTTGGTATAATATAAAACAACAGTATGAGATATTAGACTAAAATATCTAAGAACTCTAGTACATCCGTATACAAACAAATCCATATCTTCGCTCAAACATGCCCAAACTTTTTTTTTAATAACAAGTAACGCACATAATTCATCTGCTTCACCAGGAGCATCATAATATGTAGCTCCATAAGCTCTTATAAGAGCTTTAACAGTTTCAATCTTGTCTTTATTTATTTGAACAAATTGTTTTTTTAATTGGTCCATAGTTGTAATAATATCTTGTTTATCATCATCATCTTCTTTTGATGTTAACAGAATTTTTAATTTTTCGTATTCTTGTTGTGCTAGTTCTTTATTATCACGTCTCTTTTGAAGCAAAGCTTTCTTTTCCGGAGGAGGTTTTCCGTCAAATATAAATATAGGTATAATATTATAATAACTGAATATAGATAACATTACATACATATTTTCAAGCAAAGCATTTTCGCTTTCATATTTGTATAAATAAATACTAATATCTACTACAATTTTCTTTCCTGAAAGTTCAGCTATATTAATAGATTTAATTGATTCAGGACAATTATCTCTTAAATATCGGTTTAAATTTCGTATTCCCATTTGTTATATGTATTTGATATCTTTAACTAATATTTAATTAAATATATCAATTTTTTATTGAATAATATTATAATGATTGTTATAGGTACAAGAATACAAAATCAGAATTTTATAGTAAATAAGTAATTGAATTTTGAATAAAAAATTATATTTTAAATAAAAATTATATTTAAATTTAATTATTATTAATTACAATTAAGATATGCTACAAATTTCCCTACTAATTACATCATCATCATCATCAAATATTACATTTTCACGTGTATGAGTATTTTTGCGTTCATTCCATATTCCTAACTTGGTATAGTGAACATGAGGTAATAGGTAACTACAAATATGTTCCAATCCAAGTTCACGTAGCTTACGGAATACAGTTGGAGTTCTTTCCGAATTATTTGCATAAGTCAGAAGAAATTTATCAGGACAATTCAGTATAAACTCTTCTATTTTATTCTTCATTCGCCTCTCCAAAAGAATGCTACAAACCAAAAGCATTGCATCAATTTCGTCGAAAGTTGGATTCATATCTCGGTCAACAAAATCAAATATTTTTTTATAAATTTCATCAATCAATTGTTTATAATTTGTGTTGTTGTGTTTTTCCGTCTCAATAACATAGTTATCCATCTCGTTTATGCTCTTAAATATTTCGGCAGTATTTTCAAGAGAATTGCACTCTGAGATATAAGGATTGACTACCGATTTGGTGACAGATCTTGGACAAAGCATTCCAACAGTTGGATGACCCTTAGCATTCAAAGGAATGGACATAGTGGAATTTCTTGATTGAGAATGTGTTAACATTTATGAATAATATGTAATATTTAAACCCTTGTACGATATGGATATATTATTATTAGTATTTAAATATTTCAATTTTAATTTTCTTTACCAAATAGTAACAACTAAATAATATATATTTTAAAACAACTTAAAGAACCAAACAACTAAATAATATATATTTTAAAACAACTTAAAGAACCAAACAACTAAATAATATATATTTTAAAACAACTTAAAGAACCAAACAACTAAATAATATATTTTTTAAAACAACTTAAAGAACCAACAACTACTTCATTTCACATATTGTCATTCTCAAATTCTGTAACAAATATATCATATCCTTTTGCTTTTTTTTTGATTTTTTTACACGATATAACAATTTTTCTGTACACTCCACACCTTCCAATATATTTTTTGTTTTATATTTTTTTTCTATAAATTTACAAAATTCATCCAAATTCTTTGTCGTCTTCTTAAAATTCAAAATTTCTATATTATTTATATTACACCATAAGATAAAATCTTGATAATTATTTAATAATATCAATGTTATTACATAATAAGATAACACATTTGTATCTTCTTTATACATAGTTTTTCTCATATTTTCTGATATAACATTTTTTTTATATATATCTTTATAAGTTAAACCCATAAAATCTAATACCTTTACCATCTGAAAGAAAGCAAAAATCCTCTCAAAATTTATAAAAAAATCAGCATTTGACAAAAATTCATCCACATTATTTTTGTCTTTCATATTTATAAAACTACAAAATAAGGCATTCATTATTCGTGCCCAAAATTCTGTATATGACTCAAACAAATTCACCTCAGAATTTACTGGAAATATTTCCAAAATTTTTTCATTACATGCCATCAAACTTTGTAAACTTGTAAAACCTGAAAAATCTAAACCAAAATTATGAAAGGTTTCATGCATAAACACCTTAAACCACTCCTCTTTTCTGAATACAACTATTTCTGAATCGCTCGGACATGTCCTTGTAAACGCAGTATTTACATTATTCTCATTTAATATTTCAATATTTGAACCAGGCAGATTCTTTAATAAACTTGTATGATATACAAATATTTTTAATTGACTAGCACATTTCTTTGAAGAATATATATCTACTATATATAACCATACTAACATATTGGTTACATAATTATTATATTCTTCTATCAAATTTTCCACGCAACCATCTTCTGTTAAGAATATTATACTTATATTTCTATCAAACAAATTAAAACTATATTTCAATAGACCAATACTATTTTCATCTATATGTCTTCGCACTTCAGGAGGAAAAGCATTTGGAGGAAATGTTGATGGCTTTGGTATTTGACCTATTGTTGTTATATTACCTACTTTTAACTTATAAAATGAATCTCCCATTTTTGACTTTACATCATTTATATAACTAAACCCATCTTTTATATCATTATATAATTTTTTTAATATTGTGTTAGTTTTACTTGTCTGGTTTAATGAAAGTAAACAATTATTTTTCACAAAAAAAGACATTAATTTATTGCTTTCCTTTGTTATTTTCATGTTGTATTATATAATAATCCTTTATTATTTTTTATTCAGTTACTATATAATATAATAGATACTAACACTATAATAATAGTTTTATAATTTTATTATAGTAGATTATATTAAACACACATTATCGGAATAAATTGTTAATCCGAATAGATGATTATTTAAATATCATTTTATGCTTTAAAATGTAAAAATGTTTATATCAAGATTATCATTACTTTAATTATAATAAATAATTTACAAACTTTACATTTCTCCATTCTTTATTTTATTACGAATAATCATTAATCCATCAAATACAATCGGTTCTTTACCCCTTACATGATGTGTTAGTTTAGCATTCTTTGTTTCTAATAAAAGCTGTTTTAAATCATCATTTTGTGTGAATTTTGCTTGTTGAGCAGCAATCATTTCTTTATCAACACGCTCACTAAAGAAATCAGGGTCAATTACTACTGTTTTCGGCCTAATTAAGGTACCTTTATATTTACCTGTTTTACCTCCAGCAGACTTTGCCATTTCAGCATTTTGAGACAATTCTGTTCCAGAATCTAAACTAAACGATAGATAAAATTCAGGATTGTTTTTCTTAAATTTTGATGCTTGATAGTAGTGCTCAACTGAAGCCCAACGATGGTTATCTAATGAAAATGGCTGAATCCAGAAATTAGACAGTTTTTTTCTCCATTTAGGAATTTTTGCTAAATTTACAAATTCTGATACAGCATTCATAGGGATTTTTTCACCAGAACCTTTTCCTGGAATTGGCTCATCTGCTGACTTGGAATAAAATTTAAATACAATATTATCGTCGTACAAATTCATGATTTTTGCTTCACCTAAATCGTCAAAAGTTAGCTTATTGTTATTGACTAAACCTAGTTCAATTTTAAATTGTCTAAACTCTGGAATATAAGAAAATACACCAGAATCTTTTTCCATACATTTATCAATAATCATACGTTTTATATCATATGGTAATTCTTTAAATATAAATATTTGTTTATCTTTATAACCTATCAATTTATAATGATTTCCAGTATAATCAATTATAATATAAAATTCTGGCTTAAATTCATCTCTGCTAATTATCAATGGGTCTACATCACTTCCACATTGTAATACGCCATCAAAATCACCATCATTATATCTTTTACTTGATAAAATAATAAATTTAATATTTAATAGTCTTTCCATTATATTTATTGTTCTGGCATCAGCCCAAAATTCACATGTACGTATATATTTTTTCATATCCTCTAAACTTTTAATATTTTTCATAAATAAAACATCAGTAATATTGTCTTTCGCAAACTCATTCTCAGCTTTTAATTTATCAAACTGTTGCTTCACTTTTAAAGCTGCATCTCTAATAATTAGTTGTTGTTCTCTATCTATTGTTGTAGCCAATTTTGTCTTAAGTTCATCATAATCTTTCTTTGTAACAATTGATTGCGCTCTTGTTTCATTTATTTCTCTAGTAAACATATCATAACGCTCTTTATAATCATTAAAAAATTCTTGTTTGATATCATCTGAAACTGTACTACGCAACTTATTTACAGTTGTATCTTGACCAATTGTTTGGAAGGCATCTCTTATTGTAGCAAAAAAACAGTCACCTCCTCCTTCATTATCTGTCAATGAATAATTTTTGTTTTTCATAAATTTTTGAACCCAATTATCATCTGAACTTTCGTGATATTTTTGTCTAGCATCTTTTGACATTTTATATGTCTCTTCTTGTAATAATTCTGGAATATTTGCTCCAATTCTTGCTGTAAAAATATCTTTTCGTATTTGTGGAATAAGTATTTCCGTTTCCTTATCTTGTTTTGATTTTTTTGATTTTTTATCTTCTTTTTGTTTTGGTTTCTCTTTCTCTGGTTTTGATATTTTTTCTTCTAGTGGAGCTTTTCTAAGTTTTTCTATCATATCTCTTGTAGCAAAAGTATAAATTAATGGCTCATTTAAACGTTCCACATTTAAAACTGAATCTTCATCTATATAATCTACCATATTACTTGACGGAATTTCATAAACTCCTACTTGTAATACTTTATTATTATGCTTAACTAAGTAAATCGGAAAGAACGTTACATCCTTATCTGCAAATGTATTTTTTGGACTACCTATTGCTACAATTACCTCTAAATCTTTTATTTCAATCTGATAAAGATTAGCTTCTTTACTTAAATCTGCAGGATCTACCCTTTTCAGTTCAGGATAGTTTATTGTATTGTCTAATTTAGATATAACCATTTGTATATAAATTAGTTAGATTTAATATTTATAAGTTTACAATAATTCAATCTTTATAAATTAAAAAATTATAAATTTTTTCATTTTTGGGTCATGTAGTAGTTCAATTATATATGCCCACATTCTATTTCTTTTTTTAACTATTTCATAATTCTCAGGCAAACTTTCAAAATAAACAATAGTAGAAATTATATCTGGTTTTTTACATTTTGATGTTCTTATATCTTTATCTAACCCATAGTAATTACATATTTTAAGTAAATCTTTTACCGTATATTCTTGGTCATAAAAAATTTCATCATTACCATAATTAGCTTTATGTACAAAATATTTCAGATCAACTTCATCACTATATATATCATCCATAAAACATGATTGGTTAAACTCATTGTTTTCTATTTCCATCTCCATCTCCATCTCCATCTCCACATTTAATTCATTCATCATTTTCTGGATTTCTTCTTCATTATTTTTATCATAATCTGTTTCTTTTTCTTCTAAAAAAAAAGTAATATTATCATCATTATTTAAATTAATCATCTAATTATCTAATTATATTATTAATTTTATTTTTAAATTATTTTAAATTACATATCTACAAGGTCCATATATTTGAAAATTGTCTTATTTGATAAGCTTTGATAATCCTTTGCCTTCTTTTGTGCCAAACTTCTTATAGTTTCTAAAATTGACTGTTCGCATACATAATAATCTTCAGGTTCACTAGCTTCTTCTTCCACTTCCTCAATCATTTCCTTTCTAAACAAAATTGCCACAATTTCTGTTAATTCATCTACTTCATTTTTCTTATCAGTTCTTAAATTAATATAGGACATAATTTCTGTCAAAATATCCTTTAAAATTTTTACTAATCCATCCTTAGGAATTAACCCATTTAATGCTAAATTAAGATAGAATGTAGTGATTGCTCTACGTCTTTCATTCTTCTTATTCATCTCACAAAATCCGTTATAATCTTTTTCTGAATCAATATACTCAATGTCCTTATATTGAGACATAATATTGGAATAGTTTTCCTTGAAAATATCATTCAACCAACTATACTTTGTTACCAATTCCGCAAATAAATCAGCAAATATTTTTGAATAAAACTTATTTGTTGAACATATATCATATATCATTGAACCTATCTTTAATAAATCATCCTTCTCAAGAGAAGATGAACACACTAAATTAATCTTGTTAATTATCTTTTCTCTCATTTCAAAGAATGTCTTATCTGTAAGCTTATTGAGATATAACCGAATTTCGTTGATATCGCCATCAATTCCAGATTTTTGTTCAATTTTGGTTGTTTGGAACGTTCTGATAGTTTCCCATTCATCTGCACTTACTTCCATAGCCTTATTACCACGCTTCTTCTTATTGATTTTATTTGGACCAGATGATGACATCAAATCAGTTTTATTCTCTGTATTTAGTGGAGACGTTTTTGTAAATATATTAGAATTAATACCAGTTGTACCTACTTGTGCGCATAAATAATTAATAATATCATATGTATCATCAGGGATTACAAATTGAAATCCACTATAAGAGATATCAGTAATTTGTTTAAGATTATACTTCAAAGTAGCCGCCATTGTATCTGTATACTATACTTATATAGTCTATTTTTATATCAATTTTTTTTTTAAATATAATATATAGTTTAAATACACTTAAAACCAACGCATATAATATAATATAATGTCAGTTGAATTAAACACCAATTCTATTAATAACCAGGACAATAGCGACTTGGAACAAGAAAACGCCGTTAAAATTTTTAATTCATGGGATGAATTAGAATTAGATAATGATTTATTAAGGGGAATTTATTCTTATGGGTTTGAAAAGCCCAGTTCTATTCAAAGTAAAGCTATTTTTCCTATCTTACAAGGTTCTGATTTAATTGCTCAAGCACAATCAGGCACAGGCAAAACTGGGTCATTTTCAATTGGAGCTTTATCAAAGGTTGTTATTTCTGATAATTCAAATCAAATCCTTATTATGGCACCAACTCATGAATTAGCACATCAAATTGCATCAGTTATTAATGGCTTATCTTCTATGATGAATGGAATTCGTATTAAAACTCTTGTCGGAGGCTCATCTATTGATGATGATGCCGAAGAAATGCGCAAAAATCCTCCTCATATTGTTGTTGGTTGTCCAGGAAGAATATATGATATGATTAGAAGACGTCATATTAATGCTAATAAACTAAAACTTGTTATTCTAGATGAAGCCGATGAAATGTTATCATCCGGATTTAAAGAACAAGTTTATAATGTATTTAAATATTTAAATAAAAATGTTCAGATAGCATTATTTAGCGCAACATTACCTAATAACATCTTTCAAATTACAAATAAATTTATGAGTAATCCTGTTAAAATTTGTGTCAAGGCAGAAAGTCTTACTTTAGAAGGTATTAAACAATATTTTATTGGCGTAAATGATGATAGAGAAAAATATCTTACTATTAAAGATTTATATCAACATATATCTGTATCCCAGTGTATTATTTATGCTAATAGTGTTAAGAGAGTAATTGATTTATATGAAGCTATGAAGGAAGATAGTTTTCCAGTATGTTGTCTACATAGCAGCATGGATAAGTTTGAAAGAGAGAAGGTATTTAAAGACTTTAGGTCCGGGCTTTCTCGTGTTCTAATTTCGTCAAATGTTACATCAAGAGGCATTGATATTCAACAAGTCGCTATTGTTATTAATTTTGATGTTCCAAAAGATATTCACAATTACCTTCATCGTATTGGAAGATCTGGACGATGGGGAAGAAAGGGAACAGCCATTAATTTTATTACTAGAAGAGATGTCCCCAAAATAAAGGAAATAGAACAATATTATAATACTCAGATTGAAGAACTACCACTTGAATTTAATATCTAAAAAATATTTAAAAATATAATTTAAAAAAAAAACATCATAATCAGTAACAAATGGATAAAAAAAATTCTATAAAAATCATATCATTATACACGTTATTTGAAAATAATGAGATGTTAATATTTTCAATATTATATCACATTTTTATATTAATCTTTAACTATTATTCAAGTAATCAACTAATATGTTTACAAAATACCTTTAAAGATTTTGAAAAATGTTTTAATTTAATTCAATATAATATTCAAATTTGCCAAACTATTACCTTTTTTACATTATTCTTTCTTATCTATTTTTCAGACAAGATTTTAATAAAAAATATTAAAAAAGATAATCGTCAGATTCTTATTATGTCTTTTAGTTATGTAAGTAAAATGACCATTTTTATTTATCAAAACTCTATTTTTTCTGAACTCAATTTATGTTTTAATAATAATTCAAAACCAAATTTTGGACCATTTTATGATATTATTGAAATATCATATTTAATAAGAATTGTTGTGTTTCTTGTATTATTATGTTTATTCATAGCAATTCCTATAATCATAACATGTGATGTTAGTTGTAAAAAATTTATTAAATGGTCAAAAACATATAAAATTAAATTTATAGAGAAAAATATTAATAATGGTTCAGAAGATGTTTAAGAATACTATATAAAATATTAAATTCGTAAAATAAAATTATAAATTTTATTTTATTTTATTTAATGACAGTTACAGAAAAAGAATTTAGATCAGAAAATATAAATAATATATTTAAAATACCAATTTGTTACAATGAAAAAGTTCAAAAACTTAATGAAAACATTGTAACAGATCTTGAATTAGTTGAAAGTATTGATAAAGAAGAATCTCCTATTTATGATAATGTTTTTAAACCATCTAATAAATCATCATCACAAGTTATCAAACAAATCGCACAACATTATACTACTGATATTGATTATTTAAAAGAAACACAAAACTTAACAAACGACATAAATTCAGAACAATTAAATACTATTTATAATAAGCACAATGTTAGTGATTTTGAAATTAATGATACTGTTAGTTTATGGGAAGAAATTAAAGGTGACACAGGGTTTTGTGAAAAATATTTATATATTGATTGGGCCTTTGCTAAAAATTTAAATAAGAATCCTCAGTTTTTACAGTTAATGAGTTTGTATAATATAGCTTCTCCGATATTATCACTATGTTTACCTATTTTTGTTCTTATTATTCCTTTTATAATAATCAAATTAAAAGGAATTGAACTTAATGGTACACAATATATTGAAATTCTTAAGAAACTTATAGCAAATCACGCTATATTTAAGATATTTACACAATTTCATGAAGTTGACAATGGACAAAAAATGTATCTAGTACTATCATCCGCATTTTATTTATTTTCATTCTATCAAAATATACTCGTATGCGTTCGTTTTTACTCAAATATGCAAAAGATTCATACTTATTTATTTAAATTTAAGAAATATTTAGCATATACATTGGATATAATGGATTATTACTATATTAAGACTAATCAACTAACAACTTATACCAAATTCACTAATGAAGTTCAAGAAAAAAGACGTGCATTACTCTATTTATATAATGATCTTTGTAAAATCACACCTTTTTCTTTTTCATTCTCGAAAATTACTGAAATAGGACATATAATGTATAACTTCTATGAAATTTATGATAATTTAGAATATCAGAATGCTATGTTATATTCATTTGGATTTAATGGATACTTTAATATGCTTTCCCATATTGGAACTCTTGCTAATTCTAAACTCGTTAAAACATCATTTACCAAAAAGGGCAGACCATCTTTTAAGAAAATGTATTATCCAAAATTCATTAATAATGAAACTTCAACAATTATTAAAAATGACTGTAATTTAAATAAAAATATGATTATTACTGGTCCTAATGCATCTGGTAAAACTACTACACTTAAATCAGCATTAATAAATATTCTTTTATCTCAGCAAATTGGGTTTGGATGTTTTGCCAGCTTAAAACTAACACCATATGATAACATACATTGTTATTTAAATATTCCAGATACATCAGGAAGAGATAGTTTATTTCAAGCAGAAGCAAGAAGATGTAAAGAGATTATAGATTGTATTGATGAAGAAAATTCAAAAGAACTAACACATTTTTGTATTTTTGATGAATTATATTCTGGAACAAATCCTGAAGAAGCTGTTATTAGTGCTAATGCTTTTATGGATTATATTATCAAAAATAAAAATGTTACATGTATTTTAACTACACATTATGTAAAATTATGTAAGAAGCTATCAAAAAATAAAATGATAAAGAATTTCAACATGAAAACTGTTAAAAAAAACGACAATTTTGAATATACATATCAATTAGAAAAAGGAATATCAACCATAAAAGGAGGATTAAAAGTTTTACATGATATGAATTATCCTAAAGAAATTTTGGATTTAGCAAATAAAATAAATTAATTCGTTTTAAAAATAATTAAAATATATTACTCATTTTTAAGAATGGCAATTTCGGATTTATTTAGTACATCATTTTTATTTAGCATTGCAATTATTATTATATTAATAGGTGGAATATTTGCGTATGTTAGTTATAGAATGTCAGAGCAAGATCATAAACTAACAACAATGGTTAACTTAGTTTCAATTTTAGCACACGACTTACAAATCGTTAAAAGCAAAATATCATCAGAAGAAGAGAAGAGTAATATACATTATTCATCTCAAATGATGGGAGGTCAAGACCAAGACCTTATTAGCGTTTCTGATGATGGAGACGAAACCGATGAGGAAGAAGACATTGATGATAATACAACTGTTGACAACACAACTGATGAAGAACCATCTTATTCTTCTGACCAGGAAGATGAACATGACGATGATCATGACGATGAACATGATGATGAACATGGCAATGAAGATAAAGAGTTATTTCAACAACATATCAAATTACTTAATTTAACTTTAGCCAATGAGGACATCGTCAACGATTCTCCAATTGAAGAACTCAACAGTAATTTGGAAAATTCAGCTACTCCAAATAATGAAGATATCAAGACAATTCATCTTGAAACACCAATTAATTTTGAAGAGTCTGAAATTACAATTCCTTTAGAATCTAATCAAAATAATACTGCCTTTTTAGGAGAAGATATTAGTTTTTTAACCAATGATAGCTTCACTTTAAAAAACGTCACAATTAATGATTTAGGAGAAGCTGAAGATTTACACGCATCTAAATCAGAATATAAAAAAATGTCACTTACCAAACTTAGAGAAGTTGCTATTAGTAAAGGAGTTGTATCAGATGCTTCAAAATTAAAGAAAAACGAAATTCTTAAAATGCTTGGTGACGAGTAAATTATTTTATCTAACTTTAGTATAATATGAATAATAATTATTATACTATAGAACCAACACAAGAATTACAAGGCACCTCATATAGCTTATGGCAACCAGAAAGTTCAACTAATCGTAAAATTCAAGTTGATACCGGGATAAATTCTAACTGGAAATATAGACAATACATGCAAAAAAATGCTAATGAAATTATGAAATACAATACAATGCAATCAATTAATACTTCTGGAAATAACCCATACACACTTTTAAACACTAGCCCATCTGGAAATACTCCTTACTTATATAATTCTATTCATGATACAAGTACTCCACTATATGGCTTTAGAAATTCTGATCTTAAACAAGACTATATGACTAAGGTACAAATCAAATCACGTATGGTTGCTCCTAGTATTCCAACCAATTTTTAAGGAAGTAAAACATTTAAAAAAAGAATATAATACTAACTTTTAATAATTTAATATTATAGATGAAAATATTAAGCATTGATGTTGGCATAAAAAATTTATCTTTCTGTTTATTTGAGTTACAATCACTTTCTATAGAGCAAAAATCTAATTATCTCAAGGTTATTAAATGGGATAATATTGATTTAAGTGAAAAAACAGAATCAAGATGTGTTGAAGTTGATAAAAATGGATTATGTGATAAACCTGCTAAATTTTCAAAAGATGGTAAATGTTATTGTCTAAAACATTCAAAAAAACATAATTATTTACAACCTTCAGCTGAACTTAAACAATCATATTTAAATAAACAAAAACTACAATCTTTGATTGATATTGCCGACAAATATAAACTGTCATATGAAAAGCCAGCAAAAAAAGCAAATATTTTAGGAATTATAAATGAATTTATTAATAATAATTGTTATGCTGTAATTACAAAAACAAATGCTACTAAAATTGATTTAGTTACTATTGGAAGAAATATTCAATATAAATTTGATGAAATTCTTGCTGAACATCTATCTAGTATTGATATTATCATTATTGAAAATCAAATAGGTCCTATTGCTAATAAAATGAAAACTGTCCAAGGAATGATTTCACAATACTTTATTATGCGAAACAATAATATTCATATTGAATTTATTAGTGCTTGTAATAAATTAAAAGATTTTTTACCGGATGAGAAAATAGATTATAAGCAACGTAAAAAATTAGGAATTCAAACTTGTCTAGGAATAGTTAGTAATGACTTTAGATTTAAAGAATGGGATACATTTGTAAATAAACATACTAAAAAAGATGATTTATCAGATTGTTTTTTACAGGGCTTATGGTTTATTAAGAATAAACTTTAATTTATTGTTAAATATATTTAATTTAATTTTACAATATATATTTTTCAATTCGTAATACTTAGAATTAAATGTTCTAATTAATACATAATGGATAACGATATTATTGATATTTCGATGGATTTTGATAATTGGAACAAGAAAACTAATTTTGGAGGAGGAATTGAACTTCTTATGAATGATAAAAAATCAGAATCTAATGGACCAACAAGTGATATAGATATAGAGGATTTAAATAATTTAGAAAATGAACTCAATGATTTAGCTGCTGAAACTTCTGCTCCTATGACACATAATTTTGAATCTGGGTTATTTGGTGTTAGATCTAATTTGGATGATAAACCGTCTGTTTCTTTTAATGAAGAACCATCTATTCGTATTTTAGGTTCAGACCGTGATGAATATAACACACATTTAGGCTCTTCTACCGCTAATACTTCTTCTGATTCTAAAACATGGGATGGATACGGCAAGTTTAATAATGTTCCAGTCAATCCTGATTCTAGAATGTCATCTGAACCAAAATTATCTAAAGACGAAATGTTAAGAGAAAAATTTAAGTATTTAAGAAAACTTGAAGCTCTTGAAAAGAAAGGAGTTGAACTAACCAAAAAATATAATATGGAATCAAATTTACAAGAAATGATGGGGGAATATGAGATGATTATGGAAGAGAAAACCAAGCAAAATTCGGTTAAATTTCAAGGAAACATGATGATGGCGATTATCAATGGCATTGAATTCTTAAATAATCGGTTTGACCCATTTGATGTTAAACTTGATGGTTGGGGTGAACAAATTAATGAAAATATTAATGACTACGATGAAATTTTTGGAGAACTATATGAAAAATACAAGTCTAAAGCATCTCTTTCCCCAGAACTTAAATTATTATTTCAATTAGGAGGAAGTGCTATGATGGTTCATATGTCTAATACTATGTTTAAATCAGCAATGCCTGGGATGGATGATATTTTGAGACAAAATCCTGATTTAATGCGTCAATTCCAAACTGCTGCCGTAAATTCTATGGCTGGTTCTAATCCTGGATTTTCCGGATTTATGGGCGGATTAATGGGAGGAGAACCACAAGTTCCTCAAGGACGAGGACCACCGCCTCCTATGCCAACTCAAGGTCTTAATGGAGTACAACCTCCACCAAATAGAGCTGGAAATAATATCGGTGGAATGAATATGGGACGCGCTGATGTATCTATGGCACGTGGGTCATTTACACCAAGCAATTCATTAAATGATGATGGAATCAGTATTAAAGAAAAAAATAATCAATGGAATTTAAACGGCTTACAAGCTCCACCACAACCAGCACAAAAAAGTGCTAGACGTCCAGATATGAGAGGACCTAGCGATATATCAGACATTTTATCTGGCTTAAAAACTAAAACTATAGACATCGCGCCATCTGTACAATACAAGAACGATATTGTTATTGAAGAACTGAATAATAGCAGCACTATCAGTATTGAGGATTTAAAGAGTCTTCAGGCTGAAGGAAATGTACCTAAACGCAGTCGTAGAAAACCTAAATCAGACAAAAATACAGTTAGCTTAGATATATAAATATCTCGTTATTATAAAAAATAACTAAAATTATTATTTATAATATGATATCCGGTAAATGTTGTATTTGCGGAACTGTTAAAAATTGCGGACCTTATTTAGAAAAAGTATTTAAAAATATTGAGACTATCGGACAAATTTTTGATGAATACAAGATAATTATATCCTATGATAATTCAACTGATAATTCTTTACAAATCTTACAAAAATATAAATCAGAACATTCTGATAACTTTATATTACACATTGAAACAGAACATCAGACACCATACCGAACACATAATATTGCTCGCGCTCGTAATAAATGTTTAGATATTATTCGTAATAATTTTAAGGATTACGAATATTTTATTATGATTGATTGTGATGATGTCTGTTCTGAATCTGTTAAACTTGAATACATTTTATATTATTTAACCATAAATACAGAATGGGACTCACTTTCATTTAATAAACAACCATATTACGATACTTGGGCTTTATCTAAATATCCATATGTTTTTAGTAATATGCATTTTAAAAATCCAGAAGGTTATGGAACATTCATTGAAAACATTATTAGGGAAACACCTACAAAAACATTAATTCCATGTTTATCTGCTTTTAATGGATTTGCAATTTATAGAACTAACAAATTCATTAATTATTTTTATGACCCTAAACCACGTTTAGATTTAATTCCAAAACACTTAATTAAAAAAAACATACAACTATGTGGACCTATATTTTTAAAAGGAAAAGCTTCTATCGTTGATTGTGAACACCGCAGTTTTCATTTAATGGCTATTAATAATGGAGCTCGTATTAGAATAGCTCCTGAAGTTATTTTTTAGTATATCTATTTATACCTATTGTAACCACATCCAAATGAATGTTGACCTTTCCAATACATATTTTGTAGTTTCCAATTTAATATGTATTTATCCAAAAATGTTGGAACCCATTTACACATAGGAATCATTGTATGTCTTACTTCTATTTTTTTTTCAGTCTCTCTATGTTCGTTCCATCCATAGTCAGCATTTTCAAAAGAGCTATAACGATAACAATTAAATCCTTTTATTGGTAAATAAGTTCTAGGTTTTCTAAAATCTGTATCTTCATAACATAAATAAACTCTATCATACCATTTATTGTTATCATTATAATCAAGAGAACGTTTATTTGATTGTTCAGTCATTTTATCACAAGTTATATCTTCAGTATTCATTATGCTATGTTTATAGGTTTATTGATAACTTTAAGCAATTTCAATTTTATATTTGTGTAATATATGAAAAGAATAATAATAGGAGAAGGTTCATATGGATGTGTACATAAACCAAGTATTCACTGTCAAACTCCGCCAAATCCTGGTTTTGATTATAAAAAATATGTTTCTAAAATCATGAAAACCAAAAATGCGGAACAAGAATTATCCGAATTTGTTACAATAGGAAAATTAGACCCAACTGATGAATATCATTTAGGAGCTCCAATTTTATGTAAACCAAATTTAGATGAAGCACATGTTAAAGATGATATTAAAAGATGTAAACACATTAAAATTGATGATATTGAGGCTAATCCTGATAAATATAGTTTGTTAGTTCTTAAATTTGGAGGTCCTGATTTAAAAGCCTTATGTAATAAATATCTTGTTAAATATTTAGAAAAAGATACTGAAATACGAGCAAATAAATTTTGGCTTGAAGTTCATCATCTTATTAAAGGTCTTAAATTTTTCAAAGATAATGGCATAATTCATAATGATATTAAACCACAAAATATTTTATTTGACACCACAAATGGCAAAATGAAATATATTGATTTTGGTCTTATGAGAACAAAAGAGAATATTATTCAATCATCTAAAAAAAGTAATAATTTTTTGGGTATTTATCACTGGTCATATCCTTTTGATTGTGGCTTTATGAATAAAGAACAATATTTCAACTATAAAAATGCTAATAGTGTTACAAGAACACAACGGAAAAATTCACTTAGCGAATTAATAGTTACTGATTCAAAATCTAATCAATTCAATTTACCTATTACTAATCCAAGTGCATTTAGTATTTTGTTTACATACATTAATCCAGACAATGTTGTTCCAAACGCTGCAACTCAATATGGGTATATTAATTCATTTTTTGATGGATTTAATGATATGATTTCCCGTAACAAGTATGAAACTGTTTTAAACTATATTGCCGATTCTATAGATGTTTTTAGTCTAGGATTTACATTACAATTCATGGCTAATTGTTTTAAACGGTTGAATGTATTATCATTGGAAGATTTTACACGATTATCTGCTTTTTTCCACAAGATGTATGATTTTAATCCAGTAAATCGTGTGATTGATATTGATACATTACTCAATGAATATGAAAACGTTTTACTAGAAATTGGAGTGTTGACACGTTTAGGCAAAAGTTTTAAAAATAATATTCTTGTGAATAAACCTCCTGCCCCGCCAGTAATTATAGTAGAATCTAAGAGTGACGAAAAATCCCCTCCAAAACATTTATCTGCTGCTTTACAAGAATTAGCAAATAATGAACCTATTATAATAGATGTAAAGTGTAAAGAAGGAAAAGAATGGAATCCTATAACAAAAAGGTGTGTTAACAAATGTCCTATTGGTTATGAAAGAAATGATAAGTTTAAGTGTAGAAAAACAAAAAAAATTAAATCAGTAAGAAGTAAATCCGTCAAAATATGTCCAGATAATAAAGAATTAAATCCTAAAACTAATAGATGTGTTAAAAAATGCCCTATTGGTTATGAAAGAAATGAGAAATTTGAGTGTAAAAAAACAAAAAAAATTAAATCAATAAAAAGCAAATCCGTCAAAACATGTCCAGATAATAAAGAATTAAATCCTAAAACTAATAGATGTGTTAACAAATGTCCTATTGGTTATTTGAGAAATGAAAAATTTGAGTGTAGAAAAAAGGTTAAAACAATTAAACATCCATTAATGAGTAACTCAGATTCAAAGACTTAGAGGCATAGGACTTGATTACATGGTATAATTAATTATTTTACAACATTCTCCCTGTAAATCAAAAATATAATTAGTTTGGTCTTTAATAGCCATAGAATCATTATCATATTTTATAATTTCTCTTTTACTTAAATAATGAATTTTATTATTTGGATTATATGTATGTTCAAATGCTAATCCTTTTTTATCAATATTATCATAAAATCTAAAATAAAACATCCAACGATTTGGTCCAAACCATATTGGTAATTTTCGTTTTTTAATAATACTATATCTTTTATCGTTTTTTTGAATTCTATTTAAATATTTACCATTTCTATATACAACTACATCGGTGTAATTTATAATAATATTTATTATTTCAATTGGAAGTTGACTAAAATCTGCCATATACAATAATATTAACTTCCTTTAAAGCAAAAACTATTATAAAATAAAATAATATATTATTATAATGACAAGTAAATATGAAAATGGTTTATTTATTTTTAGAAGAGATTTTAGAGTAATAGATAATGTTGGTCTTAATTTAGCTAACAGTATTTGTAAAAGAATATATCCTATATTTATTTTTACACCCGAACAAGTTACTGGTGCTAATAAATTTAAATCTGATAATGCCGTACAATTTATGATTGAATCTCTAGAAGACTTATCATCACAGATAAGTAAAATGGGTGGTCATTTGATGTGTTTTTACGGACATAATAATACAATTGTCTCTTATTTAATTAAACAATTAGATATAAATGTAGTATGTTTTAATGCTGATTACAGTCCATATGCTATTGAACGAGAGATGGGTATAATTCAAATATGTGATAGAATGAATATTCCTGTAGAATATGGTCATGACTATTATTTACATCCTCCAGGAACAATAGTAAATGGTACAGGCAATCCATATCAAAAATTTACTCCATTTTATCAAGCTTCTATCAGAAAAAAGGTTGATTCACCTGCTGGTTTAAGAAAAATTCACTTTTCTTCTACTTCAAAACATTTACAAAATACTATTTTATTAGATAACGCTATGAAGCGTTTTACTAAATTAAATCCAGATATATTGGTTCATGGAGGTAGGTCTAATGCAATAAGTCAAATGAGAACAGCATCTAAAAATATTAAAAACTATCCAAGAACTCATAATGATTTAACTCATTCAACATCAGAATTAAGTGCATATATTAAATTTGGATGTGTGTCAATTAGAGAAGTTTACAAAACATTTAGAACAAAACATGATTTTATTAGACAATTATTTTGGAGAGATTTCTATGCTAATATTTTATATTCATTTCCACATGTTTTAGGTTCAGCTATGAAGCCTAATTATAATAAAGTTCGCTGGCATCATAATTCTAATTGGTTTAAAAAATGGTGTGATGGTGAAACTGGATATCCTGTTGTTGACGCAGGAATGAGGCAAATGAACCAAACTGGATACATGCACAATCGTGCGCGTTTAATAGTATCAAGTTTTCTTGTCAAGACATTATTAATATCTTGGGAAGAAGGCGAAAAATATTTTGCAAAGAATTTAGTAGATTATGATCCTGCTAGTAACAACGGGAACTGGCAGTGGACTGCGGGTTCTGGTGCAGATTCACAGCCATATTTTAGAATTTTTAATCCTTGGGAACAAGGAAAAAACTATGACCCAAATGGTGAATATATAAAAAAATGGATTCCCGAGTTGAAAGATGTTCCGACCAAGGATATTTTAAATTGGGAAGATACATATTCAGAATACAAGGATATAAAATATCCAAAACCAATAGTTGATTACAAAAAGCAAAAAGAAATAGCGTTAAAGATGTATTCATCTGTATTCCATTAAATCCCCTTTAAAATAATTTCATCACCTTTATAAATTTCCTGTTCTATAAAAAAATCTATAACAGCTTGTTTTTGGTCGCCAGTTAACCGAATTACTTCACCAAGTTTCTCATCTTTTAAAATATTTCCGCCACAATTAAGAGTTTTTTTTAAATAACGACAAATTTTTGTTGAATCCAAGTCTGGTGCAATATCTGATATGATAGTAAAACATTGTCTTCCGTTTCTTTGTTGAACATGAATAACAACCTTTTTAATATTTAATTGATTTTCAATTTCATCAAACATTTGTTGATAAATTATACTAACAAATGTTTAACTTGTTTTATTAATAACTACTTCCTTTGTAATATTTTTTGCGATTTTCTCATAATTTTTCTCTGATTCTTCCTTTGATGATCCGGACATAGAGTTTAATATTATGTGCATATATTTATCATTATCTTTTGACTCTGGGTCACAATAATTTGGGTGTACTTTTTGCCATTCAGTTATTTGCTTTATATTTTTATTAGCAACTTGTTTAATTGCTTTCATAAGAGATGTTTTATTATCATCGTCTTTTGTCCATTGATTAGAATCTTTTATATATATTGTTTCTCTTTTTGAATCACTACAATGAATAGGTCTTTCTGTGTAATCAATTTCATTTAGATTTTTAATAAATACTTTACTAATTCCTTCAGCATAACCTAGTTTTCCAGTGTCTTCTAGTTCTGATAATGATACTTGAATTTGATTTACAAAATCTGTCATGTTAATTGCATCTTTACACGTCTCATTGAGAAAAACTTGTAAGTTAAACATCTTATTATTGTTACCACAATTGGTGTTAGTTGTGTTATAAGAACCAGCCTTTTGAGCTAGTTCTATAATTGTTTTATTTTGGTCAATAAGAGTTTGTTGTAGTTCCTTGTTCTGTTCTATAAGTTTCAGAACTAATTCTGGTGTCAGTTGAGTATTAGAATCAATATTTATTACATCAAAATCACATTTTTGTTTATGTTTCCAAAGTCCACTCCTTTCTTTGTAAGTTTTTCCACAATGACAACTAAAAATCTGTTTTTTGGTGTGGTTGACACTATTTTCAACATTGTTGAAATTGTGCGATTTATGTTTTTTTGTCAAAATATGCTGTTTCCAATGTTGACGCATAGAGCATTTATAGTCACAAGTTTCACAATAAAAAGTGGTAATTTCATTTTCACTATTTTCACTAAAATTTGTTTCCATCACTATATTATTTGTCAACAAAAAATAGTGTCTAAGTTTTTTTTCATAAAATATACAAAAAATTATCGTAACAAAAGTTGCGTTATTTTTTCTGTGATTGTGACGATAATGCTCAGAAACGTCGTCTTCGAGGCCCTTTTTCAAAACTATTTTCGGATTTTCAATTTTGGACATTTTTTTTTGTCCATTTTCGAAAACCTAATTTACTTTTTGAAAATTTTTTGTGATTGAAATTTTCGGCAATATTTTAATTCTATTTTTATTACCATAAATGCTCTCAAAAGTAATCTCATGTATGTTATGCAAATTATATTAACTTTACACTTGGCAATATAATTAATAAATGTTATTGTTCATATTCAAAAATAAACGAATGACTTATTACTATTTTTAAAAATAATAGAAAATATGTTATATTAAACATTTCTTTAATATAATATTTATTTAATACCTTTAATTCTATATTTAATATATAAAAAATTGAAAGTAATTAAATATAACATATAATAATTAACTATGAATATTGTTGATTGTCTAAAAGAAATGCCATCAAATCCCACATTTATCTTTATTGACGGTAGCTATTTTTGTTTCTATCGTTATCATTCTTTATTAACTTGGTGGAAAAATGCATATCCTGAAGAGATAGATGTTTTACAAGATCCTTATCAAAATCAAAAATTTGTTGAGAAATTCAAAAAAACATTTGTTGATAATATTGAAAAAATCCCAAAAAGTCTTAAAATAGACAAGTCTATTAATCCAATAATGATTGTTGGTAAAGATTGTAAGCGAGAGAATATTTGGAGAAACCAATATTTCCCAAATTATAAAGCAAATCGTTCAAACGGTCCTGAAGATGGCTTCATGGGTGGTCCATTCTTTAAAATGGCTTATGAAGAACAACTATTTATCCAAGGAGGTGCGCGTTCTATTTTAAAACATCCTAAATTAGAAGCTGATGACTGTATTGCTATTACTGTAAAACATTTATTAAAAACATATCCAACATGTAATATTTATATTATTACCTCTGACAAGGATTACTTACAATTGGCAGAAGAGAGAGTCCAATTATATAATCTTACCTTCAAAAAACTAACAGAACAAAAGTCTTGTACAGGAGATTCAAGTTGTGACCTATTCTGTAAAATTTTAACAGGAGACACTAGCGATAATATCCCATCTGTTTTCCCAAAATGTGGACCAAAAACAGCTATCAAGTATTTTGAAAATAGAGAACTATTAGATAAAAAATTAAACGAATCAGACACATATAGAACAGCATATGAACTTAACAAAAAAATTATTGATTTTAACAATATACCGGAAGAATTAGTTGAAGAGTTTATGGGCAGTAAAATTTAACGTCTTCTACGTCCATATCTTGTAAATCTATGTAAAGCATTTGTATTTATTTTTATCATTGAATTATTTTTAATTAAAGGAACTATATGTCTTATTGTTTTATTATATATTTCTTGTTTTTGAATTGTATTGTTAGTTACATTATTCAAGAAAGAGTAATTTTTTTGTGTTCGTAAATGTAATTTACCTATTATTGGATTAAACCTATGAACTTCATAAAGACGTCTAGTTCTATTGTATTGTAAACGTTCATAATTATTAAAATTAGCATATTTATTGTAGTTATCATTTGCGTATTTATTTATTTTTAATATAATTTTAATTTTTTGTTCTGGAGAATAATTGTTAGTATATAGTTTTGCTATTATATTTCTTGGATCCAATGTTTCTACTTTCATTCCATTAACTAACATGCCCATATGTTTCTCCATTAAAACATTGTATAAATATTCTCCATTATATTTCTTTAAATATACACCTTTTTTCCATCCTACAAATTTCTTTGCTGGAATTAATTTTTTATTATAGATTATTCCATGATTTAAACTAACAAGAGTTCTTTGATTTGGAACATTATAGCCTAATGAATGTCTTTCAAAGCATACTATTTTATCATGATTTGTTATTGTTTTTGTGATTGCTACAATAGTTCTATTTCTAATAGTATTTACTTCGGGGTCAATTTGTTCAATTGGAGTATAACCTTGATCAGTTAAAATTGGAGTACCGGCTGGAAAACAAATTGGAGCAATAGGAATTGGTGTTGGAGGAGTAGGAGGAGGAAAAGGTGGAAACCCAAAATATCTCGCTAAAATAAAATAAGAATAAGATGATACATCACCAAAATCACCGCCATATCCACCAACTAATATTTGTCCATTACTTTGAATCGCAACTGATTTTCCATATTCAACAGTAGGAGATGACATTACATCATCTATAATATAACCATTACCAGCTGTTCCAAAAGTTCCATCTAACGAACCATTAGTTAAATAACGAGCTAAAAGAAAACTTTCTATATTTCCAGTTGCTATATCTTTATAAAATCCACATACAACTATTTTACCATCAGATTGTAATGCAATAGAATTACAGCCCATATTATATGTTAAAGGGTCTAAATTTGATATGACAGGGGTACCAGCATTAAATGTGGGGTCAAGAACTCCATTTATATCATATCTAACTAATCCAATGTACTGTGTTGAATTAATAGTATCAGAAAGTGTTCCTCCAACAACAATAAAATCATTTGTTTGTATTTTAACAGTAGTAGAATCAGCAGTATATCCTGTAAAATTTAGAGTAACATAGCCTGCACCACTTCCAAATGTTCCATCAAGACTACCATTTGTAATATAACGTAATGTTAAATAATTCATAGTTCCCATTGAACTATATTCTCCTGTTAAAACTAGTCTACTACTTGAATCAATATCTATTCCAAATGCTATGCTATTTATGAGTGGTCCTAAGCTTGTAAAAACCTTTCCTCCGGTTCCAAAAGTTCCATCTAGTGTACCTGTTGTATCATATCGTGTCATTGCAATATTAATTTTAGTTCCATTTGTAGTTGAACCAGACAAAACAATATAACCGTCAGATGGTTGTATTATTAAAGCATTTCCATAAGATTTTCTAAAACTAGCGCCAAATGATGTAAAATCTGTTGTTACTAAACCTCCTGAGCCAAATGTTCCATCTAATGATCCATCTGTATTATAACGTGCTAAAGCAAAATAGGTATCAAAAAGACCTTGATTTGAGTATCCACCTAAAACAATTTTACCATCAGATTGTAGGGCAATTGATTGACCGAAATCTTGTGAACCAGAAGCAAATTGTGTTGTAACCAAACCTCCTATTCCAAAAGTTCCATCTAATGAGCCATTTGTATTATATCTTGCTAAAGCAAAAAAAGTATATCCAGTAGTGTTATCAGTAACATGACCACCCATAATAATTTTGCCATCAGTCTGTATGACAATACTATTTCCTCGATTATCAGGATTAGCAGGAGATAATCCAAAATCTGTAGTAATATATCCATTTGGTGGATTAAATGATATTGTGTCCAAATTAGTTGTCATTAATATATATTATAAATATATAAATAAACCATATAAATTTATAATATTATTTATAACTAATATAAATATGCTAAGTATAATGAATAGCACAACCTCTATTTCAGATGATAATAATACTAATTTACATTTATTTGTATTAGAACCACTTTCTGTTATAATAAAACTAACAATTATAAGCAATAAACCGGTTGGAACTAAAATAAGAATTGATAATAACATTATTTATTTACAAGAACCAGGTCCATTTCAAGCATTGTGTCGTTATGTTTTAAAAAGTAATAAAACAGATATACAATACTTATATAATCCAATTGAAATCGCATGTAACATGTATTTGACAAAAACGGTTATTCAACAAAATCCAAAAATAAAAGATTTGTTTATATGTGCGCAAAATGGTATACTTAAGTTGATTGAGACATACAAAAGTTGCTCTGTTATGAGAATATGTCTAAATTATTATTTGAGTATAATATCAAATCATTTAGATGAGAAACACAATGATTCATTATTTAGAAAAGATGGTATGTCTCCATTTTATACACCAGAGATTCTAGAAAAGTTATCAAAAATATGGACACAAGATAAAATAAAAATAATTCTAAATTTAACGACATTTTTATCAAGCGACGAAAGTGCCGAAACAAATGTTAAATCATTAGAGACTATAATTGATGGAATAGATAAACAAGCAATTCAATTATTATCTTAAATTATGTGTTTTATCGTATTTGTGTCATGTTAATTTCGGATGTACAAGTTGTAACCCAATTGGGCTATTTTTAAGAACAGTTGTAACCCAATTGGGCCATTTTAGACAAGACTACATAAAATATTTAAATTAAATTTAATATCTATAATTCACTAATAGGTAAATCATCTCTAATAAAGGTGGCTTCACCATTTCTATCCCAACTAACAACCATTGTAATTATTTCTACACCTACTTCTATAGCTTCTTTAAATGCGTTTCTATATTCAGTATCAATAACCGATGGCTGAAATCTATCAACATCTGTTCGTTGTATAACATAACACATAATACAACGAATATTTGCCTCTCTTTTAATTAATGTTAGTTCTCTAATATGTTTTAATGCTCTTGGACTAACCGGATCTGAACTTTTTTTCCTGTAACCATCTGGAAAATATGCTACCTTTGAATTAAAGTTTCTATCACTAAAATCCATTTTTGCTCTTTCTTTGGCAGTTATATCTTCATAATCGGCAAGTGGCACATTTTTTACTTCCATTATAAATGGAATACCATTTTGGTCTACGCCTGTAAAATCAAATCGGGAATCTATTTTATCTTTAACATAAATAGATGTTTCTCTTCTATATTTTCTAATATTTTGTAATTTTGTAAATAAATTTAACTTTAGAGCAGACTCGGTTAATGTTTCTGCCAATTTAGGATGTATTCCTATAATTTGTTCATTATCTTGATGTCTTAATACAGACAAATATACTGTATGAGAGCATTTCATATTGGCTTTATTTTTTGGTTTTGATTTAGATTCTGGACTAATAGAAATTAACACAGTAGCATTTACATCAGCAAGACCACAACATCCTAATGATGCTGTATGCGCTAAAACTTCTTCTTTATTACACGCAATATCGGCTACATATGGCGTTTTAATATACTTTGAAGGTCTTTTCAGAACTTGACCCTCAATAAGATTATCGATTTTCATTAATAATATTTGAGACATCTGTTATTTGATATTATAATACTTATTGTAAGTATTATAATTTATTCAATTTTTTAATATAAGCGCCCCCGGGCGTTATTTATTTTTTTAATTTACGAGTTTTATTGTTAACTTTTGTACCTTTCTTCTCACTTTTACTATTATTGTCCTTATTTTTTTCTAAACCGTAGGCATATGCTTGTGACATAGGCGCCGGCCTGTATTCAAAACCAAAAATATCAGCCCATGCTTCTCTAATCCTTTCAAAAGTGCTTTGACATTTTACAATACTTTTTTGTAACATATTTATTGACGTTCCTGGAAACAACTCTAATTCAATCGTTATATAAAATGATAGTTTTGATTTTTGGTCTTTTGCTTTATTTTGAGATACATTATAAGGAACTATTCCTTGTCTTAAGTAAGAAGGACCTAGATAACTCTGTTGTGGAATATAAATAACATTTTTAGGTATATTTGGATTTAATGGATATTCCAACGGATTATATTGAGGCACATATGAAGAATATTGTTCACTTGGCCTTAATGTAACCGCACCTCCTAAACTAGGCTCTTGTTGATTCAATAATTCTCTTAACATTTGTTTTCTTTGTTGTAATTCTTTAATTTCTTCTTTATATAATACTTGTTCTGCCTGTTGTTCTAAATTCTTATCTTTAATGGATTTTAAATTTTTATATATAGTTTTATATTTTTCTATTTTTTTATCAATATTTGAAATATCATCGCGAATATTCGTTGTTTCAATATGTTCTCTTCGTTTTTTTTCAAAATTTAATATATCATCTTGTATTTGGTTATCTACAAAACCCATTTTAGTAAGTTTATCTTTGTTTAAATATGGACAAGAATTGAATATTAAATATTTAATATATATTGGAATTTTATCGCTCGTAAAAATATAAGATAAATTTGTATCTCTTACCAATTTATAATTAAAAATTTCTTTATTATCTTTATTTACATCTATTTTTACTAACAGATACATAAAATCAGTGAAAATCGTTTCTGAATTATTACTATTTTCTTCACAATATATGTTAAAATTTTTTAAAAAATTATCAGAATAAACTTTTATTTTTTTTTTGTTTACATTTTTAATCTCAGAATAACCATTATATAGATTATATGATATTTCTTCATCATTTTCATCTTTATTAATTGATATTAATCTATGAGGACGACCTTTATATGATACCATATCATTCATATTAAAAGACAAATTATCTTTAACCATCAACATCTGAAAAATAATAAATTTTATTTTTAATGTTTGTTCTAAAATCATAATAACATTTTTGACATTATTTAAATCTAATATACTATCATCTTCGGTTTTAAAATCTGTTACCATTTGTTTTATTGTGTTAGTTGTAAATAATCTTTGACCATCTTTTTCTTCAGTATATGGATTTGTAGTCTCATTTTCTGTCAAATCTAATTGCCTATTTAAACCATCTGCTACAGCCGCATATATACTTTCAATATCATTTTTATTATTACTAAATACCATCCAATCCATATATGAATTTACCGATATATCTTCAATAATTCTATCATACCAAGCATCTTTTACTACTTTATTCATGTTATAAATTAAATCAGATGTTCCTTGAATATCATAGTTTTCTATTGTTTGGTCTAGCCAATAACTACTTTTAAAAGTATGCGGTGTTATACTAGAAATTTGTCTAGAAATTATATTGTTACATTCATTAATAAATCCTGTCTTACTAATATTAGGTGTTATTATTTTTGATATTTCTTCACATGAAGATACTAAATCCTCACGAGATTTAGCAATTGATTTAATTCTACCACGATAAATAATATTTGATTTAGTATTTATATTTTTTTTATTTTTAACAAATTCAGCATTATCTAAATTACTAATATCCCACAATAGAGAATCCGGAATATATGTTTTATTTCCTGATTTATTTGTTTTAATATGTTTAATTATAGTATCATAATATTGTTCTGACGACAATGAATATTCCAGATTTAATTGATTCACATTTTCTTCAGCAACATAAACTCTATTTTGTCTTAAACACATAATTTCAAGAAGATATATATATAATGTTATAGCATCATATGCCTTTACACTTGTTTTAATATACTCAATATATTGTTCCTCAAACTGTTTATCAGTTAAAATTTTAGGATTCATTGCATTTGTTCCATCATCTTTAACCAAAAACCATTTTAATTCTTTTGTTTGTTTATCAATTGTTGCTCTTATACCTTCAACTTTCATTTTTTTTAACATATCGTTTTGTTGTTCTAATGAATAATTATCATTTAATGTTTTCATTGAAACATCAGAAAGCGAAATTATATCATTAGTTTCTTTACTAATAAACCTAACAAATATTTCAATAGATTTAAATAAAAATGTCCATATATCAAATTGATTATACGAATAAGATAAGAACAACTTAAAGTTATAAATATCATATTGTTCAATCTCAATCAATAATACATTTGGCTGATTTATATAAATGCTTGCTTCATCCGCAAAGTTAATATTAGGCGCTAATAATTTTTCTCTATTTTTATACAGTTGATTTGTATAAAATTTTTTAAAGTTTTCATAATTTTTGTAATATGATGCAGAATAAGGATTGTTAATATCTGGTTCTAGTAATGAACTAATAGTATAAATATCATTATCAATGCACTTCAAAGCTAACTCAGGCTTTTCATAATATTTTATTATATTTACATAATCATTTTTAAGACCCTCTAATAAGAGTTTAGTGCTAAGAAAGTAAATTGTTTGTTGTTCATAAATAGTATTAATAGCATCTGCGATTTGAAAAATAAGTTGTATATAACCATTTTTTAGTTCTGTGATTTGTACAATTAAATCCTGATATATTTGTTTTGTTTCGGTTGCATCTAGATAACTAATTTTACCACTGCGTATAAATCCTCTAATTTTGTAGATTTCTCTATCAAAATTTGTTTTATATTTTGCTAATTCTATACATGAATCACTATAAGATTTATCTGCTTCTTGTAAACCTGATTTTGAGTTTATAAAAGCCGAATACAAATCTATTAAATTACTTTTTTTATTTTTGTTAATAAAATTTAGCAAATCAGCCGAATCAATTAATAATGATAATGTTAAAGGGTCTCTTGCCATATCTGCTGCGTTTGAGTAATTTATTGGAACATTTTGACGTAAATATTTTGTGTATAAATCTGAAATATGTTTAGATACACCAGGCAATTCGTTTTGTGGAATAAATGATTCTGTTATTCCTGATATTTCTTTTTCTAGATTTTCATCATCTTCATTATTAACCGCATTTGTTAAGCCTGCCGCAACACTAGAGATATTTTCATTTTCAGCTATACTTGATGATGCTACATTTCCTTGTCTTAAAACTTCAGGAATATCATCTTCTTCATTATTAGCTTCATCTTCAAGTTGTTTAATAGATAAATGTGAAAATTGGTTTAACAGTTTTTCTAGAGGTTTTTTATCTATTTGCCAGTCAGATGGATTAGATTTTACCCCAACAACTGTATATGGCTTTTTGTTAATATAAAATAAATTATTACCATTAAACAGATTCTTAAGTGTAATATGTAAATTATTTTCTATAATATTTTCATCATATGCTTGTTTGAATGTTCTAGGTTTTTGCATATATCTAAAGTCACTTAAAATCCTGTTAATCATAGAATCAAATTCAGAGGCTTCAAAAAATTGGGTAAGTAACGCATCTTTTGGTGCTCCTGGAGGCAAATTTTTAATCGGACCTTCATAATATTTTACTAAAGGGTCAAAATAAACTGTGTGACTTTTATTTTTAGGAACTGACATATAAGGTTCGTAATTAATTTTATAAAAGTTTGGAATTCTTGTTTTTATATAAATTATTAAAGAATTTGGTATTTTTGATTCTTTCCCTTCTTTTTTTTCTTTGTTTTGTGTTTTATTTTCAGACATACTTATAATAATTAAAGATTTTTAAATTATTATAAGTTCTTTTGATTAATACATACTTTTATAACTGTTATCAAGATAATTTCCATATAGTGTGAACATTTGTCTTTGGTTCATTCTATGTTTATCTCTTTTTGCTTTTTCTAAAACAGCAATAGCATCATTAATCTCTTGCTCTGAAACATTGCCATCATTATTGTTATCAATTATTTTAGCTAATATCCTGTATTTTTGTGGGACACAGCAATAAGGACTTTCTTCATTAAATAAATGGTCAGAAAGAATTGTAAATACAGCAGTTAATACCAATGCTGTATAAATATCACGAGTACCCATCCATGCCATCGCAAAAACTAACAACTGTTTAGTAACATTCATTTTTAGATATTCTTCTGTTGATTTGCTAAATTGTATAGCGATAAATTTAGAACCAATATTAAGTAAAATCATAACAACACCAGCAAAAAATTTACTATTATTGAGAAACATTATATGATTATGAGCAAATGCAATTATATCATACAAAATATTAAACATTATTATTATATTAATTTGATATAAAAATTATTATAAATCAATAAATATTCCATTTTTTAAGTTTATTTATAATTATATTTGGACCATAATTATTCACAAATGTCTCATATTTTTTGTTAATGGTTCTAATATATGGACGATATAATGAATTAATCTTAGGGGTAAACCCTTCATTTAATATTGGACTATAAGTTTGTATAAAGTATATAACCCATAAAAACAGAATAATACCAATAAATATTTTAAAATATATTTTACGCATATTATATATTTTAATAGTAAAATATATATTTATAAGTTGTCTAATTAATAAACTGGTGCATATGATGAAAACCCCTCTAATGTTGACGAAGAAGGATTTAACATTGAACTTGATGATGCCGCTACTTCGGTTGAACTTGTCATATTTTTATCTACCGGGATTGTTTTAGAATTCTTAGACATAATAGCTGTCTTTATGTCCTCTTTATTGACACCAATTGTTTCATCAGTCGTTGTTTGTTTTAGTTCGCTTATTCTCTTTTTAGCGATATTATTCACAGAATCTTTAGTTAAAACTGGTTGACTTCCAGTAGTATCGTCATTGTTATCTCCAATTGTAGTAGGAGTTTCATTTTCCATTCCTTCAACTAAAGAACCAAATTGATTTAATGCTGTAATAATTGCTAAGGTAGCTAATAATCCTAAAGTCTTATTATTCATTGTTAAAAATATAACTATTCCTACTAAAAATAGTCTTCCTAAAAAAGAACCATATATATTATTGACCACTTTTGGATTTACTGCTAAAATTATTACTAATGCTACAAAAAGAGCTGCAATACTTTTGGTTTTAACACTCATTATATATAATTTACATAATATAATTTTTATAAGTTTTTTAAACTTCTTATTTTCAGATTGTTTGATAAATAATTATCTTATTTTTTATTAAGAGAATGTCTTATTTAGCAATGTCAGCTGCATCAATAGATAATGATAATAATCAATCAATATACCCTACGGGAGAAACACCTATTAACAATAAGAGACAAAGTCATAATAAAACTCAAAAATATCGTCAACCGTCTAGCGATTTTAATCCTCAAAAGGTTAATTCGGTATTACAATCCATTCATAATAGTACTCCTGATGATGATGATTTAGGAAACTATAATCCTAAAGGAACTGCTGTTACCGCAAAACATTCAGATAATTTTAAGCCAATAAATCCTTTTGAATTTCCTTCTAAACCTGTTTCTATAGGAGCTGAAAGAAAAAAACTAGAAGGCATGTCTAATATAGAAGATAGTCTTGTTCCACAACCAACCGATGATGAAGATTTAAAATTACAAGAATTACAAAGTGCTTTTATGAATGATGCTCAGGTAAGAGATTATTACAGAAAATTAGTTCCTAATTATTCATCACAATCTAAATCTGAAAATAATAAAAACTATTATTCATCCAATTCATCAGCTTATAATTCATTAACTAACAATGATAGCAATCAAGTGTTAATTGAAAAATTGAATTACATGATAAATCTATTGGAAGAACAACAAGACCAAAAAACAGGTAGCGTTACTGAAGAAGTAGTATTATATTCCTTCTTAGGAGTTTTTATTATTTTTGTTGTTGATAGTTTTACAAAGGTAGGTAAATATACCCGATAAACACTTAACAGCAAGTATCTTACTATTTTACAAGTTTACAAAATAAATTCTATTTTTCTAGTTGACTTTCGGTATCGGTTACGTTTTTAGTCCATTGTTCTCTTAACTTCTTCCATTTAGCATCTTCTTTCATTTGTGCCTCCATATCCATAGCATCAGCATAATAAACTCCATTATACGTTTTTTCTTCAATCTCATCTTCCTCTTTATCTTCCTCTTCCTCTTCATCATCAGGTAACATTTTATTTTCTATACAATAAAGACATATATTAGCATCAGTACCGCATGATGGACATAATGTATTCATACAATCAGTGCATCTACTGCGACAAGGATAACAAACTTTATTGTCACAATTTATACATCTATGTTCAACATCATTTTCTTTACAAAATTCGCAATCTCCACCTTTAATACTTTCCTCTTCCTCTTCCTCTTCATCTTCCTCTTCTGTTTCAATCCAACAATCCATATAATTAATCTCTAATTGTAAATAGTAATGTTTGTTATGAATAAATATTATTGCGCTATCATGAATATCAGCAGGCCATAATAATTCTGTAATATAATCTTCAATCTCTTCATCAGACGATTCCCGCCAGCCATCATGTATTAATGTAACTTTACAAGTAAATTGGCCATTATTTTCAAATAAAAGATTAGTTATCTTATCTTCGTTATATAGTTCATAAACAGAATTAAGGTTGTTATACACAAATAATGCTTGACTTTCTGTACATAAGAATTTATCAAATACTTCAGGACACTCAATAAATTCATAATAGCTTGTTAACTCATTTTCGCCTTTTTCCTCTTCAATCCGGAAGGTCTTTACACCTTCAGGTAATAAAGCAACTTTAAAGTAAACCTTATATGTCAACATTATAATATTATATAATATTGACATGTAATATTATATATAAATCAATTTTTTTTATAATATTAAATAATAATGTTTAAAGGTTATAGAAATCGTCTAATAGCAATGGGTAAAACTAACAAGGTTAGTTCTTTGGACCATGTAAATAAATGTACAAAATGTGCCAGACTGAATCCAAGTTTGTATTCAGCGGCGTTGAATAATGTTCAATGTTGTTTATTTTGTGGGAATCCTTTTTATATTGTTAAAACTGAAAAATAATATATTTGTAAATGAACTTAAAGAGGACAACCTTTATAAATATATTAAGTATATGTAATATTCAAATTGGTATAATAAGAATTTAAAAAAATGTCAGCTATTAATTATATGCCAAACGACTGTACTAACATAATTACAATAATATGTCAAAATCAAGATGAACTACATTTTTTTATTGAAAATGAATTAGAAATAATTAAAAGACATAATACAGAATTTAATGAAATAATAAAAATATTAAAACAGGGCAAATGTGGAATAGTTTTTAAATTATGGAGTGCTTGGGTACCTAATTATGAATGGTTAGAGAGTTTATTAAAGCAGTATCCATATTTTTGGATTAAAGATGAATGGCATGAGGAGGGAGGTCTAGCAGGTGTTTGGGTAGGGTTTACAAAAGAAAATAATGAGACTGAAATACAACGTTTAACCTGGAGTGATTTATCTATTGAAGAAGAGTATTATTTTTTAAATGATACTAGTTAACGTTTAAATTTACATGAATAACATGTTTTATATTTTTGATTTGTCAACAGTTTCCCGCATTTACATTTCTTTAATTTATTAAGACAGCATTTACATCGCCATCCTTTTTTACTAACCTCATTAATTTTACAATCAATACAAAAGTTATATTTTGATATACAAATATTACAATGACCATCGTAACAAAATGTTCTTGTTCTACATTTTAAACAAGATGTTTTTTTTCTACATTCGTTACAATAATTGTCAGAACGATTACGGTGTTCTTCACCACAGTCTTCGCAAATGCCCTGTTTTTTGGGCATTTTACCAAAATTACTACAACATCTCTCGCATACAGAATAATAATCTAAGTCATCATTAATTAATAACAATTTATTTTTTGTTTTACGTGAACAAGTTTCACAATTATCTTTAATATATTCAGATATATGGTCTAATGCATAAATATGTCTTTGATTATAAAAGAATGTCAAATGGTCACTGTAATTCCCTCCAAAATATTCGTATTTTTTTTCTATAACTTCTTGGGATATTTTCAGTTTTTCTAATTGTTGTTCTATATCTTCTTTATATTTTTGCTCATTTTTTCTTTCTGTCATTTCCATAAATTTTTTATATTTGGGGTTTTCTTCACGTCTAGCCTTAATTTTTTTTATTTGTTCAGGTTCTATAAATCCTGTCTTTTCAGCACAATCACACCCAATTAATATATTTTGTTTACTCTGAAAATTATAAATAATATATAAATTTTCAGGGCTACACCAATGATTACATGCGCATTTAAAATTATTTGCAACATATGCTTCAAAACCTTCTTCTTGGGTTTCTGATGAATATAAATTTATATCCCATAACCCTTTCTTGCTTTCGTGAAGTATTTCATTAAAATTAGAATAATTTTCTAAATCGGGAATAATAACACAAATCATTATTGCAAAGAAGTCTGGATATGAATTACTTGTAAAATCTATTTTACCATATTGTATTTCAAAAAGATCCTGATTTTCAACAATATATTCCCTTAATTCTTCTTGTAATGGTAATATTTTATCCATATCTTGAAGATATAACCATGATAAATCATTATCCTGTCTAAGTTTTTTTATAAAATCAATAAAATTAGAATTATAAATAACTCTAATTTTACTTAAATGCTCCTCATTGTTATAAGATTCTTCTTCACTCTTTTGTTCCTCGTACATTTTAGTTTGTCTTCAATAAAAATAAACTTAGATTTTCAATTTTTTTTAAAATAATTTATTCATTGTTCTTTAAGTTCTTTTTCTAATTTATTATTAAGCATTTTTCCGATTTAAAGGGACTATACGCAAAATTATAGAAAAAATACGCCATCGGTGATATTACTATCGGATGCATTCTTATACATATATTATTTATTATACATGTATTGTCACTTATGTCTTCCATTGTTAAATATTTGAAATTATTATGATCTTTTATTATTGACCATAATGATACTTTGAAACCCTTAATGAATTCTTCTCTTGTTAGTATTGAACCATTAACTGATGCTATACATGATATTATTTCTTTATCTTTTTCTATATATGTACATGTCTTTCTAAAAATATATACAGCCTCTATATTTCCATCTATAACTAACATCTTTACAAATAAATTGTTAGTTGATACCAATTCCATTACATTACTTATCTCTGGATAAATCACTATATCCCAGTTATTTTTTATTTCATTAATAAAATTATATAAATAATACATATTCTGTTTATCGCCTGAGAGAATTTTTATGTTCGCATTTAATTGTTCTGGAGGACCCCAGTTTGACTCCCTCAATGGAAAACAATATGTTTTATAAACCGTCAAAGGAATTATTCCTGTTAGTTCTTCTTCTCTTTTAAACAAACTAACACAAATTTTTCTATTATTATACGATTGATTATATTCGTGTGTCTGAATCAATTGTGGAGCTATATTCTTTTTTCTCCAATTCTTGTTAACACATAAATAATCCACATAATATATATCAAATTCTGCGTCCTTACGACTGCTATTTATTTTAACATGTAATGGTCTACTTGTTATAACACCTATTATTTTATTTTCTTCTATTGTTTTACCTGTTTTATTTTCTATTAATAACTCTGGCTCAACAAAGTACGACCAAAATGTTTTTGTATTATGTCCGACAAAATATGGAATAATATTTTCTTCTTTTGGGTCATACTTGTTGTCATTATTTCTAAAATAATTTAGCCTTATCAATGTTATTATTTGTTTTTTTGTTAGTTCATCAATCTTTGTATATTCAAATGTTTTTATCTTTTTAAAACTAACATATTTATTCTTTTCTGGCAACTCCTTACGTATTATACCTACATTTATAAACCAATAATAGACATCATAAAAATGAAAAACTGGCTGTAGAGCCCAAAATTTGTATTTTAAACGCACAAAAATAAAAAATAACATAATTGATAAAATTATAAACCCTAATATATACAATATCATTAACACCTATACAGATTTAAATAATATTAAATCTACTTAAATATTATTTAAAGATTAATATTATATGCAAACTAATCAACAACTAACAACTTTACTAAAGGAAATAGGTAAAAATTTTATTTCGCGTAATATTGACAAATATGTGTCATATAATAAAATTAGTGAAAGTATGAACAATAAAACATATATATCTACAATTGATTATGATAGTAATCTTGATGAAGCACTTAAAAAAGTTTCTCAAAATATTGACTTAAAAGCTGTTGACTTCCTGGATGATTGTTATTCTATATTGGACTTGCTTAATATATCCTATAACCAACTATTAATTGGTCAAGCTAACTACATTCTAATTAATAAGGGTCAAACTAATATGCTTAAGCTAACAAATAATACCAATCCTGAATCTAATATTGCTATTTGTGTAGATACAGATTATGTTAAACGAGATTTGATTGATGAATATAAGAAAAGACATAACAGTATTTATCAAAGTCCAATAGTGATTATTGGAGGTGTATTATGCTGTGTAATATTACATAGGTTTTACCAATACATATAGGTATTGGTATTCATATTGACATTGTAATAAATCAGCTTTGGACTCAACAATAAATCCACAAGCTTGAGCTTCATCTACAATTTGTTGTATATCTGGCATATACATTTCATGTTCGTTTTTGCGAACTTTACCGTCACTATCATTTTTAAATTTTTCAACGAATAATGCTTTATCGTTCTTATCATCTAATTTGAAATCAGCACTATATGAGAAATCAGTAAATTTAACTTTAGTGGATGTGATGCGTTCTTTAGCATATCTTTGAGGAGAAACATATAATAATGGATTTCCTGGGGGTAATATAGGGTCAAAATTATCGCGGTCAACCAAATGTACAATTAAATAACCGCCAGGCATTAACCATTTAAAACAGTTATTAAAGAATTGAGTTTTATCTTTAAAGTAATAAATAGTAAAATACATACATAAAATATGTGTAAAAGAATTTGGTCCAAATGTGTTTCCATCTAAAGCATCTCCTACATTAAATTTATAATCAGGAAAATTTTCTTTTGCTTTCTTAATCATTGATGGAGAAATATCAATTCCAATAACATCTAAACCTTTGGACCCCAATGATGCGACATGATGTCCTGTTCCGCATCCAACATCTAGAATTTTACTTTGTGATGATGGAGAAGCGCTATTCATAATATATCCAACTTCATAATCATCTTTTAAATTATTGAAAACTAAATAATCATAAATTTTAGCATAGAAATCATCGTAAATTCCTGAGCCAGATTTAACTAGAAATTTGTCTTGTTGCTCAAATCCTTCTACAAATTTATTGTTTTTAAATCCTTTAAATACTAACACTACCAAAAGTAGCAAAGACATTAATATTAGAATCTTACACCATAATGAAGACTTGTTATAAGCCGAACCTAAAGATTTAATTATTTTTTGCATATTTATCTGATATATTATTATATTTTATTATTTTCTATAACCTTTACTAAAATAAGCATTACTAAAAGTTATGGAATAGTTTTATCAATAACAGTTTCTTTTGCTATATTTTTAATTATTTTTTTATAATTTTTATCACATTCGTCTTTCGTTGAACCTGACATAGATTCAGATACTATCTTCAAATACCTATCATTAATTTTTGATGATGAATCTTTATATTCAGGATTTATTTTTTGCCACTCGGTAATTTTTTTTATGTTTTTATTTGAAACCTGTTTAATAGCATTAACTAACAATAAGTTTTCATCTGAGTCCTTAGTCCATTCATTATTATTTTTTATATATATAGTCTCTCTTTTTAGATCGCTACAATGTAATGGTCTATCAGGTATATCAATTTGTTTTAATCCGTTTATAAATATTTTAGAAATGCCTTCAGTAAACCCAAGTTTGCCTGTCTCTTCTAAATCACTGATTGACACTTGTAATTGTTCAATGAATTCATTAATATTGATAGCATTCTTACATGTCTCATTCAAAAAAACTTGTAGGTTAAATGTTTTGTTATTACTATTTATTGTGTTGTTATTATTATGACCAGAATTTTTAGCCAGTTCAAACATTTTGTTATTTTGTTCAATCATCAGTTGTTTAAATTCAGAGTTTTCTTTCATAAGATATTGAACCAATTCGGTTTGTTCTTGTATAACATTTATGGATGCTACTTTTTCTGGACATTTCTTTTTGTGTCTCCATAATGTAGTTCTACTATTAAAATCTTCCAAACAATTAGGACACTGTAATTTATAAAAAACATTATCGGCATTTTCGGCATCAGTTTTTGTTTCATTTTGTTTCATTTTATGTTTACGTGTTAATAAATGAATTGTATAATTAGATTTTTTAGAGCATTTAAAGTCACAAAATTCACATATAAACTTTTGTGGCATTTTTTTGCTTGAATTTGTTTCATTTTGTTTCATATATTTGAAACAGAAAAAATGCCTAAATAGTTTTCTTAAAATACATAAAAATTTTATCGTAACACTTTTTCCAACCAAAAAATGAAAATAAGAGCATTATCGTCACAAACACAATTCGCGAGGGTCTTTTTCAAAACTTTTTTTGGTTTTTCAATTTTGGACATTTATTTTTGTCCATTTTCGAAAACCTAAAATACTTTTTGAAATTTTTTTATGATTGTTTTTTTCACCAATATTTTAATTATAGGTTTGTTACCATAAATGATGTAAACTGATTATAATTGTAAAAATCAATTTTTTTGAGTGATTTTAATTTCTAATAAGGTTTTTATTCAAAATTTTTGGCTCTACCTTTTGTAAAGGCAGAAATGAATGATATAGAAATTAATGATATAAGAGACCAAAAAGATTTCAAAGGAATTACATTTTCAGAATTCAAAAAATCTGATGTTAAAAAAGAACTTATTAAAAATTTGTACAATGCTAAAATAGAACCAGCATGCTTTTGGAGTGCAGAAATGATATGTTCAGGTCATTATGCTGATTTATGGGATTCAATTATAGGATTTTACACTAAACATATACACATTGGTAATCCAAAGTTAATAACATATTTAGAACTAAGAATAAATAATTTTAAAGATATCGTAGCAAATGGTTATAGAGACCAAGAAATAAGATTAAGAAATAATGAAAAAATGAGAAAACTATTTTGTGAAGTAATGTGTGTGTTATGTGAAGCAAGAAAAAAACACTGTTATTCAGAGGTTAAAGTAAAAAAGGAAGACTTTGATTTAACACAGATGACAGAACGGTTTAAAGCCCCAAATATTAAATATGTTGAGGAAATATTTATGAAGGAAGACCCAAAAGAGCTGTTTATAGCAGCGAATGAATTAGCATATAATTTAACAGAAGAAGGAAAAAATAGTGTTAGTGCATGTTATTGGATGGAATGGATAATTGAATTTGAAACAATTTGTAAACAAAAAAAGGAAAAATTTAAGTGTGAACGCAGAGAATTTGCGAAAGTTGAAGGTAAGTGTCAAATGGATATAGTATGGATTATTTGGGATATATTTTTAAGTGAGTCTAAAAAGAGAGGTAATCTAGTTCAACGTATAATAAATAGTGCGTTAAATATATTTTGTTTAAGATATAGAACCGGTTGTCATAAAAAACGACGCTTACTAATGTATTTCGTAATTGAGGTATTTACAGAACCATATGCGTTAGAAGAAGAAATTGTACGTGATAAGGACAAAATAATTACTATTACTCAAAATATTAATAAAATTTACAAACAAATAAAGAAAAATGAACATTCTCCAGGAACAGATTATTTATATCAAAATCTTAAGGCTTCTAATTTAGAAAAAACAATCGCAAAATTAGAAACTATGAATAATTTAGGAGCTGAATATATCCCTAGAATAGATTAATTTCTATTAATAATATATAATGAAAACACGAAGTCAATTGAGAAAAAATCGCAGAAAAACACGACGTAATATAAGTTCACCTACAAATCAATATACACAACAAAGAATTGTCACCATGTTTTTACAAATGTTAAACACTGTTAAATTATATCATTGGAAAACATCCAGTTATGCTCAACATAAAGCGACTGACGAACTTTATACAAATCTGAATTTAAATATTGATACATTTGTTGAAGTAATGTTAGGTAAAACAGGAGGTCGTGTAAATCTTACTGGACAAAAGACATTACCTTTATTAGATTATACTAATGTAACTGATTTTACCAGAGAAGTAAATAAATACAAGCAATTTTTAATTGATATGAATAAGGATGCTGGTTTAAATATAACTAACAATAGTGATCTATTGAATGTACGTGATGAAATATTGGCTAACTTGAACCAATTTACATATTTATTGACATTTAAATAAATTCTATTTATCTTTATGAATTAGACAAACCCCACAATGGTCTTCGTTTGATAAATAAACTTTTCTATCTACTTTTTTTACACAATAATCTAGATTCCATCTACCTAATATCGGAGGATTTGGGGTTTTAAACATATTTATATTTATAAATATGTTTTTAATGATAACTATGAGTCTGTTCATTTTGTATTGTTTATAATAAAATTCTATTATTATTTATAATTCAATTTTTTATGTAAAAGCACTTTTACCTAATAACTCTCTTCCTAATATTAAATTATGAACATTTTTAGTGCCTTCATAAGTGTTTACAGCTTCAAGATTTAACAAATGTCTTATAATATTATAAGAATTAGATACACCATTACCTCCTAAAATATCTCTACATAGTCTTGAAACAATTAATGCATTTTCACAGTTAACTTTTTTTAAGTAAGAGATTAATCCGATATTTTTTTCTAAGTCACTGAAACTATTAATACAGTTTAATGAGCAGAATGAGTTATTGAGTGAGTTATTATATAGCTGAATACTATTAATTAAGTCATTTTGTATCAACTGAAAATTATTTAGTGACTTTGAGAATTGATGTCTTTCTTCTGTATAATCAATTGTGGTATTTAATATATTTTCCATTGCTCCAATAACTCCCCAAGATATACCATATCTCGCTTTATTTAAACAGTGAAATGGACCTTTGAGACCACTAACGTCTAATTTATTCTCCTTAGGAATTTTAAGATTGTCTAAATGTATGTAACCAGTTGGAGATGCTAATAAGGTCATTTTGTCTTTAATTTCTGGAGTTTTGATTGAATCATTACGTTCTGACACTAAACCAATAATTTTATTGTTTTCATCTTTACACCAAATAACAAATACATCAGCAATAGGAGAATTTGTAATCCAAACTTTAGACCCATTAACCGTATAATAATCTTTATGTTCTTTGGCAATTGTTTTCATACTTGCTGGGTCAGAACCAGATTCAGGTTCGGTTAAGCCAAAACACCCAATATATTCTCCAGAATATAACTTGTCTAGAAATAGTTTTTTTACTTGTTCATTACCGAACTTTTCAATTGGATTTATTACCAATGATGACTGAACTGAATAACCTGACCTAAGGCTTGAATCTATTTTTTCAATATTATAATTAATCATTCCATATAATAACGGATCTATAGAATTTTCAGCATGGTTAAAAATACCCATTACACCCCAGTCTCTGTATGTTTGACGATATTTTGTTTCATCAAATTTAAGTAAAGTATCTGGATTACTATAATTTTTAAGTGTTATTTTATAAATAGATTCACAAAAATATTTTGATGAACTATCAAGTTTATCAAACTGATTAAACAGATTAAAGCATCTTTTTATACTCATGATTTATTTAATATGACAATTGTTTTTAAATTGTAATATATTATAATTTGTACGAAATAAATTAAATATAGCAAAAATTAATATGTAAATTTATTATAATGAGTACACAAGAATATATTAGATCTGTTACTGAAATTGTTCCTGATGATTTTCCAACATTAACTCCTTTATCTGAAGGTACAACAAATGCTTCTACAAATGGAAGTTCATTTATGAACTATTTTGCGAATGTAACTTGGCAGACATGGGTAATTATTATATTAATTTTAGCATTATTAGGAATAAATATTTTTGCTTATTTAGCAAAAGGAACACAAGAAACTGCTTCAATATTTGAACAAATCTTTGAACCTATTTTAAAATTTTTTGGTTATAGCACATTAACAACTACAAAACAAACAGTAGAAACAACCGCTACAGGAACTAAAGCAGGCGTAGATATAGTAGCTGGAGCTACTACAAATGCTATTGATACAATTCAACAAACAGCACAAAATGGAGTCCCAGTAGCTACTTCAGGAACATCAACTGGACTATCATCTTCCATTCCACAAGGTCAGATTGCTACTTCATCTTTACCCGTTCAATATAATATACAACAACAAAGTGGAGCAATTCAAAGGGAAGAACAATGGCAGCAAGATTCACTTGCTAGAGCCTTAGATAGCGCAAAACAATCAGAATCACAAATAAGCCCTGATGAATCCAGAAGTTCTATTCAAACTACTGGTAAATCCGGATGGTGTTATATTGGAGAGGAACAAGGCATTAGAACATGCGCAGAAATAGGAGTTAATGATGTTTGTATGAGTGGAGATGTTTTTCCAAATCAATCCATTTGTATGAACCCTAATTTACGAGCATAACATTTGTAAATAATTTAAATTTATTATTTTAAGTTATTTATAATTTAAGGAGGAACTGTAAAATATAATATAGCAATTCCAGACCCACCATTGCCAGCAGTAATTGTAGCAATATTTTGAAAACTAACAGTACCACCTCCTCCACCACCAGAATTTTGTATTCCATTCATGCCATTTATTTGAATTACACCATCAAAATATCCACCATTTCCTCCTCCACCATTTCCTCCAATACCTATAGTTGTTATATCGCCTGCATCTTGTGCGCCTCCACCACCACCTCCATAAAATAATCCATCTATTCCAAGTTGACCATTTCCACCATTTCCACCAGTGGATAAAGTTCCTGAACTACCAGTATTACCTGAAGTAACTACAGTTGTACCATCTTGCGATATTGTTACTAAACTGCCACCAGCACCACCTCCTGAACGTGGTGGAGGAGTTGTAATATATGCACCTCCTGTAGAACCTTGTCCTCCGCCACCATTGTCTGAATAGTTTACAAAAGCATTACCACCTTTTCCGGCATAATTAGCTGAATTTGTTTTTACCGTTTGGCTATTTGTAATATTATAAGTAGTTGAAATTAATGAAGTGTCATTTGGTGTACCTAATGATGGAGGCAATAATTCATTAAAAGCTGCTTGACCAATACCTATATTTATACTCCAAGTATCACTATTTACAATCCAAAATCCATTCGAATTACGAACTTCACCTCCACCACCTGCTGCAGTAGGTGTTGTAAAAAATCCTGCTGCTCCAGCTCCACCGCCACTTACTAATGTAAAAGACATATTCAAATTATAATTAAAAATTATATTGCCATTTGTTGTGTATTTTAGCATTACATAATTTGCTAGAGGAAAACTTTCTATAACTGTTCCTGTTGTTGTATATATTATTGGGAGAGATACATTTACTATATTTGATGGTTCTGATTGATTCAAATTTATATCAGTTGTTGTTACATAAAATAAATATGTTTGATTTATATTTTGTGACAATGTAGTGAATGATGTTGTAAAACTAGAGCCTATATTAATATAACTCATACCATTATCTACACTCATAAATATATTATAGTTATTAAATATAACACAGTTTATTAATGGAGCATCCCATAATAATTCTATTGTAGCTTGACCAGAAGTACTATTTGAGATAGAAGTTAAAATAATATTTCCTTTAGTTAGATTAGTAGGAGATTCAGGATAAGCAACATTTATATCAACTATATTAGATTTATTACTTATTGATTTTGTTCTTGTATTTTCAGAAACAATATAATATTCATATGTGTTACAATTATTAACAATTATTGTAGTTGTAAATATATTACCATCAACAACTTTAAATAAAATACCGTCCTGATAAATATTAAAATTTGTTGCTGGTAAACAACTACTATCAAAAGACCAAGTTAAAGTTATAACATTTCTATCTGATGTAATACTTGTAATTACTGGTGTATTTATAATTATAGAACTAAATAATTCGGCATTAACTGGCCATTTATTCGCACTATTTGTCATTACATATCTTTGTCTTGGATACCAAGTTTGAGTTCCATCGTTCCAACATAATTCTTGAATTTTACCAGGAACATCTGAATCAGTAGTAGGATGACATAATTGTTGAGCAACAGTTGACTTTGTTTCTCCCGTACAAATATTTTCTTGAACAGAACAAATCAGATTACCTCCATCTTGTATAACAATTGGTTCCACCGGGGTATCAGGAATAATATCAGGAAATACATTACTTCCAGGACTAGGTTCTACAGGAGGCGGTATATAAGGTTCTTTTACATCACTGCCTCCTCCACCATTTGATGGCAAACCTTCATTATCTGTAATAACCGGTTGCGGACAAGTAGGAGGTTCTATTGTAGGACCTATAATTGCACCAGTAATTGGATCTATTGAAATATTTATAACATCTCCACTACGTTTTAGACTTGTTGTATTTGGATTAGTATATCCACGAGTAGACTGTGTTGCCCAAGTGGTATTACGATTAACCCATTGACCTTTCGCAATTTTTGAATATTTTTGGGCCTTTGTTAGATTGCTACTATTTGCTTTATATTGTAACACATTCCCTTTATTTAGCATTGAAATTCTTTCTGCTAAAACAACCGCAGGAACTAGTTGTCCAGTATAGGGGTCTCTAACAAGACCATTATTATCAGTATCAGTTATCAGGGAACAACTATTTTGAACCCTAGACCAAGCTCTTGGCGGTTGAGGTAAATAACAATTACTATTAAAACATGACATCTTAATATATATTAAATATTTTAAAAAGTATAATTAAATATTTAATTAATTAGGTTAGGGTTTATTCTCTATTTTTATTATATCTTTTTCAATAGTATTAATCATACCATCAATATTTTGTTCAATGTGATAACTGTATTTAATATAAAAATCTTGAAACCATTCTGAACATAAGTCACACTCTTTATTATTATTACAAATAATTTTAATATCTGAAACTAATTGTTTTACTAACAACTCTTGTTCTTTTGAACAAGAATAAAATTCTTCTCTACTTGATGGGTTTTTTTCAAATAATTCTTCATTCTCACTACCCCAATTACTTGCAGATGGATATTTTTTAAAATAATTATTAGATATATATTTAAATTGGTATAATTTATTTATTAGATTATAATGGTTGATTCTATATGGGTTAAAAAATTTATAATAATATAGATTTTTATAGAAATTAAATTTAGTAATATACGGCTTTATCATGGATTATAATATATATATTCAATTATCTTTAATATATTTTATGTATTTATTTGAGATTGTCTTGGATTAAATGAGTCTCCCATACCATAGAAAAACCATCGTAAAGAAAGATAATTTGGTAACTTCAAATTAAGACCATTTGAACCTCTCATATATGTATTAGCTCCTTTATTAGCTATATTAGATATTTCAACTGTTCCGAGAGCATAATTATAATACCATAAATTAGATATATATCCTGAAAATCCGCCATTTGGAGCTACATATACATCGCCATAATTTTGTTTAGGAACTCCATGTAAATGATGACTTTTTATAATTGTTCCATTAATATACACATCAAGTGTATTATTTTCACATCTAATAATAACATTAACCCATTTGTTTAAAGGAATATTATCAACCATAATTTCTTCATTAATAACATTAAAAGTATTCATCATTATAACCAAAGAATTAGAGTTTGGAGCTATATATAATCCAGGAGCATTGTTCGGGAAGTTTAATCCTTGAGATTCTTGACTATTAGGATTTTTAGCATAATCATTTCCTTTATAAAATACACAACGATATTGTCCGGAATTATATGTTAAATCATCAATATAGACCCAAACAGACCATGTAAATTCAATACCTTCATTAGCATTAACAGACCTGTTAATTGTAACTGAACCTTCTGACTCTGGATCCTGAGGGATAACAATTAATTGCTTAGCATCAACCATTCCATCTATAAGTTTAGGACTTGATGTAGGCGCTAAAAAATATCCTAAAAGTGAAATTCCTAATCTAAGTAAAATAATAAAAACAAATAAAACTAACAATAAGAATGCTACCTGCGCTATAACGCTATTTGAATCCAAAAATTCTTGAGTGGCACTTACATATTTATTAGAAGCAAATTGATTAAATGTAGTTCCTTGACCAGTATTAGAATAATCCATCTTATATATAATATATATTTTAAAAAAAGGTTTATTTTATTGTTGAATGCTACAAATACATTCTAAATCACTAATAAAATTCATTTAGACTGATAAAATGTCTGTTATTGTAACATATATTATATTAGCATTAGTCATTATGCTAAAATTAATACGGGGTTTGCCCCGTGCCATATTTTGTAGCCTTTAAAACGAAAACGGTAGCTGGAATTGCGTATCGCATTACAGTTTTTCTACGATTTTGTCTATTGTTACTATTATTCGACATAAATTGCTGAGCGGTTGCAATATTATACATTGCTTTATCAACTTTATCTTCTATTGTAGCTTTAATTTGATCTATTTCCGATTGTTGTTCTGGTGACAATGTATTTGAAATCTCGGATTCAATTTGTGTCCTTAATTTATTCCTAATCATTCCCCAATCTGGATACAATGTTTGTATTTCTGGACGAACTATGCGATATGATATTGGTTTCAATAGTACCCATGGATATGGTATATTTTTCATATATATATATATACATATAATAAATTACTAAATTACTAAATTACTAAATGGTAAAACTTGAATCTTCAGTATCTCCTTCCATAAGTGAAACCTTAACAGTATATTTTCCAAAAATTGAACCTAATATACTACCGCCATATCCGTCTTTATAAATATCCCAAGCTTTTTGTGGATTTGAAGAATCAGGCCAGTATTGGAATCTTGCCGTCCAACCAGAAAATCCCCCCATAGGAGTAATAAAAATTGGTGCATTTGAATCTATTTTAGCTACACCTGGTAAAACACATGTTCTTACCAATTTACCATCTAAATATAAATCTAATGTGCGTCCGTACACACTCATAAATAAATTACACCATCTTTGTATTGGAACATTTGAAATACCACAACTATGAACAATATAATTAGTTCCATCTTCTGGCACTTCATCTAACCCAGGATAAACTGCTAAAGAAACTGTAATATTATTTTGAATAGCTCCTAACGTAACTGATGGACAAGGTTCCTTCTTTCCTGAACCAGTTGTCATACGTCCAAAAATAACTTTAGATTCTCCATAACGATAATTCCAGTCATCTATAAAAAACCATATAGAATATGTAAAATTGCTGGTATTTCCTGTGCTTGAAGAAGATGCTAAATCATTAGGTTGCACTGTTTGCATTGTTTGACCAGATGTTAGACCAGTTAATGTATTTACATCCTTCATTATATAACGAATTACAATTATCAATAAAAAAATTATAATTACAAATAATATAATATGTTTGACTTCCATTATATTATACTATTAGAAATTTTTCTTACGAACTTTCAAAGTTTATAAACTAAAATATTACCAATGCCTATAAAGGAATTAATTTTTCATTATTTGCTGGTATAACTGGAGGATTTTTATTTTTAAAAGATGTATATAATGTATTTATAGTTAAATAATCCAATGGATATTTATAATATATTAAATTTGCTATATTACCACTAACACCATTTTCTGTTCCTACCGTTAACATATCAAATTTCATATATGGAACAACTTCCACTGCCGATTTAACTAATTTACCATTATAAAATACATCTAAAGTTCCTCCATTATAATTTAACAATATATGATTCCATTTTTGAAGTTGAACATCAGGATGTTTATAGATAATGCGATGACCATCAGAATCAATCTCATTTCCAAAAGGCATAGATTTAACATTTTCTATAGCATCATTTATTTTTTCTTGAACATTCTTCCATTTATCTATCGTCTCAGGTTTAATTTTATCTTTTTCTTCAACAAAATCAACTAATGAAGTTGTATCTGTTTTTTGTTTTACTGTAATATAAAATGTATTATTTGCTGAACTATATTTCATTGTTGGATTTTCTCCGTATGATAATATAGGAACAACTTTGTTATATGACGAGTTTGTACTTGGAGGAAATGAATCTAAATAAACCCAAAATGATAAAGCATATTGATAATTAAATTTATCACTTCCTGATAAACTTTGATATGATGCTACATTTGTTAAAACATTGGTTAGAATCGGTTGGTTAATTAATTGTTTTCCACCATGTTTTAAATAAGCTGATTGTATATAATCTTTACCTAAAAAGAACCATAAAAAATAACCTCCTAATAAAACTAAACTTAAAACTAACATTTTTATTTCAAAAGGATTTGGAGGAGAAAAGGTAGTGCTTGTTTCTTTACTAAAACCAAATAGTTGACTCAACTTATTAACTACAGTAACTAACAAACAAGGAATATAAAATAATGTATTTAACACTAAACGATAATACGGATTTTTATCTAAAAACCCACCTGCATTAGCTAATTTATAAATTGTTCCTAACATGACAGAAAATAAAACTAAGTTAAATATTAGGTGACCCCAAGATTCAGATTTACTCGCATCTTGATTAAATACTCCCATCATTTTTAATGCTCCATATATCAACCCAAATGAAATACCAAGAGCACCTAATACATATAAAGCTTTCATAATAAATAACAATGGACCAGGTATATCACTTATAGCACTTGCTTTTGATGGATTAGACAACAAATATTGATATATTGTAATCAGTATTACCATAACTATACCAACAAATAAAGTAAAAAATACTACTGGACCACCATAATTGCTCATTAATCCCCAAGGATTCACAAAATATAAGACCATTGTAAATATAATTAAAAATACAAATAACATAGTATATTTTGTCCTTAAATGAAATACATCTTGTATTGCTTTTGGTAACCGTTTTAAGGTATCGTCATCTTTATTTTGGTATTTTTTATAGATTACAGTCGCTATTACAATAAACACTGTTATAATAAAAAAATTTAATATCATAGCTGTATTATTTTCTGGTGGTGAATCTGAAAATATTCCTCCAACATACAACATCATAAAAAAACCAAATATTCCAAGTAATAACACAAATAATGAAACAACGGGTATAAACCATGACTGTGTTGATTGTGTAAAATTTGAAAGCCATGAACTTGCTGGGTTATTTTTAAACTCAAAAATTTCCTTCACAAGATATGCTACTAACAATAAAAATGGTGCTGTAATAAAAATTTCATAACCAAATGATTTATTAAATCCATTTTTGTTTGTTAGCATTAACACAACCATTAAAATAATAAATATAATAAATAATGTAATCATAATATTATATGAAACTAATACTTGTTCTAAAGATAATGGTGTTTTATTTTTTGTAGTGTCCATATTATATACTTTTAAGAAAAGATAAGTAAAAATATATATTTAAAATAATTTACATATTTTCCATAGCTGTTTTTTCGCCATGACATTCGCGACAAAGTGCTACTAAATTTGTAACATCATTTCCTCCACCATGTTCAAGCCTTATTTTATGGTCAATCTCAAAAGTATGTGTTAATTTCTTGTTACATTGTCCACATTTCCAATCCTGCATTGACGCAACATACTTTTTTTTCGTTTCACTTACCGAACGTTTTACAGGTTTTTGTCCAGTCAACATATTTCTTTGTTGTTGTGAAACTAACACAGGATTATAATTATAACCTGGATTTAGTTCTGAATTTAATCCTTCCATAAATCCAGTTCCTTTTGTTGATAAATCAAAAATAGGTGAAATCATATCCATGGAAGATTTATCAATAGGCATATACTTAATCATATTGTTAGTATATAATAACATATTTTTGGTTTGTAATGGATTTCTTTTAATCATAATATAAAAACATAGCGCTAGACCACCAATTAATGCCATTTTATAATATTTTTTATAAGCAAGTAAGACTTTTGTATATTTACCGTCATAATAGATATTATATAATAAAAATCCTGTAATTCCAAATATTAATATTTCTAATCTCATATATTATATTAATATATTCTTCTTTTTTTTGTCTTATGTTTTTTATTGTGTCTATTTTTGGTTGTTTGTTTAGTATGTCTTACGTTTTTTAATAGTTTATGTCTGTAATTGTGCTTTAATGCAAATCCTCCTTCAATCTCCATTTGTAGTTCTTTTGCGTTCTTTGACATTAATTCATCTATTTTATCTGACGATAACACGATATCTTTTTCTTTATAAGATACTGATATAGGTATTGAATCAATGATTTCATTGTTGACACAATTTTTATTTAATCTCCTTAGTATTCCTAATTCTAATAGTAATGTCTCATAGTCATTTAATATTACTTCTGTATCTAAAAGCCTATTTAAAATATTAAAATTATACATTTTATTAAATAGATTACTCATTGAACTATAAAAATCTATGGATAGTTTATTTGTTAACATAAAATTATTTAATACATACTGTAACGTAAATCCTAATGAAAATATATCTATTGATATTATTATTTTTTCCAATACAGTTTCGTAATTATTAGAATTTTCTATTATTTTATTTAAACCATATAAAAAAGAGTTTATATAGCCACATTGTTTATCTACTGTAGGTATTTGTTGGTTTTCATTTAAAAAAGAAAATAACATTTTAAACCCTTCTAAATTATCTATACTTAAAGGTTCATAATTAGTTAAGAAGTCTTCTGTAAGGATTATTGATTTTCTAAATTCTTCGGCAAATTGTGCTTTGTCTTCATTTGATAAGCTTGTGTACTTATTAAAATTTTCTAAGTTCATAAGTCCAGTTTCAAAAGGATAAGTCCAATGAAAGACACTTAATATATTTTTGTTTTCTATTGATAATTCTTTTAATTTCTTAAAGGTTGTCATTAACCCGAAATCAATATATTTAAAACTTATAGTTTCTTTGTCAAAAACAATATTAGCAGGTTTTATATCGCAATGAGAAATTCCATTTTTATTAAAAATATTAAGTCCTTTTATTAAAGCATGAATATTTAACCAAAACATATCTATTTTATATTCTGTATTTTCACTTAAATAATTATTGATTTCATGCACGCAAAATTGCTTTAAATCAGACCCCCCATATTTCATTATTAATAATCTATAATTACTAGGATTTGTCATTACATCATACTGATTAAAATACTTACATTTCTTTATATCTTCTTTTTCTTTACTAAAAATGGTATTTGGATTACATATTATTGGCAACCCCAAATGAAATTCATGATCTGTATCTATATTTTTTATTATTTCAAATTCTTCTAATTCTTTTTCGGCATTCTTTTTTGACATGAACTTTGAAATATGTTCGTTATAATTAAAATTGGGATATGGTATTTCTAAACATTTTAAACTAGGTTTATGTACACAACCATAAGCTCCTTGACCTATAACTTTTCTGTCATTCATATTACATTAGTATTATCTTTTAATTTTAGTCTTCTGTCTTTTACACTTAATTTTTTGTTTCTTTTTTTGTTTCTTTTTTTGTTTCTTTTTGTTATGTTTTTTGTGTTTAGTATTTGTTTAAAACCGCCAATATTTTCTTCTAATTTTGAAAAATATGATATTCTCTTTGATGAATGATTCAAGTCAAACTTTTCAATAATTTTATTTAAGCTTGTTAGTTCAATAACTAAAGAAGATACATTTATAGGCGTTATAGGATTTTCATACAAAAAATGTATTATAATATATTTAATCTTCATTATAAATTCCATTTGATATTCATTTAATTCATCATATGTCTCATATAAATATTCATACAATACAAAATAAATCATTATAAATCCCCAAATATCCACATTTTTTAAAAAAACAGTTTCAAAATATAACATTATATCTAAAGACCCATTGTTAGTATATTTTGCTAAAATTTTTGTAAGATATTCAATAATATAATAATAAGTAAAATCATATTCAATAAAATGATTTTTAATTTTATTTTTTTTAATTGCGGTTAAATCCTTAATTGTTAGTTTTTTAATAATGTCATTAATTGCGGATAAATGTCCGGTTCCTCTAATATCATTCCAAATAAATATGTAATTTATAATAAATTCTCTTATTTGAAAATAATCAGGTTTTGAATTAATATGTAAAAAATTATTGTATAACTCTATAAAATTTTTATTAAATAACACTGAAGAAAATGGTACATTAAATTGAAATGGTCGTCTATATAATGTATAAGGTATTCCTTTCTTTTCATTAATAACAATGGATAATCCCCAATCAATTAATCGTGTCATTAAGCCAGTTTCATTAACTTGAACTAACACATTACCATCTTTAATATCACAATGATATATATTTAATCTGTTCATTGGGACAATTCCATTAACTAATAGTTCAATCAAAGAATTATTAAGTCTAATTATGTTTGAATTAACAAAGTACTTATGAATAAATTTGTCCACATCTATGCCTCCATTTGGCATAGTTATCGCCATAATTTTATTTAACGATTGATTTATATTTTTAGAAGTAATCCCTTTTTTTTTAAGCGGTTTACATTTCTTGTTGTAATTTGTTAGGTCATGGTCGGTTAGTTTATCTGGTTTACATAATACGATATTATTCAATAAAAAATAATTATCATAATTGGGTATAACCCTTAAAAGTTGTTTATATTTCTCAATCTGCTTATATTCATATAGTGCATGTTTATTAGTCATCAATTTAGTAATTTTGTCATTATCTATGTCTAATGATGTATCTTGACAATTTAGAGGTGGACTAAAAATACATCCAAATCCTCCAGAATTTATAACTTTTCCACCTTGTTGATTTATCATTGTTAGTTCTATTATTAAGAGATATTATAATTAATTTATATTTATTTTTTATGTATAACTCTCATTTCTTTTCTTCCATATTAGACTAATATTATAAACCAATTTATTTATTATATAAATAAACTATCAAACCCGTTGCACTTAATATAACTAAAGTGTAAATAATTTTCTCTCTCCAACGATAAAAATCCTTCATTTTTATATCTTTTGGCTTGTATTCTTCATAGTATCTCTCATAAAATTCATTAATTGTTATTTTTGGTTTTTCTAATTTTTCATTAATTTTATTATGAATAAAGTGCATCCATTTTATTAATGATTCTCTATTATCCAGATATGCTGTAACTGGATAATCATCCAGTATTTTAATAAAATCAGTACCAATTGATTCAACTGGAATAAATAACGGTAAGTTTTGGATTAATTCATAATATTTCTTTTTAGTAACTGCGTTTGGATGATGAGGATAAGATAATGCTAGCGTATGTAGAAAGAACCAAAAATGAGGACCCCAAATAGTCGGATCTAATTGTAAATTATTTTTAGCTAAAGGAGGCATTTAAATTAAAACAACATAAAAACAACTTTCTTTAAACATATAGTAATCAATGAGCAAAAATAATATTTGTAATAATTGTGGCAAACAAGGTCATCAATTTCATCAATGTAAATTACCAATAACCAGTTATGGTATCATTTTATTTAGAACATCAGAACATGGCATTCAATATTTAATGATAAGACGCAAAAATAGCTTCGGATATATTGACTTTATACGAGGCAAATATATTCAAAATAATTTAGAACATTTACAAATTATGTTTAATGAAATGTCTATTGAAGAAAAAGAACAAATACGAACACATAATTTTGAAACATTATGGAAAATGATGTGGGGTATTCAAGACTCAGGACATCAAACTCAATTTAGAAGTGAAGAACAATCATCACAAAAAAAATTTGAAGCACTTAAAAATGGATTATATATAGGAAATAATCGCGAATTAATAACATTAAATACCATTATAGATAACTCTACTACTAAATGGACTGAAACTGAATGGGAATTCCCTAAAGGAAGACGCAATTTTCAAGAAAAAGATTTAGATTGTGCTTTAAGAGAATTTGAAGAAGAAACCGGATTGTCAAAAAAAAATATCAAAATTATTGAAAATGTATTGCCGTTTGAAGAGATGTTTCTTGGTTCAAATCACAAATCTTATAAGCATAAATATTTTTTAGCATATACAGAAAATATTAAAGATAGCTTAAATAATTATCAGAAAACTGAAGTTTCTAAAATTGAATGGAAAACGCTAGAAGAATGTTTGGAATCAATCAGACCATATAATTTAGAAAAAAAAGAACTTATTATAAATATAAATAAAGTTTTACAAGAATATAGATTATATTAATATATATAAGTATAGATGAGTGTTGAAATAAAACTTAAGAAAAAAGATAAACAAGATATCAAATCAGAAGAAGAAGAAGCAGAAGAAGAAGAAATATGTGATTTGGATAAAATTAGTAAACTATACACTAAAAAGTGTGGCTCAAATAATAAACACCAATTACAAATTGAATTAAAGAATAGAGAAGAATTAAGTAAAGAACCAAATAATTATCAATATTTATATCCAACTTTGGATGACCCTAATTTTAATATTAAAATCGCTCAAAAAAAAGAATTTAGTGATAGCAAATATGATGGCTCTATTTATAATATTGAAGAATATGCCAAAATTTTAAAAACAGCAGAATATGAATTATTACCACAGCAAGCATTTGTTAGAAATTTCTTATCATTTCATACACCTTATAACAGTTTAATTTTATTTCATGGATTAGGTTCTGGAAAAACATGTTCAGCAATTGGGGTTTGTGAAGAAATGCGGGATTATTTAAAGCAAATGGGCATAAATAAACGCATAATTATTGTGGCAAGTCCTAATGTTCAAGACAATTTCAAATTACAACTTTTTGATGAAAGAAAATTAAAAGAAGTAGATGGTATTTGGACAATAAAGGGATGCCTAGGAAATAAACTTCTTAAAGAAATTAACCCTACTGGGATGAAAGGATTAAAGCGCGAAAAAGTTATTCAACAAGTTAAAAATCTTATTAACGCATCATACTCATTTCAAGGTTATGTACAATTTTCCAATGAAATTGTTAGAAAATCTGGCAGACCAAATGATAGCATGGATACTAAAATAAGAAATCTTGAAATTGAATATTCTAATAGCTTGGTGGTTATTGACGAGGTTCATAATATAAGAATATCTGATGATAATGAAAACAAAAATGTAGCCAAAAATTTAATGTTTTTAGTTAGCGCTGTATCTAATATGCGACTTTTACTTTTATCTGCTACACCAATGTTTAACAGTTATAAAGAAATTATATGGTTGTTAAATTTATTAAATATGAATGACCGCAGGGGAATTGTTTCTGTATCAGATATTTTTGATAAAAATGGAGATTGGAAAAAAGATAAAGATGGACATGAAATTGGTAAAGAATTATTAATTAGGAAAGCAACTGGTTATGTTTCATATATTAGAGGTGAAAATCCTTATACCTTTCCATTCAGAGTTTATCCAGATATATTTGCTCCAGACCGAGTTTTCAAAAACATAGAAGAATATCCTAAGTATCAAATAAACGGCAGAAAAATTCCTAATGATAAAAAGATTGAAAAACTTAGTATATTTTTAACAGCAATAGGCGAATACCAAGAAATGGGATATAATTATATTATTGACCGATTAAGAAGTAGAGAAGAAACGTTTAAGATGACAAGAAAAGGCACTCAAAGAAAAGTTGCAGCATTTTCATCATTGCGTTCATTTGGATATACTGATTTACAACTTCCTATTGAAGCATTAAATATTATTTATCCTTATGAGGGATTAAATGAATTAGTTAAACAAATTAAACCAATGGAATATATTGATGAAGAAGAAAAGGAAATAGAAGATATATCACCATCCACCGGACGTCCTGAAAAAGAAATTGTTGAAGTAATTGATGATATTATGAGTAACGGACCACAAACTGTTTTAAATATTGTTAAACCATATAATTCTGAATTAGAATCTGAACCAGCTGTTACAGAGGGAATAGAAGGAGAAGTTACATTATTTGATAAAGTTATTGAACCAGATGTTAGAAATATAGATAAATTAACAAAATCTACTAGTAATAAAAAGATATCAACAAATTCAATATTCGATATAATAGACAAAGACGAAGACGAAGACGAAGACGAAGATGAACAAATCATCATACCTGTAAGTAAACAAAATAAAACATCACTAAAAACTAAAGCAACACCGAGTGTTAAAAACATATCACCGAGTGAAATATCATTTAATGGAACACTTCAACCAAAGAAAAAATCAACACAAATACTTGAATCAGAACTACCAAATAATTCTAATCAACATATTATTGAAGGTTCTACAAAATCCATATTTCCATCCGAGAAAAATCCCGTAAAAGAATCTCATATCTTTACATCTACTAAAAAAGGTGGTGATTCAAGTAAATCAGATAGTTCAAAAGTTGAAAGACTATATATTGACCCAAAAGATTTAACTGGAAGTCAAGGCTTAAAAAGAATAATGGATTATATAGATACAAAAACACCATCCGTAAAGGGACAATTTGAATATAGACGAGGTGTTCCAAAGGTATTTAACCCTAATGAAATTGGCAAATATAGTTCAAAAATAAAAAATATATGTGATTGTATTTATAATAAAAATACTAAGCGTGTATCTCAAGGTATTATTTTGATTTATTCTTCATATATTGATGCGGGAATAATACCAATGGCATTAGCGCTTGAAGAGATGGGATTTACACGTTATGGAGAAAAGGCAAAACCATTATTTAAAACTCCTCCAGTTCCTGTGGTTGATGTAAGAACAATGCAACCACCTGAAAATAAGAAAGATTTCAAACCTGCAAGATATATAATGATTACAGGCGACCCTCGCATATCTCCTAATAATGATGCCGACGTAAAAGCAATAACTAATAATGATAATATTTTTAAAGAAGATGATAATGGTAATATTATAGACGTATCTGGTGAAATAATAAAAGTTGTTTTAATATCTCAAGCTGGTTCAGAAGGATTAGATTTTAAGGCAATTCGTCAAGTACATATATTAGACCCATGGTATAACATAAATAGAATAGAACAAATTATTGGTAGAGCTGTACGTAACTTTTCTCATAAAGATTTACCATTCTCAAAGAGAAACGTTCAGATATTTTTGTATGGAACTATTTTGAAAAATGATGAAGAAGAAGCAGCTGATTTATATATTTATCGTATTTCTGAATTGAAAGCTGTAAAAATAGGAAAAGTAACTAGATTATTAAAACAAACAGCAGTTGATTGTATAATTAATCATGATCAAACCGAATTAATTTCAAAAAATTTTGAAAAAATAGAAGAAAATAGAGATATAACACAAGTTTTATCAGATAACCAAATTAAACATAATTTTGTAATAGGAGATGTAAATAATTCAGCTACTTGTGATTTTATGGAATGTGAATTTAAGTGTCTTCCAGATATCCCTATTGGGCTTAAAGATTCTGTTGAAAATACTGATACATATAATGAATCATTTATGCTTATAAATTCAGACAAAATTATACAAAAAATAAGAATGCTTATGAAAATGCGGTATTTTTACAAAAAGAATAATTTAATCGAATTAATAAATATTCCCAAAAAATATCCCAAATCACAAATTTTTGCGGCACTAACACAAATAATAAATGACAATACAGAATATATAACTGATAAATATGGTCGCACGGGTTATTTAATAAATATTGGCGAATATTATTTGTTTCAACCAAGCGAACTAAATTACAAAAATATATCTATTTTTAATCGTTCGGTCCCCATTAATTATAAACACAATATGATAAATTTTCAAATAAAAACTGATGCTATTAAACCTGTTATTGATAAACGTGGTATTGGCGAAAAATTGGTTGAAGAAAAAATAGAAGAACAGTTGTTAGTTGAGGGAAAAAATATATTAGACATGATGTTTAATAATTATTCTTTAGCTTTAGAAACTAGCACAGTTCAAAGAGGTAATGATAATTGGTATCAACTTTGCGGCATAGTATTGAGAAAAATGGCTAGTGAAAACAATATAATACCAGCTGAAACTGAAAAAGAACGATTAGAATTATTAGAACAGCTTTTAATTGAACATATCGTAGATAGTTTAATGATGAATGAAAAGGTAGATTTGTTAAACTATATTTATTCAAATACAGATTTAGAATCTAAACTCCCGCAGGGATATGAAAGATTAAAAAGATTTTATAATAAAATGAAAAAATATTTATTAACAAAACTAATAGTAGCAAAAGGAATAACAGCAATAGTTATATTTAATGGACCTTCCAGAATAGAAAATTTAAATATTTTTATTTTAGATGAAGATAAATGGATACCTGCTAAACCAGAAGATAAAAGAGATGTTAGTGAATCTATACTAAAGAAATATAGATTAAAGACAAATTTAAGTCACTATGTTGGGTTTATTGGTTTTGAAAATAATAAAAAATACATGGTTTATCAAGTTAAGGATACAGAAAACGAACGTAGCACTGGATTTCGTTGTGACCAGGCTGGAAAAGAAAAGATTATTAATTTGTTAAATGACATAGAGTCTGATAATAGATTTATATCTAAGGTCACAAAAGACGGAGCAAAGGAATTATGCGTAAGACAAGAACTAACATTGAGAAGTTTTGAGAAAGAACACTTGGATAATAAAACATGGTTTTTAGATACTGAAACAGCTATTATAAATGAATTTCAGAAAAAGGAAAAAGTGAAAAAATAATTATAAGAAACACAGGTTACACTTTATTTAATTTATATTTAGTTCATAAATATAAATTTATAATTTTGTATATCTTTACAAATAAATTTCGGAAAAAGCAATTTCCCGATTAATAAATAAAATTGAAAAAATAATTAAAAGAATAAATATATATTAAATATATAATGGAACCTATAGCTAAAGCATCTAAACCAAAGTATAGACAAAAGGAAACCAAAGGGGTTTATAGTCCTTGTCAAATTACTAAAACTATAGTATTACCTATTACTGCGATTGGTAAGAATTTATTACAAACATTAGAAAATACAATAACTAAAATGGTTGGTGGAAAATGTATTGTTGAAGGTTATGTTAAACCTGGGTCCATTAGAGTAATTACATTTTCAAGTGGAATTGTTAAGGGAGAAAATATAGTTTTTGATGTTGTATTTAATTGTGATGTTTGTTTTCCAGTTGCTGGTATGAACTTAAATTGTATTGCAAAAAATATTACCAAAGCAGGCATACGTGCTGAAAGTGTAGATGAACAACCAAGTCCATTCGTTTTATTTATTGCGAGAGACCATTATTATTCTAATGAATATTTTAATTCTATTGAGGAAAATGAGAGATTTATAGCAACAGTAATTGCTCAAAGATTTGAATTAAATGATAAATATGTTTCAGTAATTGCTCAGTTAGTTCCACCAAAAGAAAGCAAAGAAAGAGCAAAACCAAAGCTTATTATTGACGGATAAATTATATAATTTTATATATTAAAATTATAATTTAAAGCAAAACAATATATTTATATATGACTGAGGACACTTATAGTTTTGACAAATTAAATAATATTAGAGAACAGATAGAAAACATGTCTAAATTTAACCAAATTGAAATTCTTAGACTACTAACAAAAAACAAAAACGTTATTATAAATGAAAACAAATATGGAATTCATATTAATTTAAGTGAACTTCAAGATAACATATTACATGAACTTATTGATTATATTAAATATGTAAATACCCAAGAAATTTACCTGAATAATGCTGAAAAAGAGAAAGAAAAATATAAAAATACATTTTTTTTAAAAGATAATAAAGATATACCTACATAATATATATCATGATTAAGCAAACAATTAATAATAACAGTAATAACAGTAATATACCTATCGTGATTGAGTTACAAGATTATATGTTTACATCTACAAATATTGATAGATATACTAAACATATGATCCAAATAACAGATTCAGTTTATATTAAACCTAAATCGTCCCTTAAAAATATTGAGCAAAAAATAAAAACAAATAATTCACCAGTTATTGAAGACAATATTGAGAAAAAAATAAAAACAAAAACAAAAACAAATAATTCACCATTTATTGAAAAAAATATTGTAAACAAATGTGAAGTAAAAAGAAAAAAAGAAAGTATGTATAGACCTAAACAAAAAGACTCGCTTTTTTGGTGTTTTTATATTCTAAAACATGGATTTTCAAATTATGAAATGGAAATAAATAATCAATATTTTGTTGTTGAAAAAAATGAAAAATATAAATATATTGAGTTGCTTCGTAAAAATAAAGAACTATTAAAAATACATAAGATAAAACCATTCACAGAATTGGAAGATGATTTAGCAAATAAAGATAAAATTTCAATTAAGACTTTTTTTGCGTTGTGTATTCTTGAAAATATTAATGTTTTGTTAGTTAGTAAACGAAAGTTTTATGAATTATTATGTACAGATATTGATGAGAAACATCCTATTAATATTATACACAGAAATAATGAATCTTATGAACATTCAATAGAATTAGATGTAAATGAAGAAATTATTACAAAATATAGAGAGACATTTTATAAGATGAGTAGTTTTGATGCAACATTAAAGAACATGAGTTCATATAAATTAGACGAACTAATAGATTTATGTAAAAAATTAGATATTAATATTGATCCAAAAGTTAATGAATGTAACAATAAGACAGAAGGTAAGAAAAAATTAACAAAAAAGGATATTTATGAGTTATTAGTATTAAAATATTAAAAAAAATTGAATAACAATATAAATATATATTCACAATATATATATAATTATGAAAGGAACTAAAGCTAATATTACACCAGATAAATTAAACGATAATATTGGAGATAATAATCCAGACACATTAGCGCCAAGAACAACTCCTACTATATCTCCTCAAAAACAATTAGATATAATATCTTTAGCATTTATAAATACAAATGTTAGCAGATATTCTGAACTTGAAATGGAGGCAAAATTTGGAACAAGAGGAGCTAGACGTATTACTAAAATAGATTATGATAATGTTATAAAGAAGCTAAAATCATTAGGATGGACAACTTCACAAACATCTGGAACACATTTATTAAGAATACAACCAGAATTTCTTGATGTAAGAACAGGTAAATTTAAAACAGGCAGTGATTTTGAACGTTTTCGTATTGAAATAGATGGTATTAATAATATACAAGACTATTGTAAAACTAATAGTATTAATTATTTGAATGATAAAAATATTTATTCTGTAAAAATTAAGAGAAAAATGCCTTTAAAGGTATTTAAGGATGGAAAAGAAACTGAAAATACTATACAAAGTGCTAATTTTGATGATTTTAATTTTAGAGTATCAATTAATACCGAAGAAAATATAACCAAAACAAGCAAAATTGGAGTGGATGTTTTAGAAAATTGGAATAAAACAAAGAAAGTATTTAGATATATGAATCGTGTTACTTTTAAACATACTAATTTGCCTTTTAAAATTGACCTTAGCATTGTTAAAACATCAACCAAAAATGAAAGAGGATGGATGATACAAACATTTAATATTGAAGAATCAAATGTATTTAATAATCCGGAAACATATGAAATAGAGATTGAAGTAGAAAAAGAAGCAAAATTAATATATGACTCTGCTGGATTAACCAATGCTTTACAAAAAGTTGTTAAAATAGTATTATCCGGATTACAAAAAAGTAATTATCCCATTTCATATCCAGAACAAAGGGATGTTTCACAAGATTATCTTAAATTGCTGTTTGAAGAAGAACACAGAAAAAAAGACGGAGAATATATTCCTAAGAAAAATGCATATCCTAGTGATTTTATAGGGCCTAGTTTAGTAACATTAGATTTAATAAACACGGCTCCACTAAACCCTGATATTATTGTTCCTAATATTAGAGAACCTTACGCTTATTGTGTAACAGAAAAAGCAGATGGTGATAGACATTTGTTATTTGTTAATGGCAAAGGTCGTATATATTTAATTAATACAAATATGAATATAATATTTACGGGTGCTAAAACTACTGAAGAAAAATGTTTTAATTCGTTATTGGATGGAGAACTTATTCTACATGATAAAACGGGAAATTTTATAAACACATTTACTGCGTTTGATTTGTATTATATTAACAATGTAGATGTTAGAACGAGACCATTTATTAACACTCATTCAAAAGAGGCAAGATATTTCAAAGATGGTTGTCGTTTACCAATATTAAAAGAATTTATAAAATTATTAAAACCGATTGGAATAACCAATAATACAACAGGGGTCATGAATATGTTACATGTAAATAAAGGTGTTAGTTTATCCCCAATAAAAATCGTGTCAAAAAATTTCTATCCTAATTTTGATTCAGTAGTTGACTCAGAATCAGAGAAGACGTCAGCATATAATATATTTGAGGCAAATAATTATTTATTAAGACGTATTGCTGATGGAGAGTTTAAATACGAAATTGATGGACTAATTTTCACACCAACTCTTCTAGGTGTTGGTGGAAATAAAATATTGGAAGCAGGGCCAAAGAAAAAAATTACTTGGCCATATATATTTAAATGGAAACCAACTGAGTCAACATTAACATTTCCAAAAAGTTATCTAACCATAGATTTCTTAGTTGTAACAAAAAAAGGTGCTGATGGTAAAGATATTATTACGCCAATATTTGAAAATGGATTAAATAATTATGAAACTACACAATTTAATCAATACAAAACACTAATATTAACTGTGGGGTTTGACTCATCAAAGCATGGTTATATAAATCCTTGTCAAGATTTATTGGATGATAAATTTTCAAATAAAAAGGATATTGACGATGAAGGGGGATATAAACCGAAACAATTCTTTCCGTCAGACCCATATGACCCATTAGCTGGTTTATGTAATGTGATGTTAGAAATAGATAGTAATGGAACACATCAAATGTTTACAGAAGAAAATCAAGTATTTGAGGACCAAATGGTTGTAGAGTTTAGATATGACATGACAAAACCTGGAATGTGGAAATGGATTCCTATGAGAGTTAGATATGATAAAACTGCTGAATTTAGAGCTGGAAATGGTGTAGGAGCAAATGATTATAAAACAGCAAATAGCAACTGGCATTCAATTCATAATCCCGTAACTGAAAAAATGATAGCAACTGGAGAAGGAATTCCAGGAATTGAAGTATCAGATGATGTATATTACAATAGCGTTACGACAGATAAAATGACCCAAAGAATGCGTGATTTTCACAATTTATATGTAAAGAAAGCATTAATTCAAGGTGTGTCAAAGAAAGGTACTACTCTGATAGATTTTGCTTGTGGCAAAGGTGGAGATTTTCCAAAATGGATAGGTGCAGAATTATCTTTCGTATTTGGTATTGATATTTCATCCGATAATATTGAAAATCGGTTAAATGGAGCTTGTGCTAGATATTTAAATTTCAAAATGACAAATAAAAATATGCCATATGCTTTATTTGTGAATGGTAATAGTTCTTTGAATATAAGAAGTGGAACTAATATGTTTAATGATAAAGCAAATCAGATAACAAAATCAGTATTTGGTTCAATGGGAGTTGATAAAAGTCTAGGTCCTGCAGTTACAAGACAACATGGAAAAGCTCACCATGGGTTTGATGTATCGTCGTGTCAATTTGCGATACACTATATGTTTGAAAATAAAAAAACATTTTATAATTTTATAAGAAATGTTGCTGAATGTACAAAATTATACGGTTATTTTATAGCAACTTGTTATGATGGTAGAACCATATTTAATATTTTAAAAAAAAAGAGACAAGGTGAAAGCAAAGAAATATATGTAGATGATAAAAAAGTATGGTCAATAACTAAAGATTATGACGCAACAACATTTGAAGATAATGAAAGTTGTTTGGGGTATAAAATTAATGTATATCAAGATTCAATCAATCAAACACTTCCAGAATATTTAGTTAATTTTGATTTCTTAACTAGTACAATGGATAAATATGGCTTTACTCTAGTATCAAGAGAAGAAGCAAGACACTTAAAATTGCCGGAAGGTAGTGGAATGTTTTCTGAATTATTTAACTCACTGGAAAATGAAGTAAAGAGATATCCAGAAAAAGAAAAGGATTACAAAGATGCGTTATATATGAGAGATTATGAGAAGGATATATCTTTCTTAAATCGTTTCTTTGTTTATAAGAAAACTTCAACGAGAAATGCTGAGAAACTAACAAAGTCATTATTAGACCAATTACCAGATGAAGCAGAGATAGAGTTAGCAGGAACAATGTTAGCTCGTGAAGCAGTTGCACAGGCCGAAGAACTAGTCAAACCAAAGTCAAAAGTATTAGGAAAATTAAAATTACAAGAGGCAACTGAAGCGTTGGAAGAGGCTCCGAAAAAGATAAAAACAAAGACAAGAAAAATAAAGGACATAGAAGAACCTGAAATAATTGAAGGAGTTGAAGAAATAATAGATATTATTCCTGTTCAAAAGAAAAAGACAACACGTAGAAAGAAAGAAGTAGAGTTTGATATTATTGATGATAAATGAGGAGTTGATAAGGATTCTATTATTTAAAAAAAAGATATAAATATTAATATTTATTATATAGTAATAATGAATTATTATATAATACCAAAAAATAATTTTAATATAAGATTTAATATACAATTAACAAGTAATATAGTAAAACCATATATATCATATAGTTTAATTTTTTATATGAATGATATTTATAATCAATTATTTAAGATACAGGAAAAGGAAAAGGAAAATGAAGATATAACGATAGACTATGTGAATAAAATAGTAAATACATTTGAATTTATACATTCAAATGTTCCTGGTTCAACAATATCTGTAAGTAAGGTAAAAGCGGATGCAATCATTTTTTTTGAGTTGATGGAAACATTTCAGGTATTTAATATAAATGATATGCTATCATTAAAAGATAGGATTAATGTTGCGCATTTAACAAATAATTATACATCAACGAATTATCTATTAAACATGCTAAGAGAAGAACATGAAGATAATATAATTTCAGAAGATTTTAATTATGATAAATTGTATGAATTATTTATAAAAAATACTTATAAAAATAAGCTAGATTTAATAATATGTGAATTTCACCCAGATGAATACAATGATACTAAAAAATATATAAATAATATGATTTTGGTATTTTTAATTATAATTAAATATCAAACAAATCAAGGCATGTGTGTTATAAAAATGGATAATATATTATATAAAGCTGTAATAGATGTTATATTTATAATATCAGGTATATATGATAAAATATATTTAGTAAAACCATCAATAAGTAATATAACAAAGGGTGAAAGATATTTAATTTGTAAAGGTTTTAATGAAAATTTGAATAACCAGAATAAAATATTAGAAAATGTAGAGGAGCAATTGATATCTAAAATGAACAATAGTGAATTAATGAGTAATCAATTTATAAATTCAATAATAGATAATGAATTGCCATATTATTTCTTAAATAGGTTAGAAGAATCAAATCTAGTAATAGGTCAGCAACAATTGGAAGCATATGATCAAATAATAAACATTTTTAAGAATAATAATCGTGAGGAAAAGATAGAGAGTTTAAAAAGATCACATATACAAAAATGTATTCAATGGTGTGAAAAAAATCAATTACCTCATAATAAATTTATAGACAAGACAAATATATTTTTGGCTCCAAAGAAAAAACAAGAAGAGATTGAAACTATTTAATATGTATTAAACATTTATACATTATTAATAGTATTAATATTATATAAATATTATATAACTCTAAGTATTTGATGTATGATATAATTTTATTTGATAACTTATAGTTTACGAGTTTTTTTTACATGTTTTTTTCTTCTATTTGTTTTTTTTCCTCCATAACTTTTATTAGTTTGATGAGAAGATGACTCCCAGCTTGCGGTTGGACTTGATGACATTCCAGCAGGCGTGTATCCAGTAGGATTTCCTAACGACTCGGTGCTAGATGTATAATAAATTCCACCGCCTATTAATGCAAGCATAATTCCGCCTATTATTGACGCAAAAATATAACCGCTATCTCTACTACTCATAAAATAACAATATATTTAATTTTTAAATTTATAAATAATTTATAATATCTTATCTAAAGTATTTGTAAACTCAGTATTGTAAAATATATTTATTTCGTGATAGGTCTTAAACTAATATTATCAAAATATGTTGTATTTCCTATACTATCTTTATTTGCAAATCCAGCACCTCTTGATTGTATTGAACCTATCGTATTTCCTGCTGAAAAACTATTAACCGAATTATATGTGTGATATTCGGAACCATTTGTTTTTGTTTTACATATCAACTTATTTTGATGTTGACCTTGGAAGAAGAATGGATTACCAGTATATGTCTGTGCTTGACACGGAGGTACCTTATCTTTATAAATAAATGGAGTATTTGGACTTACACTATTTGCTAAAGAAGTAGCCACATTAGCACCTCTTAGTCTACGATTTTTTGCAGCCGCAGTTGAAATTGTATCAACGTTAAGTTTTAATAATCTTGTACTACTAGATACAGCACCTTGCTTTGCAAATTGCGGATTATTTGGCTTATAATAAACTTGAGAACAGCCTTTTGGATTTGAAGGACCACTAACAACTGAACCATTATATGGATTTGCTGCTAATTGATATAAATAATCTATTACAATTTTATACTGTTCATTTGTTAGTATGTGTTGTAAAGAATTTATAAAAGTATCAACAGACAATGAGGACTCACCAATTAAAGTATCGTATTCAGCCTTTGTTATAAAACCTGCATCTAATAATGAGTTTGATAAAGAATTTATGAATCCAATCTCAACTGCTTTTTCAACGGTAAAATTTGGATTACATTGCGCAACATATAAATTAATTATTGATAATGGGTCGCCTGGTTTAGAATATTCCAGTATTTTAGCTGTTACAAATGGATAAGCCATGAATAGTTGTTCTATTTTTTTATCAATTGGACCAGAAATAAAATTAAACTGTCTTTGTTGAAATGTTTGACAGCGATTATATAAATACATGTAGGTTGTTTGGTAATAATCTTTTTTTACATTAGTGTTAGTTGGCAATACTCTTTGAAGAGCTTTTCTTTGCTGATTACAACAGAGTAATGGATTAGTAACATTTGGTTCTGGTTTTTCGGTTAAATTATTAATAGGCATCCAGCTAGATACTATTCCTACACCATTACAATTTTTACATTCATCATCTATATTAACACCTTTATTATCTTCTATTATTGTATTAACTATTCCAACTTTATCTTCTTCTAAACTGGATGTATCATTATTTTTTACAATAAATGAACCAGGCATATCAATCATTTGTGATATTAATCCTGTTCCTCCATTACCACCACCTAACGACGAACCAATTGAAGATTTTACTGCTCTATTAATGTTATAACCTATCAATAATTTTTCAATATCAGCAATAGAATTTGTAGTTGCTGGTCTTTCAAAATTAATAGGTATAACAGTTCCCTTTCTATATTGCTTAAGTGGTCTAGCTAATCCAAAACCTGTCGGAAATACGTTTCCAGGGTCATTGTTAGTTAATGGTCTTATATGGGTTGCAGTAACACCAACCGGATTACTAAAAATACCTGTTCCTTTCCAAGTCACATATGGTATATTTTCTAATGTGCTTTTATTACTGTAACCACTGGCAGATTGTCTTCTCATATTTGTTGGATAAAAAGCGGTAGACATTATATAAATATAAAAGAAAATAAATGTAGTATATATATATATAATAATAATGTTATTGATATATATTTTAATTGTTTTATTTGTATTTTTAATGGGTTGTCAAGCATATTTAGCCCATGGCACCTTTGGTTTAGCAATGTTTCCAAATAAATTAATAGAAGGTTTGGAAAACGAAGACACTTCTACTACTATACAAGAATACAAACCATATAATTTAAATGACCCTAATAATTCTTTAATATTAGCTCAACAAAATGCTGGAAATATTGAGGTATTAAAAGGAAGAATAGACGGTTTAGATGGTGTGAAGAAACGGGTTGATGATATACAACAATCTGTTGATTCAATGCAAACTCAAATAGATAGTTTAGTTCAACAACAAGCTGATTATGCTCAACAAATTGCCGGTTCCACACCTCCAGAGATAACAGGAACAGATGAAGAAACAGCTGCAAATGCTGAAGATTTTATCGAAGAAGAGGAATAAATTATACTATCTTTTAATTAAATATTTATCCTACACGATTCTTTTTTATAAAACAACAACCTGTCGCATTACTAAGAAATAAACAACATCCTATTACATCATTTCCCGTAATACATATACCATAAGAGTTATTACCAAATATACAACAACCATAACTATTATTATAACCACAATTTACACATATACATCCATGAATAGAACAAAAGCCAAATGACGTCATTCTAAAATTGTATTACTATCTTTATTACAATTATATAAAGTTAATTAATAATTAATATAAAAATACCATTATAAATGCAAACAACATAATTATATAAAATGGAAAAGAACAAAAACTTTGCATTCTAGAATAACCTTGTGGAGCATCGTGTGTAGGACATAATACATAAATAAATAATAATATTAGACATGATATAAAAAATTTGTTAATTTTTTCTGTCAATTTCATTATAATATTTAACAATATTATATTTGAAAAATAATAGTGTTATGTGTATAAAAACTTTATTTGTCATATTTAAATCTTTAAGGATATAAAAGAAAAAATAAATTATAGATATATATTAGATAAATGTCTAACATATTTCAAGAAGTATTAACAAATGCAAAGGCAGCGGAAGAAAAATATATAGGTCCAGATTATCCATATTACAAATATATTCGCACTCCATCAGAAATAGGCATGTCTGGTTCAGGGAGTTTATCACAATTAGGAAAAGATATAGATGGTTTAATAAATTATGTAGAATTGTTAGTATCAGGTGGTGGTAAAGCATCAGCTACAGGTCAACCTTTAGGTAATAAATTCTTTTTGAAAACAGGTGGTAAATGTACCGATAAAGAAACAGGTCAAGATGTTGATAGATATATTTATATAAATAATGTTCCTCAAGGCAATATACCATTTATATCGTCAGGTGTAGGAGTTAATTTTAGTGAATTTAAAGGATTAATTCCAGGAACAATAAGTAATTTAAATGCGTTTAATCCGATGGAAATGTTTCAAGCATTTTTAGCCGGTTCAAAGCCAGATTGTCAAGAATTAAAAATGGAAACAATTGATATATATAATAATAAGTCAACAGAGAGTCATTTTGTGACATTAATAGATATTCAAAATATGGACCCTTGTATTTTTCCAGATAAAAAGAATCCAAGAACAGGAGCCCAATGTCGGGAGACATTTGTAAATTTGAATGATACGAAATGTTATACTTGTTATAAAATTCCGCAGGATCCAGTTTCGCAAGTATATTTTGCGTCGCTTGGTCTATTAGGTGTATATATATTATATGGCATAATGGGGAAAAATGGGATGCTCCCTTCACGATAAACACCAATTATATTTTGTGACGATATATGCTCATAAAATATTATAGTTTAATATGTTTTGTGACGACGACTGCGACGCGACTTTCTACCTCTACCTCTACCTCTACGTTTTCGCGAACCACCTTTTACTGAATACTGATTGGTTCCATTAGCATAATATTGCCAAGTAGTTGGCTCTGCTACTTTTAAATCGGACACTGGCGCCGCATAATAACTTAAACCTAAACCACCTTTTCCACCCTTCATACTTCTAGCACGTGTTCTATGTGTTCCACCAAAACTACCTGTTGAATTTGGTTGAGCTGGAACTTGTACTGGAAATTGAGATGGAACTTGAGATGGAACTTGAGCTGGAAATTGAGATGGAACTTGATCAGAATTTATTTCATTTGAAGCTAATGGGTTGTATTTATTAGCTGTCTCAAGTGTAGCTGAAGCTGCATTTCCTATACTTGCATTAATCATATTTCCTGCCTCTTTTGCTTTAGTTCCAAAACTGTTAAAATAGTCACCCCAACTTTGGGTTGGAACATTCGGATTTGATTCAAAAAATCCAAATAAACCTCCTTTTTGGTTTATTCTTCTTCTTCTTGTTCTTCTATGCTTTGTCATATAATATTATATAAGAAAACAATATTATATATCTTAATTTTTTTATAAATTAAGCTTTATCTTAACGATTCACAATCATTTTGAATAATTCAAAACCAGCCAAACCACCCGCTATTTGAGCAACAATATATGGAATCAAATCAGAACGAGGTAATTTACCAGCATACATTAAAGCAATAGCAACCGCTGGATTAAACGCACCTCCACTAATTGCACCACCTAACATAACGGCTACTGCCAAAGCAGCGCCAATTGCTAAATAATTTCCCGTAGCAAAAATTACAAAAACAAGGAATAAAGTTCCTAAAAATTCAACAAGATACTTGTTCATCATTATATATTAGTTTTAGAAATTTATTTCTATTGTTTTGTTATAAATGTTGGATTTTTTAATAATGTAAGTTTTGGACATTCTTTACAAATAGGACATGGTCCTGGTGTTGGTGTTGGACCTGGTGTTGGTGTTGGACCTGGTGTTGGACCTGGTGTTGGACCTGGTGTTGGACCTGGTGTTGGCGTCGGATAACATAATCTAGAGTATCCTGGGTCATCAAATGAACCACATTTATTTTTTTCATTATTCCAATAACAAACACTATTTGTATCATGCACTTTTCCATTTACACATTCAATACAATTTGTAAATTGAGTACAATTTGTTGCGGTAAAATTTTCTTTAATATTTAACAAATATAAGCTAAAAAATAATATCACAATAAGCAAAAATAAACCGATATATTTTTTCAAATTCATATAATATATGAATAAAATTTATTTATTAAGTTTAATAATTTTGCCTTGGAATAGAACCCCATGAACATATACCTGGCTGTGTTAAACTATAGTTATAAATTGAACCTTTCTTCTTTGGTGCTGTACAGCCCCCTGAACGCGCTCTGCGCAATGCTGAACGCCTAAAACTTGTGTCGTAACTTTTTGAACCTATTGGAGCTTCTAAAGGTAAACCTACTTTATATGACGACTTACCTACAGCTATACTTTTTATTATATTTGTATACATTGAACCTTGGATTGGAGCTATATAGTTTACATGTGTGGAAACTGGAAATTGACGTTGAGATGAATATGATACTTTTGTTGTTGGCGTTGATAATTTTCCTAAAGCATCTTGTCTAGCTTTTTCTTTAGCACTTATATCAGTCGCTCTAATATATTGAGCTCTGGCATTAACTAACATATCTGCATACACGGGCTCTTGGCCTGGATAAAATTGCGGCGGTGTTGGTCTTTGTCCAGTTAATATACCATAGTTATGATATGGTATTGTGTTTGGATATTGACTTGAATTTAAAGGACCTAAAATTGGTGCATTAACATATCCTTGAAATGTTTGAGAACCTATTGATGTTGATATTCCATATGGAGTCGTCATATTTATATATAAATAATATTAATTTTTTATTAATATTATATTAGTCCTAAGAAGAATAATATTAATAAAAAATTAATATCAAATTCTTATAGAACTCATAGTTCTAGTCATAAACTTAGAAAAGTAACATCAATAAAGCGCTAAATGATATGAAATAAATATTATAAATATTAATATTATTTGTTAATAATTAATTATAATATTGCGCCTTATAAGCATTATAATTAGGAGCTACTGTTATAATTGGTGGTCTTCTATAAATAACAGTTGTTGACTTTTTTGTTGTGGTTGGGGTTGAAGTCCCTAGTTTAATATTACGCATAATAAAAAATAAAAGTAAAATTAAACCTAAAATTAACAAAATCTTGTTAGTATCCATTATATTATAATCTTAGACAATTTCTTCTAATTTATCATTTTTATATAAGAACAAATAACAACCCGTTTCTCTACATTTTACACGAATATCAATAGATGCCTTTGTTGGTATAGAATTCGTTATCATTAAATTCGCAGCATTTAATCTTTGTCTTAATTTATCACTAGAAGATTCTCTTATTTTATGTTTATCATATAATTTGTCTAATAAATCAACAAACTTGTTTCTATTTGTATGGCCTGTGATAGGATTTGCTGAAGATGAGAAATGTTTCTTATATTTAACTGCCCATTCATTAGCAATAGCTTCTATAATTTCTTTTTTTTCTTTGTTATGGTCACGAATATATAACTCAGGAACAGCTTGACTCTTATTTAAATTTTTGAATGCTTCAATTAATTCACCAATTGAAGCATTAAATCTTATATTAACTAACAAATATTGATTATATAACCAACTTGCGTCATTTCCAGAACCAAAATCATGTGGTTCTAATAGGTCAAGAGGTTTAGAGTTTTCTTCTTTAAGAATTTTCAACGCAGTAATTCTATGAATACCATCTAAAACCTCAAAAACTTCTGTAATATTATTGAAACTCAAATACACCATAGTATCAATTGGCTTTTTGGAAGTATATATATATCTGGCAATATCCGGACAGCGACCCATATCAGGAGGTCTATTATACTCCCAATTTTTAACAGAGTCAACTAACAAATCCTTAATCATAATTTTATATATCGCATGATTATCATTGTAAGATAATACTAATTCGGCAGTTTCAAAGAAATGTTTTATAATAATTGGTATTATACTAGATGGAATAAATTCATTATTTTTATATGGGTTACGTGCTACAGTATAAAGGTCATTATTTATTGATTCTTCGATAATTTCAAACAAAACATTTTGTTTATTTGATTTTTTAGAAATTTTAGAATTGTGTGAGAACATTTTAAATATAAGTGTAGTGATATTTTATATAATTAAAGATAGAATTATTATATTTCAATTTTTTAATCATATTTTAATGTTCAAATTTTAAAACCATTTGGTATCTATCCATCTCATTTTCTGTCTTTCTTCTATATTTTGTAAACAGGCTTCTAAATGTTTTATACGATTTTCCATCCCATCATATTTTATATTCATTGTCACTATATAATCTAATAAACCTTTATTAAACCCTTCTTTTATATCATATTCTACACAAAAATATAGTTCACAATCGTTAGCTGCTTGCCTCAAATTATCTACATATGGACGACCTTTTTTTATATATTCTAATAACAAATTGTTAGTATCTTCTAAAATAAACATATTATCACAATCGTCTGCAAAATATGTATCCTTTTGCTCAAACCCTTTAGGGTCACTACTAATAAATAAATTTCTCACAATTAATTTTTCATTTTGAAAATAAATATACGCATAATTCTTATTTTCATCCATTGAATAATTAACTTCATTTATAATAGCATCTTCTAAATGTGGATGTTTTTTTGTTATATACATCTCTTCTGGAGTATAACTTTCACGAGCATGTCCATGAACTCCTCTTCCTAATCCCCGACGGCAATAATGCCATTTAACTTTCTGTATATTTCCTATAACAGTATCTATATCTACCATAAAATACCATATATGTAATTATTTAAATTGTTTATAAATACATATTTATAACTATACTTTACTCCTACGACTTTTCTCAAATGCGTGTTTTCTTAATATCTTCTTATGTGACGAACTGCTGACTGTGATGTGTTATAATCATTACCACCAAAAGACCTATCATTATAGTTTCTATTAACGGCTTGATTTTTCTTAAATTTAGTATAATCAGAACCATCATATACAAATTTTACGTTACATGTGGACGATGGTATCTTTGGGTCAACTTGAATTGAACTCCAAATAACTGATGGGGTACAAGAGTCTGAAGTTGATCCAAAATGTTGTCTTAAACCATTAAGTCCTGGACGACTTTGTGGTGTTTGACATGACCCTCCACATGAATAATTCTGACGACTCAATAAATCGCCTGCATTATTTACAGCTCTAAATGGGGTTGTAATTCTTTTTGGATTTGAACTTCCAGAATACGATGTTGTATTCCATGCGTCTCTTAATGTAAAGCGAGTTCGTGCAAATGTATCTGAATTGTCATGGTCTATAATTGGTTGGGGCATTAATCCTGGTAACCCTCCACCTAATTTTGGTCCTGGACCACTATATGGATAACCAATACCATTCACTAATGCTAATAAGCTTCCTAAGCTTCCGGTTGTAAACCCCGAAGAACCTGATGCTGTTTGTGAAAATCCTGTTCCAATACTATTAGACATATTATATTATACTAGAATAAAAAAATTAAATTCTTTTGTTATACTTTCTTAAAGTATAAATTATATTTACTTAATATATAATGTTTGATTTTCACAAGTTTACGAAATTACTTGTTAGTGCAATTGTTTTTGTTTTTATTGATTCAATATATTTAAATCTTGTTTCTAATTATTTCTCAAATCAAATTAAACTTGTTCAGAGTTCGCCTATTAAAATGAATTTTTTAGCAACACTTCTTTGCTATATATTCCTCATTTTCGGAATTAATTATTTTATTATTAAACCTAAACGAAGCGTTCAAGATGCCTTTTTATTAGGTCTTGTTACTTATGGTGTTTTTGAAACTACTAACATGGCATTATTTTCTAAATGGTCCTGGTTAACTGTTATTATTGATACATTATGGGGTGGAATTTTATTCGCATTAACAACTTATATTGTCACAAGTTTAATACATTAATTTAATAAGTATATTAAATATAGTTGATAATATATGGTAATAAATATACAGAAATTATCAATAATATTATGTTATTATTTAAACTATATGTAGCAAAATGTGAACTTAATAAACATGCTAATATCATCATAAAACTATCTCCTAAAATTGCTCCACCACCTACTTCATTCGCATAATCCTTAAAAAAATCTAACATTGAATTATAACCTATTGGAACGGTTTTAAAAAACCAATAGAATAATATATCATGAATAATTTGAATTAATACAGCTAATCCTGTAAATTTCCAAATATTAAACGCACCAAAAAAGTATTTGTATAAATATCGCGCAATTATAATACCTATCACTAAAATTAAGACATCTGCTATAACCGCACTTAATTGATATTTTTTATACCATTTTTTCAAATAATATGACTTGAAAACTCCGTGATATAATAAAAAAATTATTATTATATCCGCATTTATACACCCATTCAAAATAGGTAAATAATCTGAAACATTATTAAAAGTTGAAATATCTTGAAATATCATATACAATATATTTATATTTATTTTTATTTTTCTGTCATAATTCTTGGAACTACATTCATTGTAGTTAGCTCCTGGAACAATAACTTACAAGCATATGGAATTTCTACATATGCGAAATCCACACGATTGTCACATGTTCTACAGCAGTGGATATGTAGCTGGTCATTATACGACGCAATAAGACCACATTTTTTACAAACATATACTTGATATTTATCTGAAGCGTCATACATTCTTCCTCTAGTAAATCTTGAAGCACCATGTGATACCATACAATCTCTCTCCATTTCTCCAAAACGAAGACCTCCATCTCTACTACGACCTTCCGCCGGTTGTCTAGTAAGATTAACCATAGGTCCAATTGATCTACTATGTTGTTTATCACTTACCATGTGTTTCAAACGCTGATAAAATACTGGACCCATAAATACACTACATTCAATTTGCTCACCAATTAATCCATTGTATAACAATTTATTACCATGTGCTTCATGACCTAGTTCTAACAATTTATTTGAGATTTCATCTACAGTTAGTTCACCGAAACTTGTTCCATCTCCAAATAATCCCAATTCAACTAATACCTCTCCTAATAATGTTTCTTTTAATTGTCCAATTGTCATACGAGATGGAATCGCGTGTGGATTGATGATGATATCAGGTCTTAAACCATCAGCAGTAAATGGCATATCTTCCTCTGGAATAATATTACCAACAGTACCTTTCTGTCCATGACGAGAAGAGAACTTATCACCAATTACTGGTTTTCTTAATGTTCTCAATCTAACCTTAGCAAAACTGTATCCATCCCCATTTCTATCAATATAATTCTTATCAATATAGGTCTCCTCCACTGTTCTATATTGCTTACTACCATCTTCATATTTTATAACTTTTGTATGGTCATTTCTATTTTCTTTAATTGGAGTCACCTTAGCAATAATAATATCGCGATTTTCAATTAATGTATTTTCTGGAACAATACCCTTTGAATTAACCTTATTATAATTTCCAAATTTCATTCCTTTAGTTTTAGAAGAATCAGGTTTACATCTTATTTCTTCATCGCCATTAATTTTTTGTTTATCTTCATCTTTTTCAGTATGTGTAATGGTGATTTGTAACAATCCTCTATCAATTGAACCTTTATTAACAAGCAAAGAATCTTCCTGATTATATCCGGTATGTGTCATAATAGCGACCGTAATATTACATCCAGATGGATTTTCATTCAACTTAATTAAATTCATTAAACGAGTATCAACCAAAGGTCTAGTTGGGTAACTCAAAACATATGCTGTTTTATCCATTCTTTCACTAAAATTAGTAGCATAAATGCCCATTGCCTGTTTAGCTTGAGCACATTGATATGTATTTCTAGGTGATTGATTATGGTCTGGATAAGGAATACAAGAAGCAACAACTCCAAAGATTGTTGAAGGATGTATTTCACAGTGTGTATATTTAGTAATAAAATTCCCATTTTTAGTGATAATATCTTTTGGTTTTGTAGAAATCATACTAAAACTCTGTTCTTCTGGGTCTATATATTCAATAACAGTATTATCTATTTTACAATTAGTTAACAAATCATTCCATGATAATTTATTTTCCTTTAAATCCGTAATTATTTGTTTTGTTAGTAATATATTGTTATTTTTCACTCTTAATAGTGGTCTCGTAATTCTTCCACTATCATTACAAATTCTAATTTCTTGTAGTTTATAATCAAATATAATTGACGTATAAATATTAATTATTCCTTTATATTTCATTTCTTTTAAATCCTTATATAATTCTTCCGGTTTTAGTGTAATGCCAATCCATGCGCCATTAATAAATACCTTTACTTTATCATAGAGTAAACTTGGATATAATTCTTCATCGTCAATTTTTAGAATGTTAGGTAGAATATAATCATATAAAGAATTGCTATTTGAGTGAATGGTAATATGTGCCATATAACTCATGTTTTTTACAACACCGACAGATGCTCCTTCTGGTGTTTCTGCTGGACAAAGAAATCCCCAAGAAGTGTTATGTAGTTTACGAGGAGGTACTAGTTTACCGCTTTTATCAGTTGGGGTTGATACTCTGCGAAGATGGCTTAAACTAGCAATATAGGTAAGTCGGTTTAACACTTGTGCGACACCTACTTTATTAGAATTAGTATGTTTGATGCCAAAATCGCCCGTTGATAATGCACGCTTAAATCCATTCTCAATTGTATTAGACTTAATGATTTTGTAAATATTAGTCAAGTTAATAATATTCAAATAATCTTCTTTAGAACGCCAACTGCCGCTTTTTATTTCTTTTGTAACCTGCTTTTCCATATCTTTGACAAGCTTGTTAAAATAATTTCTGAACAGATTATTCAACGATGTTCCGGTTAAGTCAATTCGTTTGTTAATATATGAATCTCTATCATCGCCTTTAATCCATTCAAAACTGACTTGTAGTAATTTATTAGCCATATATCCAAGAAAGTATATCTTTTGTTTTAGAGTTTGACAATGAGGGAATAAGTCATTTTGTAATACTTCTAATGTAAATTGTCTTTTCTTTAATGCTCCAGTTTCTTTGTCCATATTTAGAGGTGTATAACTTACATAGCCAGTGATGTATTTGATAGCATCTTCATATGTTATATACTTATTAGATTCAATAATTGATGCTTGTAAATTTGCTAACATTGGTTTATATTTGTCTAATGAGATATTGAGTAAGATATATTCGCATATTTCTTTATCAGATATTACGCCTAAAGCACGGAATACAATAAATAATGGAATTGGTTGTTTCACGCGAGGAATTTGTAGACAAATTGGAAATCCAAATCCATTATTTTTTGAGCTAATCATCATATTAATTTGCTTAGGAGAGATACATTTGAAATCAGGGACAGATTTAATTTCTGCCTTCCATGTGTATTTTGTGTCGTTCTTTGAAATGTTAAAACAATATACGCGATTTTCTGCGGCTCGTTCCTGTCCTAGAACAGTCTTTTCAGAGCCATTAATAATAAAATATCCTCCAGCATCATACTTACATTCTCCTGTATGTTGATTATCAACATATTTATATTGATTTAATACACATATATTAGATTTTAACATAATAGGTAATTTTCCGATATGAATTTTGGGGAGAGTTTTATACAATGTTTTAACATTATCTAAGTTTTCTCCGTCACGAATAATGTATTTAATGTTAATATCAATGGTCATTGCAGAAGCATATGTAAAATTTCTGAGTCGTGCTTCTTGAGGAAACATAAGTTTAATAGCGCCATTGTTTTCGTGAATTTGAGGACGATAGATATGAAAATTCTCAAATGTAATAAAAATTTCAAGAGAATACTTGCCACTTTTTTCGTCATAATCTTCTTCCGATTTTATATGAACGGGATTAAACATTTCAATCGTTTTAATAATTTGGTAACCCACAAAATTATTATACGATTCTAATTGATGTCGCACCAGTCTATCTAAGTGCTGATCTTTAAAATATGATTCGATAACTGTCCAAGGATCTTCAATATATTGATTATTTTCAATGACAAAGTTGCCGTTAGAATCATAGCCATTATGTGCTGCCATTTTGTTATAATTTGTGCTTGTGCTTGGTTGCTGTTTAGCTATATTATCCATCCTTACAGTTATTTTATATATCAATTTTTTTTTAAATTGTTTTAAAATATATATTTATTGATTCGTTATAAAATATATCTATTCATTAAATACTATTAAATCACCATCTTCTGTATAACTATGACTGTTAACTTCATTTCCACCCTTTGCTACGTAATTATAGTATTTTTTACCTTTCCAAGATGTATATATATCTAGCAATACACCTATAGTAACTTGTGATATATAATATTCTTTTCCAGGCTCAGTATATGGATTCATAATTTCATTATAAAATCCACGCATAAAAAAATTTGTAGTTAATATACCATTATCCAAGTAATATAAAGTAGTTGGTCTAAAATGAACATTTCTGCCATTGTTTGTTAAAGGAATATATGTTTGATATGGTGGTTTAGGTGGCACTCCAATATGTCTATTATAAACCCATCCTCCATACTTATTAAATGCCTCTACAGTTTTAGGATAAAATTGTTTATCATATGCTTGTGGATTTGTCTCAAACATACTTAATCCTCCAATTACAATATTAGGTAATATTTCTTCACCATTACCATCTACTTCTGATAAAATTAACGGAAAATTTAATGCATGTCCTAATTCATGTGCTATAATTCTGTTAAAATAATCTTGCGATATTGTTAAACTTCCATCAGCATTAAATAATGTTTTTTTTACTTCTAGATTAAATGAAACATTCATAGATGTATCTAAATTAGATACACCATTTACACTACAGGTTGCCAATGTATCATCGTCAAATGTGATAAATCGTACATTTGTCAAATAAATTCCATTCCAATCTTCTAAAAATCTTAATAATGGTTGGTTAGAAAATGAACGTATTAATGATACCATTTCTGGATTAAATTCAATAAATTGTTTCCATCTAGCGGCACCAGCTAGTAATGCCGTTTTTAATGGAGCGGGAAGGGGTATATATGTTTTTGGATCACCTGGTGGAAAAACTGGAGTAAATCCACTACCATAAATATCAAATGTCTTATTAAATGATGTAACATCAAACAAAATATTTGTTGTAGGTAGAGGAATCTTAGGAGGCTTAACTGGCGCCGCTAAAAATACATTTATACATTTTTGTTCATTATTATTACTTGTTTCTAAACAATTATTAAAGATTCTTGTTGATGATCCTTTTCCTCTTGTTGAACCTAAATTTGTAGTTGAAGCTGACACATTATTAACCATCCATCTGTTATTTATAAACCCAGGTGGAAAAATACTTCCATTACTAAAAGATAAATTAAAACGATAATTTGACATATATTATGATTAGAAAATAGTTTTATTTAGTTTATTGTTACCAATACTCTAATCTAAATTACAGTAAAATATATACAATACAATATGTAATGATAACTTATAACGATAACTGATAACAAAAATATAATAAAAATATTGCCGAAACTTTCAGTCATAAATAATTTTCAAAAAGTATTTTTGGTTTTCGAAAATGGACAAAAATAAATGTCCAAAATTGAAAATCCGAAAAAAGTTTTGAAAAAGGCCCTATTTTCGGTGGACTCTGATCATAATGCTCTCATGTTCATTTTTTTTATCATTTTTTTGTGACGATATTTTTTAATGTTTTTTATGAAAAACTACTTAGGGATTTTTTCTGTCCTCTATTTAGAAGACACATGGATGACATTTTTTTGCCTAAAACTCCCATGAATTTTTACTGTAAACATTGTGACTATTTTACGTCATATAGGAAGGATTATAATAGACATATTCTGACACGAAAACATAAAAAGGAGACAGGAGAGTTACAAATGGATGACAATTTAAGCCCACTAGGTAAATTTATTTGCGAATGTGGAAAGGAATACAAACACCGTCAAGGATTATGGAAACATAAAAAAATATGTGAACAAAAAAAAAGCCCAGAAAGTTCCAATATCATTGGTGCTTATGAAAATGAAACTGATAAAAGTGAATTAAAAGTATTAACTGAACTCGTAAAAGATGTTATTAAACATAATCAAGAACTAACTAACAAAATTATTGATATATGTCAAGTCGGTCAGACTCAAAATAATAACATATCACATAGCAATGTTCATTCAAATAATAAAACATTTAATCTTCAATTCTTTCTTAACGAAACCTGTAAAGATGCAATGAATATTTCGGATTTCGTTGACTCTATTAAATTTAAACTCAAAGATCTTGAACATGTAGGAGAGGTAGGATTTGTTGATGGAATTTCTAATGTTGTTTTGGATAATTTAACTGAACTTGACACAAGACAACGACCAATTCACTGTGCAGACCAAAAAAGAGAAATCTTATATATAAAAGACAATAATGAATGGGTAAAAGACGATGAACCAAATACACGAATGACTAAAGTAATTAAACAAATAGCTCATAAAAATATGAAGGTAATTCCTGAATGGGTTAAAAATAATCCTGATTGTTATAATTCTCAATCAAAGAAAAATGATAAATATCTTAAAATTGTATCTAACTCAATGTCAGGAGGAACTGAAATAGAACAAAAAACAAACATAAATAAAATAATTTCAAAGGTAGCAAAAGAAGTTACAATTGATAAGAATAAATATCAATTAAAATGATATAAATATATTTTGTTAGTTATACAAATGTCAAAATATCACACAAAAAAAAAGAAATATATCAGGAGTTTTAAATCACATACTGATATTAATAATTATAATAACTTTTTAATTGAATTGGATAAGAAACAAAGAGAATTTAAAGATACAGACAATCATTATCTTGAAAAAAAACAAGAAAATGTTGTTTTAGGAAAAAAAGAAATTAATAAAATTCTTACTGAAATAACCGATAATTTTATTAAGCTTGAAGAACCTAATTTTACAGGAGTGGCTCTATGGGAATCTCGTTTATTAGAAGCTAGGGAAACAGAAGACCCTAATTTATACAAATCAGCCGAATGTAATATTAAAAAAGAGGATTATCCTATTAAGTCTGAAAAAAAAATTACAGTAAGTATTACGGCAGAAATAAATAATATTAGTGACCTTTTAAGATTAATTGAATTATATCCTCTTGATAAAAATATAGAATACAACATAAATATGGATGCATTACATAAAATAAAAACCCCATTAATAGAATTAAATAACATGATTGGGATGAAGAATTTGAAAGAAAATATAGTTGACCAAATTATATTTTATATTCAAAATTTACATACATTAAAATCAAATATTAAAGGCAATGATTTTATGCATACCGTAATTTATGGTCCTCCAGGAACAGGTAAAACAGAAATAGCAAAAATAATAGGCGATATTTTTTCAAAAATGGGAGTTCTAAGTAAAGGTACATTTAAAAAGGTAACGCGTGCAGATTTAATAGCAGGTTATTTAGGGCAAACAGCATTAAAAACTAGAAATGTAGTAAACGAATGTTTAGGTGGAGTATTATTTATTGATGAAGCATATTCTTTAGGAAATGAAGAAAAGCGGGATAGTTTTGCAAAAGAATGTATCGATACATTATGTGAAGCTTTAAGTGACCATAAGGATAATTTGATGGTAATAATAGCAGGATATGAAAAAGATTTAAATAATTGCTTTTTTAATTATAATCAAGGTCTTAATTCAAGATTTACATGGAGATTTAAAATAGATGATTATAATTCTGAAGATTTATATAAAATTTTTTTGAAGAAAATAAATGATGGTGGTTGGTTTATTGCAGAAAATTCAGAAATTGATGTTAAATGGTTTGAGAAGCATAAGAATAATTTTAAATGTTATGGGAGAGATATAGAGACCTTATTTGCTAAGACAAAAATAACTCATAGTAGAAGAGTATTCTGTTTAGATAATTCATTAAAAAAATATATAACTATTAAGGATTTAGATAAGGGATTAGAAATTTATTTAAAAAACGAAGATTCTAAGGAGAAAGAAATAGAAAAAATAAATAGGATAATAAGCAGTATGTATGTTTAATTTGTGTTTTATTCGTAAAATTGTTTTTTTATTATATTACATATGTCAACTAAAAAAACAATTCAAATAAATCCTGAACTATTTAAACTTCCTGGAAACAGGACTAGAAAAAATAGAGACAAAAAAGAGCTAATATTAAATCCAATTGTATCGCCAAATAATCTAAAAAATAAGTTATTAAAAAGAATTAAAGAGCATAAAACAAAAGAATTAAAAACAAAATCTCCTCCAACTACTTCAAGCACAGATAATAAATATACAGATGAATTTTATGGTGCATTAGATTACTTATCAGAACTAAGTAAAAAACAAAAGATTATTGATTCAAAACGACTTTCTCTGAATACTAGAACTTTGAAAAATCATGAATCATCTAGTTCACCAGTTGTATCATTAGAGCTACCTGCTGAATTACAAGAAACAAAAACATTTGCACCACAAACTAGTGAAGTTTTTAATGTAAACTATAAAGTTCAAGACGATGTACCTTACGGATGTTTAAAAAATGGTAAAAAAAAGACATACAGAGAATGGAAAGAATTATCAACCCCAGATATACCTGATATTGTAAGACCTCCAACACCTCCAAAAAAAAATGTAGGTATATTAAGTTCAAATTTACAAGAATATTCTAGTGATGTTGGTCAAGAAAAAAATACAGATATACAAAATAAATTATCTCGTGAAGAACGGTTAGAACAAATAAAAAATAAATTAAAAAGACTACAAGACCAAGAAACACAAATGAAGCAACAATCAATTGATGAATTTAAAAAATTAGAAAAGCAATATTCAAGTCCATTAATGGTTTCCCCATTAGAAGAATTAAGTGATTTAGATACTCTAGATAAAAAAAATAATAATATTGAAGATTTATTAAAAGAACATGAAGATAAGAAGGAAAATGAAAATGAAAAAATAAAAAAATATTTAAAAAAGACCGTAAAACGAAAATTTACATTAGGAAAGTCTGATAAATTGAGGCGCGTATCAGTTTTAATAAAAGATCGTAAAACAAGAAAAAATATAATAAATACTCAGAAAGAATTAAAGAAAACGACAATAACTGATGTAAAAAAATATTTGCGTCAGCATGGAATAATAAAAGTAGGAAGTACATGTCCAGCTGATATTTTAAGGAAAACATTTGAATCGGCGGTATTGACAGGAGAGGTAATAAACACTAACAAAGAAGTATTATTACATAATTTTTTGTCTGGTGAAAAAGAAGAGTAAAATTTATTTTCTCCTTTTAAATAAATGAATAAAATTAGAGATGATTTTCCTGAAAATATAAAAGATTTTTTTGTAAATTTACAAAATTATTTGGATACAGATTTATATTTTTATGGTTCAGTAAATAGGTCTGATTATGTTCATGGTAAAAGTGATATAGATGTGGCTATTTTTACAGATAATGAATATAGTACAATAACAAAATTACAACATTTTTTACATGTAAAGCGTAGTGCGTTTGATAAGGTAGTGTGGAAATTAGAAGGAAACATGATTTATGGTTATAAAATAAAATGCGATAAATATACAAATTCTAAATGTGAAATAGCGATTTATAATAATGATTTTAAAGAATACTTATTGAATGATATAAAAAAATATAACACAATTCCATTTCATGTTTCAATATGTCTATTTATTTTAAAAATGTTATATTATACATTTCCAATATTATCTGTAAAAACTTATGATACATATAAAAGATTGTTATTTAATAAGATTATGGTAAATAAGCAAGACACTGTATTTTTTGTATTAAAAGAAAATAAAGTTTAAAGACATTTTATAATAATACAATAGAATGTCATTAATTAAAGAATATTTAGAACTAACAAAAAAATATTCAGATGAATATGGTGATTTGACAATTGTATTAATGCAAAATGGTGCATTTTTTGAAGTATATGGATTAAAGGATAATATTGGTAATATTTATGGTTGCAAATTGAGTGATTTCTCAAGGATATGTGATTTAAATATTGTAGAAAAAAAAGTTCCTGGAGGTGATATGATGATTGATGGTGATAAAGTGGTTAATGGTGGTTTTAAAACACATTTAGTTGAGAAATATATAAAAAAACTGCAGGATAATGGTTATACAATTATAGTATATGAAGAAGACGGTGATGATCCAGTTAAAAAAACAAAAATAAGAATAAAAACAGGTATATATTCTCCTGGTACATATTTTTATCAAGAGTCGGAACCAGAACAAATAACTAACAATATTTGTTGTTTATGGATTGAGAGTAAGAAAGGTTCATTAAAAAATATGAGTAAGAATTATATTTATGTAGGTGTAGGGTTAATAGATATTTTTACAGGAAATACATGTATTAATGAGTATAGTGATGAATATATAAAAAATCCAACAACTTTTGATGATTTAGAGCGTCTAATTTCAATATATAATCCAAGCGAAACAATTATTGTATCAAATTTAGAAAATAACGAAATAAACGATATTATTAGTTTTATTAATCTAAGAAGCAAATCGTTACATATTGTAAATTTATTAGAGAACAAAACAAATAAAAATACAATTAGAGCAAATAATTGTGAAAAACAAACTTATCAAACAGAATTGCTAAGTAAATTTTATAAGATAAATGATATTAATTCATTTATGGGTATTTTCTATGATAATGTTTATGCGACACAAGCGTTTTGTTTCTTGCTTGATTTTGTGTATCAACATAATCCATATTTAATTCAAAAAATAGCGGAACCAATTCTAGAAAATACAAGTAAAAAGATGATATTAGCAAATCATTCTTTAAAACAATTAAATATTATAGAAGATGATAATTATAGAGGTAAATATTCATCGGTTTCAAAAATGTTAAATGAATGTATAACTCCAATGGGAAAGCGAAAATTTACAAATAATTTTGTAAATCCAGTAACAGATGAAGATTATTTACAAAGAGAATATGACATAATAGAATCATTGTTAAATATGGAAGATGGTGGTGATTATAAAGTAGTAAAAGGTATGTTAGTTCAAATAAAAGACATAAGTAAGATAATGCGCCAAATAATAATACAAAAGGTTAGTCCAAAGATGTTATATCAATTATATAGTTCAATATATTCGTCAAAAATAATGTATAATTTTGTGAAAGAAAATAAAGCACTCAATGAATATTTGAAAAATATGTTGCCAGATTTTGTTAGTTTAATTGATAGTGCAGATAATATAATAAAGTACCTAAATGATGTATTAATATTAGATGATTGTAAAGATATAGATAATATAACAAAAATTGAGAAAAGTTTTATAAAAAATGGTGTGGATGAAGATTTAGATTATAAAATAAAAACATTGATGGATTCTCAGGATCAATTAGAAGCGTGTCGTTCTTATTTTAGTTTATTAATTTCAAATTATGAAATGGAAGGAAAAACAAAAAAATCAACAAAAAAGAAGACTAACCCAATAGGGCTAAATCAGGAAGATGACGAGGATGTCAAAGAATATGTTAGTATTCATGAAACTGACAAAAATAATTTTAGTTTAATAGCAACAGAAAGAAGGTGTAAAATATTAGATGAAATTATTAAACATAATAAAGGTGTCAAATTAACATATTATTCATCATTTTCTGGTTTAAAAACGGAATTTACATTATCACTAGATTTGGAGTATAATAAACAAAGTCAAAATAAAAAATCTATTACAAATAGTGAAATAAATAGTTTCTGTAAAAATGTTGGTTCAATAAAGGTAAATTTAATAGATACAGTATCCAAGGTATATCAGCAAATCGTAAAGAAATTACAAGATTATCAATATGATGTAGAACGCATTAGTAATTTCATTACATATGTAGATTTGGTATATACAAAGGCATTTATAGCATCCAAATATAATTATTGTAAACCAGAGATAGCAGAAAATGAATCTGGCAAATCATTTGTAAGAGCAACAGATTTAAGACACTGTTTGATAGAGAAAATCCAACAAACGGAATTATATGTAGCAAATGACATAAATATAGGTGATAATAACGAGTTAGATGGCATTTTATTATATGGAACAAATGCTGTAGGTAAAACTAGTTTTATTCGTGCACTAGGAATTTCAGTAATAATGGCTCAAGCCGGATTATATGTGCCTGCCTCAAGTTATAGATATAAACCTTACAAGTATATTTTTACGCGTATATTAGGCAATGATAATATTTTTAAAGGGTTATCTACATTTGCTGTAGAGATGTCAGAATTACGTACAATTTTGCGTTTAGCTGACAAAAATAGTATGGTTTTAGGAGATGAATTATGTTCTGGCACTGAAAGCATAAGCGCAGTAAGTATTTTTGTGGCAGGTGTACAACAATTGGCGGCGGTTGGTTGCTCCTTCATATTTGCTACACATTTACACGAAATCATTGGATACGACGAAATTACATCCCTACATAGTGTAGGAATGAAACATATGAGCGTTATTTTTGATAAAGAACAAGATTGTTTAATCTATAATCGTAAGCTACAAGATGGACCAGGAAATAATATGTATGGACTTGAAGTTTGTAAAAGTTTAAATTTACCACAACAATTTTTAGATAATGCACATAATATTCGCATGAAATATCATCCAGAATCTGCAAGCATTTTAGAACATAAACCTTCACATTTTAATGCCAAGCATATTGCCAGAGGCATATGTGAAAATTGTAAAATAAATCCAGCCATAGATGTTCATCATTTAGTATTTCAAAATGAGGCAGACCAAAAAGGAACCATTAAAAAGAAGGGCTTAACATTTAAAAAAAATGATAAGGCTAATTTAATTAATTTGTGTGAAAAATGTCATGATGAAATACATAAAACTAACAAAAAATACAAGCGAACCAAAACGACCAAAGGGATAATATTGGATGAATTATAAATCATAAATTAGTAATCATGTATATTAATATACAAATAATAATAGATGTAAACTTTCAGGGATATAAATATGTACATATTATTCTTCTAATGGATGTACATATTTATATGTTGTTTCGTATTTTTCTATTTTATCAATAACTCTTAATGTAACATTATAATCTTTATTTGAATGACAATATAAATCATTTAATTTTATTAAAATTTCATCATCTTTAACAAATCTTGTTATATTGGTAGCTTCAAAAGTAATTAACACTATTTCAATAATACCCAATTCATAGTCATACTCACCATATTTAAGTGATAAACATTTTAATCCTTTTTCAAACAAAGACGCTTGTATTAAATTGTCTATTTGTTTATGCTTAAAGGGCTTCCATAAAAATTTACCATCTTTATAAAATATTTTTTTTCCTACAAATAAATAACCTTCGTCAATAATTGCTGAATAATTATATGCTTTCATTTGTTAGTTTATAAAACTGAAAACTAACAAATAAACTTCAATTTTATTATACAACTTAAAATTTAATGACTACGGCGTTTTCTAGTATTGGACTTAGTAGAAAACATACCAAAAAACTTGCGAGTCATGCGTTGTAAAAATGGTATTGATTGTTCTCCAGTTTTGATAACTTTGCTTCCGACATTTTCAAGACCAGATTTAACCTTAGGCATGTATTTCTTACTTGTGGTTTTCGTAAACTTGTTAGCAACAGAAACCGTTTTGTCAATTGTTTTATTAACGATATTTTTAGAGCTTCTTTTATGCCTACGAGCGGTTCGATGGTGTCTGCGATGAGCCATTTATAAAATATACGAATAAAATAAATAAATGTCTAAAGTTTTTAAATAATAATAATATATGAGCGAAATAGTTGATTTTATAAAGGAGAATATAAAAGAAATAGCAATAATAGTATTAGTAGTTTTATCTTTGTTAGTTCTAATAAATATTAAAGGTATAGATTTAAACGCACCAAAGCCTGAATCAAAATTAGTACAACAGATAACAGTAGAAGCATTTTCAATAGATTCAGAAGAAAATATAAAACAGATCATGTTAAGTCCATCAGAAAATTTCTGTGAAAGTTATTTAGGCGACTCATCCAATTTAGAGAAAGCATGTAATCAATTATCAGAAGGAAATTGTATGGATGTTAAATGTTGTGTGTATGGAAATGGTAAATGTGTAGCAGGTGATATAAGTGGTCCAACTTACAAAACGGATAAGGATGGTAAATTGATAACAATGGATAGCTATTATTATTTAGGTAAGTGTCGCGGACGTTGTTCTACATAAACTATTATAATTTCTATATTGTCAAATGATATTAAATAGTCTCTACTAAAAATCCAGTCGGTTGCGCTAGTGCATTATTAGAAGTATAAATATATCCAGGGAATATACCTAATTCATATACTACAGCAGCTAAATTTTGACCTGTGCTATCACTTGCTATAGAACTCCAAAATTGACTTGTTGATGATGGTTGTTGAGTCCAATTGATTCCATAGTTGGTAGAAGTATAAATATAACCTCCATATACTACAGCAGCTAAATATTGACCAGTGCTACTACTTGCTATAGATTTCCAAAATTGACTTGTAGATGTTGTACGTTGAGTCCAATTGGCTCCATAGTCGGTAGAAGTATAAATATAACCTCCATATACTCCAGCAGCTAAATATTGACCAGTGCTATCACTTGCTATAGAATACCAATTTTGAATTGTAGATGTTGTACGTTGAGTCCAATTGGCTCCATAGTCGGTAGAAGTATAAATATATCCACTATATGCTCCAGCAACTAAATTTTGACCTGTGCTATCACTGGCTATAGAACTCCAATTTTGAAGGGTAGATGTTGTACGTTGAGTCCAATTGGCTCCATAGTCATTAGAAGTATAAATATAACCGAAGAATACTCCAGCAGCTAAATATTGACCTGTGATATCACTTGCTATAGAATACCAATTTTGAATTGTAGATGTTGTCCGTTGAGACCAATTGACTCCATAGTCATTAGAAGTATAAATATATCCTCCATATACTACAGCAGCTAAATATTGACCAGTGATATCACTTGATATATAATACCAATTTTGAATTGTAGATAATGGTTGTTGAGTCCAAGTACTTCCATAGTTGTTAGAAGTATAAATATATCCTCCATATACTACAGCAGCTAAATATTGACCAGTGCTACTACTTGCTATAGAATACCATTGTTGATTTGTAGATGATGTTTTTTTCCAATTAATAGAAGACTTATATGTATATATATATCCAAGATACTCTCCAGCAGCTAAATATTGTCCAGTGCTATCACTTGCTATAGATTTCCAATAATTGCTGATTTGTTGAGTCCAAGTACTTCCAAAGTTGTTAGAAGTATAAATATATTGATTATATACTACAGCAGCTAAATATTGACCAGTGCTATCACTGGCTATAGAAGACCAATCTTGACTTGTAGATGATGTTTGTTGAGTCCAAGCGCTTCCATAGTTATTAGAAGTATAAATATATCCAAACTCTACTGTAGCAGCTAAATATTGACCAGTGCTATCGCTGGCTATAGAAGTCCACTTTTGACTTGTAGATGATGTTTGTTGAGTCCAATTAGCTCCATAGTTATTAGAAGTATAAATATATCCATTATATACTACAGCAGCTAAATATTGCCCAGTGCTATCACTGGCTATAGATAACCAAAATTTACTTGTAGATGATGTTTGTTGAGTCCAATTGGCTCCATAGTTATTAGAAGTATAAATATATCCAAACTCTACTGTAGCAGCTAAATATTGGCCAGTGATATCACTTGCTATAGAAGTCCAAAATTGACTTGTAGATGTTGTCCGTTGAGTCCAAGTGATTCCATAGTTATTAGAAGTATAAATATATCCTCCGGATACTACAGCAGCTAAATATTGACCTGTGCTATTGCTTGCTATAGAAAACCAATTTTGAATTGTAGATGATGTTTGTTGAGTCCAATTGATTCCATAGTTGTTAGAAGTATAAATATATCCATTATATACTACAGCAGCTAAATATTGACCAGTGCTATCGCTGGCTATAGAACTCCAATCTTGACTTGTAGATGATGTTTGAACCCAACCAATTGGTTGAAAAAATTGGTTTAAATCAGTGCTTATTCCGTTAACTATAGTTTGAAATCCAGTAATATCAGTAGATGAGGATTGTTTAGGTTCAAAAATTTGGTTTAAATCAGTGCTTATTCCGTTAACCATAGTTTGAAAACCAGTAACAATGGCAGCAGAAGATGATTGTTTAGGAGCAAAAATTTGGTTTAAATCTTTAATGGTTGGCATTATATTAAAGTAAATAAATAAATTTAGATATAAGCAAATTATTTCAATAAATTGTTACAATAATAAAAAAATTGATTTAAATTAAATAGATATAGAATAATTATACTATATTTATATAAGAGACAATGATTATTCCTATTAAATGTTTTACTTGTGGCACTGTGCTTGCCGATAAATATCGTTACTATTGCGAAGAAGTAAGAAAGAGAAAAATGACAAAAGATTTACATGTTGAAAAAGTAATTTATTTGACTCCAGAATATAGTACTAAAACTCCTGAGGGTGAAGTTTTAGATGAATTAAATTTGACTAAAATGTGTTGTAGGCGTCATATGTTAACTCATGTTGATATTGAATAACGAGAAAACATAGTTTCTAAAGTTTTTCTAAAGTGGAATTTTTTTTAAAAGTATAATATATAATGCCAAGAAAGTCAAATAAACGCAGCAATAAAGGAAAAAGAACAAGAAAACAAAAACCATTTGTTATGATTGGATGTTCTAAAAAAAGTAAAAAATCCTGTAGAAATAATAAACTTTTTTCTACTTTAAGCAATAAATCTTGCCCAAATTGTGGTCCAAATTGTCATTGTGGTCCTAATTGTAAATGTCCTCATCCTTGTCCAGGTACTTGTTATTTAAATCGTCGTATTAAAAAGCAACGTGGTGGAAGTGGTTGTGGTTCTTGTGGTTGTCCCATTGCACCACTATCAATTAAGGATATGAATAAGTATGGTGGCTATAGTGGTCCTTATCCACCTAATCTGATTCCTCATGTAGATGGTCAGCCTGTTATAATTTCTCCGCCACAACAAGGTTATCAACCTATTTTGGGTATAGGTCAAAATGGAGGTAATTGTGGCGGTGTATGCGGTCAAACACCAGTTATTCCTAATCAATCAGGAGGTAATTTTTTTAAACCAATAGGTGCTATGCCTGGCCCAATTGTTGGTAAGCCATGGGGTGGAGATTTAAAATGGCCTGGAATGGATGGTGTCGGAAGTAATAGAAATTATTTCAATCCTTATAACACAAATAATGACCCTTCAACCCAGCAGTTGACATCTGATGCGGATGCTGGATACCAAAATAAAATGAGTTTAGTTGGTGGTTATAGATATAGTCCAAAGTCAAGTTCTAGCAGCACCACTAGTTCTAAAAGAGGTGGAGGTCTTGTTCCACAGGATTTAGTAAATTTAGGAAGAGATTTTGGTTATAATTTTAAAACAGCATATAATGCGTTAAATGGATATAAAGCGCCTGTAGACCCTTCGCCATACAAAGGTCAACTAACAGGAACATTGAATAACAATAGATTTATGTTTTAATTTTTTTCTAATTATAATACATAATATGGCTTTTCCAACAAAATTAAGTCAATTGTGTAGTCCTTCTTACGTATATTTTATTATTTCCGCATTGGCAATTGTTATTTCAGCAATTCAAAATATGGGAAATAGTAAAAGGTATAGTTTAGGAATGTTCTCTTGTCGTGTTCCTAGTTGTATAGCAGTTTTTATAATTAAGATAATTTATATATTATTTTGGACTTGGATTTTGAATTTGATGTGTAAAGATGGACACAGCGGTATTGCTTGGTTCTTAGTTTTGTTACCATTCATTATGCTTTTTGTTATAATGGGGATGGTAATGATGTATCAAAAGAAGAATAAGAAAGAAGGAATGTGCGGTAAAAACTGTAATTGCAATTAAATAGATTAAATCTTTACACAATATTTTATATAGATTATATATAAAATATGACCAAAATACAAACAATTTTAAGTTTATTTTTATTTATAGTTATAGTATTTTCAATGGATATGATTTTTGGAAATCCAATACGGGAAACGTTTAGTAATAAAATTGGTTTACCTGGTGGAAGAAATATTGGTATTGATGGTGTCAGCTTTGGTCAATCATCAGAATTAAGTTACAGACCCGTTATAAGAACTAATACAAAAAATGGTAATATAATTTATTCAGGAAGTGGATTTTTAGGCGTAACTTCTCCTTATCCTAAAGGTGACGACCAACCATTATTTTTTGGATTCTCCTCTTTGTAAATTTATCCAAACACTGTATATTTTGCTGCATACATTCCAAATAATATTAAAAACATGCCTACATAATCATCTATTGTAGTGGGTAATCTTAACCAATAAGCATTAGACCATAGTTGTGCTAAAAAATCAAAAACATATGATGAGAGAGAAATTTGAGCCGCTGATAAAAATGTATTACCAATACGATTAGCCGGAATTAAAAACATCCATTCAATTGAAGCCCAAAATTCAGATGATAAAATCTTAGCAAATATGCTAGCATCCTTCATCTCAGGAGTAGTTTGTGTAAATAGCGCAAAATCCATGGTAAGTCCAATCATAATATTAAGAAAAAACCATAATAAAAATGTTAATACAAAGTTCATTGTGTATATATTACTTTAAGAATATATAGTTTTGCTATACTTTTCTCAAAAGTATATATATAATATATAATGGACTATTCTAAATTACCATACTATGTGTTATTTTTATTTTTATTTATATTGGGTCAAAGTTTATCAATGTGGGGTCAATTTGTAACTCTTCCATATAAAAATTTAACAATGTGGGAAGCATATAAAATGGCTATACCTTTTGCATGGTTAGATTGGTTAGTAATGACATTTACAGTAATGGTTGGTGATAAATATGAATTAGTAACACCAACTCAAGATACATTTTTATTAATTATAATTCAATTTTGTTTAATCTTATTAATAAATCAATATTATTTAAAACAAAAAGTAACACGTAGCGATATAATTGCATTCTTGATTATTTTATTTGGATTCTTTGTTAGTTTCTTACACTTAATATCAAAGACATTTAATATTCCTGTTCCGGAACATCCTGGAACTGAGAATCCAGATGAAGCTTCTGCGACATTAGATGCTCGTCGTTATAATACATTACAACAACCCAATACAAATCCACTTGAATATGCTGAAATTAAAGAATCATAAATGTAAATATTTATATAAAGCTATATAAATATTATTTATATATAGAATAATAATAATGGGTGTTGATTTTTATTGCGGGGAAACTACTTTTGGCACTTCTTATGGAGGCTGGAATGAATTGAGAAGAATAGTCATTAAATCTACATTTGATTATATTCAAAATAAATTTCAAAAAGACTTTGAATTATATAACAGTATTACAGATGAAGAAGATGAACATTATATTGCAGAGGGAACAAGGTATAATTGTTATAAAAAAGATATTATTAAGATATTTGAACTCATGCAAACTGCTAGTAAAAAACCAAATATTTTTGGTATGAATATAGATACCACAATTAATGATTTTATAGATATTACAAGGCATTTAAGTTATGTTGACGCATTAATTTATTTTGATATTGGTGGTCTATATTCGTTATGTAATAAGAATGATTGTGAAGGTTTTTATTCTGCTGGTAATTCGTTTGATATATGTCATCTATTTGACTTAATTAAACCGTTTATTAAAATAAATAACGAAGACACATATTCAGCTATTTATAGTACAGAAACCAGATTTTATGGCCATTGTTTATATGAGTTATTTAAGAAGAGTAAAACACAGCATAAAAAAATTACGATTGCTTAAATATAATTATAATATTTATATCATTGATATCATATTTTAATAGTTGTGTTGATATTCTATTAATATACTGTAAAGTATAAAAAATAATATTAGATTATTATATGTCAAATATTATTAAAGTAAAAAATGGTGCCCGTTATGATTTAAATGGTTGGACATATATTTCAATTAAAGGAAGTCCAAAAGAAAGAGGTTATGCTTATGGTAAATTAATAGCAAAAGACATGAAAGAAGTAAGACGTGTTTTAGATTTCATAATTTACACAGATTTTGGTGTAAAGTGGGAATTTTTTATTGAAGCGACAAAAAAGTATTTTAGTCAAAAAATTAAAGAACAGTTTCCTGAATTTTATGAAGAAATGATTGGTTTTGCAGAAGGTGCTAATATGGATATTGATGAAGTAATTGCTTGGAATAATTATTTTACATTAACAGAAAGTTGGTGGTCAAATATGCCTGAAGAAGAGGCAATCGCTGTTAAAGGAAGCGCGGTATCAAATGTTGGTTCATCCAGGGAAGGTGGTGGATCTCAAGAAAGATGTAGTGCTTTTATTGCTGTAGGAGATTGGACTAAGGATGGTAAAATAGTTTGTGCTCATAATAATTTTTCAAATTTCGTGGATGGTCAATTTGCTAGATTTGTAGTTGATTTGAAACCGACAAACGGTAATCGTATTTTAATGATGGGATTTCCTGGTTGGATTTGGTCAGGAACCGATTTTTTTGTAACATCAGCTGGAATATTAGGAAGTGAAACAACAATTGGAGGATTTATTGGTTATGAAAATAATATTCCAATATCATGTCGTATTCGGAATGCGATGCAATACGGAAAAAATCTAGATGATTATGAAAAAATGTTATTGGATGGAAATTCAGGAGATTATGCAAACTCTTGGCTATTTGGAGATACTAACAAAAACGAAATAATGAGAATTGAATTAGGTTTACGTTTTCATAAAACAGAACGAACAAGTAATGGATACTTTATTGGGTTTAATGCTCCGTACGACCCTAGAATACGCAATTTGGAATGTGTTAATACAGGTATAGATGATATTAGGAGACATCAAGGTGCTCGTAAAGTGCGTTTAGCTGATTTGATGGACGAACATAAGGGAAACATAAATATTGATGTAGCCAAAAAAATTATTTCAGACCATTATGATGTTTATTTAAATAAAGAAAATCCTTGTTCAAGAACTTGTTGTTCGCATTATGATTTAGATGCTAGAGAATATATGTCAGACCCATCTAGGCCAAAACCATTTCAACCTCGTGGTGCTTTAGATGGAAATGTAGTTGATTCAACTATGGCAAAAAATATGTCTTTTTCATTACGTTGGGGTAATTCATGTGGTATTCAATTTGATGCTAAAAAGTTTTGTTCTGAAAATAGGGTTTGGGATTATTTACTTCCATATCTACATGATAGACCACAACAACCATGGACAATATTTAAAATAATGGGGTCGTCAAAAAATAAAACAAGTCGTCGCTTATCTAAAAGTAAAGGAAAGACAAAGAAACATGTATAAGAATCAAATAAAATGTTCAACATTTATATTTGCTATAAATATAGTTTTATCATTATTTGTGATTTCAACAATAAGGGTTTTATTGAAATCAATCTTATGGTTATTAATATGATGTACAAATTGTGGATATTTTTTTGTTAGTTCAAGTTTAATATATTTTTCCAATATTTTGCTAACTTCTCTGGCAAAGTAATGTAAGCTAATAGTTTCATCAAACCCTTTTACATGCCATTTAACATAATTAATATCGGATAATTTTTTTAATACACGTTCTTTAACAATTTCAATAAATCTTTTAAAATATTGTTCTGGGGTTTTGGCTTCCCCAAGAAATTGTAGTTCCTCATCGCTGATTTTATCTATAATATAATTTCCACTCCAATCAATCTTAGCTAATACCTTACAAGAAGCAGAAATAATTTGATAAGTTTTCGTAAAATTGGGAACGAAATCTGTCATTTATTCATTTCTTTCTTTAAGTAGTTTTAATAAATATATTCAATTTTAATTTAAAGAACCAAATGTACGTTATGATTATATTATTATGAGACCAGCTTTCTACCTATCCTACCCTAAATATTTAATTTAATTATTTTAATTTAATTCTTTTAATTTAATTATTTAATTTAATATTTATAATATTATAAATTTATAACATTATAAAAAAATAACATTATATTAATATAATGGACACAATCGCTTGGAATTTGATTGACAAATATTTTAAAGATAATCCATATAATTTAGTTGCACATCATTTAGACTCTTATAATGACTTTTTTAGCAAGGGTATTTTTCAAATATTTCGTGAAAATAACCCTATTAGATTCATTGAACGTAACACTGAAACTTCTGATACTACTGAAGAGACAATCATTAAAAAAACTAAATCAAAGGCTGTTAAAATTGGTGATAAAGAAAATCCTAATGAATGTTTAATATTTCTCGGAGGAAAAGATGGATCAAAAATTTATTTTGGAAAACCCATTATATATGATGATGAGAATAGTAAGCCTTTTCCTCATTACATGTATCCAAATGACGCAAGATTACGAAATATGACTTATGGCGTAACAATTCATTATGACATTGACGTTGATTATATTTATTATAATGGAGAACAAAAAATACAACAAACAAAAACATACGAAAAAATATATCTAGGACGTTTTCCTATTATGCTTCATTCAAATTTATGTATTTTACGAGAACTAGCAACTGAAGCACGATTTAATATGGGAGAATGTCGTAATGATTATGGTGGTTATTTTATTATATCTGGAAAAGAAAAAGTTATTGTTAGTCAAGAAAAATTCGGTGATAATATGCTTTATGTCAGAAAATACAAGGAGGATGAATTATACAGCTTTTCTTGTGATATTCATTCAGTATCTGAAGATAGTTCTAAACCTATACGATATACTTCTGCTAAAATTATTGCTCCTAGTGCTTCATATACTAACAACCAAATTGTGATTGATATACCTAATGTTAAAAAACCTATACCGTTATTTATTCTTATGAGAGCATTAGGTGTTATTTCTGATAAATCTATAATAGAACATTGTTTATTAGACCTTAATACAAACTCTAATATGGTTGATTTATTTATACCTTCAATTCATGACGCAAATAATATATTTACGCAACAAATTGCTCTTGAATTTATAGCTAAATTTACTAAAAGACAAACAATTTCTGCTGTACAAGATATTCTTATGAATTACTTTTTGCCTCATATAGGCGAAGATAATTATCTTAATAAGGCTTATTTTATAGGATTTATGGTTAATAAATTATTAAGAGTTTTTATGGGTAAAGAGGCTCCTACAGATCGTGATAATTTTAAATTTAAACGAATTGAAACATCTGGAACTCTTATTTATGATTTATTCCGAGAATATTATCTAATTCAAAATCGTAACATATTTTTAAAAATGGATAAAGAATATTACTATCACAGCGGAAAATATAGAACAAATTTTGTTAGTTTAGTTGAAGATAATATTAAAGAATTTTTCAAAGAAAGAATTGTTGAAGATGGATTTAAAAAGGGATTTAAGGGTAATTGGGGTGCGGATGCCAATACTAAACGATTAGGTTTAGTTCAAGATTTGAATCGTCTATCTTGGTTTACACACATTTCTCATCTAAGAAAAATTAGTTTACCATTAGACCCTACCGCTAAAATTGTTGGCCCTCATTTATTACATAGCACTCAATGGGGATTAATTGATCCTGTTGACACACCTGATGGCGGAAATATTGGATTACATAAACATCTTTCTATTAGCACTGCTATAACTAATGGATTCTCATCTTATCCTATTATTAAATGGATTAGGGCTAATACTTCACTTAAATTGTTAACAGAATGTTCTCCTAATGCACTTATTAATGTTACTAAAGTCTTTGTAAATGGAAATTGGATTGGTGTTTTAGACAATCCAATACAAACTATTAATAATCTTAAACTTTTTAGAAGAAATGGTATTATACCTGTTTATACAAGTATATCTTTTAGTTACGAATCTAATATTATTTATATTTATACTGATGGAGGACGTCTAACTAGACCTATTTTTTATAGAGATCAAATTATTTCCACTAATGGACAAATTTCATATAATAAACTTTCTTATGAACATGGAAATATTAAAGAAATTATTCAATCACGCAAATATACATGGACACAAGTTATTTCAGGGTTTGAAAAGAAAAATGATGAATTTTATAATGTTAGAAATAATATTTTATATGATGTTAATACTCTATATCCTGGTTATGACACATTAGAAAAAATACTTGAGTTTTTTGAAAGAAATAGAGCTATTATTGATTATATTGACACATCTGAAGAAGAAAGCGCATTTATTTCAAATACACCATCTAATTTAAAAGAAAATAAATATTACACACATTGTGAAATAGACCCTTCATTAATTTTTGGAGTCATGGGTAATTCCATTATATATCCGGAGACTAATCAATTCCCACGTGACTGTTTTTCTTGTGGACAAAGTAGACAAGCTGTTTCTGTTTATCATTCTAATTCACAAATGCGAATGGATAAAATGGGAGTTGTACTTAATTATGGACAAACACCTTTAATTAAATCAAGATATTTAGAATATATTAATCATGAAGAACAACCTTACGGAGTTAATGCTATTGTTGCTATTATGTCATATACTGGTTACAATGTTGAAGACGCTATTTTAATTAATGAAGCTTCTGTTAAAAGAGGTATATTTAGAACCACATACTATACTACATATGAAGCCAGAGAAGAAAGCTCTAAAGTTTCTGGTTCATCTGTAAATACAACTTTTGCTAATATTGAAAATAAACCTAATGTTAAAGGTATTAAAGAAGGGTTTGATTATAGTAAACTTGATAAATATGGAATTGTTAAAGAAAACATAGCTATTGATGAACGTATTGTGTTAATTGGTGAAGTTACATCAAATGTTGAGCAAAGAGGAACTTATAATGATAATTCTAAAACTACCAAAAAAGGTCAATTAGGATTTGTTGATAAATCATTTATTTCTGAGGGTGAAGAAGGATTCAGAATTGCTAAGGTAAGAATTCGCGAAGAACGATTACCATCTATTGGTGATAAAATGGCTTCTCGGGCAGGACAAAAGGGAACATTAGGTCTTATCATTCCAGAAGAAGATATGCCATTTACAGCTGATGGAGTTAGACCTGACCTTATTATTAATCCACACGCTATTCCATCTCGTATGACAATTGGACAATTAGTTGAATCTTTATTTGGAAAAGCATGCTGTATGTATGGCGGATATGGAGATTGTACCGCATTTGCTACAAAAGGTTCTAATTATGATACATATGGGCATATGTTGACCAAAATGGGTTATCATAATAGTGGAAATCAAATATTATATAGTGGTTTTACAGGAGAACAGCTTTACTCTGAAATTTTTATTGGACCAACTTATTATATGAGGTTAAAACACATGGTTAAAGATAAAATTAACTATCGTGCTACCGGTAAACGTAATTTTTTAACTAGACAAACTAATCAAGGAAGAGCAAATGATGGAGGTTTAAAACTTGGTGAAATGGAACGCGATGGTATTATGGCACATGGATTATCTTATTTCTTAAATGAATCTTATATGGTTAGAGGTGACCAATATTTTATGGGAGTTTGTAATAAAACAGGATCTATTGCTGTTTATAATCCTGACACTAATTTATTTTTAAGCCCTTTCGCTGATGGACCTCTTGTTTTTAATAAAAATGTTGAAGGACAACAAGTTCTTAATGCTATTAGCAAATTTGGACGTTCATTTAGCATTATAAGAATTCCTTTTGCTCTTAAATTATTAATACAAGAATTACAAGTTATGAATATTCAGATGAGAATTATTACCGAAGATAATATTGACCAATTAATGAACTTATCATATCAATCACGAAATATTGATAAACTTCTTCATATTGACCAACATGAGGTTCAGAAAGAAGTTAAAGAAATTGTTGAAAATTATAAGATTGAAATGGAAAGCTTATTAAATGATGCTAAAAATAATAAATTTGTTGATAAATACGGAGATACAGGTGTCTCTCCTCGTAGTCTTGAATACACTCCGGAATATTCTTCGCCAGACTACGACAGATTCTTTGAAACAGGTTCACCTGATTATGCCCCGGGTTCGCCTGGTTATATTGCCCCGGGTTCACCTGGTTATATTGCTCCAGGTTCACCTGGTTATATTGCTCCAGGTTCACCTGGTTATATTGCTCCAGGTTCTCCTGGTTATATTGCTCCAGGTTCACCTGGTTATATTGCTCCAGGTTCACCTGGTTATATTGCTCCGGGTTCTCCTGGTTATATTGCTCCAGGTTCACCTGGTTATATTGCTCCAGGTTCACCTGGTTATATTGCTCCGGGTTCTCCTGGTTTTTCTCAGGGTTCTCCGGTCTATGCTCCGAGTCATTATTATCCGGGTTATTCTCCAGCTTCATCCCAAGGTTCTATAAATATTGATGATTTATTAGTTAATAAACAGCCTACAAAAAACTGGGAAATTTCACCGCCTTACGTTCCAAATTTTAATGATAAAAAAACAGAAGCACAATTTCGTGAATTACCACTTTATGTTCAAGACAATATATCAAAATTAAATATTATGGATAAGGATGTTTTAGACAATGTTGTTTATGATACATATAACAGATATGTGACGCAACAAACAGGGGTTTCACCACATACTCCAGATTTTTCACCGCCATCAAGGCATACTCCAGAAGATGCGCCTCCATTAACTGGAGGAGCAAATGTATTTAACAATCCTTTATTTAATAACGAATTTAACAAACTTGACGGTGCTCAACAATCAAAGATTTTACAATTACCACCTGAACAAAGAGGAAGTGTAATGTCTGAAATAATAAGAAGAAGTAGCAGAGGAGGTAATAGTGAAATAAATGGAGGAGCTACTTTAAATAAAGCTTTTAATGCATTACCAGTTCATAATCAAGTTTTAGCATTACAGAATGGTTATAATTCTATGGCAAAGGAATTTAATAGTTTAGCAAAACATGTCCCTGAAACTCTTACTACTTTTAAAAGGCCAGTTCCTGTATCTGTAGAACTTGCTAATAAATTTCCATTATTAGCAGTTGAAGGAGGAAATAATAAAAATACAAGTAGTTCAACAAAAAGTGATAATGAAACATCATCATCTTCTTCAACAAATAATGATTCAGATAGCCATGTAAAAAAAATAACTATTTAATAATATAATTTAAAATTGAAACAAAATAAAATCAATATGATTATATTATAATATAATAATGGCAAGTCAAAACACAAGTAGTTTAATTTCTCAGATTTATAAATCAAGAAGTATTCTTCTTGAATTGATGAAAGCTCAAAATTATGACATTCAAGATTATCAAGGATTTAGTGTAAATGAAGTTAATACAATGAAAACAAATAATCAATTAGATTTCATTTTAGAAAAAATAGATTTAAGTACAAATGTTGAAGATGTTGAAGATGTTGAAGATGGAAAAGTAGATGTAGATAATGTAGCTCAAGAAAAAACAGAAAAAATTTATATTAAATATTATTTAGGGAAATCCTTAAGACCGTCTAATCTACAAGAAATGATAGACGACCTATTCAATGTAGAAGAAGTTTTAACAAAAAAAGATACGCTTTTAGTAGTTGTAAAGGATGAAGTAAATCAAACTTTGATTAATACAGTAAAGCATATTTGGGAATCAGAGAATATATTTATTATTCTTATTCCTTTGTCACGCCTACAGTTTAATATTTTAGACCATGTATTAGTTCCTCCACATCGTGTGTTAAATGAAAGTGAAAAAATTCAGATTAAAAACAGATATAATATAATAGATGATAATCAATTTCCTGAATTATCAAGATTTGACCCTACAGCACAAGCTATTGGTATTAGACCAGGACAGGTTTGTGAAATAAAGAGACCAAGTAAAACAGCAATTTCAGCCCCATATTATAGAATTTGTATTTAAATATAATAAAATAAAAAATTATAATATATATAAATGGAGAAACCACAATTAATAGGACAATCAAATAAATTTAATGAAAAAATAAATACTATTAAATCTCAGTTTTTTTCTGCTTTAGAGGATTTTAAAAAATACTATGTTTATTACAACAAAAATCCTGAAGTGAATGAATTTCAAAATTATTATGTCAACAGTAAAACACAATTACAAAATATGAGTAAAGATTTATTTTTAACAACTAACAATATTGATAAAAATATTGAGATTTTAGATAAACAAATGTCTAGTATGTCAATACAATTACATGATGAAAAAAAATTAAATACAGAAATGATGGAATTAATAGCAAATCTTGAAAATACCGAAAATGGGTCTGAAATATTAATTAACAATTCAAAGACAAAATATAATGATCAATATATAAAAAATTGGGAAATGTGTTTTTCAATATTTATTATTAGTATATACCTTGGTACACTATTCAAAAATCGTACAACTGGCTAATTAAAATAAATAAAATATAATTCGTGTACAATATATTTTATTTTTAAAAATATAAATTATGTTACATTTAAAGCGAACAAATCTAGAAATATCTAAGTATATTAGAGAACAAACTAACAAATCTATTGAAAAGTATTTAATTAATTTGCCTTCTTCATTTGGTCTAAGAGTTTCTGATTTAGTAAAACCCACAGATATAGATTCTAGAATACCAAATTGTTGTTTAATATTACCGTTTGTTAGTTTAATATCTTTTTTTGCTGGGTATAGTTTTCATAATCTAATTCAGAAATAATATAAACAAGATTAAAGTTTTCTTTATATATATTATGAATTCTTATAATTTTATAGACGAAATACAAAATGATAAAATTATGTCAACATTAATTCAAGTTGAAGCACTTCAAAAAGAATATGAAGTTACTCTTCAACAATATCAAGAAGCTGGAAAAAATTATATTTCTAGTTTACAAACAGTATCATCTAATTCTTGTGCTAATTATGAAAAAGATAGCACTCAAGATTGTTATGCATTAAATACTTCTATATTTTCTGCCTTGAAAGGCCGAACATGGTGGGGAACTAGTGGCTTATCAGAGGGGCCTGTTAATAGTAAAGAAGAATGCGAACATATGTGTGCTAATTCAAACGAGTGTTCCGGAGCAACTTTTAATCCAGTTAAGAGATATTGTTGGACTAGAAAAGGTGATAATGGGCTATCTGCTGGGATGGATTCAGATTATGCTTTAATTACACAACAAAAATCGTCATTATATGTTATGAAAAATTTAAATGAACGTTTGTTAGATTTAAATAACAAAATAAAAGACGCGCTTCATAGTATAAATCCGGAAGTTAGAGAACAATATGAAGAAAAAAATAAAAAACAAAAGGAATTAAATACATCATATAATCAACTTTTAGAGCAAAAGATACAGTTAGATAAGCAATTACAAGAATACTATTCAATTGAACAAGAGGAAAACACTAAATCTATATACGTACAACAACAACATGTATCATACAGATTCTGGGTTCTAATTACTTGTTTGGTTCTTTTAATAACAATTACAAGAATAGTTGGTTCAGAATCTCCTCCATTCTCAATAACAATTTGGTTAATAATTATAATAGTTTTAATAATATTAACATATGGTTTAAGTAGCCCATCAGGATTTCTTATGTGGTTTATTTTGTTAGTTGCTATAATTTTGATGAAAAGCGGAACTATTCCAAGTCTATAAATAAATATAAAATAATATAATTTTTCTATTTATTTATATTAAAGATGAGTAATGATTTATTAAATATATCTTTAAATCAGGGAAAACAATTTACTACATATCAAAGAAAGATTAAGAAACACATTAGCAAAACTGATAAACTTGTAAATAATAAAAGGGAAGGATTTGTAACGTTAGAACAAGAACAAATAGTTAGACCAAGTTTTGATGGTTATTCTCCTGTTCTGAGAAATATGCAACAAACAACAACATTAACAAATACTGCTAATCAAAAAGATTTAGACGAACTAAAACAATTACAAAGCCAATATGATAGTCTTATTAAACAATATACTGCTGTACAAAAAAAAATAGGAGATTCTTCTATAAATTCAATAAATAGGTTAAGTTCTAATAATCCTTATTTAAATAAAACAATAAGATTTACTACAGGACAAATGGCTTACGTTACAAATGAAGGTGTTGTAAAATATATTCCTTCGTCTGAAATTTTAGATTCTGTAAATATTTCTAAAAATTATATAGATATCAATATTCCTTGGGATTCATCTTATAATACAACAGGAACTCAGATACCTACGAATCCGCCTTTAATTTCTGGAACAAATATAAAAAAAGGTCAGACATTAGGTAACGAAGGTTCTAATGTTTATGCGTCACGATTAATAAGTAATCCTAGTAGTTCATACATTGGTTGTTATAATGATAAACCTCCATCAACAAATGTAAATGTTGTTCCAGTAATGAATGTTTCTAATAACGTTAATAGTTTTAGAAGTATAGCATCAAGTATTTATTTACAAACAAATGAATCAGTGGGTCCTTGGGCAGCATTTGACCAAAATCCGAATACATTTTGGCATTCAGAAATTAGTTCTGCAAATAATTATAACGCAGAAACAGGTGTTTATGAAGGTTCAAATGGAGTTAATATTAAAAATATTGGAAATATTAGAGGTGAATTTTTACAAATAAATTTGCCAGCATGGACAAATCAAAATGCATCACAAAGTATTACAGTTAATCAATATTCTTTAGCTCCTCGTTTAGATTTAATAACTACAAGAAGTCCAAATAGTTGGTATGTTCTGGGTTGGATTGACAGTGAACAACAATGGTATCAAGTTGATAGACAACAAAATCAGTCATTTACAAGTGGAACGCCTAAAGTTTACAATGTATCTTCGCCAGGAGCATATAGTGCTTATCTTTTATTAATTGATAAAGTAGGAAACGATGATAAAACAACAGATAGATATTGTGTTCAAGTTGCGGAATGGAATTTATTTATGAATTCTGATACAAGTTTTACAAATGATAAAAGAGCAATGATTTTAAATCAAAATATGATTGGATATACTAGTTTTGATAAATGTCAAGAATATGCTGTTGAAAATGGTTATGATTATTTTGGTTTACAAGATGTTCAGTCGGATGGTAATGCTACATGTTTGGTATCAAATGATATAGCTAGAATTAAAATTTATGGAGATGCGTCAAAACAGACAAATGTAATTCCAATTTGGTCATCGAATACGTCAACTGGAGGTTCAAATCGTTGTCAATTAAGTGGTTCTGGGCAACTAACAATAACAGATAGTAGTGGAAAAGTATTATTAAATGTAAATCCGCAAGTATCAGAGTGTAGAGCTTGGGGAACAATGGCGATAGATAGTGCAACATATGGTGGTAATTGTAAGGTGCCGATAGGTAATGTAACAGATAAAGTCGGTAATGATTTAAAATGTAATTGGTCTAGTAATTGTTCAATCCCAATATCAAACGGTACATTTGGTGATCCATCGCCTGGTTGTGGTAAATCTTTTGATGTGGCATATAGATGTGGTGGTAGTTCATATACTAGGAACTTAGCATATGCTGAAGGGCAAACAATGATATTAGATTGTAATGAATATATGGAAACAACATGTCAATTTCATTTAATTTTACAAAGTGATGGTAATTTGTGTATTTATAAAGGAAAAGATCCATCTGATAAACAGGAAGGTGTATGGTGTGCAATGACAAATGGAAAGCAGAAATCTCAAAATCCGGATTGGGTATCAAGTAAAGGAATATTTGGTAGAAATTATTTAAAAACGGGTGAAGGTTTAGGTCCAGATGAATGGATAGGTTCAGATGATGGTTCTTTAAAGTTAATAATGCAAAAAGATGGAAATCTAGTGTTATATACATCTGAATCAAAGTCTGGTTGTAAAGTAATGAATGATAAGACTTATGGTGGTGAATGGATAAATGCGGTTTATAAGATGAATAATGTAGGTGAAAGGTCAGTATTAAGTAAAATAGGATATGTAGATTCTGATTCAAATTTGAGAGAATATCCAGATTCAATGGTTGGATTTATAAATGATTATCAAATATATCAAAATACAGATTCAGTAGGTAATGATATAACAAGTTTAGTAGCTAAAGACAGTAATGATTGTAAATTGGCATGTAATAAAAATTCAGATTGTGCGGCATATGTATATCAGGGTATGTCTCAAACATGTTGGCTAAAAAACCGCGCGGCGTTTCCTAAGGGCGAGAAACAGCCTAATAATAACACAGAACTAGGTGTTAGACTCCCCGGACTTAAAGGGTCCACAACTTGCAGCAATAAAATAACTAACATTGATACCATTCAATATAATAATTATTTAAAAGGTTCAGCAATGGCACCTGATACACCATGCAATCCTTCTCTAGTTTCTCAGACCGACCAATTACTATTTGATAATATTAAATCTCAACTAATTACCCTCGGAAATGATATTGTATCAAAGATGGAAACTTTATATAATCAAGATAATAACATATTTACCAAGTTAAATACAAATGCCCAACAATTTAAGAAAGATATTGAAAACTATAAACTTACTAATTTAAAAATTAAACAGGAATTTAATTTACAAACTAATAATATAGAAGCCATGCAAAATCTTAATACTAATGATTTGAATGGGATGTTAACTGACTCTGATATACGCGTTTTACAAGAAAATTATAGATATATCGCATTGAGCATTTTAGCTGTTGGGATACTAACACTTACAATTAATACTATGATAAAATAAATTAAAATAAATTATCTATCTATTTAATATAATGACAGATAATTCAAATAATTTTGATAATTTACAAGAAAGAAATCAACAAGTTTTAAACGATATATCTCAATTACAAACACAAGAAAAACAACTGTATAATAGTTTAGATGATGTTAGTTTAAACACCGAACAAAAGCAACAAATTATAGATAAAATTAATGAGATTTCACAAATGAGAATGAATTTATATGCTGGTTTAAAAGATATGTATTCGTATTATCAACAGAATGTATCTGCCTCTAGAACTACATTAGGACAATCTATGACAGCAATTGATATACTTGAAAATGAGTTAAATCAAGACAAAATACGACTAAATTTAATTGAAGACCAAAAATATAATAAGTTACGTTTAGTGGAAATAAATACTTATTTTGGAAAAAGATATAACGCACATTCCGGATTAATGAAAACTATTATATTTATATGTATTCCTGTTATAATTTTAGCAGTTTTAGCTAATAGAGGCATATTACCTTCTAATATTTACAGATTATTTATAGGCATCATACTTGTTGTCGGAGTCGTGTTAATTGCATTACAATTAATTGATATCTCTAATAGAGATAATATGAATTGGGATGAGTATAATTGGTATTTTGATAAGAGTAATGCTCCTTCAGATACAACTAAAGGAAAACCTAAGGACCCTTGGACACCGCCAACTGTTACATGTGTCGGCTCAGCTTGTTGTTATGATGGAAGCACGTATGATTCGGAAAAGAATATTTGTATACCAAATACTATTTATAATCAATCATATACAACAGAATCTTTTAGAGGATTAGACAAATATGGTAATACTCAATTAAAATCAGTTCCATTGAATAATAAAATATATCCTCTCTTTGCTCCTTTGTCTAAATTTTAATAATTTTAAAATCAAAAAAAAATATAATGGTAATACAAGATGGACAACTTATTTTCAAATATACAACAAAGTTTTAATAAAATAAATAAAGATGATAAACAAACTTTATTACAAAAACAGCAAATAAGTCAAGATAAAATAAATGAATTACTTGAAAAATCATCTCAAGCAATTATGTGTGGACCTACATGTCAAAAATTAAAAGTATCTGAAGAATTAAAACAAAAATATTTAGATGCTGAAACAGCTATGCAAACAGCACCAATTAAGCTTGAACAAACTAAGAAAAATTATTATATTTATACAGAAGGCAGACCATATTATGATAATATGAAAGAAGAAGAATTAAAAACAAAGGCAGAAACATTAGGTGAACTGTTAAAAGAAAACTTTAACAATGAGATTTCAAGCGCTAATACAATGAATACTTATTTAAATACAGCATTAATAAACTCAGAAAATACAAAAGAATTATTAGAAGAATATTTGGACAAAAATCAAATATTAAAATTAAAACTAAGAGAAAGACAAGGAGATATACTAACAAATGATAGAAAAACATACTATGAATTAGAGGCATTAGATAGACTAAAATTGTGGTATTCGGTTTTCTGGTATATTTATTATATGTTAGTTATTGTTTTTTTATTAGCTTTATTATTATCTCCAAATAATTTAACGCTTATTCAAAAATTCAGGACTGGTTCAATATTTGTAGCATTACCTTATATTTTAAACTATATAGATAAATTGATTATTAGTACATATGAGTGGATTAAAACTAAAATACCTAAAAATGTGTACAATGATTTGTAAATATATTTCGTAAACTTGTGAAAAATAACTTAAAGACCTTTAAGTAGCTTTAATATATATTAAAAAAATAACTTAAAGGTCTTTAAGTAGCTTTAATATATATATCTTAACTCTATAATTGTTCTATATCATCTTCTCCTTCCATGTCTTCATCTTCTTTTATCTTTATATTATGCCACTTATTTGATTTTGTATTTTTATTACCAAACTTTTTATTCATCGCTTCTATCAATTCTGATAATTTTGGAGCCTTTCTGTTTCCATAATTCATCTGGAACCATTCTTTAAAAGCATTATTTAATGAAGTCTGATTTACTCCATACTGATTTTCAGCCTTAATAATTTTATCTGTTATAAATCCAGATATTGCATCTTGACTTTGTCTATATTTGGTTGATGCTGCTACTACTTCAGGACAATCTTTTACCTCTCCTTCCGTTTCACAAGCTCTCTTAATTAGCATTGAAATGAATACAGGAGCCCATTTTGGCAATTTTTCCTTTAAACTTTTATCCTTTGGAAATACATATTTTGTATCATCTGTATGTATTTCCCCTTCAGAAATAAACTTTGCCAAGAAATCTACCAATTTCATTCTTCTCCAAGTTCCATCATCATTACTTTTTATTTCAAATAACGCATTTGTACAAACAACTAAACTAAATTGAGGATCAAATATTTCAGAATCACAATATAAAGCTCTTCCCAAAAGAGGATCTCCACCAGTTAACTCTTTCATAATTCCTTCATTAATTATAGAATCTTTTGAAGGTTCTTGCATAACAGCATATCTTACACCTTTTAGTTGCATTACTTCTGGCGTTGCTCCACCAATTGAACTTCGTTTATCTGTTACTAATGTAATTGGAACCGTTCCTTTATAATCTCCTAAACATTGTGACATTAAATCAGTCAAAATTGATTTACCATTTGAACCGGAACCTCTATAAATATTAAACACATGTTCTTTCTTTATACCAATTAATACTGATGCTAAATGGTCCCACATATATTTACATAAGTCTTGTTGTGGAAATAATTGTTCCATAAATGTCATAATTTCATTTGGTAAATTACCAAATTTTTCTTGATCAAATGGAATATAAGGAATTCCTGTTGTTTTTGTAATATAATCTTGAGGATAACCATCTCTGAATTCTTTTGACTTAAAATCAAATACACCATTTGTAAAACTCATTAAATATGGATTTGAATCCATATTTTTTGTAAAATCTTTATCAAAGAAGATTTCCATTGCTTCACGCATTATATTATTTTTATCATTAGTTTTCTTTAATTTTATACAAATTTCTGCTATCTTTTTTATTTTTCTTTGAAATTTTTCATGGTTTTCATCACTTGCTTCATAATGTTGTGCTTCGGCTAAATATTGACTTTGCTTTTCTGAATATAACTCAAATAAATCCTTTGATATTGCCATTCTTAACCTCTGACCTTCATCCTTTTCCCATCTATGTTTATTAAACACGTACCATTTTTTATTTGTAATACTACTACATACATATTTATCTTTAAACAAATGGTATAAAACCATAGCATAATCCCAATCACCTGCTTCAAATATAGTATCTTCGATATATTGTGCGATTGTATTATCCTTTACTTTTTTATAATCCTCAGGAGCATCTTGTTTAGCCCAATACATAATTGATGCTTTTGTTACTCCATCTGGTCTCTTATTAAAATGCAGTTTCCATTCATTATATAAATTTGGGATAGAACCAAAATCAAAATCACTTGCTTTTGACCTTAACATTACCCAAGATAGGAATAATCTATCATCTGTATGTTTTAACGCAAAAGCTACTTTTCTATTCAACAGATGAGAACCTGGCTTATAATATTTTTCTGGTAAAATTTGAGTATATTCATGTGTTTCTCTAATATACTGTTCATTTACTTTCAGATTTGACATAATAGAATCCACTGCTTTCTTAAGTGTTTCTTGAGTTGTAATATCAGATAACTGAATTTCACCTTCTTGTTCTTCTGTAAATATTATATTAATTTTTCCCTTTGAACTTGATTTTTTAACCTTTGTTGCTTTAGTTTCAAGCCGTTTTGTATATTCGTCTTTAATCTTTGGATTTAGCTCAAATTTAGCATGGGTATCACATTGTGCTGTCAGTAAATGTAAATCTTTTAAGAAATCTATTTCTTTAATATCCTTTGCTGTTGTCATCCAATTATTATCTGTTACATCCAATTCAGCTGTTAAATAATAAGTTAACTTATAGGCTTCATTTCCTGGTTTTTGAGAACCATACATTTGCCAATTTACACATCCTTTACTAATTCCCTCGTCTAATACTTCGTTCCAATCATTTTTTAATGGTAATTCCCAAATATCTCCAATTTGTTGTAAAATTTTATCACGCAACATCGTTTGTAAAGTATTATCCATTTGAATACCAATAATCATATGAATTCCATCTTTTGTTATTTGTTTATCTGCAACCCTATTTACATTTGGTTTTTCCATGATGAAAATTGGAAATGGTTTGTTGTCTTCAAAAATAAAGAATTCCTTAAGTTCTTCCAAATAAAGTTGAATTAAATCCTGTATATGTTCTGAAGTATGTTGACGTTTTGTAACTTCATAATCATAACGAAAATCTAAATCAACTAAAATTGGACCATTATTAACTAATTGTCTCTCAGTCAAATACTCTCTACGACCTTTTACAAATACATGTTCATAATATAATCTACGAAATATTGGCAATTCTTCTTTTTCAATACTATAACAACCACCATATATATTTAATTCTGGATTAGCAATACGTGTATGAGTTATATTTTTTTGATTTACAGAACTTGCAGTTTTGTTATTCACGGAATGCTTTGATAAGAAATCAGACAAATCAGTATATTGTGACGATGATATCATAGTTTCCATTATTGATATAATATATTAATATTTTTCTATTTCATTTTTTTTTAATTTAAATAAAGTTTCTCATTTTATTATTTAACACATTTAACTTATTTAAGACCATATAAAATTGATTTAAAAACAATTTCAAATTATATATTATGACTGAATCTTGCAAAGTTTTTACAACCGAAACTGTAAAACGTCTTTTGAAAGATGTAAGACAAATAATACGCCATCCTTTAACTGATAATGGAATTTATTATTCTCATAATGATTCTGATATGACAGAAGGTTATGCTATGATTATTGGACCCTCTGATACACCTTATTTTGGTGGATATTATTTTTTTAAGTTTAAATATCCATTTGATTATCCATTTTCTCCACCAACAGTCACTTATATGACTAATGACGGTATGACTAGGTTTAATCCAAATTTATATAAATGTGGTAAAGTTTGTGTATCTATTCTCAATACTTGGTCTGGAGATAAATGGTCTTCTTGTCAAACAATCAATAGTATTTTGCTTACATTATGTTCACTTCTAAATGACTCACCTCTTGAAAATGAACCAGGACAGAGAAAAACCAGCAAAGATTTTATTCCTTACCAAAAATCTATTGAATTTAAAAATATTGATTTTGCTATTTGTGACATGATTTTACAAAATAAAATCCCTGAACCGTTTAAAATATTTTATCCATTTATCAAGGAACAATTTATTTGTAATTATGATAAACTACTTACTTATGTTCAATCTAAAACCACTAAAGAGTCAATTGAATATGTTTCTCTTTATAATATGACTGTTAGAATTAATTATACCGATTTAGAAAATAAACTTATTGAAACAAAACTGGTCATTGATTCTCAAAAATAAAAGATATTGTTTGATAATATAAATAAAATTGAAATTTATAATATAAATATAATTATAAATATATAATATAAGATGCACTTCTGTAATCAATGCTCCAATATGTATTATATCAGTATTGATCCTGAGGATCCAAATAAACTGGTATATTATTGTAGAAACTGTGGAAACAAAGATTCTACTATTTCAGTTAATGATGTTACTGTTTCAAAAGTACAATTAAAAAAATCAGAACAAGAGTTTAGTCATATTATTAATAAATATACAAAATTAGATCCTACTCTTCCACGTGTTACTAATATTTTATGTCCGAATGGAGACTGTGCTACAAATAAAGAAGATACACCAAGAGAAATCATTTATATCCGTTATGACGATACAAATATGAAATATGTCTATTTATGCTCAACATGTGATACTGTTTGGAAAACTGAAGATAAATCATAGATATCAATTTAGAACAATTTAGATATAATATTAATTAAATACTTAATACTTAATTACTATTTTTTGTTTTAAAATAAAATTGAAATAACAAATATAAAACTATCTAATATTATAATAATATAAGATGAGTTACTTTGATAGCCAATATGGAGGGGAAGACCCTGATGATAAATTTAATGAAGATTCGGATGATGATAATGAAACTTCTAGTGATATTGAAAGTGAAAAAGAAGATATAGACGAACCAGATGGAATTGAAGATGTAGAAGAAGATATAGAAGAGGATGATGAAGGCGAGGATGAGGCAGAAGATGAGGATGAAGAAGAAGACCAAGAAGGAGGAGCTGATTCTGAGTTAGAAGAGGGAGAAATTGATGAAGAAGCTGAAGCTACCGTTGCAAAAGCAAAAAGAATCAAGAAGGTTCCTGCTAAAAACGTATATAAAAAACCAGTTGATTTTATAGAAGAAGACGATGATGAAGAAGACGATGATGGAGAACAGTATTTACAAAAATTTAATCAATCAGTTAATGATAATTATATTCTCAACTTTCATCCTGAAAGTGTATCTCAAAATTATGATGAAATTTTATCAATGACACAAGTAGTTAGAAATTCTGATGGAATTATTATTGATAAGTTACATAGAACTATTCCATATTTAACAAAATATGAAAAAGCACGTATTTTAGGACAAAGAGCAAAACAAATAAATTCTGGAGCTTATCCATTTGTAAAAGTTCCGGAAAATGTTATTGACGGATATATTATTGCTGAAATTGAACTAAAACAAAAAAGAATACCATTTATACTTCGTAGACCATTACCAAATGGAGGAAGCGAATATTGGAGAGTCAAAGACCTTGAAGATATTTCATTTTAATTTATGTATTTTGGAATAAATTATTAATAGTGCGGTTAATATTATAAATTTTTATATTTATGTGATTAATATAATTTGAATTTTCATCATAAATATGTACTAAACTGTCTAATACATGTTTTATTTCTTTATAGTTTTTTATTATGAAATTTATTGTATTATTATGGGTTATATTTATAAAATTACATCTTTTATTTAAAAAATGTATATTTTTTAATATTCTATCATTATTCAATTCAAAATACATTTTTTCTTGAGTATATTCTTCAATTAATTGTTTTAATTTATTTACATAATTTATATTTGAAAAGCTTATTGTTTTACGATTTAATGTAGTTATATATGTTCCTTTAATTGTATAATTAGTTGAATCAACAGTATTATTTTCCATACTCTACTTTATTTATATAATATTTTTATTTATATAATATTTATATTATATTTATATTATTATTATCTATTGTGTTAATAAAAAGATATTAAACAATGATTATAAATATTATTATGAATATTAATAATATAGTTATAACTACAGGAATGTCAGTTTTATTTAGTGTTTATTCACTCTATAATATATTAGAATATTTAAGAACATTAAATAATTATCGAGTAAAACAAATAAATAACCTACAAAATATGGTTAATGATACTAACAAAAATTATAATAATTTATTTAAACAATATATTGAATTACAACAAAAATATGATGATTTATCTATCAGTCATGTATATATTAATAAAGAACTTATACTGTTAAATCTTAGACTTATTGAATTAGAAGGAAATAAAAATAGTGAAATTAATATTAATAATAACATAGTTAGTCTACCTGAACCACCTAGTATTGTATGTGATGAATTATGTTACTTTAATTCAGATGTTCCTAGAATACATATGGAGACAATGAATACTATAAATGATATAAATATTGATGTAGAGTTTGTTGAGTCTCTTAATTTGGAATATAAGTTTGATAATACAGAAGATACTTCTGTATGTAATTCTGAGAAAAAATCACGTTCAAGAAGCACATCTTTAACAGAAATTAACTGGATTGGTTTAACAAAAAAAATGTTTTTTGGTTAATATATAAAGCGTTACAATATTATATATATCTTTTTACATATATATAATGAAAGTTGCTCTATGTTTTATAATTAGTTATCAACATGTTCTTAATAAAGAACAGTTATGGATAGATTGGATAAAACCCAATCAAGATATTATTAATATTTATTTTCATTATAAAAGTATAAATTTAATAAAATCTTCTTGGATTAAATTGTATGCTATTCCTCCAAAATTTATTCAAAATACTTCATATTATAATGTAGTTCCTGCATATATATCAGTGTTATCCTATGCTTATGAGCATGATAAAGACAATGTCTGGTTTTGCCTATTAACAGACTCATGTGTACCAATAATTAGTCCAGAGAAATTTAGAGAGATATTTATGAATCATTATCAAGCATCTATAATTAAATGTATGCCAGCTTATTGGAATATAAATCTACACCGGAGAGCTAATTTACAGTTTCTATCAAAAGAATTTTGGTTAGCCAATGACCCTTGGTTTACCTTATGTAGAGATCATGTATATAAATGTATTTTATTTTTAACGTATAGAACTGAAACATTTAATAAGATTAATATGGGAGGTTTAGCAAATGAAAGTTTATTTGCTATTATATTACAGACATTTGGAGAACTAACAAATCCTATGAGATTTATTAATAAATCGTCAACATTGTGTGATTGGAAACGCATGTCAAGTTCAACAAGTCCGTATGTTTTTAAGGAAGCTACGCAAGACAATATTAATATTATATCTAACCTACTTAAAGAAAATAAGTATGCAATGTTTCTACGAAAGGTTGATACTTCTTTTCCTGATTCTACAATTAAACAGATCATGAATACTAATTTTAACCATACATACGAATTATTACATAATCAAGCAAAAAAAAAGCATAATTTATCTTTTTTACCATATTTTATCATTTTAATTGCTTTAATCTACTTTATCACAACTATTACGACAGAATCTCTTATGAATCCCAGATTTTTCCCCCAATATATGTAATATTATACCCATTATTAAAAATAGATAAATTCCTTTTGGAATTATAAAATTTGTAAATATCGTTCCTGTTATTACAAAAATTATTGATTCATAAATTGACTCTTGTATTAAATATAATGTATTAGCTTCATAATATTGGTCTTGACTTAGGGTCCTTAAACAAGCCTCACCATTATTACAATACCAAGTCCATAGCCCAAAACTAGAACCTAAGAAGTGTTTAAAAAATCCACAAACTAACAAAAGTAAATAAAAGTTTTTGATAAATGGCGAAAATAATAAATATAAAATACACACATATAGACCAACAAAGATTGATTCAATTAAATAATTCATTCTTATATAATTGAAGAAATAATTTATAGATAGTTTAAATTTAATGATAATGATAATGATATTATTCATTTAACAGGGTATATTTACTTAAGAAGTCTTCCATCTATTGCCACAATCAATACATGATACGTAAATAGTCATTGGCTCATCAGATGAACGCGTTTGCATTTGATAATATGTACATTTTTTTGATTTACATTTTCTACAAGTAAATGTATCTGTTGCTGCTTCCAAATTTTGTTCAAATTTATTCTTATCTCTGATGCTCTTTGCCTTAATTAATTCTTCCCATTTTTCAGGATAAATTTCATGATGAGTCATAAAAGCAATATCTTGTGATTTAATTTCACCATTATTTATCATCTTAATTAATCTATCATTTTTAAGATTAATGTATATACTACGTAAATGATCAAGGTAAATCTGGACAAAGAAAGGGTTGTCCCACTTTTTTACAACTCTTTTATTCGTCGCTTCCTTAAGTGCCCAGTTATGAATACCTTTTTCTAAATTAATTGCATCTTTTTCTGTATTAAAGAACTTTACAAGTTTCTTACGAATGTTGATTCTAAATTGCTCTGGGTTTTCAATCTTGCGAATTGGCATTCTTATTTAAATATAATACTATATTTTATATTTAAATCATAATCAATTTTATTTATGCTTTATAAAATTCTTTGGTTAATAAACGGAAATTGGTTATAATGGGTATACTGCTTGTAAAAATTGTAATGTTATAAAAAAATTTATTAGTTACTGTTAGTTTTCTACCAAATAATTTAATACTATATATTGGTATTTCTTGTTCAGTTAATTTATCAAAATAGAGTGTTAATCCCCAAAGAGTTATTAAACCCAATGTTTGTGACGTTCCCATTATAATTAGCCTTTTTATTTCATTATTACTATTGTCCATTATTAATATAACCCATTATATCTTTAAATGTGTTAGTTAATATTATTCATCATCAGTGTCAATATAAGACTCTTCTGATAATTCTGAACCTATATCTTCTAATATAAGTTCTTCTTCTCCTTCACAACTCGTTTCTGTTGGTTCATCACTTTCATCTTCTTCTGAACAAGTATCTTCTTCCGCTTCTGTATCACTACTATCAACTACAAATCCATCTTTTAAATATCCACCTTTTTTTGTTTTCATATTTTTTGGAATATGGACTAGTTCATCATCTTCATCTTCATCTTCGTTACATGTTAATGCTAAATCCTCAAACCCACCAAATAATTTCTCATAAATTTTATTCCATAGTTCAATACTTAAATTAATATGTGTTCTATTATTAGAATCATCTCTAATCATTCCAACTAACACACATGATCCAAAATATAAATTTTTATCAACTGGAGGGGGAAAATCATATTTATTTTCCATATTTGCTTTTCCATCAAGTTTACCATACATTTGAATTAAATATCTTTGGCTATCCAACTTAACTGGCCATTCTGCTTGTAAAATAAACCCGTCTGATTTTTTAAATCCACACTTTTTATAAAGGTCTTCAACTTTATAATCCTTTACAGTTAAAGTCTTTAATGACCCACCCTTATCAACAATAATTATAGTTAAAGATTGTGGCATATTATAAATAAATATACACTAGGTTTAAATAGTTTATAATGTTTATTATTTAAAACGTGTATAACTAATTTAAACATTTTGTGGATTATTATTTTCCATATTTATTACAATATTATTTGTAATTTCTATACTAACAGTGTTAGTTCTTATCTTTATAATTCTAAATAATCGTGTAAATAAGGTTATTTTTCCAATATTCATACATTTACAATTATGTTCTAATATTGGCATATATAGGCAATATATAACTATAAATATAAATAATAGTAATAATATGGAATATAGGAATATCATAATGTAAAATATATTGATTGTCATTTGTTATAAAATTATAATGATTATTAAGGTTAATATATGATTTCAATTTAATATGTTTTATTATACCTAAACAAATATTTTAATATATTATGTTAGCTTGGATTATACAAATTTCTTTAATTTCAATTATATTTATTTTTTTGGTACATCATCTGTTAATGTTCTTTAAAACAACATTAACGGTGCCAAAAATTAAAGATTTAGTAAATTCGTCAAATCAAAAATATCAAAATATTTATAATACTATTTCACATAACTCTTTTGAAGGGAATTATACTGATATAGATTTATTGCCTAATAATAATTTTATGAATAATGAATCAAGTACTATGAAAAATGAGTTAAAGTCATTTCTTAAAAAACAACTTAATGGAAATACTGATGATAATAATATCATAGGAATGGATTCAATAACAGAAAACTTTTCAAATTTTTAAGGAAATCTGCTTAAAGATATTTTATATATTATAATAATGTTTAGAGAAGAAGATATTAAAATAGTTTTACAAAATTTTCCTAAGTTTGAACTTTGTTATGAAATAATAACACATAAGAAAGTTCTTGGGGCAAATGTTATGTTAGCTATTCCTGAAGGCAAAAAATGTTTCGCTTGGTTTACCATTTATAAGAATAATAATGTTTGTTTTTTATTAGAAATTAATGAAAATAAAAATATAGTAGATGCTAAGATTATATCAGTAGATTTTTCTGATAATCTGTCTTTAGGTACAATTTTTTATGGAACATCATTTAAAAGTAAAAATAATAATTGTTTTTGTGTAGAAGACATGTATTATTGTTTTGGTAAATCTTGCCATAATCTCACATATTTATCAAAACTTGAAAAATTAAAGGAAATATTTAAAAATGATATTTCTCAATTAGTATTAAATAATAAGTTTACTATATTTGGTCTTCCATTAATATCAACTGACCTACAATTAATTCTTAACGAAATACAATTATTGCCTTATAAGATAAGTGTAATAAAATATAGATTTTTTGAAAATAAAAATTCAAAAAAAATACTTACTATGAAATATTTTAAGCCATATTCACAAAAACAAGAAATTCATTTGAAAAAAGAAGCAGTATTTAAAGTGACTGCTGATATTGAGCCTGATATATACAATTTGTTTATATATAAAGATGGAAAAGATGAATATTATGATATAGCATTTATTCCAGATTATAAAACAAGTGTTATGATGAATAAATTGTTTAGAAATATAAAAGAAAATGATAATTTAGATGCTATTGAAGAAAGTGACGATGATGAGGAATTTGAAGATAGTAGAGAAGATAAATATGTTTATTTAAACAGGTCTTTTAACATAAATTGTATATACAGCAATAAATTTAAGAGATGGATTCCAATAAATTTAGCTAGAGAAAATGATAGAATAGTGTCAATAGAAACATTAAGAAATTATTAAATATTATGTTAATATATAATGGGTCCATTTCCGATAGGTAATATAAATAATCCGCCACTAAATAATGTAAATGGTAGTGTAGTTAATATAGATGGTTCAAGTGTAGGAGGTATTCCATTTTCAAGTACAAAAATTCCAATAGGGCCGCATACGTTGGCTTCAGCTGGTAATAATGTTCAAAGTGCGTCTGGAATTTATCCTTGTTCGCAAAAAGGTGGAAAAATAAATCGCAGAAAAATAAATAAAATCTCAAACAAATATAAGATGAAAGGTTCAAAAAGAACAATTAAAAGACATGTTAGGAGAATGAAGAGTCGTGTGCGTTCAAGATACACCAAAAGGTCTTCTAAAAGGCGTGGTTCAAGACACAGACGTTATATGAGGGGCGGAGCATTTCAGTCACCTATGACTACACCAAATTATCCTTTAGGTCATGTTCAGTATCAAAATAATAATGGTTCATTAAGTAATGTATATTCTCTTGGAGGTCCATTATCAGCTAGTAATAGTGCTTTAGCAAATCCTCCTCCTCAACAACTTGTAGCTAGTGCAAATGTTCCAGATAATTTAAATCATAATACTTTAAATGCTAATGGTAATATTGGTGCTGGTTCAGGCTTCCCAAGTAGGGGATGGTTTTAAAATTGAATTAAATATTTATTTAAAGATAATTGTTAAATATTTAATTAAATGGGCTGTGACTATTATACTCAAACAGAATTAGTTGTTGAATATGTAGATGAAAATGGTTTTATATATAAAACAATAAGTAATATAAATCAAGAAAAAGGTTATGTGTTTAATATTCCTGATGCGAATTCAGATGATGATGAAGAAACTATGTATAACAAATATGATAAGTATATAGAAATAATTATAAATAGGAATAAATATATAAAGATACTGTATGAAAATGATGAATGGATAAACCCATTATATGAAAACAAATATAAAAATGAATTACTAATTCTTTATCCAAGAATTTATAAATTAGTAAAAGTATATAAGAATCATACTGCATGGAAAGGAATTAAATATATTTAAAAATGACTTAAAGCTCTTTAAGTTACTTTTAAAATATATTATTTATTAATTACAACTTCTTTTGCCACCTTTGAGATTATTTTATTAATATTACTTTTTTGCTCTTCTTCTGTTGAACCTGACATTGAATTTAACACTATTTTTAAGTATTTATCATTTTGTTTTGATTCTGAATCTAAGCAATCTGGATGAGCTTTTACCCACTCTGGTATTTTTTTCATATTTTTATTCGCTACTTGTTTTATCATTTTTATCATAGTATCCTTATTATCATTTTCCTTTATCCATTGGTCATTATCTTTTATGTACAATATTTCTCTTTTTGAATCCGAACAGTGAATTGGTCTCTTATGATTATTCATATCATCCAAGTTCTTAATTACTACACGTGATATACCATCTACATATCCTAAACGTCCAGTTTCTTCAAGGTCTTCTAATTGTAATTGTATTGAGTTGACAAAATCTGTTATATTAATAGCGTCTTTACATTGTTCGTTTAAAAAAAACTGTAAATTAAACGTCTTATTATGACTATTGTTAGTATTATGTGTTCCATTCTTTATTACTTCCATCATCATTTTCTTCATTTCAGAATTATCTTTAATTAACATCATCATTAGCTCTTTATCAGTTGGGCCATTATGTTCACTTACCAGTTTTTCTAATTCTTCATCATCTTTGTTTTCTTTACATTTTTTCTTATGTCTCCACAAACCAGAGTGATATGAAAATATTCTTCCACATTCACATATATATTGTGGTGTGGCATTTTTTGGCATTTTTTTTGTATCATTTTGTATCATATTGTATCTTTTTGTATGTTTTGCTGTCATTAGGTGGGTTGAATAATTTGATTGTTTAGAGCATTTAAAGTCACAGAATTCACAGTAAAAAATATCGGCATTTTTTGGCATTAAATTTGTATCCATATATATCATTTATAATAAATTCCTAAATATTTTTCATAAAAAATATAATCACAGTTTTTTAACATTTTTTTGAAAAATGCGAGCATTATGGTCACAAACTCAGGAAACTCAAGTCTTTTTCAAAACTTTTTTTGATTTTTCCATTTTGGACATTTTTAAAAATGTCCATTTTCGAAAACCCCCTCGACTTTTATTTTGAAATTTGTCTAGAAACACAAATTCTCATTTTTAGACAAAATATTTTCTTACTTATTATGATGTTTACGCAGAAAAATTAATTTACACGCTATTTTTTGAATTTTAATAAACACACTCCCGTAGACAATTTATCTTTCTTTTCATCTATTTCTACTTCTTCTTCTTCTATTTCTGATTCTGAATTTGTATCTTCTGTTATACTTTTATCAGATGAACTACGACTATTTGATTTATATGATTCCTTTTTTATTTCTACACTTTTTTTTTGCTTACACTCTATTGGCTGGTATATTACCTTCCATTTTGACGCATCAGGATCATATGTTGAACTAGATGTTTGAATAATTTTATAATTCTGTTTTTTAAAGAAGCTTTTGCGTTTTGACCATTGTCGTTGAAAATTATCATGCGTATCAATAATATCTACAACAATAGGCGCAAATTCATGTTTTTGACGCAATATTCTTCCTACTGATTGCTCAATATTTGTCATTGGAGTTATCATAAATAGTGTAGTTAATGTTTTAATATCTAAACCTTCGGCTGCCATACTGTAAGTCGCTAATACAACTTGCTTGCTTTCACTCTCTTTCAAAGCCGATTCTTTCATTCCTCCAACATAATATCCAACTGTACAAATATTGTGATGTCTAATTGCATCAAACATATAAGACAAAATATTTTTATATGATGCTATCATCATGATTTGTTGTTTAGGATTTTCGGCAATCATATCTCTTAAAACTTTAAGTATAAATTCTGACCTATAGTTGTAATTACAAATTTTACTGAGCATTTTAGATGCAGCAGTTTGTCCCCTAAAATCTAATTCAAGTTCGTTAAATTCTTCATCTTTAGATTGAAATGTTATACCTCTAACAATAACATTTTCATCTTTGCTTCTTTCTTGCTTGTAAACTACTTGTCCAAGAAACATTTTGAATACTTTTGTGGTTCCATCTTTGCGATTCATTGTGGCGCTTAAACCTAACATATATTTTGTTACCAGTTTAAATAAAGCACACGAAAATACTTCAGAAGAAATATGGTGAACTTCATCAATAATTGTGAAACCAAAACTATCAAATAAAGTGCTGGGATAATCTTTCATTGATAAGCTTTGTAACATAGCAAGAACAATATCTTTATTATCAATATCAATAACTTGTCCTTGAATTTTACCAATTCTTGCAGTAGGATAATATTTATTAATACGTTCAATCCATTGATTCATTAAAAATTCCTTATGAACAATAATAAGTGTCTTTTTCTTTAGACGTCCAATAGTATATAAAGTACTATCAGTTTTACCCCACCCGCAAAAAAGTTCTAACAATCCACCACCTCCTTTAGATACATGGTCTAAGTATTTTTCAATAACAGGTTGTTGATATTCACGTAAAGTTCCTTGGAATTCTAGATGAATATCATCTCCTTCTGTAATTTTGATAGTTTTAGCAGGACCAAATAGGTCCTCACCAAAATACCTAGGAACATATATTTTTTTATCTGATTCACGGTAAGCAGGAAATGTTTTTTGAAGTTGAACAGGAGAACCAGGAACATAGGGTTTAACCATTAGCATTTCTTTTATTGTTAGTTGTTGTTTTATAGATAATTCACTTTTAAGTATAGTATAACCTTTATTTCCCAAATATGTATTTAAATTTTGTGGCCAATCAATAATATCTTGTGTTATATGTTTTTTATTCATATTAAACTAACAATATTTAGAATATTATTTTTAGATTGTTTCATTAACTATAATTCTTATAACTTGTAACATTTAGAAAAGTAGAACCAAATTTTGCTATACTTTTTTAAAAGTATATTTTTTTAAAAGTATAATATATAAGATGGATTATTTCAGTACTTTATTTGACAAGAAAAATATGCCACAATTGGTGTTAGTTGTATTATTTGTATTATATCTAGTATTGGGCTATCAAATTCCAGAAGGCGTAGCAACAATGATTGACTCACCAATTGGTAAAATAGTAGTAGTAGTAGTAGCATTAATGTTATTTGCATATTCAAACCCTATTTTAGGTATATTAGCTTTGTTAGTTGCTTATCAATTAATTAAAGGCGCATCAATAAAAACTGGCATGGCAGGTTTAGAAGAGTATTATCCTACAGAATCTAAGAAGTGGAGCCCATTTACTCCAATTCATCAGTTTCCTTATACTTTAGAGCAAGAGGTTGTTAAAAATATGACAACTCAAAAATTCAATACTGAATATGTAAAGGCTCCATTTAGACCAACTTTAGATGACACGCATGATGCTTCGCCACTTTCGTAAATTAAAAATAAATAATAAATAATAATTTAAATAATTTATTTTTAATTATATAATGGTTTTGAAAAATATATGTTCTTCTTATTCTCCACAAACCAGTTCTCCGGAATATATACACAACAAAGTATATAGTGGCACAAATAATTTAAACCCAAATAATAACATTGATAATTCTATAATTATAGAAGATTTATCACATTTTGATAAGTATATTTATGATAAAATATTTACAGATTATACAAAAAAAATTATTAATAATAATAATAATAATTTTATGAAGAATATTATTGATAATGCAATTAAAAAAAATAATGTAAATCTAAAATATATATCTGATTCCCCCTGACGAAATTAAACATCAAGTATAGTAATAACAAAGACTATTAATATTAAATATTATTTTCTCCATCTTCCTCCACCTTTTATTACTTTATCAGCACTGGTACTTAATATGTCTTCTAATACGGAACCGCCTTTAGAAGGTTTAAACATATTTAGAGCATACTTTATACCAAACAATATTGCAATGAATAATATTGAACCTAATAGTAATTTAACTATTGGATTATTTAACCAATCGCTTACAGATGATTGATAACTAGAACTTCCCATATCTATAACCACTTCAGTTGATTCATCAGATGAACCTACTGGTTGACAATCTATGTAAATTTCTCCACTACTAGAGCCTCCTTGAGATGGTCCCTTCTCATTATAAAATAAACTTTGTCCAGTTTTTATATCATAAGGATTACTTAATATTATTGTTTGTAATTTTGTTAATGTTTCTGGCATCATATCTAATGAACCTTGTAATGGTCCAAATACTATATAATCTACATCTTCTGAACAAGGCTGATATGGTTCTGAAGCTGAATATGAAAAAAACGGCTTTTTAGGAACTAATAAATCTAAATTAAATTTTGGTATATTTACTGTAGTTGTTTCGCCATCAGACGGAGCACTTGAAGCAATTGTATCTATTAATGTTTTAAAAAACAAAGCACTAACACTTGAACTATTATTGCTTTTAATTGGAATACAAACTAACAAAGGTTTTGCTCCAGTGGTTGATGTATGAACTATTATTAATTCGCCATCCGTTCTTGAATCATTATATGAATGTAAAGACGGAGTATATAATCTTATTTCTTTTACATCAAATCCAGTTGCATTATATAATACAGGTGGAGATGAATTCTTATCATAAGAAATTGATATATAATCTCCTCTATTTGTCGCTATACATGAGCTATTACTGTAATGAAAACTATATGAACATTTTAAATCACATTTACCCACTATTTTTGATATACTTATATCTATTGGTGCCGTAGCATTTGGACAACTCATTTATATTATACTTTTAAAAAAATATAATATTAAGAAATAATATTTGTGTTTTAGATTAAAACCTTTTCTTAATGTAGAATATGAAATTAACTAAAGCTCGTTTACATAAAATTATTAATAATAATGGTAAGCAAACTAGAAAAAAATATAAAAGAACATCTAGAATTCTAAAACATACTAACACTGCTAGGTATAAAAAACAATTTAATTTACGTAATACAACACTTAAATCAATTTAAACTATTACACGAATGGCAAATATTTAATTGTATCATTTTCATATATAGTAACTCTAAAAGGTTCATTATAACCTTCAACATATATAGTATCACCATCAAATATCTGGTCAACGCCATAATCATTTAATGCACTTTTGCCTTTGAATGATATAGGTAATTTTACATTATTATGTTGGTTAGAAATTGTATAATACTGCCATTTATCCCTATTCGTAAATAGAGGTCGTCCCATTAAAGATAAAATATTATCTTTAGACGATCCATTTAGAGGAGTTATTATACCCATTTGACGATATTGTGTTTCTACAGCACCTATGTTAGTTGATACATTAATTGGAACTCCTCTTTGCAAGGTTGATGGAGGAATAAAATAACGTTCATCTCTATAAGGAGCTGCATATGGATTTAATAATACATCTTTTGGGCCAAAAAAAGAGCCAAGTATTGGTAAATTATTATATGGCCAACTAGGAAACCAACCTGTACCTGTAGACTCTCTTTTATTTTCAATTATAATATTATCTGTATCATTTACCGTAACATGCTTTTTTGAAGAAGAATTCATATAAATAAAAACAACTAGAACTAACAAAATAATAAACAGTAGAGATAAAGTAACATTTTCAACACAAATGACGCCTGGAGGACATTTTTTCATTAATATATTATAATACTAAAATATATTAATATTCTAAAATCTTTAGAACTTGTTAAATCTGTTATACTTATTTGTTAGTTGTAGCGATTGGAGCATTAGCTAATCCTCCCATACTTTTTAATGAATCAGCTAAACCGTCTATCTTAAAATCCTTTAATAAATTTTGAGCTCCTTGTAAAACAGGAACCATGTTTTGCATAGTATCAAACAAAGTTTGTTGTTGTTTCATTAATTTTTGTGTATCAGTTGTTAGTTTTTGAATGGATTCACTGCCTAATAAATTATCTAAATTAGCATAAGATTCCTCAATAGTAGCAGCATAATCTATTCTTGGTCCGGATGATTCAGATTTAGCACCTTTTCTTCCTCCAATTTTATCACCAAATCCTTTAACTTCAGTGTTATCTGTTGTTTGATTTAAATCGGTATTGTTTGTATCTACTATTTTATTTGAAACAGCTTGAACATTGTTAGTATTAGATTGATTTAATTTAGTTTTGACTTGTTCGTTATTTTGTGCTTGTTTAACAGCAGGAATTGCAGCAGCAATTTGTGGGTCTTTGTCTTCAATTTTGCTTAAAGCTTGACTTGTATTAGAAGTTGTTGTTTGATTGTCTAAACCTTCCCGCATTTTTTTATTTGCCATTAAAAAATTGGTTGCAATAACTGCTACTAACAAAATTACAGACATGTTTCTAGTAAACTGATATGTTAATAGTCCAACCAATGCGAAAAATATAACTGCGTTTATTTTATTTGTAACTAAATAACCTAATACATTTGTTGCCGCTAAAAATACCATAAAATACAAAAAGTATTTGTTAGTTAATAGTTTTGATGCTTCACTTGCAAGACTCATAATATATATATTCTTTTAAAAAAAATTGAACAAATATATTATATTTATTATTATAAATATAATAATAATAATAATGCAAAACGTTTCTAGAGATGTTAAAAATAAACATTATCTGATGCTATGTGAATTACATTATCCAGATTTACATGGGAAAAATGAGTCAAGTGACCCAAATATAGAAAATCATTATTTGGTGTTTGACAGATTTGAACCTATTACTGGAATTTCATTTAATGATATGGACGAGTATGATGAATATAATTCAGATTCAGATAGTGGATATGAAGAAAATAGTTTAGATAGAATTGGTGATAAAATAAACTTGCTAAAGCATATTTATACTAATTTAAGAAATGCTAGTGAGCAATATTTTGGTCCTCACCCTACTATAAGAAATTATCGTAATATTGTTTTAAGTCCCAATTATATCAAACCCGAAATTGGTGAATATATTATTTTACCAACACAAGAAGCAATAGCTATTTTAAAAACATTTTGGTTGCGTATAATTCAAAAAAAATGGAAAAAAGTATTTCAAGAGCGTAAAAATACTATTAGAAAAAGATGTAATTTATCTAATTTATCAATTAGAGAAATCCGAGGAAGATGGCCTAATTCATGTGTTAATTTACCAGGCTTAAGAGGAATGTTAAGTAATCTTAAATAATTTATGTATTAGAACTTCTACGTTTTTTTGTTCTAGTGTTAGAAGATTTAGTGTTAGCAGTTTTAGTTCTAGATGATGTACTAATAATAGAACTAGCTCGGTCTAATTCTTTACTAACACCACTATAAACATAACCTCCCCTCATTTTTTTACGTGTTCTTCTGTTACATTTTTTAATTGTTTTTCTTTTGCGTATACGTTTTCCTCCTCTTCTTAAATTATTAAAATTTAACATAACACCAGAATCTTTTAAATTTTTCAATTCTTGTTTTATTGTGTTAATTGCAGGCTCATTATTGTTTCTGGCGTTTCCGATGGCACCTTGAATTTTATTTGTAGATAAAGATTTTCCTTGGCTATTTAAACTTCTATAAAATGCATCTTTGGTGGGTTGTTCGGAATTCATAAAATCTCTATATAATTGTTCAATTTCAGAACTAAATTGTGGTGTATTATATTCTGCTCCTCCTGCTCCTGCTCCTGCTCCTGCTCCTGCTTCTCCAATCATATTAACAATAGCTTGAATATTTGAAGTTATAGCTTCAAACTGGTTTCCAATATCACTTCTATCTAAATCTCCTAGTTCATCAGCAATAAGATTTATAAGTTGTATTTGATTTGTTAGAGAAGTATTAATTGCTTGAATGCGATTAACTAAACTATCAATTTCTTCGGTTTTAGCTTTTAAGTTGTTTTCGGCCTGTTCTTTTTGTTTATCTAATTCCCTATATTGCGCATCTAATTCTTGAATAGCCTTATCTTTTTCTTTACCAGAGTTAGTCAAATCATTAATTTGTGTATTTTTAGATTCAATATCTTGTTGTAATCTCTGAATTTCACTTTGTAATTCTTGAATGGAAGACTTTGCTTCCTCCAATTCACGGGTCTTATTTTGTAGTTGTTCTTGTAATACAGGTAATTGTTTTAGTTGTTCTTGTAATTCAGGAATACGCGATAAATTACGATTGTTTTTAAGTTGGTCAATCTGTGTAAATAATTGGCTTAGTTTTTCTAATAGTTTAGTTTTATAATCTTTAACTCTTTGTTTTTGTTCATCTACTTTAGTAGTGATAGAAGCAATTGTTGAATTTAAATTATTTAATACTCCATTTAAATCTGCCATTTATATATAATTATTATATTTTTTTATAAGTTTATAAAAAGTAACTTAATTAATAAGTTCATCTAATTCATCCTTAACCTTATCAATTTCATTAATAATATCTTTTTGGTCATGTTTTGCGGTTCTAAGTTGATCATCTACTAGATGTTCAGTCTTAATTAAATCGTCAATATACTCCTTAAGTAGTGTAAGTGCATTTTGTTGTTGTTGTTTTTCTTTTAAGATATAATCATAATATTTGGAATAATCATTTTTAACTCCATTTAAATAATGGTTAAGTTTGTATTTTTTATCCAAATCTTTTTTCTTCTTAACTAACAACCTTTTTTTATTTTTAATTTCTTGTTCAACTTGAAATAAATTTAAATCTCGTTCTGCTAATGGTAAGCTCATTCTTAATTTAATAAGTTATTAAATTTTTTAAAAAAAAATGTATTAATAAAAAATATAAAATCTATTCTATATATAATTTAGGATGTCAAAGACAAATATAGAACCCTTATTAGCCCCTGACGATAATAGATTTGTAATGTTTCCAATTAAATATCAAGATATTTGGGATATGTATCAAAAACAAGTTGATTGTTTTTGGAGACCGGAAGAAATAGATTTATCAAAAGATTTAACGCATTGGGATAGTCTAAATGAAGACGAAAGAATGTTTATTTCAATGATATTGGCATTTTTTGCTGCATCTGATGGAATAGTTTTGGAAAATTTAGCTCAACGTTTTATGAGCGATGTACAAGTGGCTGAAGCCAGAGCTTTTTATGGGTTCCAAATAGCAATGGAAAATATTCATAGTACAACATATAGTAATTTAATTGAAACATATATTAAAGATACAGAATCAAAGTATAAACTGTTTAATGCAATATCAAATTATCCTTGTATTAAAAAGAAATCTGATTGGGCTCAAAAATGGATTCATGATAATAGGTCAAGTTTTGCAACGCGATTGGTTGCATTTGCTTGTGTAGAAGGTATATTTTTCTCCGGTGCGTTTTGTAGTATTTTTTGGCTAAAGAAACGCGGTTTAATGCCTGGATTAACTTTCAGTAACGAATTAATTTCTAGAGATGAGGCACTTCACTGTGAATTTGCTGTGCTATTATATTCAAAATTAATCAAAAAGATGGATAAATCTCGCATTCATGAGATTATCAAAGAGGCTGTTGGAATTGAAACCGAGTTTATTTGTGATGCTTTACCATGTAAATTAATAGGAATGAATAGTCAATTAATGACACAATATATTCAATTTGTAGCAGATCGTTTATGTCTTCAACTTGGTTACAAAAAGATTTATAATGTAACTAATCCTTTTGATTTTATGGAATTAATTAGCTTGGAAGGAAAGACTAATTTTTTTGAACGTAAAGTCGGGGAATATGCCTTAGCGAATAAAACCCAAAGCAAAGAAGCATTTGATTTTACAGAAGATTTTTAAATTGAAACTATAGTAATAAAGCCGACAACAAAAAAATTGATTATAATATTATTCAAGAAACTATAGTACACTACACAATGGAATATTATATTAAAACCGAAAATTCTTACTTTGGCAAAATTGGAGCCGATATTGATGATTTATTATTAGAATGTATTGAAGAAATTAATGGTAAGCTTGATGAAAAACCGCCTATAATTGTATTTGGAAAGCCTGCTGTTCAACGTAGAAATATTGGTTTCTTTTCAGATAAATCTATTGGTTACTACTATTCTGGACAATTAGCTGCATCCAAACCATTGACAAGGGCATTGAATCAATTATTGAATCTAATTAATATTGAATTCAATTCAGATTTTAATGGTATTTTGATTAATGAATATCCAGATGGAGAACATTATATTGGCAAGCATAGTGATGATGAAAATGCGTTGTCTAATGCTGGAGTTGTTTGTATATCATATGGGGCTTCCAGAAAATTTAGAATTAGAGATAAACTAACAAATAAAATAGTTATGGATATTCCGACAACGTCTAAAGAAATTTGGGTTATGGGAGGTAATTTTCAAAAGGAATTTACGCATGAAGTTCCTGTTGAAAAAAAAGTTAAAGATAAACGTATATCATTTACATTTAGAAAACATTTAAAATAAAAGAATTAATAAATTATAAAGATTTAAAAATAAAGGATATTATATATATACAATGTTTTTTAGAGGGTTATTCTTATCTCTTTTATTTTTTGGTGTTAGTTCATCTACATTCCAATATACAAATGAAGCACTTTTGGACCAGATTACCGAATTACCTGGATTAAATTGGCAACCAAAGTTTAATCAATTTAGTGGGTATCTTAATTTACCAGGAACAAAAAAGTTTATTCATTATTGGTTAGTTGAAGCTGAAACAAATCCAGAATCTGCTCCTCTTGTTTTTTGGACTAATGGTGGTCCAGGTTGTTCTGGTTTAATTGGGTTTATGACTGAACAAGGTCCTTTTAGACCAGATTTTCAAGGAAATTTATATGAGAATCCATATGCTTGGAATAAAATAGCAAATATGGTATTTTTAGAACAACCTGTAGGTGTAGGATTTTCATATTCAGAAAACAATGAGGATTACAGAATCGGAGATGAACAGGCCGCTAAGGATAATTTGGCAACAATTTTGGTGTTTTTAGATAAATTTCCACACTTCAATCATACTGCGTTATTTATCACATCAGAATCGTATGGAGGTCATTATATGCCTACTTTAGCAAATGAAATTATTAATTATAATGATGGTCAAGAATATGTTCAACACCATCTGAATTTTAAAGGATTTGCTGTTGGTAATCCTTATACAGACTATTATTCTGGTGTAGGTGCGGAAATGGAAACATACTGGGGAAAACAATTATTGCCAAAACCATTATGGGATAAATATTTAGAAAATAATTGTACCGACCCAGTTCAACAATTAAATTCAACGACATGTTCTCTTTTAATGTTAAATTTTATGAAGAAAATTGGTAACTTGAACCCATATGCTTTAGACTATCCTGTGTGTTTATCACAACAGCAATTGAGAATGAGAGAATTTTTATCTGAAAATACAAGTGACTCAGTTCAATATGAACCTTGTGAAGACTTATATTCGTCAAATTATTTGAATACAATAGATGTAAAAATAGCGTTACATGTGAATACAGATACTAAATGGGAAGAATGTTCTAGAACAACAAAATATAATTTAGCTGATAAAATGCTGCCAATGGAGAAATACTACAAGATTATTTTAAACTCAAAAACTCATCCTGATTTAAGAGTGTTAGTATATTCAGGAGATGATGATAGTGTATGCGGAACTATTGGAACTCAAAGATGGATATATGATTTAGGATTTCCAACAACAACTTTGTGGGATACTTGGTATAATCAAGAAGGTCAAACATCTGGATTTATTACTAAGTTTAAGACACCTTTTGAAAAAGAAAGTCGTTTTTCTTTTATTACGGTCCATGATGCTGGACATGAGGTTCCAACATATAGACCAAAGGATGCTTTAGAATTATTTGATATGTATATTAATAATAAGATTTAATAGAACTTAAATATATTTAAATAATAATATATATTCACAAGTTATGCAGACGATATCTTGTAAATTGTGTGGTGGATTAGGTAATCAGTTGTTTCAAATATTTACTACAATAGCATATGCTTTAAAATATAGTAAACCATTTTTCTTTTTGAATAATCATCAATTAGGAAATGGTTCTAATGGTTCAACAATTAGATATACATATTGGGAAACTTTTTTAACGGCTTTGAAGCCATTTTTAAAAAATATGAGCGATATACCTCAGTTGTTGTTTATAAATGAAAGAGACTTCAAGTATCAAGAATTACCAGAAAATTTTGATAAAAACTATGGAACATTGTTAGTTGGTTATTTTCAAAGTCCAAAATATTTTAATAAATGTAAATCATCAATTTATGATTTTCTTAGAATAGATTTAAAAAAGATGATAGTAAAAAATAAGACAAAGATAAATTTAGATAATGTTTGTGCAATTTCAATGCACTTTAGATTTGGTGATTATAAAAAATATCCACATATTTATCCTTTATTAGATGTTGATTATTATAATAAAGCATTATCTTATATTTTAAAAGAAATATCAGTTTTGTTTGATAACCAAAGAGAAATAGTAGTAATATATTTTTGTGAAGACGATAGTATATATGAAGTAGATGAAATAATAAATATAATTAGAAAAACAGATAATTTATCAGTAAAATTTGTAAGAGCAGATACCAATTTGAGTGATTGGGAACAAATGTTATTAATGAGTTTATGTAATCATAATATAATAGCAAATAGTACATTTAGTTGGTGGGGTGCATATTTAAATTCAAATGCTGGAAATATAGTGTGTTATCCAGAGCAATGGTTTAAGAAAGAAGCAAAAAAAGATACATCAGATTTATTCTTGGAAGATTGGGTGGCGATAAATAATATATATTAAAACAACTTAAAGAAGCAACCTCTGGAACATAAACCAATTATCAAATCTTGCATTATCTTCTGTATGTATATAAAACAAATCCTGATTTTTAAATATTATATCCATCACTATTGATTGATCATCCTTTATTATAAAATTATTCATAAAATAATACATTAACTTTTCATCATACAAACTTACATATATATTTATTAATTCACGCTTTAAAATAAAAAATCCACCAGCAAAACAACTCTCTTCAAATTGAATTGATGGTTGACTTGTTAGTTTATTTGTGTAATGATTCTTAATATCATTTGATAATTTTACATATGTTATTGTATTATTCTGAACACATCCATAATTTATACAACTATCATTAAAAGGACTACTTAATAGTTTTGTATTATTTGGCCATTTTGATAAATATATTGTGTGTAGATCATTTTCTCTATTACGAAAATAACCTATATCACACCATCCATAATACAGTGTATCAAAATATCGTTTCGTTATTGTTTCATTAACCATAAATACCTTTTCATTCCATAACATATTTAATTTCCAATCTGTATACTGATGTAAAGTTAAATTACTTTTTTCATGATTTTTTATCCAAAAATCTTTGTATCTATATGTATAAAATTCTTCAAAAGGTTTTATTATTATTTTTATTTTTTTATTTGATAAATCTATTAAATGAAATATTTTTTTTAACGATTCTGAATCTGTATATATTACCACATTGAAATTATTTACTATTGATAACATGTTTCTTATCCACTTTAAATATGTTTTACTATCAAATTTTGATTTTAACATATACCAACATGTTGTTAGTGTAAGCAAAGTTATATTTGACTCATGTCTTTTTCTACTATTTTTATTAAGTAAAAAATTCATTTATATATTTATTATTTGTTTTTAAGTAATCCTTTTTGTCGCATTTCTTTTATAGCTTTAAATAATTCAGCTTTGTCTATATCTTGCATCATACTTTGATAATTTATTACTTTTTCTTCTATATCGCTATAATCTTCACGTTGAACTACTGTTAGAGGTATTATTAGATACCATTTACTAGCACCTTGTAAAACGAACCAAAACTTATCTATAGCAAATTTTGATTTTTCATCTGGTTTATGTAGTAAATTTGTAAGTCCCATTTTTACATTTGATATTAACACCTTTATATAATGACCGTTGACCAAATATCCTGTTGTTGTCTGACAGCGACTAACTTTAACACATGTATCATCTATTTTATCATAAGGCGGCATATTATTACCTGCTAATAATACTACATCCCAATTGTTTTCATGTATTTCTAAAAATTTATTTATTTGATTTTTAAATAACTCTGAATCCAGAAATGTTATATCATCTTCAACAATTAACACATGTTCTAAATTATTTTTCTTTGCATCTTCTAATATTTTTAAATGACTCATACTACAACCTATTGCACCATTTTTCATTTTAATTGCGTTAAATCTTGTTGCTTTTATTCCTACTTTTTCCAATTCTTTCTCTACATGTTCTCTACGGTCTGTTCTATGCTCTAAATTAATATAAAAAGCATTCTTTATATCATCTAAACACTTAATAGGCATTATAAGAATTATTTATAAATTATTTTTATAATGTTAACATAATTTTATTTATTTCATTTTATTTATTTTATTTATTTTATTTATTTAACGATAAACACCACCTAATCTAATACTTGCTGATGCTGTTGCTTTTGGTTTAGCAGCTATTATTCTAGCATAGGCTGGAGAAAATTTATTTATACCAGGAGGTATTATACGTTGTGAAGAATTCATATTTCTCATCGCTTCATTATATTGTCGTATTTTATTTAAACCAGTAGTGGTTGATGATTGTGTTAACACTTCTTGTAGTGGCGGAGGAAGCACTTCTCTTGTTGGATCACTAGAGTTTTCATAACTATATTGAATAATATTTTCTGCTTCTTTTTTACCATATTTTTTAATCATATCATTTTTCTTTTCAATTGTTGGATAAAATGGAATATTTGACCAATCATCGGTTATATGGTCTATTGTTGTTGTTTTTATTCTACTTGGATGAATTATTTTTCTCGGTGGTTCTCTTAAATCATATTTATGATAATTATCATTTTCAAATTTTGTTCCAGTCATAAAAGTTTTTATATTTATTATAAATAACATATCTGCGTCTATTGTGTGAACATTATCAAGTGGATTTGTAGATTCAGTATTAATTTCATATTGTAATTTATGAATCGTTATTAATCCATCAATACCATCGTCATGTGTAGCTCGCCAAGGGTCTTTACGATTTATTATTCTTTGAACACCATCAAATAAATGTAGAATATTTGGATTTCCAATTGGAAAGAATTGACTACGGTCAATTTTAATATTTTTTTTTTCGCATCTGGTCTGTAAAACATTATCCTCCATTCCCCAACCCCAAAAATTTGGATAACCATTTATTAATTCAAAATCTGAACCATTAACTGCCACTATTCCTCCAAGAGCATAATCAAAACCATAAAAATGTTTTACAATACCTGGAACAGTTTCAAAATCAAATATATTTGAAAAAGGAATAGTATCAATATCGTTAAATACAAATGTTATGTTTTTATAGTCATTTGGATATTTTTCTTTTACAGCTAAAAATCCAATATTTTTTGTTGCTCCTCTATTAAAAGCTCTTATATCGCATTGATGTGAAAAATATACTTCATAATCATCTTTTAAAATGCTTTCATCCATAATAGTTTTTAAATAATTTGAAAAAAAAAATTTATGTTGAGGACGATTTCTATATGGAACAATAAATACAATTTTTGGTATTTTTGACATTATATATAAGCATTCGTATTTTTATATTACAAAATTACGAATTATTATTTAATCGCTAAATAAAATAAAACTACTTAAAGCATCATTATGTTATCATAATAATCATAATGATTTATAATTCAGAGTATGTTATTGGGTTGTGTTGTTGTCTGGTATTGTTTCCATTACTTCATTTATTTATGATTATGAATTTATTTTACATTTCAGAATACATAAATGATAAGATTAACATAAAAAATATTAAAAATTATTTATTACGATAGTTATATTATTTAAGACACAACCCCTTCTACAGACGACATTTGTTGAGAATATTTATTTAATATGACTGAAGGAACTAATTCTTCTGTCATCTTTTGTAATTTTTTATAACACTTATTAATAGTTACCTCAGAAATTTCACTAATAACCTTTACTTCACGTTTAGATACATTTAATTTACATAATTGTGCTATAAAATATACAATTCCAGCTGCTATAGAGTGTGGAGTGTTTTCTGGCATTAAATTTTTCTTTTCAATCTTAATAGCAATGAACTTACATAATTTAGTTAGCTCTGAATTAATATTAAGTTTGCTACAATATCTTTCAATAAAATCTTCTGGTTTAGTTTTACAAAAAGCTGTTTTATCTTTATTATCCATATCTTTTTCAAGAATATTTAAAATAGTTTGTGCATTTTTACAACCTTGAGTGGCGCTTGTTACATCTAAGTTGAATATTGATGCTAATTCTTTAGCGGTTCTAGGATAATTATTAATTCTACATGATATGTAGATTGATGCAGCAATTAATCCATCCTTATTATCACCTCTAAAAGTTTGCTCATATTCGCATACTTTTTTATGATAGCGAATAGCATCATCAATAATTTTTTTAGATATTCCTGCGTTATTAGCATAAATTGTGATTCTTTGAAATTCATCATATTGAGATTTTTCCTTATAAGGCATGGATTGCCATTCGGTATATCGTCTGATTTTTCTCATTTCATATGATGATTTTCCAATACATAAAACTTTACAACCAAATGAAGATTCTTCTAAAAGAGGATTAATTGGCATACCACATCTAGTAGGATCCGAGTTTTGATTATCATCAGCTCCATAATATCTCCATTCAGGAGAATGGTCTAACATATCCTTATATATAATGCCACACTTATTATTTGTACATGTAAGAAATCCTTCATCTGAAAATGCCAAAGAATATTGACATCGTTCGCAATTTTCTCTATCTCCTACAGTTCTATATAAACATTCTAATGGTTCATTTGGTTTATCAGGGTTAATAACTTCTGATTCAAAAACATTCCAAAGTTTGGCCTTTTCTTGTAAAGTTATTAAACTATTGTCTTTATTCTTTTTGCTTCTATAGTTATTTATCATTGTTGTTTATTGATTATTAGATAATTTATTTTTAAATCAATTTTATTTATTTTAAGTTTACAAAAATACTTTTTTAAATATATATAATATATGGGAAACCAAACATCAACAAATAATCCTAATAGTTTAAATAAAGAACAAAGTGATAAACTACAACCAAAATCTATATCTCAAATTCTTGACTATATAGCAACATATTATATTCTAACAATGGATTTTAAAAGCTTAAGAAAGTTATATGATAAGGAACACTGTGATAAATTAGTTATACTAACATCTGAAATAATTCAAAGATACTTTACTGATTTGGAAATTACTTATTTATCTCAAAGAATTAAAGATGGTGTTGAAGTTAATGAAAATGCTAAAGATAAAGTTATATTTTTTAATAGAGATATGTTAGGTAAACTTGATATTCAAAACTCAATTAAAAAAAAACGAATATGTTTATCTATTGCTAAATTTTATATTAAAATTGCTCATATCTTTGCCGCAATTGTAACAACAATTAACCCAATTTACGTCTATAAAGATGCTGATGGTAATACAGTTCGTGCGTCATTATATGAAAAAGGTACAATTCCTAAAAACACGCCAAGAGATATTTATAAGTTAAATATATGCGATAATCGCATAAATTCATTACAAAATAAACAATCACTAGAACCTGATATTAATGGCGAAATAACAGTTGGACCAAAAGTATGTTCTATGAATATCGGTGATGATGGACAACCAAAAAATTTAGATGAAGAACCAGGTATTCCAGAATTGGAAGAATTATATTATGATGATAATTACGATTTTAAGACAGGTAAATTCATGGGAATGTCTGAAAATACTAGAAAGGTTTTTCTAAGTGATTTACAAATATTTTACAATATTTTTACAGGAAATACAAATCAATTACCTCCAGAAATAACAAGATTTAGTGATATTAAATTAAGAGATTATCATAAAATGGATAAATGTAAAGGATCAAACCCTTTATTTGAAAGAAAGTATAAAGGACCATTAACTAACAAATTATTTAGAGATTATGCTGAAAATTTAAAAAAAATGATACAGACAGCAAATAAAAATCAAGATGTACTATTAACAATTATTAATCAGATTTTTGTGTATACTATAGACCCACAAACGGGTAAAAAACAAATACGAATAAATCCATTATTAACAGAAGACAGATTGCAAGAAATAGTTGTTGAAACTAGAGCATTAATTATTAAATTATATTTAACATGCGAAATTGATTATGTAAATGGATTAAAAATGTATGAAGCAATTGTTGAACAAAAAATATTGGAAACAGCTCAAAATCAAATAAGTAAATTAGAAAATATATCTGAACAGTTAATTATTGAAGATAGTATTCCAGAACCTGCTGAAGTTAAAGAAATGAAAGACAAGGCTGAAGAAAAAATAGCAGAAGATAAACAAAAACTTGAAAAGCAGGCAGAAGAAATTAAAAATGCTGAAGAAGTCGTTGATAAAAACCCAAGCGCAGTTTTAAAAGAAAATATTGTAATTAAAAAAGAAGAAGAAAGTAATATGATAAAGGAAAACACCGAAGATAAACAAAAAGTGGAATTATAGTTAAAGATACTTCAAATTTACAAATTCCTCATTCGCTAGACAACTAAACAAATTTTAATATAAAGATAATGTATAATGACGAGTTGTCCTATGTATAATGGTCAAAATTTAGACTTTACCGGAAAAACAAATCCTTATAGTTTAATACAAATGGGAGGTAAGCGAAAATCAAGGAGAAACAAAAAAACAATGCGTAAAAGAGGAAGAGGAAGAAAAACAAGAAAAACAAGAAGATATAGACGATAAAATTTAGGAATTTCCTCAGTATTTAATAGTTATTCTTCAAAAGTTGTAAACATAATTAATAAAAAAGCGGTCTATTTGACCTGGTTCTTCCTCCAGTTGTAGAACCATAAACAGATTGATACTTTTTAGCTCTACATGTCTTTAATATACATTTAAGTTGTGTTCCTTTCTTAGCATTTGTTGTATATTTTTTAGAATTCTTACGGGTTTTTTTAGACATTTATATTATTACTTAATAATATAAATTATAAATGGTTATAAAATCTTCTTACATACGAGAAGCAGATGCGGCACGGGAAGCAGCACGACCGGCAGCCTCAGCTGCGGAAGCAGTCTTAGATGCAGCCTTCTTAGCAGAACGAGCAGCAGTGGCCGCGCGTCCAGCCGAAGCAGAACGAGCAGCAGAAGCAGCGCGAGAAGCAGCCTTTGCAGCCATTTTTGCAGCAGTTCTAGCTTGAGAAGCTGCCGCAGCAGCACCACGAGCAGCCGCGCGTTTCATTGTGCGTGCAGCAGCACGGGATTTTCCATGAGATCTAGAGCGATGACGACGAGCAGTACGATGACGAGCCATTTTATATATTACTCTTAGAAAAAAATAAAAATTCTAAATATTATTTTTCTAAATTATTTACCAAATTGTATCCGTTGATTTCCAATACATTTTATCTGTCTTTTTAATATTATACAAACTTCTAAATAAATCTAAGCGAGCTAATGGACAATTTGTTCTATATTTATCCATTGGATGGGGATTTGTTTTTAATTGAGCCTTAACTGCTTCGTCAAATATTTTTTGTCTTGCCTGGATTGCTAAATAAACAAAGAATGCATGAAATGATAACGCACGAATAGGCACTATATCATCATTTTTATCCTGAAAGTCTTTTAAATATTCTTCACAAATAGCCATTCCAGAAATGTCTGCTAAATTTTCTCCAGTACTTAAACTCGCATCCATTTTAATCCCATCATATCCTGCAAATTTTTCATATTGCTTAATTACATTATTTACTTTTGAGTTAAATATCTTTCGGTCCTGTTTTGTCCACCAATTATGTAAATTGCCGTTTTCATCATACTTACTTCCTAAATCATCTAAACAGTGAGACATTTCATGTCCTAATGTATATCCTATATGTGCTAAATTATATTCAATGCCTCTTTCATCTAAATCTATAAATGGTTTTTGCAAATAAGCTAAAGGAACATAGATTGAGTTTTCAGTAGGTGTATAATACGCATTTACTATATATGATTGTTTTCCGACCATTTTAAATTGTTCCCAATCTATTACAGGTATATCTATTTCCGATGATTTTCCATCTAATTCAATCATTTTTGTTGTTCTCCATTTAGATATACGTCTCATATTTTGATAAGCTTCTTTATTGTCATAATCTAAAATGGGATCCTCTCTTAGAATCTTAGGACTTCCTACTTCCAAGTGTATATTTTCAAGTTTTAATAGAGCATATTTTTTTGTAGAGGGAGATAACCACTTATTTCGTTTTATGATTCTTTTATAAACTGTTAGTAAATCTGAAGCTAAATTATGAGTATACTCAATGTATTGTTGTTTTTTATTTCTATCTATATATTCGTTTGTTAAAAATGTATTAAAACAAAAAGATAATCCAAAAATAGGATATATTTCTGTTGGATAAGGAATTGGCTGACCTTTTATAAATTTTCCATGAAAATCAAAATATACATGACGCCATTTACTATGAAAACGCATTATTTGTCTAAAATTTATATATAAATAATATGTTCGCCATTTTTTACTTTTCCAGGCGTCATCTCTTGTTAGTGTTTCCATAATACATTTTAAATAATTTGTACTTGTACAAATAAAAGATTTGGGAACAGTTGTATATCCTATCTTTTCAGCCATTTTATTCCAGTCAAACCCATATTTTAATGCTGTTTCTTGTGTAAGAACGTTATATCCGTCTGGGTCATCACTTTTAATTGTATCACAACCTAACGCACTCAACATATCATACTCACAATCCCAAACATCTGTTGCGCTTAATCCATGATTTTTACCTAAACATAAATCAAACATTGTATCTATAAACTCTAGATATCTGCGTTTAAATTCTTTCTTATATTTTTTGGTATCTTCATCATCTTCTGTATCTTCTATATATATTTCATAATCATAAATTGTTAGTTGTGGTGCAGAAATAGTAGATTTATAATATTTTACATTTTTTTCATCCCTTAGAACATTCCAAACCAAAGGACATCCCCATGATACTATTTCATTTGTATTTATGCCGCCTAATATTTCATAAATGCTATCAGATGCTATTCTTTTATCAACCAATTCTACATAATATTTTATAAAATTTTCGGCAGATTTATTATCTAAATTGCGTAATGATTCGTATACTGTTTTTATGGCTCTTGATTTTCGTGAGTTATTATTTTTAATATAATCTTTTACAATATCAATTAATTCATAAAATACTTTTTCTTGTGTAACTCTAAAACTATCAATTTGAACGTAATGTTTCAAGTTGCCTTTTAATTCCTCTGTAGTTTTCGATAACCATTGATAGTTTATATATGTGTAATAATCATCTTGAGCCCGGTGTTTTGTAGGAGTAAAAGGTGTCTTAAATAGCTTAATTAATTCTGTTTCAACATTTTGATGGTGTTTTTCTAAACTTACTTTCAAATTTTTTTCATATTCTTCTTCAAAACGATTATATGTATTTGCGTGGTCACGACAATAAACTTTCAAATCTTTTTGTGATGGTCTACATTTTTTCGTATAATTATTTGTAATCTTATTTTTCTTTGTTTTCATATATATATATCAAATAAATAATTATTATAATAAGCTATTATTAGTTAAGTAGTTGATTAACTAGACTTATCAATTATTGTATTTTTTGCTACATTACTTATAATTTTGTTTATATTTTTATGAGATTCCTCTTCTGTTAACCCGTTCATGGAATTACTAACAATTTTTAAATATAAATTATTTTTTTTAGAATCAGAGTTAGTACAATCAGGGTTCTTTTGTTGCCAATTCTTTATTTGTTTAATGTTTTCATTAGCAATGACTTTAATAGCTTTTGTTAGTATAGGTTTGCCGTCACATTCTTTTTCCCATTTATCGTTATCTTTGATATATAATATTTCTCGTTTATTATCACTACAATGTATTGGTCGGTGATGTTGTTCAATATCATTTAAATTACGAATTATAATATTTGAAATACCTTCAATATAACCTTTTCTTCCGGTGTGTTCTAAGTCATCCAAGTTCATTTTAATAGAACTAACAAAATCTGACATATTAATGGCCTCTTTACAAGTTTCGTTTAAAAAAAGATTGATATTAAATGCTTTGTTGTGAGAATTAGTAGTTGTATTGTGACTGTGGATGTTGTTGACTCCATTTTTAACGACATCTTGAACAATATTAGTTAATGTATTATGTTGCTGTTGCATAGTTTGACTTTGTTCCATAAAAAGTTTTTGCATGTCTCTATTATCTTTGATAAGTTGAAGAACAAGTTCGGTTGTAATTTCTCCGGAGCTTGTACATCGTTTTTTATGTCTCCATAATCCAGAATTATCTTTATAAGTTTTTCCACATTCGCATGTATATTCCTGTTGCGATTTTTGCGATATTTTTGGCGATATTTGAGCAATCGCCATTGCTGAAATCGCATTTTTATGTTTATTGGTCTTACAGTGTTTTTCAAAATCATATTTATTAGATGTAATATAGTCACATTTTTGGCATTCAAAATACTTGCGATTTTTTGCGATATTTTCCATTGCTAATATTGCTTAATATTGACAAATAAAAAAATTTTAAATAGTTTTTCTTAAAAAATATAAAAATTTTATCGTAACACTTTTTTTCGCATTTTTTTGAAAATGAGAGCATTCTCGTCACAACCATTGATCTGGAGGGTCTTTTTCAAAAAATATTTTGGTTTTTCAATTTTGGACATTTTTAAAAATGTCCATTTTCATTTTTGGCGCCGACTTTTTTTCGAACTTCTTCAAACAATATATATTATTGATTTTTGAACTTAAAGACTCTTTAAACTACTTTTTAAATAATATATATTTCCAATTTAAACTTAATTTATTTTATTTCCTATCTTATTCAATAAATCTTCGCTATATACCAACTTACCTGAAGGCTTATATGAATTAATTGGTGTATACTTTTTACTATTCTTTATTTGCTGTATTCCTCCGCCTTGCTGTTGTTCTTCCTCTTCATCTTCATCATTCTTTTCTTCCTCAATTCTTTCACCATACTCATTTACAACTATACCTGTTTTCTTTTTTATTTCTGTTCTTACATAGGATGGAACCCAATGTTCCCAACAAATAAATAGTGTATTTGGATGAAAATATCTTACATTAAAACCATTTTCTTGTAACACATTCATTAAATATGCTATACAACCTGCCTGGTCGTATTTAGGTATACCTATCATTACTTCTGGAACAACAAACCAACAAAATTTTTCATGTATACTATGTTTTGCTGTTGTTTTAATCCTAACATGAATACGATTTAATATTTTTTTAAATAATTCTAATTTACTTAGGTCAACTTGACGTTTTTTTTCGTATAATTCATCAATATTTATCTTTTCAGAGAAGTCTGAAAAGTTTTCTAAAGTAAAAATATTAGCCATTTGTTATTTGATAAGAAAACTTTTTTTTATTTTCTCGGAAATATATTACATCAACACTTGTTTGAGGAAATTTTCTTCTTTCCTTTCTTAAAAAATCTTCTAATTTACATTTACATGGTACTACTTTCCAGAAACAATATGAACAATGAATAAATCCTGTGCCTTTAGCTACACGTATTTGAACTCTATTCGGAGGAATAAATTATCTTCATCTTCGTTACGCATTATAAATGCTTCTACACAACATTCAGGATAACCAAATCTTTACCATATTTAATCCACTTTTGACACATTTCTTCATAATATAGCAATTGTATATCAATATATTATGATTTCGATTTTAAATAGTACTATTACTGTTTATTGGACAATGAATAAATCCATTTGGATTATGAGTATAATTACTATATTGACCAAGTGTATTATAACAAGGAAAACATTTTTGCCCTTCGCAAACAGTGGCAAGTCTATTTTTTGCTCTTCTATTAGCAATTGATGAAGCACCAACACCACCTTGTCCTGGTTTATATTTATTATACAAGTACTGGTATGTATTACATGTTGTATTTCCACCTGCAGCAAATTTAGTAGAACGCCTACCACCAACACCTACGTTTTTTTTATATAAAAATCCTGGAAAGGTATTTCCACCAAACCAAAATTGACCATTTGAATTACTTGCATTTCCGAATCTTGACATTTATATATTAAAATAATATAAATTAAATAATATAATTAATTATTCCATAAAGTATTAAAAATATTTCAACTTAATTATCTATGCCAATAAAACATTTAGTTATTAGTGGAGGAGGACCTCTAGGATTAAGATATCTAGGTGCATTAGAAAAATTAGAACAAGAAGAATTCTGGAAATTAGATGATATAGAATCTATATATGGAACATCTATTGGTTCTATTATTGGTACATTTATTTGTCTAAAATACGATTGGAATACTTTAAATACATATATAATTGAAAGACCTTGGCACGATGCTTTTAAAGTAAATGCCAAACAAATATTTGACTCATACTATAATAAAGGCTTATTTGATAAAAAATTAGCCGAAATAATATTTAAGCCATTATTAAAAGCAAAAGACCTAAATTTGAATATAACTTTAAAAGAATTTTATGAATTTTCAAAAATAGATTTACATATTTTTACATTTGAATTAAACAAATTTAAGACAGTCGAATTATCTCACACAAGTCATCCTGAACTAAGTTTATTGGAAGCTTTAACTATGTCTTCGTCATTGCCAGGAATATTTATGCCAACAATTATTGATAACTGTTGTTATGTAGATGGCGGTGTAATGTGTAATTATCCATTAAATCAATGTTTAAGAGATCATAATAGCAAGGATGAAATATTAGGAATAAAAAGTTCATATGATAAAGAAACAGATAGTTTTAAAAATGTAAACGTTACTCAAGATACATCATTATTAGAATATGTAATATGTTTAACAATAAATTCAATGAATTTTATACGAGACACTGTTAAGATAGAAAATATTGAAAATACCGTGAGATGTTATGTTACAGATAATCCATTAACACTAGATTTTATTCAAGAATCTATCAGCAATCAAGAATTACGTCGTCAATGGTTAAAACAAGGTGAAGAAGATGCCTTATATTTTTTATCTACTAAAAACAATTCAATTGCTTAAAAATGGTCTTTTTTCAGTCTTATCCAACTGATATATTTATCACCTGGTCTATAATTTTGTTCATCATATATTTTTCTTAAATCTTCTGCGTGTGTATTACAAATACATATTTTTTCTTTCTCATTACATAAATAATCGGTTTTTTTATAAATAGCCTTATTTTTATGTGATAAATAAAAAACCAACATATTATTTATTATTTCTTTTTTTCCAGGATTATTTTGAAAATATGTATCTGTAAACATGTTATATCTGATTTTTATGGGGTCTAAATAAGGAACATCAATAACTTTATATCTAAATCTTATTTCTTCTATTGTTGTATCAGATAATGATACAAAATTATCTGTATAATTTTTATTTGATAAATTAGAAGTCATATAATAGTACATGATTTCTAATCTTTATATTATTTTAAAATATTTTATGACTTATAGTACAGTATTTAAGAATTGTTCCATTGTAGATTTTGTTGGCTTCGCATCATATTCAATAATTTGATTATCTTTAACCAATTTAATTGTTGGATAACCTTCAATGTTATATTTATCCATTAATTGAGAAGTCTCAGAAGATTCATTAGTACAGTTATATTCTATAAAATTAACTGTATATCCGTTAATAGATTTTCCGTCATAATCAGATTTTAATGATTCCCACTCAGGCTTAGCAGTTTTACAATGCGGACACCAATCAACATAAAATAGCATTAATGTAGCAGTTTTATTTGAATTTAGGTCCTTTGGTATATTTTCTCTATTAGCATGAAATGAGGTTTTTCCATCAGCATATTGTTTATATGTATAATAAGAAAATAGAATAATTAATAATCCAAAAATAATTATGGCAGCAACTTTCCAGTTCATAAATTCAGTAATTCTTTGTGTTAAAGATATAGTTCCTCCAGTTTTAAGAACATTTAACCCTGAGCCAACAGGATTAATTGTAGGAGTTTTTGTGTAAAAAGAAGTATTCATTATATATATACTAAATAAGAATAAATTATAGTATCTTTTAAACGAATATAAAGTTTAAAAAATATAACAATAAAGAATTAAAATCGTAGCTAAATAAGTTAAAATATTTTACGTATAACAGAAAGAATAAGAACTAACAAAAATAACGAAAATATATAACTACATAAAATATTAGTCTTTAATGGGTTCCAATTAGAATTTTCGTCGAAAATATTAATATTAAAATTGTTAACAAATTTGTTAGTTTGTTGAGTATTATAATACAATGTATATCCTAAAAGTGTAAGAATAACAACTTTGCCAAATATGGAGGATAATATAAAAGAGTTTAATGGCGTCATCATAAATAAAATAATAAAAATAACAGATAATCCAAGACACATACACACGTTTTGCGTAGCTTTTGAAAATTCAAAAATCATTAGAGTAGAATTTGTTTTTTCCGAAGAATACATTGTTAAAATATAATTATATTTTATTTTTATATTTATATAAATGACAAAGACTATCAAAAATAGTTCTGGTAGTAAAAGTAAGACAAAAAAACATAGAGTATTTAAAAAGGGCGATTTTTATTCAGGGGATGGTTTTTTGACAACAGTTTGGGGACCAGCTCAATGGCATATGCTACATACAATAAGTTTTAATTATCCGGTAAACCCAACTGAAGAACAAAAGAAGGAATATAGAGACTATGTTTTATCTTTACAGAATGTTTTGCCGTGTGGCGCGTGTAGACAAAATTTGAAAACAAATTTAAGACATTTGCCTTTAAAAATGTCGGATATGAAATCACGTGATACATTTTCGCGTTATATTTATAATTTACATGAATTAGTAAATAAGATGCTAAAAAAGAAATCAAATTTGACATATTGTGATGTGAGGGAACGTTATGAGCATTTTAGGGCAAGATGTGTGGATGAGAATCCCAAAGTATTTAAATATTCAGAAATAAAGACAAGAAAAAATAAAAAAGAGAAAGGATGTACGGAGCCATTATATGGTAAGAAAGCTCGTTGTATATTAAATATAGTTCCGCAAGAAGAAAAAGGTCAAAGTATTCAAATAGATAAAAAGTGTATGAAACACAGGGAATAATATATTTTATCTTGTTGTCTCTTAAATATAGATAATATTATCTTGATATAATATATGTTAAATAATTGTGACGATGACGATGTTAAACAAATATTAGTGTCATTAGAAGAAGCATTAGATGTGCTTAAAAATATAGGAACTGTTAATATTAAAACTTTAGGACAACAGTTAGAAAGTATTAATAATTCAATAGACTGGCTATGTTTAACATCTTTGGGTATGTATAATGAATCAGCATCTGTTTTATCTACACAACTTAAACCATTAGCAGCTCGTATGAAAATTGGACAAAGAGAAAAAAGAACAGTAGATAATTGTATTTCTAATATTGAAACATTAATTGATTATTTAGAAAATGAGTATTTTGAAGGTCAGGAAGACGGAGATGAAGAAGAAGAGGAAGAAGAAGAGGAAGAAGAAGAAAATACAGTGCCTGTAACTATGTTTCCAAATAATAAATATTTAAATTTAAGTACACGAAGTCAATTTCCAGATGTTAAAACTAAATTTAGAGAGCTATCATTAATTTATCATCCAGATAAATGTCCTAATGATAAAACGCCAGGTATGACAAAAGAGCAATGTGAAGAGGAATTTAAGACACTCAGAAACGAGTATGAAAATATAAAAAATAATCTTGGTATTTCGGGTGGAAAAAGAAAATCGCGAAAAAATAAGACCAAAAAGGGTTTAAAATTAAGAAAAAAATATTCAACCCGCAGGTCAAGAAAACAATTAAAAAGAAAACAATTAAAAAGAAAACAAACAAAAAGTAAACGAAGAAATAGAAAATAATATTTTCTTTAAATAAGTATTTAAAGATAATATTACATTATTATCTTCATCATCGTCGCTATAATCATCTGGAACATTACTGAAGGTATCAATGTATTTACTCATTGAAATACCATGTGATTTTGCCATACGACGAGTTCTTTTTGGATGCATGACCGTCGAAACCAATTCTTCAGCAGGGGCTCTATTTTTTTGAGTCATTCTATTATAATCATATCTGCTAATAATATCAATTGCATTTGGATTTCCTGATAAAGCTCTCCAATCAATTCTGTCTTGATTGTTCTCTAACAAATGAATTGCATTTGGATTTCTTGATAAAAAGTTCCAATTAACACGATTGTTAATAATAAACTCAGGTTTAGTATACATTCCGCCACGTTTATATGTACTTCTTCGTTTAAATGTTTTTCCTTTTCTGCAACGCTTTTTCTTAATATATTTTTTGCTTCTTTGCATTATATAATAATAAATTATTAAATAATACATTTCAAATAATTATGCATTATCAAAATTTTCAGCATATTCATCCATTTCTATACCATGTGTATCTGCAATGCGTTGTAATCTTTCAGGATGCATGACTGTTGATACTAATTCTTCAGCAGGGACTCTATTTTTTTTATTCATTCTATTATAATCATATCTGCTAAACATATCAATTGCATTTGGGTTTTCTGAAAACGCATTCCAATTAATTTTATCTGGGTTTTGTTTTAATAATTCAATAGCATTTGGATTTTTTGATAATTTGTTCCAATTAATTCTATCAGGATTCTGTTCTAATAAATGAATTGCCTTTGGATTTGGATTTGATGATAAATAATCCCAATTAATTTTATCTGGATTTTGTTCTAATAAATCAATAGCATTTGGATTTGATGATAACCAACCCCAACTAATTTTATCTGGGTTTCGTTTTAATAAATCAATAGCATTTGGATTTGCTGATAATTTGTTCCAATTAATTTTATTTGGATTTTGTTCTAATAAATGAATTGCATTTGGATTTGTTGATAAACTAAACCAATTAATTTTATCTGGATTTTTTTCTAATAAATCAATTGCATTTGGATTATCTGATAAAAACATCCAATTAATTCTATGTAGATTTGCTTTTAATAATTCAATCGCATTTGGATTTAGCGATAAGAAAGCCCAATCAATATTATCAGGATTAACTTCCAAAATATGAACCGCATTTGGATTTTTTGATAACAACTTCCAATTAACTTTATCCAAATTCTGTTCCAAAATAGGAATCGCATTTGGATTTAGCGATAAATTGTCCCAATTAACACGTTTATCAACTATAAAATCTGGATTAGCAAGTGTTTGTCTGGATTTTTGTCGTCTGATTTGCTTGGCCGTAATACCGCCACGTTGATAATATTTATGTTTGTATGTTCGTCGTTTACATGTTTTTTGTTTACATGTTTTTCTACAACGCTTTTTCTTAATATATTTTTTGCTTTTTCGCATATATATATATATATTTATTTATTTATTAATAAATAAATAATTATTTATCTTCTTTATTGACCCTATAATTATCTAAATCATAATAATAATTTGGAACATTACTAAACTTATCAATATATTTACTCATTGAAACTTGTGTGATTGTGCCATACAACTAGTTCTTTTTGGATGCATTATTTTTTCTTTTTTAAATTTATTCTTTAGTTTTTCGCATTATATAATAAGAAATTATTAAATAATAAATTTCAAATAATTATGCGTTATCAAAATTTTCAGCATATTCATCCATTTCCATTCCATGCGTGTCTGCCATGCGTTGTAATCTTTCAGGATGCATGACTTTTGAAACTAATTCTTCTGCTGGTTTCTTATTCTTTTGGTTCATTTTATTATAATCATAACTTCTAATCAACATGTGCATAGCGTTAGGATTTTCTGATAAATTACGCCAACTAATATTATCTGGGTTTTTTTCTAATAAATGAATAGCATTTGGATTTGATGACAACATTCCCCAATGAATTCTATTGGGATTCCGTTCTAATAAATAAATTGCATTTGGATTTTTTGATAAATAATCCCAATCAATTTTATCTTGATTTTGTTCTAACAAATGAATTGCATTTGGATTTACTGATAACATTGACCAATCAATATTATTTATATTTTTTTCCAATAAATTAATTGCATTTGGGTTTTGAGATAGGTAACTCCAATCAATTTTTCTAGGATATTTTTCTAACATAATAATTGCATTTGGATTTTGCGATAACATATCCCAGTTTATTTCGCCCATATTTTTTTCTAATAAAGGGATTGCAGCTGGGTTAGTCGATAAAAAATCCCAGTCAATTTTATCTAAGTTTTCTTCTAATAAAGGAATTGCATTTGGATTCAGCGATAAATTAGTCCAATTAATTTTATCTGGATTTTCCTTTAACAAATGAATTGCATTTGGATTTGCAGATAACTCTTCCCAATCAATTCTATCTTGATTGTTCTCTAACAAATGAATTGCATTTGGATTTGTAGATAAGTTTCTCCAATCAACACGTTCATCAACAACATATTCTGGTCTAGTATACATACCACCACGTTTTTTATATTCGGTTCTTCTTGAATTTCTTCGTTTAGTTTTCCTTAAATTTCTTTTTTTAAAATCTGTTCTTTTAGATTTTCGCATTATATAATAATTAAATATTAAATATTAAATAATAAATTTCAAATACTTATGTATTGTCAAAAATTTCAGCATATTCATCCATTTCCATTCCATGTGTATCTGCCATCCGTTGCATTCTTTCAGGATGCATTACTTTTGAAACCAATTCTTCAGCAGGAACCTTATTCTTTTGATTCATTTTGTTATAATTATATCCTCTAACAAGCATATGAATTGCGTTTGGATTCCTTGATAAATAACCCCAATTAATTTTATCTGGGTTTTGTTCTAACAAATGAATTGCATTTGGATTTGCTGATAAATAAATCCAATCAATTCTATCAGGATTTGCTTCTAATAAATAAATTGCATTTGGATTTCTTGATAACTGATCCCAATCAATTTTATCCGGATTTTGTTCTAATAAATGAAATGCATTTGGATTTGCTGATAACATAGTCCAATCAATTCTATCAGGATTTGCTTCTAATAAATGAATAGCATTTGGATTTTCTGATAATGATGGCAAAAAAATTCTATCTGGATTTTGTTCTAACAAATGAATTGCATTTGGATTTGCTGATAAATTCTCCCAATCAATATTATATGGATTTTGTTTCAATAAATGAATTGCATTTTTATTGCCCGATAACATACTCCAATTGATTTTATCTGGATTTTCTTTTAACAAATGAATTGCATTTGGATTTTGAGATAACCAAAACCAATTGATTTTATCTGGATTTTCCCTTAATAAATGAATTGCATTTGGATTTGTTGACAACACTGTCCAATCAATTCTATCAGGATTTGCTTCTAATAAATAAATTGCATTAGGATTTGCTGATAAATTTCTCCAATTAACACGTTCATCAACTATATATTCTGGTTTGCTATACATACCACCACGTTTGTTATATTTGTTTCTTCTTGAATTTCTTCGTTTAGTTCTCCTTAAATTTCTTTTTTTTAAATCTGTTCTTTTAGATTTTCGCATTATATAATAATAAAATATTAATAATTATATAAACACTTTATGCATTATCAAAATTTGCAGCATATTCATCAAGTTCCATTCCATGTGTATCTGCCATGCGTTGTAATCTTTCTGGATGCATGACTGTTGAAATTAATTCTTCAGCGGGTTCCTTGTTCTTTTGATTCATTCTATTGTAATCATATTTTATAAGCATATCAATTGCATTTGGGTTTTTTGATAAATTATCCCAATTAATTTTATCTGGATTTTGTTTCAACAGTTCAATAGCATTTGGATTTCTTGATAAATTATTCCAATTAATTTTATTTGGATTTTGTTTCAACAGTTCAATAGCATTTGGATTTTCAGATAAGCTACTCCAAAAAATTTTATCTTGGTTTCGTTCTAAAATATGAATAGCGTTTGGATTTCTTGATAATGGCTCCCAAACAACTTCATCTAAATGTTGTTCCAAAATAGGAATTGCATTTGGATTTTCTGATAAACCATACCACCTAACACGGCTATCAATGATATAATCCGGTTTAGTATTCATACCACCGCGTTTATAAAGACGTCTTTTATGTGTTTTTCTTTTTCTGCAAAAGTTTTTCTTACTATATTTTTTGCTTTTTCGCATATATATATATATATATATATTAAGAAAATAATTATTTTTTATCTTCTTCATTTTCACTATAATCATCTGAATCATAATCATCTGGAACATTACTAAATGTATCGATGTATTTACCCATTGATATTCCATGTGATTTTGCCATACGACTTGCTCTTTCTGGGTGCATTACTGTTGAAATTAATTCTTCAGCAGGGACCTTGTTCTTTTGATTCATTTTGTTATAATTGTAACCTGTAACAATCATATGCATTGCATTTGGATTTGCAGACAACATACCCCAATTAATTCTATCTGGATTTTGTTCTAATAAATGAATTGCATTTGGATTTTCTGATAAATAACTCCAATTAATTTTATCTGGATTTCGTTCTAATAAATGAATAGCATTTGGATTTTTTGATAAAAAATCCCAAAAAATTTTATCTTGATTTTGCTCTAACAAATGAATTGCATTTGGATTTGTTGATAAATCAGTCCATTCAATATCGCGTGGATATTTTTCTAATAAATGAATTGCATTTGGATTTCTAGATAACCATTCAAAATCAATATTACGTGGATTTTGTTCTAATAAATGAATTGCATTTTCATTACCCGATAAATTCTCCCAATCAATCTTATCTGGATTTTGTTCTAATAAATGAATTGCATTTTCATTACGCGATAAAGTCTCCCAAACAATCTTATCTGGATTTTGTTCTAATAAATGAATTGCATTTGGATTCTCTGATAAAAAATACCAATTAATTTTATCTGGATTTTCCCTTAACAAATGAATTGCATTTGGATTTGCTGATAAAAACTTCCAATCAATTCTATCTGGATTTTGTTCTAATAAATGAATTGCATTTGGATTTAAAGATAAATTTCTCCAAAAAACACGTTCATCAACAATATATTCTGGTCTAGTATACATTCCACCACGTTTGTTATATTTGTTTCTTGAATTTCTTCGCTTAGTTTTTCTTTTTCTGTTAAGTGTTTTCTTAATATATTTTTTGCTTTTTCGCATATATATATATATATATATATATATATATATATATATTAAGAAATAAATAATTATTTATCTTCTTAATTGTCCTTATAATCATCTGAATCATAATAAGTTGGAACATTACTAAAGTTATCAATATATTTACTCATTGAAACTATTTGTGATTTTGTTCTAATAAATGAACAGTATTTGGGTTTGATGATAAATAATTTGTTATTGATATAAAAATTATTTATTTGTTATTTACATTCCAAAAGTTGAAAAACTATTTAATACAGGTACTGGCATAAAATCTTGATTGAACGCACTATAGTTTGGAACCTTCTTACAATCAAAAGATGGTTCAGGACAACGAGCACATGGAGGACAAGGTGGACATTTTGTTGCATCAAAATTATCAGGACATTGAACTATTGGGTCTGGGCATTTTGGGCACACAGGTGGAACTACTTGTGATTTCAATATGTATAAATCTTCATCTCCTGTAGGAATTTGAGAACGTGGAATTCCTTGAGGTAGAGAATTGTAGTAAGCAGAAGAATCATAAGTATTACCACTCGCGCCAGTATATTGACCGCCGTTTTTGCCATAATATGTTGAAGAACTATATGCTGTATTATAGTCTGAACCAGTTGTATTATTATCAGCATCATACTGGTTTATACTTCCGTCTTGACTGTTATAACTATATGTATTATCGCCAGTATAAACTATTTTAGAGCCATTTGGAGTAGTTATTTCTACAGCTTGTTTTCCATTACTATCAGTTATTATTTTAGCAGAACCGCCATTAGGTCCATAATAAGTAGACACATTTGGGTCAGTAGCATTCCTATCAATATAATAAATTTCAGTTGTTCCATTTTTGTTTGTAATAACAATTGTATTATTATTTGGAGCTTGAATTACTCTAGCAGTTGCTCCATTAGGTCCATAAAATATAGTTGGGTAGGAAGTTCCATTGTAATGATTATAATTATCATAATTGGAAGAACTATTGTTATTTGAACTTGTAGAATTAGATAATGTTGAAGAATTATTTATGTTATATGTATGAACACTTCCATCTTGATTTGTTACTATTACAGATTTAGAACCATCCATTCCTGTTACTATTTTGGCAGAACCGCCATTAGGTTCAGAATATATTGTAGAAGAAGAATCGCTTGAATTATATGTTGTAGATACTCCATCACTGTTAGTTACTACTAAACTACTTTGATTATTGGAATCAGTGTCAACTTGGGCAGACGCTCCATTTGGGCCGTAAAAAGTTTGACTAGAATTGTTTTCCATGCCTTCAAAAAAAGGTAGCTTTGCTTCAATACAACCATTTCCGCCTAAAAATGAACATAAAATTAATCCTAATAATAAAATTACAAAAAGTATTAATAATTCACCTTTCATTGTATAATTTATATAGTGAAAAAAATTGATTCATTTAATTATATATTTATAATTAATAAATATATAATATAATAATGACTTCTAGAAACGATAAATCCGATTTTGTTAGTGCCGTTATTATTGATGATGATAGCAATGAAGAATTAGAATTAGATGAAGTATTTGAAATTATTCCAGTTTCTAAAAAATTTATTAAAAGTAAACCAACAAATGTCATTGAAATAATTAAACCAGAGGTTGTTGTTAAAAAGAAGAGAAATATTCAACAACCGTTAAACCGTATGTTTGAATCTGATACTACTATTATAGAAATCGGTATTGATGAAGCAGGTAGAGGCCCAATGTTTGGAAGAGTCTATGCTGGAGTAGTTGTTTTACCTAAAGACGACAGTTTTGATCATTCCCAAATGAAAGACAGTAAAAAATTCCATTCTAAAAAGAAGATAGAACAAGTTGCCGAATATATAAAAAAAAATGCGATAGCATGGGCTGTAGAATATGAAGATGAACAAACTATTGATGAAATTAATATATTACAAGCAACGCAATCTGCTATGCACAAAGGCATAAAAAATGTATTATCTAAACTAAAAGAAATAAATAATGACAATATACTTTTGTTAGTTGATGGTAATTATTTTAAACCAATAACAATTTTGAATAAAAATAATGCAAAATTAGAAACTATAAAGTACCAAATGATTGAAGGTGGAGATAATAAATATACTTCAATCGCGGCGGCATCTATCCTAGCAAAAGTTGAACGAGATAGATATATTGATGATTTATGTATTTTAAATCCAGAACTTGTAGAACATTATGGTATTGATACTAACAAAGGATATGGTTCAAAAAAACATATGGATGGTATTAAACAACATGGTATTACAAAATGGCATAGAAAAACATTTGGTATTTGTAAAGAATATTGTTAAATATTTATAAGCGAAATAAAAATAGTTAGTTCCTAAGCGGAACACATTTCACAAATATCTTCATGTTCTTCATATTTTTCTTGTGCGTCTGGTTCAATAGTAAACTGTTGAGCCTGATGTTTTGCCTTTCTTCTTAAATAATAAATACCGGTTTTTAGTCCCTTTTCCCAAGAATAAAAATGCATGGATGTTAGTTTATTATAAACTGGGTCTTCCATCCATAAATTTAAACTTTGACTTTGACAAATAAATGGTCCTCTATCAGCGGCCATATCAATAATATGTTTCATAGGAATTTCCCAAACAATTTTATATTTATTACGAATATGCTCTGGTAAAACAGTTAATTGTTGTATTGAACCTTTATTAGCAATAATATTATTTTTGATTTGTTCATTCCAATAACCTAATTGAATTAACTCTTTCATAAGATATTTATTTACCACAACAAATTCCCCTGCTAATGTACGTCTTGAATATAAGTTGCTTGTAAATGGTTCAAAGCATTCATTAAATCCTAATATTTGTGAGGTAGATGCTGTTGGCATTGGAGCTACTAACAAGGAATTACGCAAACCATATATTTTGATTGATTCCTTTAACTTTGCCCAATCATATCGTTCTGTTGGTGTAACATTCCACATATCAAATTGTAATATGCCTTCTGCTGCAGGTGAGCCGCTAAAAGAGCAATAAGAGCCTATATGACTATTATTCATAAAATTTGGGTTTTTACAACGTTCTGTTATAATAGCTTCATATTCCCACTCATTTAACAAATCTAATACATCAACCCGATTGCGAAATTGTTCTAATATCCATTCTTTTCGTTCAATTGCTATTTGATTACTCTTTTCTAATGCGGCGTGATAAATAGTTTCAAAAATTAATTTATTTACTTCTTTGGCTTCATCAGAATGGAACGGAATATCCATTAAAATAAATGTATCTGCTAAACCTTGAACTCCGATACCAATCGGTCTATGTCTCATATTGCTTCTTTTTGTTTTTTCTGTAGGATAAAAATTAATATCTATTACTCTATTTAAATTGTTAGTTACAACCTTAGTTATCTCGTGAAGTTTATTATAATCAAATTGTTTTGTTTCTTGGTTTACAAATGTGGGTAATCCTATAGAAGCTAAATTACATACAGCAGTTTCTTCAGCATCAGAGTATTCTGTAATTTCACAGCATAAATTAGATGATTTAATGGTTCCAAGATTCTTTTGATTTGATTTATTATTTATAGAATCTTTATAAAGCAAATAAGGTGTGCCAGTTTCCATTTGAGAATCTAAGATAGCAAACCATAAATCGCGTGCAACAATAGTTTTTCTGGCTTTACCTTCTTGCTCATATTTTTGATATAGTGTCTTAAATTCTTGACCATAAACGTCAGGTAAACCAGGACATTCATGTGGACAAAATAAAGACCATTTACCATTCTTTTCTTTAACTCGTTCCATAAATAAATCAGAAATCCATAAAGCATAGAAAAGGTCACGACCTTTCATTTCTTCATCACCATGATTTTTACGCATTTCTAAAAAGTCAAAAATATCTGAATGCCAAGGTTCTAAGTAAATAGCAAATGAACCACTACGCTTTCCACCTCCTTGATCGACATAGCGGGCAGTATTATTAAATACACGTAGCATTGGAACTAATCCATTAGATGTTCCATTTGTTCCTTGAATATGAGTACCTTTAGCTCTAATATTATGAACATGTAAACCAATACCTCCAGCCCATTTAGAAATATTTGCGCAATCCTTAAGCGTATTAAAGATTCCATCAATGCTGTCATTTTCCATTGCTAATAAATAACAAGAACTCATTTGTGGTCTAGGAGTTCCTGCGTTAAAAAGCGTAGGAGTAGCATGAGTAAAGTACTTCTGAGACATTAAATTATACGTTTCTTTAATTAATTCTAATGATTTTGGATTAGTTAAATCTCCATGAATTCCTACAGCAACCCGCATCCACATATGCTGTGGTCTTTCAATAATTTGTTTCCCCTTTCTAAATAAATATGCTTTCTCTAGTGTTTTGAAGCCAAAATAATCAATCAAATAATCTCTGTTATGGTCAATCATACTATTCAACTCTACATCATGCTGTTGAACAAATTTCCACAATTCAGAAGAAACTAATGGTTTATGATTGTTATGAATATCATGAAAGTGATATAATTCATACATAACATTTGAAAAAATAGGGTCAGTATTTTTTTGATGATTTGAAATAATAATGTGTCCAGCAAGAGTTCCATAATCGTGATTAAGTGTAGAAAGAGACGCACACTGTTCAGCTGCTAATTCATCAATTTTTGTTGTTGAAATTGTATCATACAGTTGATCAATAACCTTTATAACCAATTGTTGATAATTTATGTTTATAGAAGCCTCTTGACCTATTTTTTTAATTCTAGTTAGAATTTTATCAAATGCGATTTCTTCTAATTCGCCATTTCTTTTGGTAACACGCATATTATTAGATTCCATTATATAAATATTTGTTAGTTTAATTTTAAGTCAGTTTTTGAAAAGTTTAATTAATAAGTTTTTATATAAATCTATATTATATGAAAGATAAATTTATTGGAAGTATTATATTTTTAATAGTAATATTAGCTGTTAGTTTATATTTTACAAGTTTAGAAGCTCCGTTTATAAAAAAATTTGAAGGATTTAGCGGATTATATGATTTATCAACTCCAGGAAGTTTTCCAAAGTCAGTGAGTCAAGCTATATTGGACGATTATCCTTTAATAGGAAAAAATGAAACATCTAAAAATAATTATAATCAAATATGGTGGCGTTATCCAATATTTACATTAGGTTCTTATGAACAAATAACAAATAATTTACAACATAGGTATAATCCAGATGAGGGAACGTGTGTTCGTGCTGATTTCTGTGGAGCGATTTATCATGATAAAAAAAATACTAAAAGTAACATTATAACTCCTTTGCCTCAAGCAGAAGAAAGTTCTGGTGCAAGAGTAGGATACTTTAGAACAGAGCCAAATGAGTTATATTTTTCTATTCCAACTAATGAAAATATCCTATATTAATATTATTTATATAAACATAATATATAAATAATGTCTGATTCGGAGTTAGATGAATATGACCCTATGTATAAGGAAATAGAAGAAGAAGATTATAATCCAATGTTTAAAAAGTTGCCAAATATAATGAAACGGAAACACGAACAACCAGAACCTATAAAAGAAGAAAGTAAAAAAATGCGTACGCCTGACCAACTGAATGACTTTTTGAAAAGTTATTTTTTTACAAATACAATAGTAGAGTCATACACATCAAAAATATCAGTTCAATTAAATAATTTAAAAATAATGAATTTAGATGAAGTATATGAATATTTTAAGGAGTTGGATGAAAGTCAATATAAAATGTTAATTAAGTTAACTAATATAATATTAGAATCAAGGATTTGTGGTGGTATTTATGAAGATTACGTTAGAGATGTTCTAAAAAGAACAATTCAAGAACCTCATAACTATAGAGCATATGATTTATCTCTATTAATAGATATAAAAAAGCCAAAAGATTCAAGCTGTATAATATCATTAGCGATAGTTCAAAAAGGCGAATGTTTTAAATTTGAAGATGCATATGCTTTAAAATTAATTTGTTCACGCAATGCTTATGGAAATATTTTGATAGGTTTATATTTGTATGCTATACTGTGTCATCCAAAAAAAATGTCAAGAATGTTAACTAGATTAAATCCTATAAGAACAGATGAAGTTCCTGTAAATTATTATGGTCCTGAAATATTGCATGTAGGTTTATTAGAGATTAGTGGTGGATTTAAGAATATAAGTGGTTTATGTTTATATAGTAAATTTGGTTTTAAAATAGATGCAAAATTATCTGGAATTGGTTCAAATTGTTTTCATGATACCAATAATGTTGCAATGATAAAGCGTTTTAAAAGTAATGAACAAATGGATAATGAGAATGTTTATGACAATGTAGTTAATGATGTGTATGATATAGAAGAAGAAAAGAATAAAATAATTAATATTGTTAAAAAAGAAACTGGTGGATATGAAAAACACATTATATGTAATTTTAGCAATCATGATGTTCAAGAAAAATTAGGTTTATTATATAATGAATTAAAGGTTTTAGAAAAAGATTATAAAATAATGATACAAGAGTCAAAATGGTCTGTAAATAAAATAGGTAATGAATTAAAGCCAGAATTTAAAGAACAATTATCTAAAATAGAGTCAGAAATAAAGAATAAAGAAAATTTAATAAAGAAAATAGAATCTTCAAATAAAAATATAAGTTTAAGTGAATTAGGTATAACTGGTGGAAAAATAAAAACAATAAAACTAAGAAAGAGTAGAAAGAGTAGAAAGAGTAGGAGAAATAAAAAGCGTAGTACAAATAGAAAGAGTAGGATAAATAGAAAGACTGCTATAAATGCTAAAGGAGAGTGAGTGGATCTCCAAGGCATAGATTAGGACTAATATTGTCATTTTCTATCTTAACAACCGTTATTTTTCCTGTTTCTTTATTAAATTGTAACATACATACACTACTCTTCAGAACACCTATATTATTATTTGTTTCACCAGATTCTTTTTTTTGTCTCTTATTAGGCGCTCTATGTTCATAACCGCTAACTCTTTCTTTTTCCACTATTGACCACAGTTGTTGTAATTCATTTATATTATCATTAAACCATTGTCTATTTCTACAAACTAACACACAGCTTAATTGGTCTAGTTTCCAATAAATTGTTTTCATATATGTATACTTAAATTCAGGATTATATTGATAATAATCTACAATACTTTCTTGCCATTCTTCAATGTCATTCGGATGAATTAAATCTAACGGCCTATATACATAAAATGGTGAGCCTTCTTTTGTATGGAAGTAAATTATTGAACCTTTCATTTTATTATCTTTTGATAAACATAAGTTAAGAAATTCTATACCTTCATCATCTTCATAATATTCATTTAATGTATCATCAAGATAAGCTGCATAGTCTGGGTATTCAGAGAATTTTGTTTCTAAAAAGTCACATTCATCAAGCTCACATACTTCCATTTGAAGTTGCATTTGTATCCAGTATTCTTTTTTTGGAATTCCATCTATTTCACGATTTACAATGTTTTTTATTTCTAACATACGACCATATCTCGGCGAAGTTTTGTCAATATTAATACCATCTGGAGAAGCACCTAAGAATCTATATTTTTCATGTTGAATACATCCAAAATCTTCAATTTTTGTATTATATTTATGCTCATAAATTTTTACTGAAAGAGGTTCATATTTTTGCCCCCAGTGAAGAGTTGTGTTTGTATTTACCATAACAACTTCTTTTATGTCTTCATTATCAACATCATTATCTACATATAAACTGTTATTTAATGGTTGGCATTTTTCATATATTAGTTGATTTTTAACTGTTTGATTTTCAAATGCTTTGTATGCGTTTGAAGCCGTAATTAAATTATGACGGAATTCGTACCATTCTTTTGTTCGTTGTGTTGGCTGGGGCTTATTTCTTAAAATACTAAGTTGTTCATCAATAAAATCAAAGTCAGGGTCGTCTAATATTATTGTATCTGGATATGAACGAGGAGGCATAACATATTTAAAGAAATCATTCTTAGAATGTTCAATTATGTCATCCATTTCATTCTCAGCATCATCATTATAAAATATATCATTATCAAAAAGAGAATACATTATTTCCTGAATATTTTCATCAAAAATATCTTCAAAATCGGGTTCAGAAACAACTAAAGGATTATCTCTAATAAATTCCTCCATTAAATGGAGACATGTATTATATAATTCCAAAGATTCATCATCATTGAAAAATTTGGGATTTTCCTCAGGTATAATAAGTTCTGTAACATCAACTAAACCGATATTGTTTTCAAACATATCTATATAATTTATATATTTGTTTTTAAACTCTTATTAATCAATTTTATTATAAATTACTATTAATTTATAATAAATTAATCATCTTTATCGGATTCCGAATCATCTTTTGTTTTAAGATTCTTTGCAGTCCCTTGCTTTTTTTTAGGAGCTAACCCTTTTAACGTTGATACCCTTTTTTCTAAATTTTTAAGAGTAAAATGATTTGACGGTTTATTAAAACATAATGCCGGAATTTCTTTAATTTCTCCAGTGTCTTTATTATAAATTACATCTTTAACACGTTGTAATTTCTTTTTATCTAGACAATCTCTGAAAAAAATTATCAAATTATCATATTCAATATCCGTTAAATTATTTATAATCTTATAATTATCGGCAAAAGAAGTTAATTTTCTTATTTTAGCAGTTTTATCTAATTTGCTCCAAGGTTCATGTGAATTAGTTATTTTTTCGTTTTCAAGAAATTTATCTAAACTAGCTAGTTCACTTGATGATTTATTTTCAGGCCATGGAACACCATTTAATATCATAGATTTATATTTAAGTGTTTTTAACTCATTACAATTATTTGCTTGAATTTCCTTGTTCATTTTATATATATATACTATATTGTAAATTGATTTTAACTCAGTTTCAAATAATAATTAAACTATGTATAATTAAATAATATTTATATTGATTTAATAATAAAGTTTATTATTTTACAATATATATAATAAATAATGGATAATGATAATACAACAAATATAAAAAAAATAATAATAGCAGATATTCAACAAAACAAAATTAAAAAAATAAATTGTGAAAAGGAGAGAAAAATGAGAGTAGAAACCAAAACATGGGGACTAAACGATACAGAATTGACTCATCAAAAACAACTACAGTATTTAATGTCTGATAATTTTATAGTTAATCAGAATAAAGATAAATACATAACTAAACTAACAAGTCACATAAAACATAAAATTTATAATTATAAACAACAAGATATAATTAAAAACAAATTAAATAAAATAGACTTTGTTAGTTTTGAAGAAACAATAGAACTATTAAAACAAAGTAATATGAAATGTTGTTATTGTTCCGCCGAGGTTTATGTGTTATATGAGCATGTAAGAGAAATGAAACAATGGACTCTTGACAGAATTAATAACGATATTGGACATAATAGTGGAAATTTACTAATATCTTGTTTAGAATGTAATTTGAAAAGAAGACGAACTAACAAAGATTCGTTTATGTTTACAAAGAACATGGTAATAATTAAAGAGAATAATTAATATTCTTCTAAATTTGTATTATCATATTTTCTGTTTCATCGTCATCTTTATTTTAGCATATCATAATTAGAGTTTGTTTGATATCCCAATAGGGCTATAAACTGAGCGTTTTAAATGAGAAAATGTGTAAATACTATATTTAAGTTTAAATATATGTTTAAATATGTTATGATTACAATCTATTTAAATATCAAATATCTAGATTTCAAAGTATTATTTAAGTTTAACAATTCATTATTTTAAAATTAAATATAATAATGTATACTACGTGGAAATGGAGTACCGGAGAGGCTTACTATAAGAGTGCTAGACCAGAAAAAAATACAAGAGAACCAGAGATTGGCAATGATTCACAAATAAATGCAATCAATCAATCTTTAGCAGATGATTCTTTTTTTAATCAAGATTCTGACTTGATAAATATAACTAATTCTATGTTTTCAAGAAATCAAAATTCTAGCGGAACAAAGCGTGAAGATTTAGATACAAAAATAGCAGGTCGTGAAATGTTTGCTCAAAGAGGTATAAATCCTTTTTTACAAACAAGTTATGTAAATGATGTAGTTGCTCGTGATATGTTTTTAAAGCCAATTAATACAACATTTGAGCGTTCTAAAGAGAAGTCAAAAGAAGAAACTTAAAGATAAATTAGGGCATTTTAGATACTCTTAACACACATAGTATGAAGTAATCTATTTGCTAAATATGCTAAGAAAGAGTTAAACAAAATGAAAATAGAATTTACTATAAACATTGTATTTATTTTCTTAACATGTGTAATCATAAAATAGGAAATTGATATTACACTCATTACAAACATTACACCAAATATGATTGATAATGCATAGAAATATACACAATACTCTCTTGGAAGAGGTCCAAAATATTTATCCATAAAAGAATCCATAATATTTATTTAGATATTAAATTCGTTAAAATTAAAATAATTTAATTTAGGAATAAAACTACTTAAACAAATTATTCAAAACTTAATTAATGAACAATTCTAATTATACAACCCAAAATGATTTATTACTTAAAAACTTAATGACTTTTTACAAAACAGACGATTTAAATGGAGTATATAATCCAAATAATAATTTAGACAAAATGCTAAAGATTATTACGGGAGATTCCAAAATATCTCTTCGCATTGTTGATTGGTTTTCTACTAATTATGCTAAAAAATATTATACACTTTATGTTATTGAAGGAGCACATGATAATATTACAAGACGTTTTAAAGTTTATGATGATTATAAACTTAAATTAAAAGCTTATTCTAAAAAAAGGTTTGACCCTTTTTGTCGTTGGGAACGCATTAGTATTCCATATACAAATGGCAAATTTATTGAAACTACTATTGGGCAACTTAATTTTTTTAAATGGGCTATTGAAAATAAAGTTGTTGATTATATAGAAGAAAATTACACTGATATTGAAAAAGATATGAACAATCGTAACAGCACTTCTAAACGCAAGGAAATTATTACAGACAACTCTAAAACTAGAAAGAAGCGCGAAGAATTATCTATATCAGCAACAAAAAGCATTAAAAAGGAGAAAGTTGAAATTGTTGTACAATTTCATTAAATATATATTAATATTATGAACACTATTCAAAAGAGGTTCTTATTATTTGTGTTTGGGTGTATTGGAACAAGGACATTGTTAGTTTATCTAGCAAAAAAAAGTAACAAAAATAATCTAATGTACCTGGGCTATTTAGCTTTATTACCTGCTATTGGATTTTTTTATTTATATTTTTCTGGAATAAGAAAAACTGGACCTGAAGTTTTTGGCGATAAAATTTGGTGGAATGAACTAAGACCTATTCATGGATTATTATATTTTTTATTTGCTTATAATGCAATAATTGGTAATCAAAATTCATGGGTTTATTTGTTAGTTGATGTTTTATTTGGAGTTACTAGTTTTTTGATTTTTCATTATTATAATGGGGATTTTTACAAGTTATAAATAAATTATTTTAAGTTGTGCTATTATTTAAAAACTAACAATATACATTAAATATGGGAAATACACAAACAATGAAAAAAATAAATTATGAAGATATGCAAACAGTTATTAAAAATCCTGAAATTTATTTAATTATTAATACTTTACCACAATCTGAACAACAATGTCTTATAGTAAATACTACATTAGCAAATAACGAAGAAGACATAATTAATAGATTTATAAAAGAAAATAAAAGCATTAGAATTATTATTTATGGACGAAATTGTAATGACGAAACTATAAATAAAAAATACCAGCAATTATATTCATTAGGATTTTACAATATTTTTGTTTATTTAGGAGGCATTTTTGAATGGTTAATGTTACAAGATATTTATGGCAAAGATTTATTTCCTACAACAAAAACAGAATTAGATTTGTTAAAATATAAATCAAATCAGTTATTGAGTATTAGTTTACTAGAATATTAATATTCTAAACACAAATTCATTATTCCATTATACTTGATTACTATTATGTTTAACGATAGGTGTTAATGTTTCAGAATGATCCACACAAACCAACGCAATATTAGATAATTCATCAGCACGTTTATTGTCTTTTCTATAGACATGATTAAAATCTATATAAGTAAATTGTTTTATTAATTTAACTACTTCGTCATACAGAACTAATAGATTTTGGTTTTTAACCTTATATATTTTATTAACTTGATTTATAACTAACAAACTATCGCCACATACAGAAAGTGTTTTAATATCTAATTCTATTGCTGATTGTAATCCAAGAATTAGAGAACAATATTCAGCTTCATTATTTGTTTTTTTATTTCCAATATATTTACAAGCCGACCAATATTCTACACCATTTTTATAAATAACAGCACCAATTCCAGCTACACCTGGATTTCCTTTACTACATCCATCAAAATATAATACAAATTCTGTAGAAGGATATACTTTAGACACACTCTTCACAGTTGGCAAATTTATAATCGTCTGTATTGTATTCATATCTATATATATATTCCAACAAATAATTAAATATATTTCAATTATATTATATATGTATAATATAATGGGTTTAACCAGATTTCTAGGGTTGTTTTTGTTTTATTTTCTTTCTTTTTCAGACACTATATTAGCTGATACAGAATGCCCAACTGTTACTTCAATAAGTGATCGCCGTAAAGATAAAAATAGTCTACGTTTAGTTCAATATAATGTTGAATGGTTATTTATTGATTATTACTCAGGCATGGATTGTCCAGGAAATGGATGTACTTGGCATTCAGTATCAGACGCTCAAACACATCTGTCTTATGTTGCAAATACTGTTAAAACACTACAGCCAGATATTATTAATCTTTGTGAAGTAGAAGGATGTGATGAATTAAATATGTTAAAAGAACAGTTAGACTCTACATATAATGCGTATTTGAAGAAAGGAACTGATACAGGAACAGGGCAAAATGTAGGAATGTTAACAAGAATAGATCCACTTGTTAGTTTGTATCGTAGTGAAGAGAAAGTAACATATCCCATTTCTGGAACAAAATGTGGGTCTACAACAGCTTCTGGAACTTCAGGAGTCTCAAAACATTATATAACTGAGTTTAAATTTGGAACAATGAATGTAGCAATGATTGGAGCACATTTATTAGCAATTCCAACAGACCCAGCTCGTTGTGTTCAAAGAGAAGCGCAAGCTCAAGTTATTCAAAATGTGGTTAGTTCATATATTCAAAAGGGTTATGAAGTTATATTGATTGGAGATATGAATGATTATGACGCAGAAGTATTAGATTTAAACTATGATAAGCCAGTATCTCGTGTTTTAGACATCATGAAAGGTTTGGATGGTGAAAAAAAGGGAACATATACGTTAACAAATATTGCAACGAAAATAGTTCAAACTGAGAGATATAGTGATTGGTGGGATTCTGATAATAATTGTAATACAAGTTCTCAGAAGGATTTATCTATGATTGATCATATTTTGGTAACATCTGGAATTAATAAGAAAATAACTAATGCTTATATTTATCATGGTTATAAAGAATATTGTGGAAAATGGGATTCAGACCATTGGCCTGTGGTAATAGATATTAACACAATATAATATTCAAAATAATTTAAAGCTATTCAAATTATACATATATGCAAGTAAATATTTGTACAAGACTTATAGATAAAATGATTAAAAATGGTCATAAATTTGTTAATAAACAAATTATATTAACTAATTCACTGCCGTTAGGAATTTATACAACACAAAGTTATAAACCAAATGAAATTTTACGAGTAATGTCAGGTAAAATGTTAAATATTGCAACACAAAACAGTATTCATATTGGGGATAATATGCATCTTGAAGATGAAATAGGTCAATATATCAATCATTCATTTGAACCAAATATTAAAATTCTGGGAAATAAATTAGTAGCAATAAAATATATAAATATGTACGAAGAAATTACATTTAATTACAATGAAAATGAATTAGAAATGGTGTGTCCATTTGAGGACAATGGAATTAAAGTGTGTGGTAAAATAGTTAAACCAAAGTTATGAGCTGCGGTTAAATATAATCACATATAATAGCAATAAATTTATTATAATCATTAGTTGAATTTGAATTTAATATTACTTGGTATTGATTTAGATAATTCTTATACACATAAGAATTATCTTGGTTTACATTAGTTCACAAATAATTAATTTTTCAGTTAATATTGCTGATATTCTACAACTAGTAAGTTTATTATTATGTGTTTTAAAAATATAGTATCAAATATATATAATATGACAACTACTTCTTCAAATGTAAGTATATCTCAACCTGAAGTTGAATATGTAAAGATAGATTATAAAACTTTACCTAGAAGACGTATACAACCAACAGGACATAGTGATATATATTTTTTACCTAATCCAAAAATCCAACCTACACAATATAATATATTTACAAATGCTAAAATTGTGTTAGATGCAGCTAAAAAGGTTTCATCTATTAATGTAATAGATTTAGATAATAGCACAATAGAATTTGATAAATTAAAAAATAAAATAATAAATAATTATTGGTGTAGAGGAATTACTCCAAACTATGTTGAAAGAACATTGGAAGATAATTATGGAATACTTTTTATAGATAAAAATATTATTAGTTCTACACATAATAAAGAACTTTTGGCATTTGCAACTATAAGATTATTACAAGATAACAGATATGACCATAAAAGATATTTAGAAATTGATTTACTATGCGCTAATGTAAAATACAAACATATGGGCACTAAAATGCTAGATACATTAGTAGACATAGCAATACATTCCAATTGTAAATATATTCATGTTGAAGCTTTAGATAATGTTGTTGAATTTTACAGAAAATATGGATTTGTTGAAGATAAAAGTTCATTAGCAATAAAAGAAAAAGGACTAACACGAATGGAGTTTAAAATATTATCCGAAGAAGAATATAAAGAATCAGAAAAATATAAAGAAAACTATGGAAAAATAGAAGAATATGGAGGGAAACCCCCAAGAAAATTGTTAAAAATAAATAAAATAAATAAGACAAATAAAAATAAGAAAAATAAAAATAAAAAAAATAGAAATAAGAAAAATAAAAATAAGACAAATAAAATAAGAAAATAAATAAATTAAATTTAACAATCTAAAATAAATGTATTAATTTTTTCTAACCATTCCTCAAGTATTTTTTTGTTTTCATAAATATCTACATTACCATCCAAAACTAACTTACTCATTTTTATACCTTTATTTTCATCTAAAAACTCATCATGATAATTATGACAGTCTTTTAAATATTTTAAAGGTATTACTTCTTCTCCATCTCTTGCTCTTTTATGGATTCTTTCATAACATTTTTCTGGCATAGTATTTATATAAATTGAATCGTTAATTGGAAAATCTTTTGCAAACTCATCAAACCAAGACAAATAAATTTGATAACAAACATCTTCTATGTGTCCTTGGTCGTATAACATTTTCGCGAATACATTCTTATCTGTGTGTAAGCAGCGTTCGGTAATAATAACATATTTTGGTATTTCAAAATAATTTTCTTGGTCATCATAATTTACAAGCATTTTCTGATTTCTTTGTTTGACTAATTTATCTTGTTCAGTTACAATTTTATGAACAGTATCTCTCAAAATTTTTAATCTTGAAATATAAGCCATCATTTGGAACGCAAACGAATACTTATCTTGATCAGCATAAAATTTTTTTAATATTGTATTTCCCTGGTTATCCTTAATTTTCTCCCAATCATCAACTGGCTCTCTTAAAAATATAACATGTGAATTTGATGAATAATAGTTTCTTAGATTATCAAGCAATGTTGATTTTCCTGAACCAATATTTCCCTCAATTGATACAATCTTATAGGATGACATTATATATATATATATATATTATACAAGTGTTTAACTATTTTTATAATTCAATTTAATAATTCAATTTAATAATTCAATTTTATTTTAAATATGAGACAATTATGCTAATTATCATTAAAACTAATATAGTATTTACTTTTTAAATAAAATTGAATTATTAAAATGACTTAAAGAAATAAGTAGAATTATACTACACACACCAGTTTAAAATGGATCTTAAACAACGAAAATTAACCAAATCTGAATGGGATGGAATTGAAATTCCAGTTCATAAAGATGAGCTTGAAATATTGCGTTTAATAGTAGATGGATTTTCAAATGTCAATTTAAAAGTTAATAAAACTGATTCTATCTTTACACATCTAAAGATAGAATATAATGCTCAAATTGAAGAATTCTTATACGCTAAGTTCTTTGCTGATAAAATCAAAACACTAGTTGAAAAATATAGAGTGCCATTTATATATTTTGGAACGAATCCAAATCAAAGAAGAACTAAAAGTCAAGAAGCCTACACAGAAGATAATGGCGATTATTATATTAATATTGGCACAATTGTTAAACTAAAGAGCAGTGACCAAATAAGATTATCTCGTTTAAACGCAGATAGTATCAATAATGATTTAAACATGTATGAATTTATTCTCTACAATAACTTAGAAAAAATGGTTGAATTCAAACATAATAATAATCAAAAATGGATATATTATTACTATACTCTAAGCAAACTTATAAAAAATAATATTGAAAAAATTAATAAATTTTTAAAAGAGATTGTTCAAACTTTTATTAGAAAATACGAAAATGATGTTAATCTGCTTTACATCGTTAAAAACTCCAGTGAATTTATTGAAAAAAATCCAAATATCTTAAAATATAGCGATATTACATTATACGACCATCAAAAGGCTATATACACTGCTATTACATCTCCAAAACCAAAGCTAATATTATATATTGCTCCTACAGGTACAGGAAAAACATTGACACCTCTTGGTTTGTCTGAAAGACATAAAGTTATATTTGTATGTGCTGCTAGACATGTTGGTCTAGCTCTGGCTAGGTCAGCAATTTCAATCGGAAAACGAATTGCCTTCGCATTTGGCTGTTCTGCTGCTGAAGATGTTCGTTTACATTACTTTGCAGCAAAAGAATATACCAAAGATAAACGCAGTGGTAAAATTAGAAAAGTAGATAATACTGTTGGAGATAAGGTAGAAATTATTATTTGCGATATCAGATCGTATTTGGCTGCTATGTTCTATATGGCATCATTTAATCCCATTAATGACATTGTAACTTATTGGGATGAACCTACAATTACAATGGATTATGAAAATCACGACCTACATAAAGTTATTAAAAAAAATTGGAAACAAAATATTATTCCAAATTTTGTGTTATCTTCTGCTACATTACCAAAAATGTATGAATTGACACAAACTATCGCTGATTTCAAAGAAAAGTTTCCTGATGCTAATATTAATAATATTGTCAGTCATGATTGTCGCAAAACTATCCCTTTGATTAATAATAATGGATTTGTAGTTATGCCACATTATCTCCATGACGATTATTCACGAATATTAGAAACTGTAGCACATTGTGAAGATAATATGACTTTATTAAGATATTTTGATCTTAAAGAAGCATCTGAATTTATCCATTATGTTGAAACTAATGAACTTAATAAAGCTTCTGCCAGATTTGAAAGAAACTTTTCATCAGTTGATGATATTGATATGAAAACTATAAAAATATATTATCTTAAGATGTTAAAAAATATTATTCCTTCATCCTGGAGCAGAATTTTCAATCATTTTAGAATTCAAAGAACAAAGCGAATTAAATTTAATAATACTGTTGATAACAAAGGGAATACAATTAGTAGAACAACAAGTTTAGGAGGAGTTTTGCCAAGACAAGGTGAACCAATATCTCGTATAGGAAGTGTTCAGACTCCTGTTACAAATCATGAAAATGACCCTCCTGGAAGCTGTGGAATCTATATTACAACTAAAGATGCTTATACATTGACAGATGGTCCAACTATATTCTTAGCAAATGACTTATCAAAGATTGCTAAATTTTGTATTCAACAAGCAAATATTCCAGCTGTTGTAATGAAAGATATCAATGAGAAAATTGAATACAATAACAAACTTAATGAAAGAATTGAATATCTTGAAAATGAGTTAGAATTTGAAGAAAATAAAATGGCAGCGAAGTTAGTTGGAAATTCTGCTGACTCATCTAAAGAAGCTAAAAAATTAATGGGTAAAAAAGATGGCAAAGGTAAGTCAAAAATTGCTAATAAAATTGTTGATAAAACTGAGGATAGAAAGATTGCCAAGATGAGAGAAGATATCACAACTTTGAGAAGTATGGCTAAGAATGCTATTCTTGATGACATGTTTGTTCCTAATAGAATTGTTCATTTAGAAAAATGGGCTAAAGGTCTAAACACTACTGGAGCATTTACTAGTGATATAGAAGAGAGTATTATAGTGTCTATTATGTTGCTAAAAGATGTTGATGATAGCTGGAAGATTTTATTATTACTAGGTATTGGAGTATTTACTGAGCATAGAAGTAGCGCATATACAGAAATTATGAAAAAATTAGCAGACCAACAAAAATTGTATCTAATCATAGCAGATAGCGATTATATTTATGGTACAAACTACCAATTCTGTCATGGTTATTTGAGCAAGGACCTTGAACTTACACAAGAAAAAATTATTCAAGCTTTGGGGCGTATTGGACGGAATAATATTCAACAGGAGTATAGTGCTCGTTTTAGAGATGATATTCAAATAACAACATTATTCACCAAAATTTCATCTGAAAATAAACCTGAAGTTATTAATATGAATCAGCTATTTAACTGTAAAAATATTAAATGGAATGGCGTAGAATATGAAGAGTTACCTGATGAAGAAGTTCCCACTACTTTTGGAGATGAAGAAGATGAAGAGGAAGAAGAGGAAGAAGATGTTGTATAAATAATTTTGTAATATTTATTTTTGTAACAAATTAAAAGTAATTTTATATTCAGTATTATAAATGATTATAAAATTATTTTTTGATATAAGTAAGGATTTTTTTGACCAAATGTATTCTCAAAATCTTGAACATGAAGACAGTAATTGTACAAGTTTACGAGAAACCTATGATGAAGAAAAAGGTTTTGAAGAATTGTTATATAATAAAAAAGAAGAATTATGTTATTATAATTTATGTTTAATTATTATACAATTATTAAAATCAAAAATACGACAAAAAAGTGAATAAAATTTTAAATAATATTGTCATCAATATACTTACATCCCTTACTTAAATTGTCAGCTGCCCATAATGGCTGTAAATTTGTATAATGAAAACATTTTTTCTGTTCTTCTTCATCTAACAAATTAAATGAAGCACAAGGTTTAATATGGTCTATATGCCATTCTCCATGATTTTCCCAAATCATGCCATCTTTAAACTTTACCTCTAAATAACCTTTTAAAAAAGATACAGAACATCCCAGTAATTCAATAGTTGTATTATTTTTATTACTATTTTGTCTTTTAATTGCATTGCCTAGTCTACTTCTTAGTGTTTTTAAAAGTTTAAATTCTGGGTCAGTTAATTTTCTATATTTTTCATAATTTGTATTTGTTTGTTGAATTTTTGCTCTATTTTCCTTTCTCCATTTAATAAGACAATCTTTACAATCAACACGTAATTTATCCCAGTGCGATTCACTATAATTATAATCAGTTAATGATTTCCAATATTTACATTTACAACATTTTTTACCAATTATTCCATCAATAGTTTCGTGTAATGTTCTATGATTTGATGGTTGTCCTTTACATTTATCAATAATATTATTTTCTTCTTTAACTTCAGTCCAATCCTTTTTTTCAGTTTTATATTCTTCAGATTCAACCTTAAATATATATCCACCGGTAGTTTTTAATGAACCATTTACAACTTTATTAATATTTGCTGCATATAATCCAAGTTGTTTTGCCGCTTCTAATTGTGAAGAAAACTTAATCCATTTATCAGAATCCGATTTTTGGGCATAAACAAAAGTTTGTTCTGTTTTTTCTGAATTATTTTCATTGTATGTTTTATTATAAAGTGATACAACATCTTTATTAGTTGCCCTCCATTTTCTACATTGCTCCCTACAATCAAAACAGGTTTTTAATTGTTTATTATTTGATATAAACTGCTGTGTGTCTTTTTCTTTTTTACACTTATTACAAGTATTCATTCTTATTATATTACATAAAATTGTCTTTAATTTGTTTTATATAATATATAAAGAGTTTATTATACACTCTTAAAAAACACCTCCACGAAGTCGCAAAACTAAATGAAGTGTGCTTTCCTTCTGGATGTTATAATCATTCAATGTTCTTCCATCTTCAAGCTGCTTGCCTGCAAAGATGAGCCGTTGTTGGTCAGTCGGAATACCTTCTTTATCTTGAATTTTTTGCTTAACATTTTCAATATTGTCAGATTGTTCTACTTCTAAAGTTATAGTCTTTCCTGTAAGGGTTTTTACAAAAATTTGCATTCTATAATACACTATAATATATTATTTTTAAATCGTTTTAAAAATAATTTATGTCTGTTAACCCAATTACTTATATACATGATTGTAAATTTATCCTCACAATGTGCTAAGTAAACCACAACAAGCTGTTACTAACAACTTTATATAAATAATATTATAAACACTTATATATTTTCTTTGTTTTTCTAGGAATTTTTATTTTTTTATGGCGTTTTGTTAGTTTATTTACATTTTTACGTGCTCTTTTTGTTAATTTATGTTTATATTGCTTTCTGTTAGTTCTAGTGTAACTACCTCCTTTTATTATACCAGCATTTGTATTTATTTCTTCATATATTTTATTAATTTCTTCTTCCTTTTCTCTTATTTCGTTTTGTTTTAAATTTATCTGGTTAACATTTTCTGGTGATATTGGTTGACCTCTCTTTTCTGTTTTTTGTAATTGTTTAATATCTGAAGTTAATTGTTGAATATATTTCTCAATTTCGGCAATATCATTTAATAACTTTTGTCCTTCTTCGCTACTTGTATATATTTTTATTAATTCCTTATTTTTGCGTTCTTTTTCCTTTTTTTCAGCAGCTATTGCATTTCTTTGTGCCAATATTTCGTCTGCTTGTTTCGATAATCTTTCCTCATTTTCTATTTTATCATAAATGATATCAAAAATGTCAGATGCTATATTGAGTTCCTGAAGTCTCGGTTTCAACATATTCAAAATCTCCGTTGTTACTGCTATTTGTTTACCTTTACCTTTGCCTTTACCTTTACCTGGAATATTTTCTGAAGCGTTGCCGATAACCTGTGCTTCTGCTTTAATAATAGCTTCAGCTTCTTTCTCTGCCTTCTTTCTAGCATCATTAGCTTCTTTCTCTGCCTTCTTTCTAGCATCAATAGCTTCCTTTTCTGCTTTCTTTCTAGCGTCATCGGCATCTTTTTTAGCTTTTTTTTGTTCTGGTGTTAAGCCTTTTTTCTTCTCAAAATTATCAATTCTGGTTTCTCTTTCTTCCTCTATATCAGTTCTTTTTTTATCTGATTTTTTTTGAGTTGATGGTGCTGGCATTGTTATAAAATCATCATTATAATCAATCCATGCTTCATAATTACTATTTTTTAATGGCTTGGGTTTTAGCCCTATTGGTCTCTTTTCTAATTGACCAGTTACATCTTCTGAACCAATTATTGTTCTTGCTGTTATTTCCGGATAAACAACTTCTCCAGAAACTTTTATATCCTTATCTTTTACATTTAAATACTCTAATGATTCTAATAACGCATTTCTATCTTGTATTTGTAATTCTCTTGTAACATAAATTACACTTCCTTTAAGACCATGTGTATTTGGATTTCTTCCATTATTAGAGTTTCTTGCTACTAACAACGTTCGTGATGGATTTTGAGTAGATGAAGTAAACATATAGCCTGTTATTGCCTGGTCATTTACATCACCCTCTCCATTTAGTAACATATATATAGAACGGAAACCAGACGGCCTATCTCCTTGAATTCCTAAACGTAAACCATTACCTGTATTTTCATCATAAGGTACTATAGCACCATTTTTATTTACACTTCTATAGATTAATTTGTTTTCAATTTCTGCAAATTCAGACATGCTTTTCAACTGTTCCGGAAAACTTGCGGTATTATTTACATACCCACCCCATTTAAAAACAGCCTGACATTCTTGTAAATAATCTCCCATTGTTTTAAGAGCTGTTGCACTTAATAAATTGTTAAATCCATCTTTATTATATTGATATTGTACACTTTTCCACATTTCTTGAATATATTTAACACCTTCAAATCTTTGGCTTGATGGAATTGTATCATATACTGTTTTTATCATGTTTACAACACTCTTATAAGCCGTACGAGCTTTTAAATCTTCTGATATAGATACCTTTATTGGCATCGTATTTATTGTCATTATATCAGGACCAACACAACCACCAATATTGCTACAATCCAGAGTATAATATAATTTTGCTGTTAGTTCTTCATTTTGATTATAGTTAAGAACTACACCTCCAAAAGATATTTTACTATCACCTCCTTCATATATTGTTTCTGAATATGTTGTACCTACTTCTTTTGGCTCTGTCGCATTATATTTTAAAGAACAATTATCCATTGCATCCATCATAGAGGATGTTGGACAAAATACACCTCGTTGTAAATTACGATATAAACCAAAAAATGGCTGACTATCTCTAAACCAAGTAATATAATTTTTCTCAAAATCGTTATAAAATTTTGGATTTTCTTTTAATATTTCTAGTAAGAATAAATTATTTTCTAATGGCACAATTTCTGTTCTTTCAAAATTTTTTTTATCTAATTTTATTTTTAACAAGTCATTATAATCTCTTATAGTAAGTTGTTCTTTTTCCTCTAGTTTATCCTGTATTATTTGGAACTCGTCTTCTAATTTTTTATATTTATTGTCTAATTCAGTAACTGTTGATTCTGTATAGTCTTTTAACTTTTGTTCATTCACTTCATTTCCATCATATACATTTTGTTTTATTTCATTAATAGTTGCTGTAATTATTTCTACAAATTTTTTCGGGATAAACATTCTTGACCCATTTAAATTTGAACCAATATTTGCAGCATTATTAATAATAAATTTATATTTTGGCGCAGGCATATTTATAGATGAATTATCCTTATGTATTAATACTTCGTTTAGGTTTAACAATTCAAATAGATTTGTTATTTTTAAACCATTTTCAGGTATTGTTATTGGCTCTATTTTACTATCTTGTAATTGTTTTATTGTGAACATATTGTTTTGATACATTTTCTTTAGCTTATTAAATAGAACTGGTATAGGTAAAGGTCTTGGTTGTTCAATTATGTCTACATCAGGATTTTTACCTCTTGCTACGTCAGTTGATATAGGTTCCACGTCAGTTGATATAGGCGATACGTCAGTTGATATAGGTTCCACCTCAGTTAATATAGGCGATACGTCAGTTGATATAGGTTCCACATCAGTTGATATAGGTTCCACGTCAGTTGATATAGGTTCCACGTCAATTGATATAGGCGATGCGTCAATTGATATAGGCGATGCGTCAGTTGATATAGGCGATGCGTCAGTTGATATAGGTTCCACGTCAGCTGACATAGGTTCCGCGTCAGCTGATAATGATTCTAGTGAAGTTTTATTAATTAATCGTGCCAAATCTTGTTTTGTATCATTTAAATCTCTCTGAGCTTTTTCAACGGAGTTATTAAACTCAACAGGAAATGTTGTAGCTGGACGTTTTATTTCAGTGAGTTCAATATCACCACTTGTATCTTTATCATTATTTTTAGAGTCTCCGCCTTCCATTTGATATGAACCATCTCCAGAGTCACTTTTATCTGGGTCACAATCCTCTTCACACATTCTAAAAAATTCCTCATATTCTTGTTCTTTCATGTCCTCTAGAAAATTGGGATTATCTTTTACATTATCTGGAATTAACTCATTAACTGTTTCATTAACTTTATACATGTCATAATTATAAAAATAAAACGCATCCATATAGTTTTTTAGTTCATCATCAATACCAGAACCAAATGTAAGTGTTTTACTAGGCGACATCTCAACCAATAAACGCTTTAAAATAAGTATTTCTAAAATTAACAATTCGTTATTAGGGTGTCCTCGTGTGGAAAGAGTGCTTGATGATGAGGATGATATTACTTCTGGTTCTATTGGAAATAATTTTAGTAATTTGTTATATGTAATTTCATTTATTTCATTTGGGCCAAATATATAATCATTAGGAGTAATGTCTTCTATAGGTTTATCAGGAAAAAATATTCTTTTCCAGATTCCTAATTTTATAAACATACCTCTAGCAATTGTTGTTAACAGGTTATTATGTGTAATAAAAACATATTCAGGTGTTTCTTGTTCTTGTATTTGTTTTCCCGGTAATAACTCCGATTCTGATACATCAGATTCCGCTGATTTTGATTGAGGTTCCTCATCCCCATCTATATTTTCTTCTAGTTCAATTTCCTCTTCTTCATCAGGGCTACCTCCGCTCATTTGACTAATCATTTCTTTAAATTTATCATAAGATTCAACAGTTATATAACTAACATAAAAAATAATAAACTGATACAATATTTCTGGTGAATTTAATATATCAAAGGGATTTTCATTCTCTCCAGTTTTTTTGTTAGTTATAATTTCATAAGAATCCAATAATAAACTAAATATATCACCATAAAATTTTATATCCATAGAATTTTTTTGGTCTTTTAAATCATTGATTATATAATTTAATGATGCTTTTATAGCCTTATCTGCTAATTTATATTTTTCATTATTAATTTCATCTAGTTCATTGCTTTTATTTACATCATAACCTAAATATGTTACAACAAATGTATTTAATGATGAATGAAAAGATAAAAAATCAGCATTTTTTTCTAATGTACTAACTATTTGTTCTATATTTAGACTACTAATTATTGATGGAATAAATAATATAGATTTTACATCGTTAAATGTTGTGATGTTAGATGTTATATCTTCATTTGTAATAAGAGGCGTTTCTGCTATACCGCTTTCTTTAGCAAGAGAAGGTTTAATATAAGTTCCCGTTTTATCTTCTTCAACAGGCATTTGAATATTATCATTGTCGACATCAATTTCTTCAGTGTCTGATCCAATAGATTCAATATCAGTGTTATCAATTTTGTCGGTGTCTGAGTCAATAGATTCAATATCAGTGTTATCATCATCATTATTTGCCTCATCAATATATCCTGTTAATTTTGTGGTTTCTCCGCCGCTTAAACCTTCTATGCGTTCTTCATTTTTATTTAAATAATTGTAAAAACTTTGTTTTTGTCTATCATTAGTTGATACCTCTTGATATTGATTATCATTATACATACTAATATCTCCACGAACTCCGACGCCATATTTAAATTTTTTTAATATTGTATTTCCAACTGTTATTCCTAATTTTTCAAATAAGCTAGGCTCTTCTGGATTTAATTCTGATCTGCTAATATTTCCTTTTATAACTCTGACGTGCATTGAGCCTAAATTGTAGTCATGAACATAATCATGAACAAATTTACTTAAACACATTACTATCATATCTTCTATCCTTGTAAAAGACATTGTATTTTTGGAAATTCCACTATCTTTAAATTTTTGCTTATATGTCAATGGCACATACTCTATTGATGGCGATGTCATTGTATTATTTAAATTAGCATTCATATTATATGTTTATAAAAATAATTTGCTAATTATATTTATTTATTAGCTAAATAACTATATTTTGTATATTGTAGTAAGTGATAAATCATATTAAGTGGTATAGTTATACATCACAAATACTAGGTGTTACTTATAAAAGGTAAAAGATGAATTATTGGAATCACTTCCACATGGGACATTAGGATATGCAACTTTAGATTAATATTTTGTTCAATAAATCAACTTGTGATGATGTTAACTTTATTATACAATCTTTTGTTACATTATGTAACTTAGAATGTATTTCTAGTTTAGTAGAAGAATTATGAAATTGATATAAATCAATATAATCAACCTTCCAAACAAATTCGTTTATTCCGGAATAATAACCTAGTTCTAGTCTGTAATTTGTAGATTGAGGAGGTTGTTGCAATAATTTATCTAATAAATAAGTATTTTTATTATTTTGTTTAGCATAAAATATTGCCCGTTGAAATAATACAGTAGATATAGATGTCATATGATTCATAAAGAAAAATATTTAAGTTTAAATTACAAACATTCATATTTCTACAATATGAGCAAATTAATTTAATAATATTTTCCCTTTCTATTCCTTTTGTCTATTAATTTTTGCTTCCATTTCTTTATTTTTAATATGTACAATTTGTTATAATTGTTGCTTTAATTCGTCGCATTCTTTTTTGTTACTTCAATAAGATTAATAATATCAACCCACATTTATATACGAATGTCTCTATATTGTTTTTGCTTTTAATATTAAAAAATCAATATAAGTATTTAAATTTTAATATTAAAATATATATAAATAAAAACCACACGATATAAGGTGTTTAGTTGGAATAAGCCAAACCTCCCATACCACTCATGATACGCAAGACGTTGTAGTTAGTGGCATAGACACGGACCTTAGCAGTCTTGGTTCCTTCAACAGTGGCGTTAGACAAGACCAATTGGAGAGTGGCGTTATCAATTCTGGAGAAGTTGCAAGTTCCTGATGGTTGGTGTTCCTCTGGGCGAAGAGCGAAAGAGTAAACGTTAATACCTTCATCAGGATTGCGGGTGTGGGCTTGGTAAGGTTGAACCCAAGAGAAGTAAGAACCTTCACGCTCAGAGAAGCGGTCTTGTCCGTTCAATTGGAGCTTAGCAGTAACAACAGGGTTTAAGCCCCAGCAGTGCATATCCAAAGAGGTCTCGGTGAGAACAAATGTTCCAGCATCAGAGACAGTGGAGTTATCAAGATGATTGCGTTGTAAGGCAGCAACAAGGGCAAGCTTAGCCTTGTCAGCATCAGTAAGTCCTGGAGTGTTTGCATCAATTCCTTGGCCACCAAAGTTTGGCTCATTGTAAGGGTTCTCAGGTCCATGCCAGTATCCAGTAAATCCAGCAGGAATATCATAGTCAAGAGCACCGGCATCATTGAAAAGACCTTGAGCATCAATATAGGAGTTGCTGTCACGAGCTACAGCACCTGGAGCTCCAAATGCATGGATTGCGTTTGGAAGAGCATCAATTGCATCAGTGTAGTTGAATGGCTGGGCACCAAGAACCTTGAATAAAAGAGCATCACAAACAAGGGATGAACAGTAATCAACGTTTTGGTCAGGTTGAACCACCCAAATCAACTCCTTAACAGGGTGATTGAAGTTGAGCTTAATCTTATTAGATGAAGAACCAACAGACTCATCACCAGTGAATTGGAGTTGAGTAATCAAGTATTCGTGAGGATTTTGGGCAAATCTACGACGTTCATCAGTATCAAGGAAGACATAGTCAACATACAAAGAAGCCGCAACCAAAGATTGATTGTAAGCAATTGCAGCAGGAACTGGACGACCTGGAGCATATTGAGTGGCAATTCCACCAGTTGGATTAGTGTTGCAACTCAAAGTGGTAACAGCCCACAAACATTCATCAATAGGACGAATATCAAGATTAATCTTGACTTCATGATATTGAAGAGCAATCAAAGGAAGAGCAAGTCCAGGATTGGTACAGAACCAGAATTGAAGAGGAATGTATAAAGTGGTTTCTGGAAGAGCGTTTCTTGGAGCACAAACTTGACGAGGAGCCAAGGAGTCACAAGGACCATCTACTTCAGAGAAAGAAGGATCGGTGATGAAGGTAAGTTGAGTAGTATTACCAATCATCTTGAAGTAACCACGTTCCTGTTCGCTAGTCATGGTTAACTGGTTCCAGATATGCATCCAGTCACCATATTGACGATCCATTCTTTGACCACCAATTTCAACTTCAACTTGAGCAATCAATTGCTCGCCAGGGAAATCTAACCAACGAGCATAGACACCAGAACCAACGCCAGCAGCGAAGGATGCAATACCCATAAGTTGGTTGATTTCAGGTAAAGTGACTTGCAAGTAAGTTCTATAAGCAAGATCACCGTTTCTACTGATGGTACATTGGACACGACGACCAAAATCAGCCTGTCCATTGAATGTTTGTTCAATAGATTCAATTGCAAAGTTAGTATATCTACGATAAGTAACCTTCCAGAAAGTAATTTGTGGATTACCAGTTAAGTACACATCTTGTGCACCATAAGCTACGAGTTGCATGAGTCCGCCTCCCATTTTATACATTCCTAAAAGAAAAAAATTTTTTGGAAAATAAATTAATTAAAATTAAATTAATTAATTTATTCTTATTTTACCTACATATCTACAACAGTAATTTATTAATATCCGCATTGTCCTTCATAAATATAGCAAGATATGATTCATCAAATACTTCTTTTTTACCTTCATGAATTTTCGTAAATATATATGAATCTTTCCTTTTTTTTATTGACCAACCATTATCTAAAGCATTAAATAAAAAAACCATTTTTTGAAATTTTATTTTATCTATCTCTAGACTTTGTTCTTTTTCTAATTTTATTTCTATATCCATTATTAAAAATACTTATCATTCTTTATTTTTTATTTTAACTTATTATCCTCTTATTTTTGTCTATAAAATCTACTATAATGTTTTTCTTCATTATCTAATTGCGTTAAACTAGATTTTACTATATCTCCATTATCATTTGAGTAAAACACATTTTGAATATTATATCCTAATTTTGGAGGCAAACTCTTCATTATTTCTATACAATTTACACACGGTTTACTTGATTGTAATTTATTCTTACCTGAAATTCTTATAACCAATATATTTACATTCATTAAGCGTTTTTTTATTTTTAAAGGTAATAACTTTTTTATAGCATCATATTCAGCATGTTTTCCTGGATGTAATCCTTCCGAATCACCCAGTTGATTTACTCCAAAACTTAAAATTCTAGCCTTCTTCAAAGACCTGTTTACCTTGTAAAATACACGACACATGATTATAGTTTCCACACAAACATGAATTTATATTTTTATTACCGCTCTCATACATCGTAATATCGGAATCTACAGGCAAACAAAATCTCTTTATAAACATCTGATCAAGCAATCTCATATTTTATATATTATAATGTGAAATCTTTAATAGTTATAAATAATTCAATTATTAATTTAGTTAAATTAAATTTAATATCAAATAGTATAAGTTTAATTTTATATATTTCTCAAATAAATAATTAAATATTTCTACAAATCATATATATATATTAATGCCATCATTTAAACCAAAGGCTGCTAAAAAAATAAAGATATGTAAAAAATATACTACCACTCTTGATGGTAAACATAAAGAGTTTGTAAATGAATTTACAAAAAACGAGTTTGTTACTATTCCTAAATTGAAAGAAGAGAGATATAGTTTAAATAAACAACTTGAAATTGAAACAGAACTTAGTATTGATGAAATAATGGAAATTAAAGATCGTATTAAAGAAATTAGTGAAAATATAAAAGAGTTAAAAACTAAGAAAAATAATTATTTTCTTGATAACTCTAAATTTATTTTTGAATATTTTGAAAACAAAAAAAGCATTAATAATATTGAAGAAACTAACAAAGTCATTACATCTAAAAATCAATTGCTTTTTAATATTTTTAAAGTTAAACAAGAGGATACAGATAAAGACAAAAATATTAATGAAAATAAGAATAAAAACTTAGTTCAAAAATATTTGAGTAATATTGATGAATCTTTTTTGGATATAAATGCGTTTGTTAGAGAAACTGATATATGTCAAAGCTGTTATAAAGGAGAAATGATTCCACTTGATGATGAAGGCGTATTAATATGTAATGTTTGTGCCGTTAATATACCATATCTTATTGAAAATGAAAAACCAAGTTATAAAGAACCTCCAAAAGAAGTTTGTTTTTATGCTTATAAAAAAATTAATCATTTTAAAGAAATTTTAGCTCAATTTCAGGGCAAAGAAACTACCCAAATACCAGATGATGTTATTGAACAAATTCAACAACAGATTAAAAAAGAAAGAATTGGTCTTGAACAACTAACACATCATAAAACTAAAGAAATTCTTAAAAAATTGGGATTTAATAAATATTATGAACATATCGCATTTATTAAAAATAAATTGGGTATTAAGCCTCCGGTATTTAGTCCTGAATTAGAAGATACATTATGTAATTTATTTATGGAAATTCAAGCCCCATATGCTAAAACTTGTCCCGATTATCGTGTTAATTTTTTAAATTATTATTATGTACTATTTAAATTTTGTGAATTGCTTGAAGAAACACAGTATTTACATGATATTCCATTATTGAAAGACCGTGAAAAACTTATTGAACAAGATGAAACTTGGAAAAAAATGTGTGTTGAATTAGATTGGGAGTTTATACCTACTGTTTAGGATTATAATTGAGCATATTTAACATTTGGTCATAATCTTTTTTATCTCTATCGTTTGGATTTAAATATTCAGTTGTTATTGTATTAGTTTCACCTCCGTGTTGTCTTCTCCGTCTATGTTTACGTGTTTTCTTTGATTTATTAGTTTTTCGTTTGCTTTGCCTTTCTAAAGTTCTTTTCTTACCTCCTCCATCATTTTCACTATCCCACTCAAAACTTGTATCTGCATCTTGTTCCATTAAATCTATTAAACTGCTAAAATTTGGTGGACGTTCCTCATTATCCATCATATTAAAACCCATAAATGCTGAACTTAAATCGTTTTTAATTCTATTATAATCATTATAACTTGAATATCTATTGTATAATCTATCTATATCAGATGTAGTTAATGTATTTTTAAAATCTTGGGGAATATTTACAGCGTTATCAATAACATCATGTCTTATATTGTATTCAAAATCTTGACGCGAGTATTTTTCACCACCTCGAATGTTTCTTGAATGTCTTCTTTTTCGTCGTTTACTTAGCTGTCTACCATATATTCTATGTTTTCTCATAATATATTATAATATGATTAAAATATATTATTTAAATTTGATTTAAAGTCCTCCAGGGAAACCAACAAGATTAGCACCAATACCAAAACCGGCACCCGACCTAGCAGTCACTCCCATAGAAGGTATATAAGTATCCAAAATAGCAAAAGTAGCAGCGGCAGTTAAAGCAATTAATGCGATTTCTTCAAGATTCAATGAACGTTTTGGAATGGCAAAAGCAGCAATAGCAACCATCAAACCTTCAATTAAATACTTAATAATACGCTTAATAAGTTCGGTAACATCAAACATACCCATCTTTATATAAATTAAAAAGAAAAAAAATAATATTTATATAAATTAAAACTTAAAACTAATAATTCACTAAATATTATAATGAATAAAACTAACTCAAAAAAAAGCTTTGAGAGAAAGCAAAAGAAGGATGGTACCCCTAATCCTAAATATGTTGATTTATTAGAAGTAGACAAGCCTATCGCTGGACAATCTTTTGGCTGTTTTTCATTTATTTCTCCAGAAAAGATTCTAAAGCAACGCGAGATGTTCTATTTTGAAGAATTCTTAAAGCAATGGGAAATGAACAAATCTATGGAAAAATTTCATCAATTTTTGAATTTTATTTCATTTAAATATAAGTTACAATTTGAAGAAGTTATTAAGGATTTTGAAACATTTGTTAAGGAAGAACGTGAAACTATTATTAATTCTTCAATTGAAGATGATTACAAGACATTTTTAGATCGTGAGGAAGATGAATTAGAAAAGAAATTTAACGTAAAACACAACTTCCAAACATCAGTTAGAGGATTTAAGGCTAGAGGCAATTTTTCTTCCCAAGAAGAAGCCGAATTACGCGCTAAACTTCTAAGAGAAACTGACCCAACTTTTGATGTTTTTGTTGGACCTGTTGGAACTTGGCTTCCTTGGGAACCTGAAGCATATAAGACTGGTCGTGTTGAATACATGGAAGAAGAATTGAATCAACTTTCTCATGAGAAGAAGAAGAACGAAGAAGTTGCTAAGAATGCATTTGAACAACGTGTCAAGGAAACTAAACAAAAGGCAATTGATGAAAATAAGAAAAATGCTGAGAAGCATGGTAATGTTCTTACTCAAGATATTGATGAGGAAGGTAATCTTGTTGGGGTTGGAAACACTAGCACGGAGAATACATTCAATTCTAAAGAACCTGAAACTATTTCTGTTGCTGATATCCGTTCTGAACTATTTGAGGGAGAAAATGTTGTTGTTGGTAAGACTGATTATGGACAGAGTCAGTTAAAATCTGGACCATTTGCTAAGAAAACTGATTAAACTGATTAAACTAATTTAATCTAATTTATTAAATATATTATTTAAAATATTCAATAAATTTTTACAGTATATCATTATAGAAGTCTTTTTCTTTCTTTTCATTTAGACCACGTATATTTACCTCTAATCTATATATTTCTTTTGCAAATACAGCAGGAAACGTAACTGGATTTACATACATTATTATACCGAATATTCCATATGGAATACTTGCCATATAAAAATATTCTGGTTTTTCATAATATTTGTGATTCTTTTCATATATATCACATTTTTTTTTGTAATCAAAATTATACTTATTAGCTCCCCTATAAAATCCTAATAATATCCAAGGTGGTAATATAACTTTTAACATGTTGATATATAATATTATATTGTCTTTATATTCATTAATAAATTTTATTATTGAGACATTTGCCAAGTATCATTATGGTTTAATCCTAAACATATAATCATTAAAAATCGTATTGTTTTTAATGCTACGTGACATTTTTGCTGCTGAAATATTCTCAGTTTCTGCTGCTTTTGCTATTGTATCCCATATTTGTAATACTTGGCCAGAACTTATTTCTATTTTTTCAACTTGTTTTCCAGTAGTTGATGTTTGTTTATGTTTATATTCATCAATTTTTAAAGATACTCCATAATATCCTTCATTTGATCCTTTGTCAGTCCAGACTGTTGACTTTAAAACATATTCAGATGAATTTAGGTAGTTTTTTATATCCTTCATATCGTTTGGTTCTATTTCTTTATTTACACTTTGTTTCCAACGCTGATATTCAGAAAGTAAAGTTGAATTTAGAATCTTTCCACTTGGAGAAAATTTACATACTTGAAATAAAAATGTTTCTACATTATCATTTACTAATTTCTTTTTATATTCAATTTGTTTAAGTTTTACTCCTTTATACCCATTTACTGTTTGATTTTTGTCTTGAAAAGAAAGCCTTCCAAACTTAAATCTTACATCTAAATAATGTTTAAAAGAATGGAATATTTCTTTTGTTGGTTTTATCTTATTCCAAATTCTATACGCTCCTTCTAAATTAACAGAAGATTCTTCAACATCTGACCTAACAATACACATTGTATCGATAAATTCGTTAAATTTATGTGTCTGTTCATCATCGGTTAACAATGGATTTTGATAGATTGTTTTATTTTCAGTTTCAAATAATTCTAATACTTCTTTTTGTTTGTTTTTTTCTTCTGTTAACTCATTGATTTGTAAACTCTGATTTGTAATAACTTTATTTTGTTCAGATATTTGTTGTTTTAAAATTTCATTTTCTTTAATTAAATTCTCATTTTGTTGTAATAATTTATTAAAATTATCAATACTATACATTTTTTCTTGAATAATTTCTTTAATGTATTTTGTTAGTTTATCAATTGTAAAAGAACTATTATTATTATATGCAATAATTTCTGTCTTATTTTTTTCGTTAATCTGAATTGTTCTAATTTGTTTTTTAATTTTTGGATGACTTTTAATACAATTTTCTATTTCAACTTTGTTTTGTACCTTAAATGCATCAATTAAAATAAAATTGTTATAATTTTTTCTATGATCAAGAACTCTGTTATACAGATTATTTGTATGTCCAAATTTTATCAACATTTCATTTGATTCATTCGTAGTATCAATTTTACCAAAATATACACATTCTGTGTTTACTGGAAATTGGTTAATCAATGTTTGTTCAACAGCTTTTTGTTTTTCATATAATTTATCGTTTTCAATTGTTGATAATTTTTGTTTTAATTCTATTGCTTCTTCTTCTAAAACTTCATGTAATAAATCTTCTAATTTTACAAAGTATCTATGTAATTCTTTTGCTTTTTGTGTTTCTGCTAAAAGACAAAATAATTTAAAACTATATATATTTAGTAAAATCGTTTTTTTATTATGTCCCCCCCACTTTTCATTATTAAAACTTGCTGCTCCAACTTGAGGAGCGAGAATTTTATAATCTATATCAACCCTAAAATGTTTTTCTAAAATTCTTTCCGAATTATATTTTTTATTAAAACCTAGCCATTTCCACACATTATCTAAATTAATTACAAAGTCATTTGTTGGATGATAATTTAAATAACAATAGAAACTAGATAAGAACAATTGTTGTTCCATTTCTGTAAAATTATCCTTAATTTTACTTAATAATTTAACGTTATAATCACTAGATAATTTAGTAATAGGGTTTGTTTCAATTAAGTTGACAATATCAAGTGTATCCATCTTATAGTAATATGGGTTATTGTCTTTAAGTTGTAATTCTTGCTTTTAAATAAAATAAGTAAGAGTTGGAAGCAAGTTACCATTTGCTCTTTTTAACAGCAATCTTTGGACCCTGACCGCGTTTCTTCACATTACTTGGGTCATATTGTTCGCCATCTTCGTCCTCGTCATTTATTTGCTTAGATAATTCCCAGAATTCTTTTGAGCCTAAGCGGAAATCATTATGAGCATCAGCTTTATACCAAAATACTTGTTCTTGTAATTTATTGGATTTTGAGTTATTATTAATTACTAGACACTCAAAATTTTCGGTACACTGGTCCATGACCTGACTAAATGATTCAAATGTCGGAAACATACCAGCATAATTCTCATATATTCGTTTTCTATTTGCAATGTATGGTTCTCTCAAAATGAAGACGTAATCAATGTTAGTTCTGAGCGTTGGTGGTATGCCTAAAGGATATTGCATAGTTATGAGTAACATTACCTTCCAATGTCTACCATTCATAAAAAGTAATCGCATCATTTTATCACGAGCCCATGTATTATCATATAAACAATCATCCAAAATAACAAATGTTCTAGGGTCTATTGTACTGCGTTTAAAAGTTTCCATCTCTTTTTTAACTTGTTTTAACACACCTCTTTGACGTTTTAAAATATTTTCTATGATTGCTGTATTATATTCATTGTGAATAAATAATTTTGGAACCATTTTACCATAAAAACCATTTCCTTCTTCAGTTCCAGAAATAACTGTCCCAATTGGGATATCCTGATGATAATACAATAAATCTCTTACTAAAAATGATTTTCCGGTATCACGTCTTCCTATTAATACGATTACCGGACCTTTAGACTCATTTGGCTTAAAACTTATACTCTTCATATCAAACCTTTTTAATTCTAAATTCATATAATTATATAGACATATAAAAATAAATTATCTTAACGAATTATAGATTTTAAATGTAATATATATGCTAAGACAAATTCACGTTATTTGACCATATAATACTGGAACCAATTTATTATTCAATATAATAAATAATTCTTAATGTATTGATTTAACCGAAAACAAGGTTATAACAATTCCACATCAACATAAGCATATAAATAATCAACAAATAGTATCTAATTTCTTAAATAACAAACCTAAATTTACACTCTTGAAGATTTAAAATGGCACGCTTAATGCCAAAAAATTCTTTGTTCGCTTCTTTTTGTATTTCTGTAATCATAATTTTCTAAAAATGTATTTTTATAAAGAAATATGATATCTAATAACGTGTTAATATAAATCTTTAGATTCCTCATTATCATGAACAGTCTGTATTACAGTTCCTGTTTCAATATCTACAATACCATCTGCATATAAAATATTATCATTAATATTTTCTTTATATTCATTATCATCAATTTCTGTACAAGTTTCTGTTTCAGTTTCTGTTCCAGTATCTATATAAACTGTATTATTTAGGTAACAAATATATATTCTATATAAGACAAAAGGTATAGCAAAAGGAAGTGTAATAAGCATAAACAATAAAATAGATATTAAACAGTTTAAACATAACATTATTATTTTGATTTTGATTTTGAAATATAAAATTAATATTAATTTATATCAATTTTTTTTGGACTAATAATTTAAATATCATTATCCATCATTCTAAAATCAATACTTTCAATTGTGTATTTGATTTTATTAATTGTTTTATAAAAATTATATTAAGCGTGCCATTTAATTCTTCAAGGGTGTAAACGTAGTATTAAGTATATATTAATTAATTATTATGAAAATAAATAAATTAAATATTAAGGAAGTCTTTTTAAACTTTACAAAAATAATAAGTTAAATACTATTTAAATAAATATTTTTATTAGCTAATGACTATATCTGTTAATTATCAGAAGAGGAAGAATATTAATTTGTTTCAAAAGTTTCAAACTAACAAAAGAATAAATGCATCTTATGTTCAAAACTATATACCTATTTATGATAGATTTTTTTCACTAAATAGCACAAATTGGAATTCCATTAATTTAAATCATCAATGGGCTATAACCGATATAAAGGATTCAAAAAATAAAGATGATGATAATGAAAATATTTTTAACTGCAAACTAAAACATATTTCTGACGATGAAGACCTGTCTAATACACAAAAGGTATTTATTAAAATGGCTCCATTATTAGACCCTTTTAAGTATTTAGTTGGAAAATATAATTATACTGATTCACAATTATTTAATTTGCCATCGTTTGATAATTCCATTAAAGTTCACCCTAAAATAGCTGATCACAATAACTCTTCATTTGTTGATGGTTTTTTTTCATTTTTATCCAGTAAAGTGCTACATGAACACAATTTTATACATGCGTTAGATTACTATGGTTCATTCTTAGCAATAAAAAATGAATATAAGATTAATATTATCGATGATATTGATTATTTGATTCAATCAGAATTCTTTAATAAAAAAAAAGGTATATTATTTAATGTTGAAGATTATTCGCATTTAATTGCTCCGAATGAAGTCAAGCCATTACAACCACTTAAGATTACCACGAGCTTAAAATCGGTTTTATCTGTTAATTCTATTGACAATAATATTTTTGAAAATATATTTGAAAATAATGAGAAAGTTATTTCACTTAATGATATTAAAAATAATGGAGTTGAACTTGTTGATATTACTAATTCTAATTGTTTTGACATATCTAATCAAAATAAGTCTGATACATTAAAATCTGGTTCAACCTGTTCATCTAGAACATCTCATACAAATGATAATAACCTAAATGAGTTAGACGATATGGACGATGATGATGAATATATTACTGATGAAAATATTAGTAAAAATTCAAGTTCCTCAGAACTAACAACAGATTTAAAACAAGATAGTAGTGAAGGATTAGATGATGATGATGAATGGGAAGATGCTGATTCTGATTTATATAGTGTTGAAGAAGAATCTATAATGCTAACATTTCCAAAATTTCCAGTACAGCTTATTTGTATGGAAAATTGTGAAAATACTTTTGATGATTTAATTATTAATCAAAAATTAAGTGATGATGAATGGTTTTCAGCTTTAATGCAGATTATTATGATATTAATTAGTTATCAAAAAATGTTTTCATTTACCCATAATGACCTTCATACTAATAATATTATGTATATTCCAACTAACAAAAAATTTATTTTTTATACTTATAAGAAAAAGACCTATAAGGTTCCTACTTTTGGTAAAATATATAAATTAATTGATTTTGGAAGAGCAATTTATAAATTTAATGGTAAAGTATTTTGTAGCGATAGTTTTCAAACCGGTGGAGATGCTGCTACACAATATAATACTGAACCATATTTTAACGATAAAAAACCGCGTTTAGAACCAAATTTCAGTTTTGATTTATGTAGATTAGCTTGCTCTATTTTTGATTATGTTGTTGATGATTTTGATATGATTAAAAATCTTACAAGTTCACAAAATACATGTTCTCCATTAGTTAAACTAATTGTTGAATGGTGTATAGACGATAATGGTATTAATATGTTATATAAAAATAATGGTGTTGAGCGTTATCCAGATTTTAAATTGTATAAAATGATAGCAAGATACGTTCATAAACATACACCTCATTCACAATTGGAACGTAAAGAATTTAACAAATATTTAGTTACAAATAAGGCAATACCAAAAAATGAATTTATCATAAATATAGACGAATTACCAGTTTATACCTAAAATAATAATTCTATATAATTTATTATCTTTATTTATAATATTATGTCAAACTATGGATTTATTATAACAAGACATGTTAATTCAGAAAAAACAAACAAATATTGGAATCAATCTGTTAAACTTATAAAAACGTTTTACCCTTTAAGACAAATAATAATTATTGATGATAATAGTAATCAGGAATTTGTTAAAGCTGATTATGATTATAAAAATATAACTGTTATTCAATCAGAGTATCCTGGCAGAGGAGAATTGTTGCCATTTATTTATTATTTAAAATACAAGTGGTTTCCTAATGCTGTGATAATACATGATAGTTTATTTATACATAAAAAAATACCTTTTGAACGATTGTCTATGCCAGTAATTCCATTGTGGCATCATAAATATGATAAAGAAAATGTGAATAATATAATACGTCTAGCATCATCCCTAAGACATAATAATATATTAATTAAAAAAATTATTAAACGCGATGAAGTAGTAATAAATTTGGGACTTTCAAATGATAATTTTAATTTATGCTTTGGTGGTCAATGTTATATAAAATTAAATTTTTTAGAGATGTTAGAAAAAAAATATGGTATGACTAATTTAGTTAACGTTATTCATAATAGGCCGGATCGTTGTTCTTTGGAGAGAATATTAGGTTTATTATTTTGTCAAGAATATCCAAAATTAATGCTTATAAAATCATTATTTGGAGATATAATGTTACAACACAGAGCATTTTTATATACATATGATGATTATTGTAAAGATTTTAAAACAAAAAGAGTAACAGGACCATTCGTTAAAGTATGGACTGGTCGTTAGATATTTCGGTTAAATAATTCGGTTAAATTAAATTATTACAACATGTAATTTAATTTATATTTTTATTTGTTCTTTTCAAAAAGGAGGGTTATCTGTGAATGCTAATGGTATTTCCGGTATTTCTGTTTCATTAATAACTGGTGTTAGTTGGTCTATAACAAAACTACCTAATACAACACTAATATAGACTAGTAAAGAATCTCTTATCAAAAATTTGAGTGGTTTTGGTTCTTGTTCAACATATCTCATTTCCAAAAACTTTGCAATAAAATAAATAACGGATATAATCCCTGCTGCTAAAAATATATTATCCATATTAGAATATATTTTTACATTTCTAAACTTAGAATAACGCATTAATCAAACTACATTTCTGAGCCCTTTCCTATGTTTGGTTCAACCTTTAAAGGTGGATAATTTATGCTAAAACTTCAATATCATCTAATAAAAAATCTGTATCTAATTTTATTTCTGGAGGATTAATTGTATGAACATCTAGAACATCTAAAGATACATCTTCATTTGAAATTTTTAGTATCTCATCATCTTCTTCCTCTTCCATCTTTCTTTGCATATTTCTTAAGGTACTAATCTCTTCTAGTCTCTCAATTGTTTTTGGAGCTTCTATAAGCTCTTCTTTACCATTCTTAGTCATGACTGAATCTACATCGTTAAATTTTAGGCTAACATTTCCATCTTTTCCTTCAAAAATAGTTTGTTTTTCAACAACAGGGGGTGGTTCAATAATTTGCTCTTTAATTTCTTCAACAATATCCTCTTCAACAGTTTCATCCATATATGCTTTTAATATACTTTCAACAGGAATACTATCTCTTACAGCGTTTAAAATACATTCTTGAACAATTATTTCTAGTTCTCTACTATGTCTTTGAATTTGTAAAGGAGGACAGTTTAATTCAAAAAGATATACATTTCTATATACCTTTCTTGCAACATTAATATAACATTTATGAATAAAATCATCAAGTTTTGGAATATTTATGTCAATTTTCTTTTGTTTTTGCCCAACACGCATAGCTGTTAGTAGTTTAAGTTGAATAATATGTATACATGTAACTAATTCTTCTAAATAAGAACAACCACTTCTTTCAATAATTCTATTTTTTTCTGTTTCAATTATTGTTCCATTCCATTTTGGAATTCTTGTAATAAAGTTTTGAAAAGTCATAAGATATTTTTCCGTTTCACTATTTTCCTTACAGAGTTTATATGATTCTTCAAAAATAGATTTGAACCCTTCAATTATCAGAGGGGTCAAAATAGTAAGCAAACGTGCTCCCCATTCATTCTTTGATTCGTGTAATGAACTAACATTAAAATCATCCATAATGTAAATATTAGATGAAATATTTTCATTATTTAAACTTATTTGCTAAATATGAGTCCATTCTTGCGGAAAATTGGCGCTTTATATCCTTTAAAGATTTTGTGAGCATTCATCGTCTCGTATTTGTAATTATTTTTTTGGTGAAATTTTCGGTCTTAACTTTTTTTTAAAAAGTACCCTGGCTTTTCGATTTTGGACATTTTTTTTATGTCCATTTTTGAAAAAACAAAGAAAGTTTTGTAAAAGTCCATCTACAATCAGATGTCTGATCATAATGCTCTCATTTTTATTTTTTCGTAAAAAAAAGTGTTACCATAAATTTTTTATGTTTTTCGTCAAAAACAATTTAGGCGTTTTTTATATAAGTATACTATACTGACAAATGACTGATATTTTACATCCAAAAAACATACATAAATTTATTTGTAAAAAGTGTGACTTTAAATGCTTTAAAAGAAGTGATTGGAGCCGACATATTTTAACACTGAAACACAACCATACTTACATTCCACTTACGAATACTGACAATATTACGCCACAACACGCCGCTTGTTTCTCCTGTAGTTGCGGAAAAATATATAAACACAGACAGAGCTTATTTAATCACAAAAAAAAATGTTTTATTATAAACAAAACCAAAATGATTATTGATGTCATTAAAGACGATAAAAACGTTCAGGATTTTCTGTTTGAACAAAATAAACTTCTCATTGAACAATTATCACAACAAAATAAAACTCTCATGGAACAAAATACTAAACTATTTGAAATTGTTCAAACTTCTAATGGTGTAAATAATCAAATTGGAACTATGAACAATAATGTTAACTGTAATAATAAATTCAACATTAATGTGTTTCTAAACGAGACTTGTAAAGATGCAATTAATCTAACAGATTTTGTTAATCAAATCACTCTCAGTTTAGAAGACCTTGAAGAAACCAGCAAAGTTGGATATGCCGAGGGAATTAGTAACGTGTTTATCAGAAACTTAAAAGATATTGACTATAAACAGAGACCTATTCATTGTAATGATTATAAAAGAGAAGTACTATACATTAAAGATGATAACCAATGGGTTAAGGATAATAAAGAGAAACTAACAAATGCTATAAAAGTTGTCGCAAATAAAAATCTTAAACAAATACCTAATTGGCAAAAAGCTAACCCAGAATATAATAATCCCAAATCTAAACAAAATGATAAATATATGAAAATGTTATGTGAAGTTATGTCTGGATCTTCTAAAGAAGAGCAACAAAAGAATTACAATAAAATCATTAAAAATATTTCAAAAGAAGTAATCATTGATAAAGCCATGTTTGCATGATAATATAATATACTACGTAAATAATAAGCATATTATATAAATGTCATATTTTCTAAACACATTTTATCAAGAAAAGTAAAGTTTATTACAAACATCAATAGTAATTTTTCATTTCTAAATTCTTTTCTTATTTTATTAAATGCTATTAATAATTCATATCTTTTATCTTGTTCTAATACAAAACAACCATCTTCAATTAGTTTAATTATATCTAATGTGTTATAAGCTTTTTCGTATAATTTAGTTACAAATATTTGTAACTCTTCATCAGTCATATTAGGATTAACATATTTTTGTATTTCCTTTTTTAACCATTCGCTTCTTTGATTTTTAATATCTGTTAGTTTAAAAGTCTCTTCAATATTGTATTTATATAAATTTATTGTCCTTCCTTTATATTCGGGTTCAGGTATATAGATTTCACAAAAACGTGATAAAATTGGCTTTAATAGTTTATATTTATCTTCTACAATTATAAAAAATCTAGTATTATGACTGAACAACTCAATACAACGTCTTAAAGCAGATTGAGCATCCATTGTTAGTTTATCTCCATTAAACAATACTATACTTTTGAATGTATCCCCTCCATTTGAATGAATATGTGTTTTTGCAAAGAATTTTAATTCTTCTCTAATAAACTTAATACCTTTACCGTGAGCACAATTAACATACATTACAAGGTCTTTTATTTTCTCTCTATTCCCATCATAAATTAATGAAATAAAATCATTTACAATTGTACTTTTACCAGAACCACTTGGACCATTAAATATAATATTTGGAATTTTATGGTTTAAATAGAAGTATTTTAATTTTTCTTTTATAGTTTGATGAATTTCTAATGACATTTATTGTGTTAACTATTATTATTTAACTCTTTTTATATTTTAATATAACGTATTTATTATTTATCTTATCTATCTTTTAAAAGATAGGTAGCCAGAGACTTGTAATATAACTCGTAAGATAGATTTGGGGCCAAGTCAGATTCTTTCATTGTTACTGAGCAACCACCTGTTTCTAATGCAGATACATCAAAACTAGTTATACCAAAATCTAATGCTGTATGAATTATTTGTTCCACTTCATGTTCTCTTCCTGGTTTAACATGTAAATGTAAAGATATATTACTATAATCATTTTTTATTTCATCTCTTTTCAAATTTAATATAATATAATTTAGATCATCTGCTGTTAGGGTTCCACATGTATCTGATAAACATAATATATCTGGTTTTAATTCTTGGTATTTTAGTATTTTTTCAATAATAATATTATTATCAATTTTACCTTCAATTGGACATTCATTGATACATGATACATATAATTTTACAGTACTTTTTTCTTGTTTATCATCTAAAATACGCATCATATTATTTAATTGTTGAAACGTTGTATCTAGTGTCATTTTTGTGTTTTTCATTTGAAAACTCTCCGAAACAGATGTAATAAATGAAAAACAACTTAATCCTATAAAATTATTAATATTGTTAAATCGGGTTTCATTTGGAATTAAAATAAAATTATTAATTTTTGGTTCATCTGGCTCTTGTAAACTTGTAAGTTGACAATGTTCAATATAATTATAAAAGGAATCACTATTCTTAAATATAGGAAGAACTTTACTAGATACAATAGAACCAATTTCCATATTTTTTGGTTGATACTTTTCTTTAATTTTAAAATATAAATTAATTTTATCAATTGGCATCATTGTTAGTTGTTTTTCTCTAGATAACCCTTGTAAACCATCTCTTAAAGTAACATCAAATGGTCTAACTTTAATTAATTTATTTACAAATTTATTGGTTAAATGTTTATTACTATGGCAAAATTCCATAAATGATTGAGCACATTTGGGGTAAAATAATATTTTAGACATTGTGTATTAAAATATTATAACAAATCTTTAAACCCATTTTTAGATATTTGAGTTTTATAAATTTTTATAATCGTCAACATACATAAATTTAAATCCACCAGTCGTATTTCTTTTTCCTTTACAACATGAAGAAATATGACTTACTTGTATATTTAGTTCTTTAGATGCTAAGGTAAGTGTATTATATGTTTTTATAAAATTATTATTAATGTCTAATTGCACTACAATTTTTTTACTATTTTCAATGATAGTATAATCTTTTGTTTCATCATAATCGTCTTTTAATAAAAATCTAAATCCGCCAGCTGTTAAATTAGTATTTTTACAAACTGAAGAAATATTTTGTCTTTTAATATTTAATATTTTAGATGCGTCATTTATTGAATTAAATTCATTAATTATATTCATATCTAAGTCAAATTGAATTATTGATTTTGTTATTGATGATAGTTTATTATCAATTGCATGTTGTATATTTTCTGGATGTGTTGTCCATTCCAAATTAGCTACTTTGTTATTTAATTTGTTACCATCTTTATGATTAACACAAGGTTTATTTTCTGGATTTGATATAAAAGTTTGTGCAACTATTCTATGAACCAGAAATTCTTTTTTATTAAATGATGTTGATAAATATTCACCAGATTTATGTCCATATGTAATTTTATTATTATTATATTTTATTTTTCCATTTGTAGATACAAAAATATTTTTAATTTTATTTGAATATATTAGAGGTATTTCTTTCCAAATTTCATTTTTGATATCATCTATATCAATATCATAACACCATTTATAACCATACGCATAATCTTTATTATTTTTACATACATCTGAAATATTTTTATATAATGTCCTTTTTGAGTGTAATTTATGTATATTATTTTGAATGCACCAATCAATCGCATCTTTTAAAAAATTATATTTTTGAATTTTTTCACCATCTATTGATAATCTCCAAACTAAATTATTTAAATGTTTAAATTTATGTTTTTCCTTCTTTTTTGTATTTTGTTCATAATATGTAGCCCATTCAATATTTTCTACTCTATTATCATTACGAATAAAATTTTTATGATGTATTGTTTTTTTATTATTTTTGTTTTCAATAAATGCTTCTCCTACTAACCTATGTACTAAAACACTTTTCTGTTTATCTTGATCATTAATAATACATAGACAAACATATCCTGCGTGATTCAATCTTAATTTTAAATATTTTAAGGTGTTTTTATTTCTTATATTTCCTAAAGAACTAATTTCATATCTTGAAAAATTATGTATATTTTTCCATTGTTCATCCATTATATATAATATGTATAGATATATTACCATATATCTATATTATTTATATTATTTATATTATTCATACTGAACTTGTTAAACTATGAGTGTAAGGATTTTGCTTAAATGCAGACAATAGGTCTCCGGAAATTCTGTCACAACCTTGACATTGGTCGTAATACTGTGGTGCCTGCGCAATTTTTCCATAAGTTTTTACTGATGGACCATTTGGAACGACAGATTGAGGGGCCCATAATCTATTATTTTCTCTGTCTGAATCAAGTCGTGACATTGTAATATTAATTTGAGGATTAAAATGTTTTGCATTTCCTTGGTTAACACGTCCAGCAATGCTCTTTTCCTTTGCTTCATTGTTAGTCTGTCTATAAACAGAATCATATTGACGATTACCATGTTTAGATGATATACCCATTAAATGGTCATGATTAACAGTGTCTCTTTGATTAGCAATTGGTTGCTGTTCATTAACTAAATAACCGGCATTATCTCTTTGATTATTAATGTATCCATTCGGTTGATAAAGTGTAGTTTCTTTAATTGTTGTATTTGGAGCATCACCGGGTGTCATAACATAGTTACCCGGAACTTCTCCTCCAATATTACCATAAACACGCATATTACAAGAGTATTCTTCTTTTCTAGATGGTTTTAATATATCCATAATTGGAGCAATAACTGCCCCTACAGCTTTTGAAAACCCTGAACCAAATGTTTGGGGTTGTTGATTGACAGAACGATTATTCTCATAATTTGTATGACTATTATGATTATTATCTACGGATTGATGTTGTAATGGTGCTGAACGTGTAGCAACTGAATGACCAACATCAAATCCTTCTAATTGAGTTCTTTTTGTTTCTTCATGACGCGTAGGAACATAACTGGCAGTTTTAAGAACAGCATTGGGTGTGCCGTGTTGATAAGTAGTTGTTTCATTTCTTGTAGATGGTTTGACAATATAGTCAGGAACTAATTGACCAGCTTTCTCAGCACCAGTTGTAGTTAACCAACGATCTTGAGTATTAATAAAAAAGGTGTCTGGTCTGTATTTTTCAATTTTTCCTTCAATTCCGACATTTTTTATTTGGCTTTGTGCTGGTCCTTGTAGTCCATTTAAGTCGTATTCTTGTTTTGGATTTGTAGCAACGCGTAATTCATCAACTGTTTTTGGTAACCATTTATCACGTGCCTCCATACCAGCATTGAAACCATGACTCCCATCTGCGGTATAACCTTTATCTAAACCTGGTCCAACACGAATAGATTCAAATGGTTTAACCATGTTATTCTTATTTACAGGATTTTGTCGTGATTGATAAAAGTCACTCATATCTGGCATACCATATGTCCATTGAACATTTTCTTGAGGTTTAAAAAGAGGTGCTTGTTCAATTTTTTTAATAACTTGAGATCCGTTTCCAACATAATTATCTAAAATAGTCTCGGCATTGTTATTATTATAAATTTGTCCTTTTGGTTTTGCTCCATTAAATGGTACCATATTGTTGTGTGTAAACATTTTTGTATCCATATAGTCCCCACTTAATGAATAAAATTGTTGAATATTATTACTAACTGGTATACCAGCTCTTTGTTTTTGTTCATAAGCGTTTTGATTAAAATATTTATCAGTGGCCGTATTTGGATTGGGATATTCTTGAACATTATCAATAAGTTCTTTATTATTCATGATAGGATAATTTTGGGGAGGAACATTTGTGTTAGGAAGATAATTACTAAATTTAGATTCAGGTAGTTTTTCTTGTAAGTTAGTTCTAATACCCATATTGTTAAAGGATTCTTTCATATTAGATTTTTTTGTTAGACCTTCTTTATTTTGATTTGAAATAACATACATTCCACCTAATGCAACTAATGGTATAGCTAATTCCATATTATATATATAGGTTTAAAAAAAAAGTATTAAAACATAAAATATATGTGAATAAATATATATTTTATAAAACTACTTAAAGACCTTTAAGTTAAATTAAATATTATAATTTTGAGCAATCACTTCTACACATACTTGTTCCCACTACATTCTTACCTTTGTATTGGCTATTATACACATCTATTGGCAATGTATAAACTTGATTATTTTCTTGAACACATTGATATTCTCTTTTAAAATTATCCTTTTCTAAAATTCTTGTACTTGTATAATTTTGAAAAGGCATCTCTGTATGTGTCTGTGGATTTTTTGGAAGTATATATGCGTGATTCTGTTGTAAATCTCTTGCAGTCCATGCTGGCATTATTGCTCTACTTTGTTCAGTTGTTAAAAATGTATCACATATTGGATAATCTATTGGAGATGCGTACACTGTTTGACGTTTAAATTTTTCTTGATTTACACAATCTCTTGTTAGTTGTCTATCTATTCCTAAAAGGGAACTTTGAATATCTATTGAATGTGTCCATAAATTACCACCCCATTTCTGAGGAATTATTTGAGGGTCTAACATAAAACATGGTTTTAAACCATTGCCTGGAGTATCTAAATACCATCTTTCTTGGTCAGTTTGTTGTTGTAATTGTTTTATTATTCTCGCCTCATCATCATGAAATCTTGTAAAAGCCATTATTATATAATATATAATAATATTTTCTACACTATATTTTAAATTATATTCATTTTATTTTTATTTTAATAATATTTATATTAGTAATATTATTAATTACGAACTTATTTCTTTATCTAATACTGATGAATCATTAATTAACTTGATTAAAGGATTAGTTATTAGCAGATTTTTACATAAAAAACTATTTCCTCTTTCTTTTCTTCCTCTTTTTCTTCACCTTCTTTTACGCCTAATTCTAATGCTCGTATTTCTTCCTGAACTTCCAATCAACCCTTCGGTCAATAGTAAATAGACCATAACAGCAACTAAAATGTTCGCATTTAGACTTCAATCAGTATTTCGCTGATACGCCAAAAGAGCCAACTAAAATAGTCGCTAAACTAATAAAGAAAACTCCGTCGTAAGTTTGTATCCAAGCGCTCATACTATAATATAATATTATAATTAACTGAAATTGCAACTATTTTGAGTAATCAACCACCAATTATTCAAAGATAGATTATATATCATCTCAAAAGAAGACCCAACATTCGTCATATAACAATTAGTAAACTGCCCTCCATCTGTATTAAATGTTTGTCCTCCTGATGCTACAATATTAACTCCTACTGCTTGGTCTAACTGATAAAAAATAAATCCTGCTGATGTTTGATCGTTTGTAGCGTATAAAGTAGATGAACCATTATAAGTAATACAATTCCAACGATTACCAACTGGTATTGTAGGGGTTTCAGTTGAACCTTTATAAATAGTATCACTTGAACCAGTATTGATTATTGTAAAGTATTCTCCTAATGTTGGTATAAAAGTAATATTTGTAATAGGGTTAGAAGGAGGAAATATATAATTATTTAAGTCCCAATTTGTTCCATTCCAAGTTATATATATTCCGTAATTATCCGTCCAAGTTGAAGATGATAATGGATTTGTAAAATAACCGCCGACCAACACACCACTTCCGTAAGGGACTACTGAATAAACTGGACTATTTAAACTTGCTCCAATACCGAAATAAGAAGACACATCGTATCCTAATGATGTTTGATAAGTAAAACAATAAGATATACCTGTTGGTGTCCCACCTGAAACACAATCTGTAAAACTACCGCCAACAATTACATATCCGTATCCAGCATCTTTTGTAATACTATAAACATCTCCACCTGAAAAACCTGAACCAGTTGAATTACTGAAAGGATACCAAGTTCCCACACCATACGCCCAAGTTATAAACTTATTTGAAAAACTACTACTACTACCGAAAAAGTCATCAAACAAACCGCCAATATATAAACACGAATATCCGTCGTAATCGTAAAAGCATTTAACCTCACCATTTAAACCATTATTACCCAAAGTAATATCAAAAGAACTATTACCTGTATCAATACCAAATAAATACTGATAAGTAGCATTAAATAGTCCTCCAACCGCCATATAACTACCACTTTGATAAGACTGAAAACAATTAATTCTCGCTCCGTAAGAACCCTGTAAAGTCCAAGTAGAACCGCCATCACTTGTATAATAAACATTACCGCCGTCTGTTCCTACCCACCAATAACCATTAAAACCAAATTGAGAAGCAGTAACATTTTCTATCCCACCACCAGCAGAGGAGAAGTTATTAATACTTGTTGCTTGAATCCAGTTTGCAGATTTACCCAAATTAACCCCAGCCCATCTCAATTTATCTTCAACATTAGCAAAAGGGGAATTATTAGAAGGAAGAGTATAATATTCATTTACACCTTTTAAATAAAAGTTGTTTTGAGGGGTTGTTATTGTATTACATTCTGTTATATTATTACTATTACAATCCAAAGTAGCACCCAAAGCAACTGATCCTGCTTGTCCGTTTAAGGATAAATAATCTACTAATCCTGAACCTTGCTGAACCGCCAAATCTATTCTACCTCTTACTGAACCAGTTGTAATTACAGGGGCGTTTTGATGTATTCTTGCGTATTCTGTTTTTGCACCAGTAGAGGATTTAGCGTAAAAACTCATTCTATTAAACTCGCCAGTTTGAGCGGTTCTTTGGTTATACATTTCTTCAAATAATATTCCACTACCTGTTCCGCTTTGATTTAAAGTTAGAACAGGATTATTACTGGTTCCGTTTCCATTCACTACTACTGAACCATCACTAATAGAAGTAGTTTGATTTGCTATTCCAGCATCACATAATAAAGTATTATTTACTTTCAAATTGTTCATTCTAATATTGTTAGTTGTATCATACCATATAGAACCAGTTGGTCCTCCAGTTGTTTGTGAGAAAGATAATGAAGTGGGGTCTATTGCTCCGGTAACTAACAAATTACCATATATTAAAACGTCTTGACCGGTTACACCTATACCAGTATATCCAACTCCCTGTGGTCCGGTTCCGGACATATTTGTCCATTGACTTGCTCCAGTTGCTCCTTGTGCTCCAGTATTTCCCTGTGTTCCAGTTGCTCCAGTATTTCCTTGTGTTCCAGTTGCTCCAGTATTTCCTTGTGTTCCAGTTGCTCCAGTATTTCCTTGTGTTCCAGTTGCTCCAGTTGCTCCAACTTGTGTATACATAACTTGCTGAGCTGTTAGTATAAGTGAGGGTATATCAGGTGCTCCGGTAAAGCCTTTACCACTAGTCCAACTAATATTTATATTATCTGTTTCCCACATTAATCGTATTTTTTCATTTGAATTTGTTGTTTTTACAAACCAATTCCAAGCAGCAACTATTGGTTCGCTAACTGTAGAAATCGTTAATGATGTATTTGAAGCTGGAATTTGTGAAAATCCTGAGCCAGAATCTTGTTCAATCCAAATATTTACTTTATCGTTTCCTCCTCCACCAGAAGAAGTTTTCTCTAGCTGACCTGAAAATTGTATATTATAAACACCTGGATTTTGAATTTCAATATAAGTATATGGGGCACTCCCAACTAAGTTTACACCATTGTTTCCAGCACCATCCACATAGCCAATATAAATATTTTGTGATGTATTTCCTGCTAATGCTGTAAATCCGGCTGTATTTCCAAATGAGCCATAATATCCAAGAGCTCCTCCTGCTCCAGTAACTCCAGGAGAACCTTGAAATCCTTGTGCTCCTGTGCTTCCCTGTGCTCCTGTAGCTCCTGTGCTTCCCTGTGCTCCTGTAGCTCCTGTGCTTCCCTGTGCTCCTGTAGCTCCTGTGCTTCCCTGTGCTCCTATAGATCCTGTAGCTCCTGTGCTTCCCTGTGCTCCTATAGATCCTGTAGCTCCTGTGCTTCCCTGTGCTCCTGTAGCTCCTGTGCTTCCCTGTGAACCTGTAGAACCTTGCGCTCCTGTAGAACCTTGGAATCCCTGTGAACCTGTAGAACCTTGCGCTCCTGTAGAACCTTGGAATCCCTGTGAACCTGTAGCTCCTGTAGAACCTTGCGCTCCTGTAGAACCTTGCGCTCCTGTGGACCCTTGTGCACCTGGTGGAGTAAAAGTGGTCTGAAGTAAACTGTAACCATCAGAGCCGGATGTATATTCTGAATTTATAGTTAAATCATCACTTCCGCCAATTTGTGTTAATTTTAGCTTAAGTAATAATTGTGGAAATGTTGGAGACAATGTAGTAGCTGAACCTACATGTGGAATAATAAGTGGATTTGGGGTCGCAGATGTCTGTGTAACAATATATGGAGATGTTAATGGTGTAACAGGTGTGCCTGTATTTCCTAATAAATCACAAGTCCATATTTGATATTGAACTGTCCAGTTTGATGATGATACAGAATAAGCATAAAGATATAGAGTATAAAATCCGGCTGGTATTTGCTGTGTTGTTGAAGGTAATGTTGTAATAAAGTCTTGTTCATAATATCCTAATGGCGGTGATGAAGGATAATTTACAATTTGTCCGCCTGATGTAGTTTGCGTACTTTGAATGGCAGGAATATATGCATTATTAGTAATATTAATAGGTCCTCCTGAAGGATTTGGTAAAGATTGAGTAAATCCATTAGCGCTATCAATAGTATAATTTAAAAATAAAGGTAATCCTCCATTTCCTCCAGCAGCCCCATCGTTTCCTTGTGAACCTTGAGCGCCTGTAAACCCAGGTGGTCCTCTGCAACAAGGTCCAGTAGCTCCTCTTAATCCTTGAGCACCTGTTGAACCTTGTTGTCCATAAGGTCCAAGTCCTCCCTGAGCACCTTTTTGACCTTGAGGCCCAGTAACGGTTTTAGCTAAATTAGCATTACAACATTTTTTGGCACCTAAATAATTTGAATAACTAGACATTATATTATATTTATAATATAATTTTATAAATATATTATAATTTTATGTTGATATAATGAAGGAATTATTGATGAAGTTGTTATTCTTATTTCTAAAGTTGTGTTGTAATTGTTGATTCATCATGAAGTCTAATAAAAGCCTCTTATTTATATGCTTTTAACATTATCATAAAAGTATAAAAATATAAGAAACATATTTCTAAATTTGTAATAATTGTAACAATTTGTCTTGATCTATATCATCATAATTAAATAAATAATCATCCGTCCATTTTGTTTTTATGTTAGTTGGCGAAATATATAAATGTTGTTTACAGTTGTCTCCGATAAATCCTTTTTCTATAAGAATTGATTCAGGTATTACATAAAATCTACTAGTATTTTTACAATGTAACCAATAGAAATCATTATCTCCTAATTTATAAGAGCAATTAAATTTTCTACCATTACTTTTATTTATATGAAATCCAAATGAATTAGGATTATTTTTACAAATAAATCCAACTTTTTCTTGAATTTTTTTGTCAGAAATTTTAAAATCATATACTGTCCCTTCAAAATTAGGATAAGTAAATTCAAGAAAATCAATCTTGTCTTCTCTTAATTTTCTATAATGTTGTTCTTGTTTATGTGTATCGCTTGTAGGAATATTTAGTATGTCAAAATGAAATGTAGGTATAGTTTCATAAAAGTTTGTTAATTTATTATAAATATTATCAATATTTACTTCATAATGATTATATTTAGATTTTCCAGATATTTTAATAGATTGTTGTCCTGTAATATTGTTATAGGGTATTAACCACATTTTTTTATCTTCTAAACAAATACATAATATTAAATAATTATCATAATTAATTCCATTTAGTTTAAAATCGTATATTCCTCTATCAGTTTTTTTACAAGTGCTTTTTACTTGAATTCCTAACCATAAATCATCAATACTATCTTTTTGTTTTATAGCTATATCGGCTCTACATCCATCATATAATTTCTTTACTTGGAAATAGTGATTTATAATTTCTACAAAGTATTGAATACATTTAAATTCTTGTTCAATTGAACTATTATTATTTTCTCCACTTCTAAGTTCTTTTAACTTTATTCCAGTATTGATATTAACGCACAAAGGGCAATTAATACCCTGATTTAATCCTGTAAAATTTCCCCAAGAAACAGAATTATTATGTCCACAAGAAGCAATATAATTAATTTTACTTTTATTGGTAGTATAATTTGTGTTAAATTCTTCTTCTGTCATATTTACTGAGCATCCTTTATCTGAAAATGTCTTTGTAACCATTTGAAATGTAGGAATGCCTAAAGCACATTGTCTGCATTTCAATCCATTACCTTTTAAATACATTTTTAATGATATACTATGAGTGTGTCCACAACTAGCAATATAGTTTAATTTATGTATTTGATTAGTATATTCTGTATCTAATAAAATACATTTATTAGATTCAAAAATAGTAACAACTTGTTCTATTGTATAACGGGCAGGCATAGTTTAATATATCTTATTATTTCTCTTTAAGTAGTTTTATTTAAATTTTATATTTATATGATATATCAAGTTTGGTATATAATAAATGCTAGTAGGTTCAACCAAACTAGGTAGACGGTAAAGGCACGAGACCCAACTTTATCTCGCCAAGACTCGCTACATTATATTTAACAACAAGAGGTAAGTCATTCTCTAAATAAACTTCAATTTGTGGACATAAATTTGTGCATTTAATAAAATATCCAAGATTTTTAAGAGAAAATTCGCCTTGAATTACCTTTGAAGAATCTTGTTTTAAAATGAATTTCATAGATTCATCAGCTTCGGCTCGGTGAATTTCAGCAGAGGCAAATTGTCCTTGACACTTAAAAATTAATTCATTTCCAACAGATTTAATCTCAAGTTTATCAGAAATACAAGATAAATCACGAATAATCTTCTGAAAATCAGAAGAAGGAAGATTAATAATGGAAGAAAACTTAACATCAGGAACCTCTAATTCGTCTTGTTCAGGTTCAATAAGTTTTAACTTTTGTGTCTTACATTGTTTAATAGTTCCATTTTCAAACCTAAGTGCTAAATGAGAAACGATTCCATCGGCATAATCATTATTTTCAATATAAATGGTTAAAGTATCGTCGTTATCAATTGAATTAATTAATTTAAACAAATGAAACATGTTAACTCCAATAATAATCTTCTCTTTTTTACATTCGTAAAATTCAAAATTAGAAGCAGCTAAATATAAATGAACTAAAATTGTATGAGATTTATCCATATTAATAATTCTGATTCCATCAGGTTGAAAAGAGATATTGGTCTCTAACAGAATATCTTTAAGAGCAGTCATTAATGTTCGGAAAGGAGCAATTTGAACAGTTTTAATAGTTAAAACGTTATTATTTGTAGATGCGTTTGTATTAATAAAATGAGACATTATATTTACAATTAAACGCAATTCTTTAAATACTTATGTTACAAAAATATTAGTATAAATAATATTTAATCTAATTTAACTTTTGGAACTCTTCGGTTTCCATATCCATGTGTTTTACGAGCTAATTGAGCTGCTTTATATCCCTTTGAACCTGGTTTACATCCTTCATATAATATATTATAATCAACTGCGCCAGCTTTACCAGATGTTAATGCGCTAGCTAAACGTGCTACACCCCATGATTGAGCAGTTTGATTTGGTCTTGATCCAGATGAATAATAAGCTCCAGCACCTTTATTTATAATTTTTGCTAAAGCAGCTTTTGAACATCCTGATTTTTTAGCTAACTCAACTGTTGCCCCAATTTTTTGAACACCATATACTTTTCTGGCTTTAAGAATATGTGAAGATGTTTTAGAATGAAATGATTTTACTGGTTTACGTGTATAATATTTTCCTTGTCTATATAATTTTTTTGATTTTATTAACATTTTTGTTTGTCTTTTCTTATCTCTGGCAGTTAATCTTTTTGGTAAATATCGTAAATTGATTTGTCTTTGTTTACGTGTCTTCATACTAATATAAAATAATATATTATTTGAAACTAACTTAAAGACTGGGTTTAAAGAATTATTAATGGAAGAAGAAAAAGTAAATACTATTGCAGAACTTATAAATGAATTAAGTATTAAGTATAATGATAAACCGTACATGATTCAACGTTTAGAAACACATTTATATAATTTGCCGAATATATTGGAACAAGAAAATAAAAAATATGATGAACGTATTACTAGATTCAACGAACTAACATTGGAACAAGATAATTTTTACAAAGTTTTTTTAAGTAAGCATCAATATTTCTATATGCCATATAATAGTATATATTATGAATATGATAGAAAAACATATAAAATTATAAAAGATGACGATATTCATTATCAATTGTTATCAACAATTACTGAGGAAGGAAAATTAATCCAATGGAAACATAAAACAAAGCAAAATATTATAAAAAAAATAAAAGAAAGGTCATTATTTAAATCAACTCCTGAAACATATACAATTCAAAATGTTCTAGGTTTTTTACAAACAATTTTTCAGACTAAAACAGAGTCAAAATATTTTTTAACGATTATTGGTGATTGTATTCTAAAAAAGAATAATGATAATTTATTGTATTTTGTTAGTTCAAATCTAAAAAAAATAATTACATTAATTGATTCTATTGTTTATGTTACAACAGGAAATTCTATAATGAACAACTTTATTACAAAATATCATGATAATCATAAAATAAATTTATATCGTTTGATTAAAATAAATGATACAACGAACTCATTATCAATTGATATTGTTAAAGAAGTTTTAAATAATATTGGTATAGACCTATTTTGTGTAGCAACACATTATTCAGAAAGATATGGAAATGCTGATAATTATTTAAATTCAAAAGTAGAAGTTGAAATAAAAAATCATGTATTATATTTTGTTCAAAATTCAGTGCAACATATTGTAAGTGAATTTATAGAGCAGTGTATTGTTGAAACAGTAGTTTCAGAATCAAATATAAGTTGGAAAAATATGCATTATATATGGAAACTTTATTTATCAAGTTTAAATATTCCAAACATGATTTATTCACAACAATTGCAAGATTTATTAACGAATGAACTTCCTCATAAAAATGATTCATCAAATGTTATCTTTACAAATGTAACAAGTAAATTTTTGCCTAATGTTAGTTTGTTCTTATCTTTTTGGGATAAATATATAACAATTATAAATGACCAAAGTGTAGATGATGAATATGAAGTAGACGAATTAATGACATTATACAAAAATCATGATAAGAAAGTAGGCCAATTAAGTGATACAAATATGATTAAAATGATTTGTCATTATTTTTCTCCTCAAGTTGAAGTAATAGATAATAAATATATAACTAACATTAAATGTAATTTATGGTGTAAGAATGAAGATGTTAATGCTTTTTTACAAGATTATAAATTTCACAAGTTTACGAATTTAGTGAATATAGGTTTGAATCCAAGTCTGGATATTATTAGTTTTGATGAGTTATATCAATCGTATAAAAAATATATTAATGCGAAAACAATAGTAGATCAAAAGATAAATCTGATTGTGTCAAAACAGTTTTTTGAGAAATATATAACAAATCAGTTATTTGATTTTATTAAATTTGAAAAATTTGTTTCTTCAGAATGGTTAGTAAATTAAATAATTTAAGAATTTATATAAATTTGTAAATTATTAAGTTTAATGAGTTAAAGCGGCTTGAAGTGGTACAGATTCAGGTGCTAGTTGGCTTCTAATGCTGGTGGTTCCTCCTCTCATTTTTCTGTGTCTACGTCTGCGTCCTCCGACTAATGCTCGGTCTAAAGGTGAAAAAGTTTGAGGTTGAACATCTTGCATCATATAACTAGAATTAGCTTCAGCAGGAGATAAAGACATCATGCCTCCGCGCATTCTACGGCTGCGGCTGCGTCCTCCGACTAATGCTCTATCTAAAGGTGAAAAAGTTTGTGGTTGAACATCTTGCATCATATAACTAGAATTAACATCAGAAGGTGATAAAGCAGAATATCCTGAACCGCCCTTCATTTTCTTGTGTCCTTTACGATGTTTCTTTGTTCCAACCTTGACATATCCAAATTTACCCTTTTGAGTGCCATAACCATACTTCAAAAGTCGCATCTCCTTTTTAGCGCTAAAGTGTTTTGATTTAGAAACGATACGTCCATGAGACATCATAAGGTCATTTTTAGTGAGACCTCCGGATGTTCTTTTGGCAGTTCCATTCCAAACTTGACGACGAGAACCAATAGTTTGAGTCATTATAAGATAATTAAAGAAAAAAAAGTAAATTTGTCTAAATAATAATAATTAAAACGCGTTCAAAATCTATTTCTTAATGGTCTGGGTAATCCTCCAGGTTGTCCTTCCCATCCTCCAAGATAATTGATAGTTGCAGGTTTATAAAAATTGCCATAAGTTATTTTTCCTCCTAAAGTTCCAGTAATTGTTTGTGCAATACGTGTATTTTCAGTTTGAGATGGGTCGTTCCAACCCTGTTTGATAGGATTGGCTCTTTGTGGTATACATCCACATAATGTTCCTTCAGTAATATCATCTCCATTATTAATATTGTCATAAGTTTGATTTGTGTTAAATGATTGATAATATTGTCTGATTAATGCTCTATTAATAAATAATCGTAGATTTCCTTTGTTACCGGGTGTAAATCTATTATTGTTATATCTTGTCATCTAATATATAATAATAAATAATTTGTGAAGGTTGACTGTAAATAATATATATTATTGAATTTTGGACTTAAAGACTCTTTAAGTAGATTTAAAAATAATAAACCCAGGATATTCAGTTTACAAGACTGATGCTTTACCCTAATCCATGTGCGCATATAATATTTGAATTGTCTTTAATTGTTTTTGACAATTGTTATTTTAATATCTAATTTTATTATAAATGTCATCTAGTCTATCCATTATTTTATTGTGATGAATAGCATCACTTATATCTTTACCAATTATAAATCCAAATAATGCAACAAAAAAATACATTGTTCCAGGTTCCATTATGTTACAAGTAAAAAAGTCTTTAAATGATAATCTTAGCCAAACCTACAAACTATACAATCTCTATTTAAATATTTATGTTAATTTCATTTGAAATTTATTCTTTTTCTTGTATTTCTAATTCAAAATAATAATCTTTGCATCTATATTTTATATATATTGTTTGAAGATCTTCGAAAAAAAGTCGGCGCCAAAAATGAAAATGGACATTTTTAAAATGTCCAAAATTGAAAATCCCAAAAAAGTTTTGAAAAAACACGTCGAAGTCAGGGCGTGACGATAATGCTCTCAATTTTTAAAAAATGTTTGAAAAAGTGTTACGATAATTTTTTCTTTAAATTTTGGACATGTTTTTCAGAAGCAATGATTTAGCAATTTTAGCAACCTTTTTTCAGCATTTTATAGATTTTTAAGCATATTTTGAGATTTTAACTTAAACAAAATCTTAAAATATACTATAGATGCCAAAAGATACTATTGATTACTCAAATACTATAATATATAAAATATATTGTAATGATTCTAGTGTAACCGATATCTATGTAGGTCACACTACAAACTTTATTAAAAGAAAATATCAACATAAGACATTGTGTAATAACAGCTCAAAATTAAAAATATATGATATTATAAGACAAAATGGGGGCTGGGATAATTGGAATATGGTTGAAATAGCAAAATATTGCTGTCAAGATGTTACTGAAGCTAGAATTAGAGAACAAGAGCATTATGAACTTTTAAAACCATCTTTAAATGTCGTTAATCCTATTTCAAACAATAAATATTCTGTATTACATATAGATAAAACCATATACTCAGATAAAGATAATAATTTTACATGTATACAAAATAACTCTAAATTCCATTGTAGCATATGTGATTATTCTACTAGTAGACGATGTAATTATAATGATCACCTATTGTCTAACAAACATAAGTTTGCAATGTTAAGCAATCAGAATCAGCAAAAAATCAGCGAAATTCAGCAACAAAAAATCACCAAATTTGTCTGCGTTAATTGTAACAAAAAATATAAGGATAATTCTGGTTTATGGAGACATAAGAAAAAATGCAAACAAATCGGCAAAGAAATCAGCGACAGCGGTGACACAGATTCCGACGGCGAAGAAAATTCTGCCGATATTAAACAAAGTCTATTATCTGATAAAGAACTCATGATGATGTTAGTTAAACAGAATTCACAACTTATGGAAGTACTCAAAAATGGAACTAATAATGGCAACCATTCACATAATACTAACAATAATCATTCTCACAATAAAACATTCAATCTACAATTTTTCTTAAACGAAACTTGTAAAGACGCCATGAATATTGGAGATTTTGTTAGTTCTATTAAACCACAATTAGAAGATTTAGAAGCCACTGGGAGACTAGGTTACGTTGAAGGCATTTCTAATATTATTCTCAATAATTTAAAAACTTTACAAATTCATGATAGACCTATTCATTGTTCGGATCAAAAAAGAGAAGTTATTTATATCAAAGATAACGATGAATGGACCAAGGAAGATGATGATAAACCTATACTAACAAAAGCCATTAAAGTTATTGCCAATGAAAATATTAAAAATATTAAAGAATGGAGAAATGAATATCCAGACTGTACAAGTGCGGATTCAAAGAAGAACAACTTATATTTAAAGATTGTTAGTAACTCAATGTCTGGAATTTCAGCCGCAGAAAGCAATAAAAATATAAATAAAATAATCAGTAATGTAGCTAAACAAGTAGTAATTGACAAACAGGCAGAGACACCCTACACAACCCGTAGCGTTTTAACACTGTAATAAATAAAATTGAAACAATTTAAATATAAAAGTCCAAGGTATATACACAAGACAATGAGCGCCACTGACGATAATACACTATACTTTGACGTCCAACAAAAGACTGACAAACAGCATATTTTAGATAATCCTGATACATATATCGGGTCTGTTGAAACAGTAGACGCCGATATGTGGATTATGAATGAAACAAGTGATAAAATTATTGAGAAGAATATTAGTTATATTCCAGGATTATTCAAGTTATTTGATGAAGGCATCGTAAATTGTAGAGACCATGTTGTACGAATGCAATCAAAGATTGATGCAAATGTAGAGAATTCATTGCCGGTTACTTATATTGATATTGCTATTCAAGAAGATGGCACTATTGTTATGATTAATGATGGCAACGGAATTGATGTAGTTCAGCATCCAGAATATAAAACGTGGGTTCCTGAATTGATATTTGGACATTTACGAACTTCCACAAATTATAATAAGGAAGAGAAAAAGATTGTTGGTGGAAAGAATGGATTTGGATTCAAATTAGTATTGATTTGGTCAACATATGGTACTATTGAAACAGTTGACCATATTCGTGGACTAAAATATACTCAAGAATTCAGAAATAATCTTGATACCATTTGTCCTCCAAAAATTACAAAGGCATCCAAAGCAAAACCATATACTAAAATTAGTTTCAAACCAGATTATCTGCGATTAGGAATTAATGGCCTAACACCTGATATGATTGCTCTATTGAAAAAGAGAGTCTATGATATCTCAGCAGTCACTGATAAAACTATCAAGGTAAAGTATAATTCAGCAATTATTCCTACAAAGAACTTTGAACAATATATTAATTTATACATTGGAGAAAAAACAGCATCTCCAAGAGTATATGAGGAAGCAAATCCTCGTTGGGAATATGCTGTAGCGTTAACACCTACAAATGAGTTTATTCAGGTATCGTTTGTAAATGGTATTTATACTTCAAAGGGAGGGAAACATGTAGAGTATATTCTTAATCAAATTACTAGAAAATTAGCTGATTTTATTGAGAAGAAGAAGAAGGTAAAAGTTAATCCAAACTCAATCAAGGAACAATTGATTTTGTTCTTGCGTTGTGATATTGAAAATCCAGCATTTGATAGTCAAACCAAGGATTTTATGAATACTCCTATGGTTAAGTTTGGTTCTAAATGTGATGTAAGTGATAAATTTATTGAAAAAGTAGCAAAGATGGGTGTAATGGATGCTGCTTGTGCAATCACAGAAGTAAAGGAAAATAAGGCAGCTAAAAAGACAGATGGAACAAAGAGTAAGAAAGTGAGCGGTATTCCTAAATTAGATGATGCTAATTGGGCTGGAACTGACAAATCAAGAGATTGTATGATTATCTTTTGTGAGGGAGATTCAGCAAAAACCGGTGTTATTTCTGGATTATCATCTGAAGACAGAAATACAATTGGTGTTTATCCTCTTAAGGGTAAGGTAATGAATGTAAGAGGTGAAGCAGTTAAAAAAGTATCAGAAAATAAAGAAATAGCCGAAATTAAAAAGATTCTCGGATTAGAAACAGGAAAGGCATATAACACAATTGAAGATGTTCATAAGAATCTTAGATATAGTAAAGTTGTGTTTATGACTGACCAAGATTTAGATGGTTCTCATATTAAAGGGTTGTGTATTAATTTATTTCAAAATGAGTGGGCTAGTTTAACTCATATTCCAGGATTCATCGGATTTATGAATACTCCAATTTTGAAGGCAAAGAAAGGTAATCAAGAACTGAAGTTTTATAATGAAGGTGAATATGAACAATGGAAATCCAATAGCGAAACAAAGGGATGGACGATAAAATATTATAAGGGTCTTGGTACTTCTACTAAAACAGAATTTAGAGAATACTTTGAAGAGAAGAAATTTGTGGGATTTGAACATACTGGTGTAACAAGTGATGATGCAATTGATATGGTATTTAACAAGAAAAGAGCAGATGATAGAAAAACATGGTTAGAAACCGTTTATAATAGAAACAGTTTTGCTGACACAAGTAAAGCAATGATTCCTTATGAAGAGTTTATTAACAAGGAATTGATTCATTTCTCAAAATATGACTGCGACCGTAGTATTCCAAATTTAATGGATGGTCTTAAGACAAGTTTGAGAAAGATTTTGTATTGTGCGTTTAAAAGACGATTATCTGGTGAGATAAAGGTCGCACAATTTTCAGCATATGTTTCGGAAAATTCAGCATATCATCATGGTGAAGAAAGTTTAAATAAAGCTATTGTTGGAATGGCTCAGAACTTTGTAGGTTCAAATAATATTAATTTACTATTTCCATCTGGACAGTTTGGCTCTAGAATTAAGGGCGGTCAAGATGCGTCTAGTCCAAGATATATCTTCACGCGTCTTGAAAGAATTACTAGATGTATCTTTCCGGAACAAGATGATAAAATTTTGAAGTATTTAGATGATGATGGAACACCAGTAGAGCCACAATTTTATGTTCCAATTATTCCAATGGTTTTGGTAAATGGTTCAAAGGGTATTGGTACTGGATTTAGTACTGAAATTATGTGTTATAATCCGAAAGATATTATCAGGTATTTAAAGAATAAACTAGAAAATATTTTAGATGATAATATTGAGTTCTTACCTTATTATGATGGATTTAATGGAGTCACTGAAAAAATTAGTGATACAAAATTTGTATTCAAAGGAAAATATGAAAAGATTGATACAGATAGAATTAGAGTAACAGAATTACCAGTGGGTTACTGGACAGAAGATTTTAAAGAATTATTGAGTGAACTTCAAAATGATAAAGATAAAGAGGGCAAAAAGATTGTTCCTGTTGTAAAAGATGTATTTGAGAATTATACGGATACAACTGTTGAATTTATTATTACATTTAGCAAAGGTAAACTTGATGAATTAGAAGCAAACAAGGGAGACCATGGATGTAATGGCTTGGAAAAATTGTTGAAACTATATTCCACAAGTTCTACTACAAATATGAATTTGTTTAATTCCGAAGATAAATTAAAGAAGTATGAAAGTGTTGAAGAAATCATTGATGATTATTATGAAATTCGTTTGGAATATTATGAAGATAGAAAAGAATATATGATTGATGCTTTGGAGAAACAAATTATGATATTATCAAACAAGGCAAAATATATAAAGGAAGTATTGGATGGAACAATTGATTTGAGAAAGAAGAAGAAGCAAGAAATTATTGATATGCTTGTAGAAAAAGAATATGATACTGTAGACGATGATGAAGAGTTCTTGTATTTAGTCCGAATGCCAATGGATTCAGTATCAGAAGAAAATGTAGAAAAATTGATGAAGGAACATCATGAAAAACTTGATGAATTGGAACGTATAAAGGCAACTACAATTGAGCAAATGTGGTTATCAGAATTAGAGGTTCTTGAGAATGAATATCAAGAATATCAAAAGGAAAGAGAACAAGCTCAAATTGGTGAAATTAAAGTATCAAAGAAGAAGATCACAAAGGTTGCTGGTGGAGCAAAGAAAGTTATTAAGAAAATGTCAAATATTGAAGTAGTAGAAGAAGAAATTGTTGTTCAGCCAAAGAAGAAAATTGTAAAGAAAGCCGTAGTATCATCTAACATTTAATAAATGTAAATATAACAAACATAAAAGTTTGAAATTGTAAAAATCTTGTATCGTAAGAATAGTTTTGTATTTCATGTAATTTATCATATATTTTTTCAATTACTTTTTTTTGAGTTGTTTTTGCTTCGCTTAAGTTTGATTATTAAGATATTTATATTTGTTTGTTGTTCTTCTATTAATTCTTGTAAACATGCAAAATCATCTTTTGTTTCGCTTGCTTTAATTTCGTATTTCTGTTTAATGGAAGATATCTTATCTAATTCTGCTGGTTCAGTTTGCATTCAATAATATCTCTTTTTTTTTGACTTTAAGAAATGAAACAAACTAACAACAGGCCTTTAAGCATTTGAATAATTTATTATTATTATATCTTTAAATACATATGAAAAATTATAATATTATTTAACGTATTTTTATTAACTGGGTGTTTGTTTGATTAAATAGAACTTATATATTATTAAGTCGTTACTTAATAATAATTTATTTAACAATTATTGATGGTTAGAATAAATATAATAATATTATTAATAAAACAACTTAAAGACAATATAGCATAGTAATATGTAGTGAATAGTTAGTCACTACATATAGTACCTGGTTAGCTCAGTAGGTAGAGCGCCAGCCTTTTAAGCTGGTGGTCGAGGGTTCGAGCCCCTCATCGGGTGTTTTTAATATAAATTTATTGAATACTTAATAAGCATTCAATACATTATATTATTTAATTGTATCTTTTAGTTCTTCTTTTTGATTTAGAACGTCTTCTTTTTGTTTTTTTATGTTTTTTTCCACCATATAAAGAACCATCATTTTCAATCTCAATTTCCTCTTCACTAATCCCTTCTTCTGTCAAAGATTGTTCATGTCTTTGTGTCATAACAGATTTAGAACCTATTCCTATATCAGCCATAATTCCTACAATTACTTTATTTGGTTCGTTAAATGCTTTAATCGGTCCTAATCTCTTATATGAACGAACTTTAATAGTATCTCTTATAAAAACTATATCGCCTACATTCATATCTAACTGTTCTTTATATGCATTAACGCATACACATAGATATTGAGTAGTATATACACGAATTATTTTAAAAGCAAGCAGGTCATCCACCCATATTAACTTAACCATTATATAATATAATTATAATATAAATTTATAATATTTATAAATAATATATTATTAAATAAACAACTTAAAGACACTACAAATAATAATATGTATCAGATTGGCGCAGAGGCAGCGCGCAAGGCTCATAACCTTGAGGTCAAAGGATCGAAACCTTTATCTGATATACATTTGCTTCCTTAGCTCAGTTGGTTAGAGCATTCGGCTGTTAACCGAAAGGTCCTCGGTTCGATTCCGGGAGGGAGCGTTTTAATGTAAAGTTTTATTATTGCTTTACATTAAAATACTTAATTTAGTATAACATTAAAACCATTTTGGCATTAAATAATTATTTTTATCTTTTTGATTTGCAACAATTGGCGTAGAAAGTGGAACAGCCAATGTACTAACATCATACAAATATTTCATATAACTCTGGGCTTCAGAATAAACATGATAAACACAATAATCTAACACAATTTTGTTTAGCTCTTCAATTTGCCCTGCAATATTATAAGGTTGATTTGCAGCATGCTGTAAAAATACACTTCTCATAATAATCTTAAGTGTATCACAATCTTGTGGACCAACAATATATTGATTATTAGACTTATTATAAACACCAGCTCTTATTCCATTCTGAACAATTTGTATATTGTCTTTAGAAAAATATGCTTTAGATAACGGAGTTTCATCCCATTGACCTAATGTTGGTTCCCTAAATGTAGCACATTGATTCGCAGGTATTTTATCATATATCGCAAATAAATTACTTATATCAGGACCTTGCGTTTTATTAATTATATCAACACGTCCATTAGAACTTTTATAACTATCCATATTATAATACATTCATAAAAAAATATATATTTTTCAACATTTTCAACTAACAATCCAATAAATATTTAGCTATACTTGTCTTTTACAAAAGAATTTAATATATTTTCTATACTTTTCTTAAAAGTATATATATATATATATAGAAATGAATTTTCAAAAAATAGTACTAACAATGGCTACAGTATTACTAATAACGATATTAGTAGTAATAGGTATATTCTTATCTAAAGCAAGTATTGAACAAACATGGCCTCCAATTATTGGCGAATGTCCTGATTATTGGATTGATATGTCAGGAAATGGTGAAGCATGTTTTAATAGTAAAAGTTTAGGAAGATGTAATATACCAAGTGATAGCAATCTTAATACGATGAATTTTAATCAGTCACCTTTTACAGGAGATAATGGTAATTGTTCAAAATATAATTGGGCTACATCTTGTAAAGTAACATGGGATGGCATAACATCAGGAATAAAAAATCCATGCGACACAACTACAAATGATACATCTAGCTAGTTATAATTGATTATATAAATATATTAAAATAAAAATGACATATATTATATGGGCTTTTCGAATAATCCTACAGATTTTTTTAAAAATGTAGATAAATTACCAGACGTGTTAGTTGATATTGTTTATTCATATATCCCAAAATCAGTTACTATGTTCTTAACAAAAAAAATATATATAGAAACCCATCATCTTATAAGAAAATTTATTGATAAAAGAAAAATAGAACAATATATTCGTGCAATGGTAAGAGATGATAACGATTTTGTATTTAAATATTTGTTAGTTGAAAATTATAAAAGATGGTTACAAATGAGAAAATATTATTATAAAGAATGTATTTATGGTAATTATTTAAATTTCTTAGAGTCATATTCGATAGATAATCAGTCAACAAAGTGTAGAACATTGCTACTAAAATTATTTGAAGAAGAAGGATTAAGTAAAAATCAACATAAAAAGAATACAATTAGATATATAAGATGGAAAACTTAAATATTAATACTTTATTAAATCGTAATGAAGAAGCTAATAAAATTAAAGATATTTTAAAGGATTTTGAAATAAATAAAAATAATTTATCAACAAAGCGTGGTTTATACATACATGGAGACCCTGGTTCTGGAAAAACTACATTTATTGTAAATATTCTTAAAGAACTAGATTATGATATTATTAAGTATGATGCAGGAGATATAAGAAATAAATCAATAATAGATACAATAACAAAACATAATATGGCTGACAGAAATGTAATGAGCATGTTTTATAAAAAAGTAAAAAGAATAGCAATTATAATGGACGAAATAGATGGTATGAATAATGGAGACAAAGGAGGAATAAATTCATTAATAAAAATAATAAGACCAAAGAAAACTAAGAAACAAAGATTAGAAGAAACAACTTTAAATCCTATAATTTGTATAGGTAATTATCATATTGATAAAAAAATAAAAGAGTTGATGAAAGTATGTAATGTAATAGAATTAAAATCTCCAACAAATCAACAAATAAAAACAATAGTTGAAAAACTAATACCGGTTTTTAATACATTAAATGATGAAGAAACAAAAATAAATATTATTAATTATATTCAGGGAGATTTGAGAAAATTAAATATAATTTATGATTTATCAAAAAATAATGAAAATATACTAACAAATAATAGTGTAAAAAATATATTTTTACAAAAATCATATAATGATGATACAAGAAAGATAACCAAAAAATTAATAAATAATAATTACAATATAGATGAACATGTAACGATAATGAATGAGACAGATAGAACAATAGTAGGGTTATTATGGCATGAAAATATAATAGATGTATTAGGAAAGATTAAAAAAGAAGAATCAGTACCATTTTATTTGGAAATATTAGATAATATGTGTTTTGCAGATTATATAGATCGTATAACATTCCAAAAGCAAATATGGCAATTTAATGAGATGAGTTCATTGATAAAGACGTTTAAGAATAATAAAACATATCATGACACGTTTATAACAAAAAAGAAGCAAAAATATAATCCTACAGAAGTCAGATTTACAAAAGTACTAACAAAATATTCAACAGAATATAATAATTCTATTTTTATTCAAAATTTATGTCAAGAACTTTCAATGGATAAGAATGATATGTTTGCATTCTTTTTAGATCTTAAGAATAAATATAATGATAATGAAATAGCAGCATTATTTGAAAATTATGATATTTCAAAGTTAGATATAAATAGAATATATAGATATTTAGAAAAATATACAAAAGAAAATGCTAGTGAAACGGAAGATATCATATCTGACGATGATATAGATGATTCATAAGTATTTTAAAAATTATTAATAAAATTATTAATAATTTTCAACAATATAAATATAATAAAGCTTATATTTACAAATATAATAAAGCTTATATTTACAAATATAATAAAGCTTATATTTACAAATTCATTCTATCTCTTGCTTCTAAAAAACGGTTATACCATTTTTGTTTAACATTAACCGAGACTGTGGTAAAATGGTGATTCTCATATTGTTCTGGTGAATCATAATAAAGCATAAGAGGGTCTCTCCTACCATTACGCCCACTTGCTTCAATTACCTTGAACAAAATATCCTCTTCATTACTACCAACAATAATATTATATCTAGCGCCCGTAACGGCATTTCTAATCAAAGTTCCGTGTGATCCAGAACCATAATTTTCAATAGTAATACGATTATAGTATTTTCCACACCAATTTCCATTAAATGGAATAGTATATTTTTCATAATGTTTATCTAATCTCCTGAGAACATCTGCTGCGTCCTTTTGTTTTAAATTAAACTCAACAGATGATTCATCATTAACAGCAGAATCTAAAAAATCTTCGTAATACATGACTTGATTGATATATTGTATATACAATATCGCTTTATATCTGTTTAATAATATATTATTTATTGGATTGTTTTAAATGTTTAAGTTCATCAAGTTCAATTGTTATTTGTTTAATTTTTTTAAGAAGCTCAGATATTAGCAGATTTTTATCTGATATTTTCTTCTCGTAATCGTTTCGTAATTTTTCTAAATCTTGATTTATAGGACTACACAATGATAATATTTTTTGTTGAGATTGTAACATTTTATTATGGTCATCTAAACGTTTAGCCCTTTCTTCTTCCATTTTTCTCATTTGTTCTAATAATTTTGGTTTATGTTCTGGTCTTCCAGGTTCATACTGTTCTAAAACAGTATTCATATCATACATATAAAATTGTTTTAAAACAGGGTCAGATATAAAATTATCAACTGTATAAGGAGATGGAATAGTTTTTGTTTGTTCAGGATGTTCAAGCAATTTTTCTTTATTTAAAGAATTATGCTTATGAGAAAATACTAAGATAGTTTTTAGTGGATTTAGTTGTATTAAAGGTATAGTATAACCTTTTGTAAATTTGTTTTCTTCAGATAGAGCATTTTCATCATCATATTTAGTTTGAGAGAGTAATTCTTTTTTAAAAGCAAATGTAGCAGCAGTAGAATGATATTGTTTATATGGACCACATTGAAAAACGGCATTTTTAGAATCAAAATAAATATGCATTTCAGAAGAACCAGCCATCAAAAAATCAGGATTATTTTGTAACATTTCAACGGCATGTGAAATACGCTCTGGCGGATAATAATCATCATCATCCATATAAATAATAATATCACCGGAACACTTAGTATGCATCAAATTTCTTTTTTTGCCAAGAAGCATTTTTTCTTCATAGTAAAAATATTTTACTTGTGGAATATCTTTAACAAGGTCTTCAATAGGGTCAGTTCCATCATCAATAATAATCCATTCAATTCTATCTTTTGGATATATTTGATTTTCAAAACACTTAATCATAAATGGAATAAATGGTCTTCTATTAAATGTTGGGGTACATAAACTAACAAAAGGTATAACCGAATTTTTTTTAGATTTGTTTTTTCTATGTTTAGACATATTTAAATATAAATGTTTATATTTAAATTGTTATATATTTTAACTTTAATTATTTAAGTCCATCTAATATTATATTTTTTATTTGGATTTACACTATTTTTATTTATTCTTTTACCACCTCTCATTGATTCTATATCATTATCTACATTTTTTATTTTTTGTTGTAGTTTTTTCCCATCTTCAGTATTTTTAATATCATCGGGTAATTTTTCAAAACTATCTTTAATTTGAATGGCTTCATCTAGTAATTTTTGTTTAATCTCTTTATTAACTTCAGTGTTTTGAATATTTTTTGTAACCCGGTTTTCACCACCAGAAGTTTTGGGTTTTGTTAGTTCTCTAAATTTGCCTTTTTTAATTATTTCTTCCATTTTTGTATCATCAATTGGTATTTGTTGGCATAAGTCAACTAAAATATTATTGTTAGAAACTAGTTCAGCTTGTTTTACAGTTTTTTTAATTCCAAGCGTAAATCCAGAATCACCTACTTCTGGCATAGGGTTTGCGTATAATCCCATAAAATACGCAAAAATTACTGCAACTAATATAGCAACAATAGAATTGGTTCCTAAATATTTTATGCCAGTGTTAAATAAACTTATGGTAGCAAGAATAAAGAAAAAGAATTTTTTATAATAAAGAGTGCTCCATAAAAAACTACCACAGTTATAATAATCTTCGGTGCCCTTTATTTTATAATTAGCAAACAATGGTGCAAATAATCCATATAATGTAAAAAATACTGGCATTATAAATGTTGATAATAATCCAATCCAACTCCAAACAAAGAAAAATAAAATCAATTTCATAAAACGCAATAAACTAATATTTTCTGTTGATTCCCATTGTTTATCATTTTGCTCAGATGTAGTTCTAAACAATTGTGGTATATTCAAAAAATGATAAAAGATACTTATACATAGATTAAAAAAATATAATCCTATCCATAAAAATATACCAAAAATGCCATACAATAACATTATAAGTGATTCAGGAAGATAACTTAAATATAAGAAAATAGTATTAATAGCTAGAAAATTTTTAGCAATTATATTATCATATACATTAGAAAAATACAGAGCAATATTTGCAAATATTCCAGCATTAGGGTCAGCAGATTTTTTAAAAGAACAGAAAAACCTATTATTAAAACTGTCTAAATATTCTTTAGAGTTAAAAACAGCTTTCTGTGAAAGACATTCTTTGCTATCGGCAAAAAAAGATGGTTTCATGATATTTATATCAATTGGTATGGTCTCAACAATTCTATCAATAACAGTATATGGTGCTAATTCTATATCATCTGGTAAAATATTTGCTTGAGCAACTTTAGTTGTGTATAATCCCAATGTTCCAATAAAAAAAATTCCTATCCCAATGATAAATATAAGAACATAAGTATAGTTATATGTAAAACTCTTAAAATCAGGAGAAGTTTTTGTTTCTTCTAATTTTTTTTCATCAATTACACTTGTATCTTCTGTTGTAGACATTAGTTATAATAAATATATATTAAATTATTGTAATTTATCTTATATTATTTTAATATAATAAGTTAATTAAAATAAATAATATAAACATTTAATATGTTAATATTATAGCTGCACTATGGAAGACTTAATTGTAAAAGAGCTTGATTTTAATGACGTTCTTATCTTACCAAAACCATCTTCATTATCTTCACGAAAACAGGTTAACCTAGAGAGAACAATTGAATTTGTGAACATAGTTAATGAAGAGAATAGTAGTGATGATGAAGCTTATGAAGATAAAAAAATACACAAAAAATGGTCTGGTATTCCTATTATAGCTTCTAATATGGATACAACTGGAACATTTAAAGTCTACGATTGCTTAAAAAAATATAAAATGTTAACTGCGCTAAACAAATTTTATACCGTACAAGATTACATAAATGCTGTAAAATCAGGAATTAATTTAGACCCTGAATATTTTATGGTAACTACTGGAATTACAGAGGAAAATTTTAAAAATTTAAAGGAAATAGTTTTATATACAAATTGTAAATGGATATGTATTGATGTAGCAAATGGTTATATGGATTGTTTTGTTGACTTTTGTAAAAGAATTAGACAATTATATCCTGATAAAATAATTGTGGCTGGAAATGTTGTAACATCTGAAATGGTAAATAAATTAGTTACACAAGGTGGTGTAGATGTTGTTAAAGTAGGTATTGGTTCTGGAAGTGCTTGTCTAACAAGAAGACAAACAGGCGTTGGACGTCCTCAATTACAAGCTGTAAAAGAATGTGCTGAAATGTGTAGAGCTTTGCGAATTACTGGTTATAAATCATATATAGTTTCAGATGGAGGCATTAAATATCCTGGAGACATGTCAAAGGCATTTGGTGTAGGAGCAGATTTTGTAATGGCTGGAGGTATATTTGCAGGACATGATGAAAATCCAGGACTGGTATGTGAAGAAAATGGTCAACAATTTAAGATATTTTATGGTATGAGTTCTAAGCATGCTATGGAAAAATATTTTGGAAAAATGGAAACCTATAGGTCATCTGAAGGATCTGTTGTTAAAGTTCCTTATAAGGGTCCCCTAGAACATACAGTCCAAGATTTTTTGGGAGGTTTAAGAAGCACATGTACATATATTGGTGCTAAATGTATTGAGGATATGCCTGATAGAACAAGTTTTGTAGCAGTTTAAAAATTGATTTATATAAACAAACAGTGCGGCATAATGAAACAATAAATAAATTGAACTCAATAGAAAATATATTTTCTCAATTGAATCACGAATAAAATAAAATATGTATATTTATATATATGAAATTAGATTATAAATATACAATTTTTTACACACTTGTTAGTTTGTTTTTATTTTGGATAGTGATAAAATATGGAACAAATGTATTGAATAATTTTTGTAGTGTAAAAGAAGGATTAACTGATTTTGAAAAATATTCACAAAAGATAATTCCTTATCCGAGAGATGCAGTAATAAACTATAATGATATAAATTCTCCATTATATAGTCATACAGTAAATTTACCGATAAATGATCCAGTAAGTTGTAAAAACTTTTGTGGTCCAAAATCTCAATGTTTACTAACAAGAGAACAATGTACATCAGATATAGATTGTTATGGTTGTAATCCTGGTTTGTCAAAGCTAACAAAACCACAAAGCTCATGTATAACAGCGGAAGTAATGCCATATGATAATGCTGGTAAATTAGGTCAAAATTTAGGTTTACAATATAGTCCATTAACAACAGGATATGATAAACATAATGCTGATTTTGCTCAAATATATCCAGGTTCAAAAGACGCCCAACTAACAGTGCCATACCAAGGTTTAGATATGTGGACAGACTCTTTTAATAAGGGTTTACAATTATATAATAAGACTCGTGAATCAGCAGATGAATATGCTGAAGGTATTTCAAATGCGATTCCATTGGCTTCAAAGAGTAAATTGTCATATTACGAAGCAAGATATCCAATGACAGTGTCATTAACGGGACAATTTTTTGAGACAACTCCGCCGGCATCAAATGCTTCTTTACAAAATATTGATCCGTCTTTAAATTAAAAATTAAATAATATATTTTTTAATTTAAAGAAATAGTATAATTAAGTAGCATACATTAAACCTACATTTCCACCAATAAAGTTCACAACATTTATTCTTTCTTCAAACAAATGTAAATCAAAATTATAATCATAAATTCTCCAGGTAGGTTTATTTACACCTATTATTGAACCTGTTTCTGGATCACAAATTGTCAAACTTTGAGCTAATGGGTCTAATGGAGGAATTATTGTAGTAAACTCCAATTCAATTTGATTAAATCTACTCATATTTATCGCACCTGATGGCTGTAAATCTGAATTATTTGAATGAATACTAAAATTATAACAATACAACCCAGAAGGAGCACTGCCAGTTGTTCTTGTATATTTCTCAATAAAATCAAATACACCTGCTGGCTGTATATTTTCTCTATAAGACCCATCTAATAAAATTCCCATGGCAACAAGAATCATTTTTTCGTTTTGAGGATTGTATGGTTGATTAATAACAAGTCCTGTTAGTGTACCATCTGGATTCACTCCTGGTCCTATATCTACTGGAGTTAATACATTATTAATAGTTCTATAAACTGTGTATGGTCCTGATGTTGGTGCTTGTATTACATTCAATGGTAAATAATTATATGGCCAATTGGTATAATTGGACCATTCATTACGTAAATTAGCATCACTACGTTGAAAATAGAATAACCAATTTGAAATCATTCCTAATGAATCTAATTCAACTTTATTGGGTCCAGTTACATTCGGAAATATTCTCTCATGTACTTGTTTAATTAAATACTTTTGTTCCTGTAATGCAAATAAACGTTCTTCTTCATTTGATAAAAAACAATATGTACAATTCAAATGAATATCTGCGTTCCATAATGTTCTTTGGTCAGAATATGAATCAATATCAATACATACATCTGGAGGAGGCTGTAAAAAACGAAAAAATTGCATGTACCATAAATTAAAGTTAGGAGAAATATATGGATAATTATTAGTAGCATCAAAGACATCGCGTATTACAAACAATTGATTTAGTGGTCTAAATGTTACATTTATATGTAATTCATTATACTGTAATGATGTTAGTGGAAATGCCATTTGTGATTTTAATCCGAACCAACTGTTTAACGGTATATATAAAATTCTTCCTCTTATGGATGGTTCTGGTCCTGCTAAATCTCCTGTATAATAAGCATTTGGATACGAATTAACACGAGAATTAGCATTTGCCGGGTCAACTAATTCAGGAACTTGACCAATCATTTTATTAAATAAGTCACGTTTAATAGCATTATAATCACGTTGAACCGATGCTAATAAATAATCACCAGAATATTCTTGTAACGTATAATTACCACATGTAATACTAATTTTGGCAATCATTTTGGCACCAATATTTTCTATCCACTTAAATTCATAAGGAGCCCATTGTTCAATATTTCCCAGACCTTGAGAAGTAGTTTGTTCTGTAATTTGTTGAGGTGGAAGAATAGGACTCCAAATATTCGGTAATGCTACAGATAAATAACAATCCATTAAAAGATCTGCATATCTAGGAATTTTAAAAGTAAATGTAGATTCTTCTGATAATCGTAACGTCTTGCTTCCCTCATAATCGACTCTGAATTTTTGTAATCCAAAGTTAGTATATTGATGATAAGTAGATTTAAAAAAAGATTTTGTGGGATTGCCATTGAGAACAATGTTCTGTTGCCCCTGACTAACTAATTGCATCAAGCCGCCGGCCATATTTTTATAATATATAATAATATATTTAATTCTTTATTCGTCATAATATAATTTTATAATTTCTAATAATTCTTTATTTTCTTCATTTTCAATTCTGCTTATTTGTTTTTCAATCTCTTTTTTTAATACTGGTAATCTAGTATATAACATTGGATTTAAGTTTTTTCCTTCTTTATTCTTAAATTTATCTGGATTGAAACGAATAAATATAAATTTTCCTCCGTGTAACATATACAAATCGTCATAACGAATTTCTTCATCGTCTTTATCATATCCTTTATGTTGATTTTCATCAGTTTCAATACATAGTAATGTATTTCCTATAAGTTTACGATGATCAATTCTTCGTCTATTAGAACAATCGCAATTACCACTCCACAAAGGTCTAAGTAGTTTTACTCCCCACTTTTATTTTTGAGGAGTAATAAATAATGCCATATTTTACTAATAATTTATTATTTTTATTTCTATAATATAATATGGATTCTTCTGAAAAAATACCAAATGTAGCAAATGATATTATCAAAACTGTTTCTCAATTAAAAGATTCAACTGCTGTATTATTATTTACTGTTGTTACACTTATTATTATTTTAATAGCATTTTTAGCTTACTTTTATTATAGCGGTAAAAGAAGCCAAAATTGTAAAAATATGGATTATATATATGGAGATTTAAATGGTAAAATTAAATCTATTGATAACAGTGACCAATTTAATTATACTTTTAAAGATTATTATATAAAAACCGCTTATAATTGTTGTAGTGGCGGTAATTATAAAAATGATTATGTTGATATATGTTCTATGAAAGATTTATTAAAACAAGGAGTAAGAGGTCTTGATTTTGAAATCTTTTCTATCGACGATAAACCAGTGGTTGCTACTTCTACTAGCGATAGTTATTATGTTAAAGAAACATTTAATTATATAAATTTTATTGATATTATGAATGTTATACGAGATTATGCTTTTTCTACTTCTACTGCTCCAAATTCATTAGACCCAATCATAATTCATCTTCGTATAAAAAGCACAAATCAAACTATGTATAAAAATTTTGCTAAAATTTTGGAAAACTATGATTCTATTTTGTTAAGTAAAGATTATGACTCTGAATATTATGGAAAAAATTTTGGTGATGTTGAATTAAGAAAATTAATGGGTAAAGTTGTTCTTATTGTTGATAGAAGTAATATAGCATTTTTGGAATGTCCTGAGTTTTATAAATTTATTAATATGACAAGTAATTCTGTTTTTATGAGGTCGTTGCATTATTATGATATTAAATATACGCCAGACATGAATGAACTTATTGATTTTAATAAACAAAATATGACAATCGGTATGCCAGATAAAGGTTCTAATCCAGAAAATCCTAGTTCAATAGTTATGAGAGAAATGGGATGTCAGCTTTTAGGAATGAGATATCAAAAAATAGATACTAATATTGAGGAAAATGATATTTTCTTTAATGAAAATGGATATGCTTTTGTTTTGAAACCAGAAAATTTGCGTTATATTCCTATTACTATTCCATTACCTCCTCCGCAAAATCCTGATTTAGCTTATGCACCAAGAACTGTCCAATCTGAATTCTATAAATTTAATATTTAAATGAGTTATTTAATCGGTTTCATATTATATTTTTTATGTAATTATATTATGAAAGATATATGTGACAAAAAGATGACATTTAATGATTGTGAATTAGCTATATTAAGAGCTGCAGTTGATAAAGCTGAGGAAAATCAAGGAAGAAAAACCGCTAATTCACCTGAAATTAAACGCATTATAGGAATTGTTGAAAACTTTTTAAGAAAAAAACAATTAATTTGTTATGGAGGAACCGCTATTAATAATATCCTGCCAAAACAAGACCAGTTTTATAATAAAGATATTGAAATACCTGATTATGATTTTTATAGTTCAACCGCATTAAATGATGCTAAGGAATTAGTTGATTTGTATGTTTCTAACGGATTTCAAGAAGTTGAAGGGAAATCAGGACAACACCATGGAACTTATAAAGTTTTTGTAAATTTTATTCCTGTTGCTGATATAACATATATACCTAAAGATTTATTTAATGCTATTAAAAAAGAGTCTGTCAAGGTAGCCGGAATTTTATATTCACCACCAAATTTATTACGTATGAATATGTTTTTAGAATTATCACGTCCAGCTGGAGATACCAGTCGTTGGGAAAAGGTTTTAAAAAGATTAACATTATTAAACAAACACTACCCATTATCAGCAAAACAATGTTCCACTGTACAATTTCAACGACAAATGGATGATTCTGAGTACGCTAATAATATATATGAAAATGTTCAACGAACACTTATGGATCAAGGTGTTGTATTTTTTGGAGGTTATGCTCTATCAATGTATTCTCAATATATGCCTAAAAATTTGAGACGTAAATTAGAAAAAATCCCTGATTTTGATGTACTTTCAGAAGAACCTATGCTCACAGCACAAATTATAAAAGAAAGATTAGCTGATATTAATGTTAAAGATGTTAAAATTATAAAACGACCGGGAGTTGGTGAAATAATTTCTCCAAATTATGAAATTAAAGTTGGCAGAGATACTATTGTATTTATTTATGAGCCTTTGGCATGTCATAGTTATAACGTCGTAAAAGATAGCGGTTACGATGTTAAAATAGCTACAATTGACACCATGCTTAGTTTTTGGTTAGCATTTTTATACGCTAATCGTCCATATTATGACAAAGACCGTATACTATGTATGGCTAAATATTTATTTGATGTTCAAGAAAAAAATAGATTGACCCAAAAAGGTTTATTAAAACGGTTTAGCATTAATTGTATGGGTCACCAAGAAACTGTTGAAGAAATGAGAGCAGAAAAGGCTGAAAAATTTAATGAACTCAAAGATAAGAAACATAGTGAAGAATACGAAGAGTGGTTTTTGCGTTACAGACCAACTGAAAAAAAAGAAGAAGAATCAAATATAAAATCTAAGAAAACAAGAACCAAGAAAACCAAAAAGAGAAGAACAAGAAAGAGAAGAGGAATATTCTTTTAAATATGTTCATTTCTCATTAATATTTCAATAAACTTGTCTTTATTATTATCTGAATTCATATAAATGTTAATTATTTCCGCAGGAGAATAAAAATTATCATTTATTTTATTTACTCTGTCCTCATCTAATTCTTCTTCAAATAAATGGGTATATATATCTTTTATAATTTGATGCGAAGCATAGGATAATTCCAAAGTAATATCTATTCTTCCTGGTCTAATTAATGCTGGGTCTAAATCATAATAATGATTTGAAGATATTGCCATAATTCTACCAGGTGTTTCACGAATTCCATCCCATAGATTCAAAATATCATCTAATGTAATAGGTTCTTCATCTACTGGAACTTTTGGATATTCACACATTTTTTCAGTTGCTTTCTCAGTTGCTACAATTGTTTCCAATAAATCACCAATATTGATTTTAGAACTGGTTGATAATTCATCTAAATTCAGTTTTTTACCTAATCCAGTCATAGATTGGTTCTTCTTCTTTTCTCTATCCATAACTATATCTCCAATACAATCAATGTCTTCAAATACAATAATTTTTTTATCAAATCCTATACTTCCTTTTTTATTATCAGTATTATAGCGTTCTTCGAAAAATATACTATCTAATTGTTTTTTTGTTTTTATAATTTTTAATGATATAACTATTATATGACGATTAGTATAATTACCAATTGCTTTAATTAATGATGTTTTTCCTGTTCCTGGAGGTCCGTACATGCCAATACCTAATGAATATGGAATTCCCTTATTATAATACCATTCTTTATTTTTCAAAAAGAAATCCAACTTCTTCACAATTTCATTTTTTCCTTTAAAAAATATATTTGAAAATGTTCTTGTACTTAAAAATTGAACTTCATCCCACATGTCACATCTATTATTTTCGTATTTTGCCTTTGTTAGTGTATAAATAAATTTTTTATTATCTCTAAGTTCTTCTATTGATGATAAATATTTTGCAGTTAAATATTCCACAAAATTTTTTATAGTATTAACATCACTTTTATAAGAAAAAAGTTGAATAGTAATTTTCTCAATTTTACTTGATGGTTTTGAATCCTTACTATCATGTTTTTTATTTTCTGGTTCTTGACTTTCACTATTAATTGATGTATATGCATAAATTCCAAGTTTTTCTGATATAACAAACTTGTCCTGTTGAGTAACCATATAAATTCCTAAATCCCTATTATCAATATTATCAATATTTGTCTGATAGTTTGATGGATTTTCAAAAGAATATTCTTTAATACGATTAACGGTTTTATTGTCTTCTACATTTTCAATAATATATATCCATAATGCTTTAAATCTATCACTGAATGAACTTGTTTGGTGAAGTCTACTGTCGTAAAAATTTGTTGTCAAAGCTATTTTTCCATCATACTCAACAATATATTTTTTTTGAAACCAATTATCATACTCAAAACTAATGCTTTTTAAAAAATCCATAAAATCAAGTAAATAATTATTTAAATATTGAAATAAAAATGTGATACATGAAAGAATTAATGTCGTTAATATTGCGTCTAAAATAGGGTCACCTGTTTTTAACTTATCAAATAAAATCATATTAAATACACTTCCTGACATCATTTTTAATTGTAAGTCTAGATTGCCTACTCCAATCATTTTTTCAGTTCTTCTATAATTAGTAAACAATATGTTTAAATTAATTAATTATATTGTTTATTTACAAACTTGAATCTGTTTAAAAGTTGTTTTTAAATTTTCAACCCCAAACCAACTTTTAAATAATGTAAAAAACTTTTTCTATCTTTCAGTCTACAAATATTTGTGTCAATTACTATATCAACCCAACTTAAATTCTTAGCATTCTTTACTGTATCATGAATTTCTCCCCCATAAGCAATAAATCCAACAACCAATAAAAATAATATAGCATAATAAATTATAGTTTCAACTTTATTAATAAATTTGAAATCTGTTTTATGAACCTTGAATAATCTTATTTTAAATGGCCAATTAAAAGTTATCCAGTATTTATTATCATTGTATATATCTTGGTCAACTGGGTTAGTAATATCAATACCTTTATCTAAATAAAAATCTTTATTTAATTCAAAAAAATAAATGATAAAAATTAACAATAAAACTAAAGCAGAAATTCTCATATCTAAACGCATAACAACTAAAAATGCCATAAAATAGAATATAGAATATAGTAATTTTTCAATTGGAGGTGTAAATTCTAACTTACCAGTATCAGAAACAATAGTCACTAAAAAATAAAATAACAAGAATGAAATTAGTAGTTGTATCCATTTATTTTTATGTATATAACTAATCTGAAAACAGGTAAAAATGCTAGTTCCAACATAGTTTCCAACTAACAACAAATAAAAAATAGCAAAAGATTTTATTAAATCTGCTTGTTGTTGTGTAATTTCATGTATTAACGTATTTAACATATATTATCTATATATTTTTAAAATCTACTAAAATTTTTTACAGTTTTTGATAATGAATAATAAATAAACCCAAATAAAGCACAAGTAAAAATTAATCCATTTAAATTATAGTTACCATCTGAATTACAGAAGAATGGTAAGTATTTAAAAATTGTTTTCTTAAAAAATGGTAATTGGAATAAAAAATACAAAACTGCTAACAATAACGGGGCTTGTAATTCATCATAAAGCGAGTCTAACGAATTTTGATTTTTTTCAGCTCTATAATTGCCATAGTTATCAGAATTCATGTCATTTATATAATCTCTCTGCTGGTGAGATGGTTCAGGAATATAATTAGGTTGTATTTGACTATCATTTGTTAGTTGTTCAGTATGTAATGGAATATCTCTACTTGGTAATTGAGTTGCTCCAGCTAAACTAGCTTGTTGTAAACCATTTACAATTTGGCTTATAGTAATTTGGTCAAGGGTTAAAGATGGTTGAGAATTTACAGTATTCTGTCCTGGTTCATTAATAACTAAACTAACATTACCTCCGAGCGAACCTCCAGCTGAAGCATCTGTTGGTAAATCATTTATACTTGTTGTATTTATTTCAGACATATTATATTATCTAAAGATTCGTCAAATATAATATTTACGCAATTTTAACTGTATTTCTATTTATTTTACAATCAACTACATTTTTTTCAAATGTATAACATTTATTATTAAATTTGTATGTTTTGTCTTCTATTTCTTCCATTGGTGGTGATGATATTACTCTACAATGTCTTCCTTTACAGACTTCTCTAAAAAAGGTTGCTAAACCTATTCCTAATATTATGGACATCATTATTTTACCTGTTTGACTATGAACAAATTTGTCTAGATACATTTATATTATGTTAGTATAAAATTAATATAACTATTCATTATTTTTGAATTGGTACTGTTTTAATTGATAAAGGATTAATAGGACATTTTGTTTCAACTGGCTTAAATTGAAAACATTGATTTGAACTATCTTTATATTGTGTTTTCATGTAATTCTCAGGACTAGGATAAATATAAATATTTTTTGATTCTGGTCCAATAATATAAACACAAAATAATCCAATAGCAAAACTTGTTAAAAATACTGACAATGATATATAATTACTTAGCATATATAAATTATAAATATTTTATTTATATTATCCTCTTTCAATAACTATTTACTAATATTTTGCTAATATATCTTTGAGATTATTATAATGTTAAACATTATTGATTTAATATAAGAGTATTTTGTTTAGTTATGTTATTAATAATCTATTCACTTGTTCCCCAGTTGATATTTTGTTCCTGTGATTCATCCATTTGTTCCTGTGATTCATCCATTTGTTCCTGTGATTCATCCGTTTTTTCCGGTGATTCATCCGTTTTTTCCTTTGATTCAATAATCTCTTCCTCATCATCTTCTAATACAAGTTCAAAAGTAGGTTTTATTTTTTTAGTTTTACTTTTAGATTTAAATTCACTGTTATCCTTTCTTGTTTTGTTTTTTTCTTTTTTAACTCCTCTAACAAATTTAACAACTTTATCAAATTGTTTATAATAAAACTCATTACTTTCTAATGAATTTTGCATTTGAATTAATCTATAATTATTATTAGTATCATCGTACTCAACCATACTAACATCATATTTTAATGATAATATTTCTTTAAGTTTTGGCATCATTTCTTCTATATAAAATTTAATAGCTTGATTCATTATTAATTCGTTGTTAGTATCATCAAAATCTTTAACTAGTTGTTTAAATGGAAGTATAAATCCTTTTCCAAATTCATCAATAGTTTGTTTTAATAACAATGCTTTTTCTGGAGAATCATTTCTAAGTATATTAGTCTCAATGCCAACTCCAGCAGTTTCAGTTTCTACCTTAAGTTCTTGCGTTAATTGATTAAATATATCTACAACATTTTTGTTGAAAAATAATGCATTATTTTTTTCTTTTATAATATTTAATTTAATAGCTTCAATTAAAGTTAATTCTTCTTTAATATATTGTTTAAGTTTTTCTCTATAATTATACTCTATCAGAATATCAAGCGGACATGGATTTTGTATATCGCCGCATTTAGCAGTAAATTTTCTTAGGTGGTTTGTATCATCAAATTTGATTTGGAATAATGTTCCTACATTTCTTTTACAATTTATACATTCATGTTTTGGAAGCTTAGAATATTCAACTCTTTTTTCTCTTTTAGACTTTTGGCTTTTAATAATTGGTTTAACATATTTTTCATGATATTCACTTTCATATTTATTTTTTAATCTGTAAAATTCATTAATCGCTTCAATAGGCGTAATTGAAGAAGTGTTTTCAGTCATTATAAAATATACTTATATATTTATTCTATTTTCTGTTTGCTTCGCTAAAAATGTCGTGTATTATTCCCTAATTGCATCAAACTCATTATCCCAATGAGGTAATCCAGTAATTAATTCTTGCTGAGCTCTTAATTTAGCATCTTGAAAATTTCTAATTTTAGATAAAATATATTGTTTTTTAATAGATTCTTTTTGTTCAATTTCTTCTGGTGTTAGTTTACCTTTATATTTATAAAGTAGTAATATTCCTAAAATTAAAAAAAATAAAACTAACAATCCAATATTAAATATCATATTTTGGTATTGTTCCTTGAAATTATGGCACTGTTTAAGAGTTTCCCCAATAAAATATTTAACACCTGGTTCTGTTAACATGGGTTTTGAATATTCATATCCAAAGGAATTCATTATTATAGTCAAACTTAAAAAATACCTTTAAAAAACAAAAAAAAATTATACTAATTAACTATATGGATATATCTTTTCAATCTCTGTTATTTTTTATTATAATTACAATTATGTATTTTGCGTTTCCTAGCATAGGAAAACCTCAATTAATGTTATCAGATTTAACTAAAGAAGGAGTAAGTACTGATTTTTATACTAAAACAACAAAAAGTTTAGCATTTTATTTGGGAGCCATTGTTGTTAGTCAATTATTCTTAAATATTGGATATTTAATGGCAAAATGTGGCGGTTCTTTGGATAAAAATATTGGTGCTGCAGCATTATTTACGTTTATACCATGGATACTAATTTTTGGAGTTATGTTATCGATATTAATAATATTTCCGGGTTTTAAAGGTGCTTTTGCTGATGTAATAGGATATTATGTTGTTGCTGGAGGAGCCAATGATATTTTTGGTTCAATCTTAATAGGAACAGATTTAAATGAAATGATTGAAAATACACAAAATCAAGATAAAAAGAATGAACTAACAAAAGCAGCTGAAGCAATTGTTAAAATATGCGGTAATAAATCTATTTTAATTAATCAAATAAATCCGGATAATTTTTTAAACATATGGGAAACATTAAAACCATTAATGACACCAGGGTCATTTGAAAATCAAGAAATTCAACAACAACTATTGAATTTAGTTGTATTAAAGGATAATATAGGTGAAGCTTTTTGGTATGTATATACAGCAATATTAATATCATCAATAGTTTATTATAATTTGGCAACAAGAGGTTGTGTAAAAAGTATATCTCAAATAAAATCGGAACACGATGAATATATACAACAGCAAGAGACGGCAAACGAACAACAACAATTAAATAATTCAACAACTTATGTGACATGATAACCAACCCATAAATATATTACAAATAAACTTAAACATAAATTTAAATAACATAATAAATGTCAAAATCTCTTACAAATACAAATCGTAATGGCTGGGGAGCATGGAAAAATGTCCAAAAAGAAAATGAGTTTTTGAAAAGTAGAATAAATGAAAATAAATCAGTTGATAATACAAAGTATTTAGATGAAAAAAATGAAACTGAAATTATAAAAAGTATGATTGTAAAAAAGAAAAATCAGATTAAAGAATTGCTTTTAGAATCGGAAACTAAGAAACAAAAATTAACAGAAGCAATACAAAAATTGAACGATGAATATAATGAATACGAAAAACAAAATAATGTAACAATAGAAAAAATTATGCAAAAAATTACTTTATACAAGGAAATGATGGATAGTAATGACGGTGAACAAGAAGTTGTACATGTTAAATTAAATAAAAATAGTTTTACTAGTAAAAATGAAACAAATGATTTAAAGAATGAGTTATTTGTTGGTTCTCTTAAAGAAACAATTCGTGATGTTGATTTGTTTGATTTATTTAAAAAATATGGTCAGTTAGAAAGATGTAGAGTCTTAACTACTACCATAAATGGAAGACTTACAACAAAATGTTGTGGATTTGTTAGATATAAAGATAGTGAATCAGCTCGTAATGCCATAACTAATTTAAACGGTCAATTTACGACAATTTCAAATATTCCACTACAATTAGTATATTCAACATCTAATAGAAAAGAAACGGATCAAGACACAGTTAATCATTATAATGTATTAAAAATTTAGAATGTTTTTTGAGCATGTTTCTTTAAGTTCATTTTTATAATATTTATTTATTTTAGACAACCCATTTAGTTTTATATTTAATATGAACCACAGTAAATATAAAAACAATTAAATTATTTTTGGATATGCCAAATAATATAATACTAACACATATATTAATATCCCTAAAACTATTGAAAATAACCATAAGGGTAATATTGTCTTATTTTTATATCCAACACCAAATTCTCTTAATGATCCGTCATTATTATATAAAAAATTTGGTTTCATTAACTGAACTATTCCAAAAATTACTAAAAATATAACTATGGACACTAGGGTTGTATTATTTTTCGTAAATGTTCTTAACATATATATATATATATATATTACAATTACTTTTTTTTATAATATATACTATTAGTACCTAATATTTATTAATCATATTCTCCATAATTTTCTGCCTCATCGCCCCAGGGGTCACCATCATCATAATCATCTGTCGGATTCATATCCATTGCTATATCTAACTCTATTTCTCTATCTGTTGCCATTTCTTCAATTGCATCATCTAAATCCATTTCATCATCTTGACCCCTTTGTCTTAATTTACTTTGGAGTTTTGCCACATTCTCAGCTATTTTTTTATCATACTCAAAATGTTCTGGATCATATTCTTTTATACCCTTTGACATACCTAAACTATATAATGGACCTAATTTATGATGTTTTAATATTGTATCTACTGCTCTTTGTTCATCTGACATATCTTTTAGCTTATCAGTAAAATCATATTTCTCTGCTTCTTTTAACTTAAATACATTATCTTCTACATCTGCGTACGATATATTTATTGTCTTTTTAGACCTCATCATTATTTGCAAATATGCTACTAACATTTTTGCTACTTCTTGATTTAATTTCATCACATCACCTTCAATAAATTCCTGCTCAGACTCAGTAAATCTTAATTGTTGTTCAATCAAGAAGTCCGCTGAAAATAAATCAGAATCGCCTTTATCTGGATTTACTAACATCCTTGTTACCATACTTGGGTCTTTTGTTAAATACATGTAATCTGTTAAAACACTTAAGAAATAGTACTCATATAATAAAGTTACGGTTCGTTTATCAAATACATTATATACTTCTTTATCATTTATTTTAATATTTGTTAGTATTGGAGTAGTTTGAGACAATAAATAAATTCCTCTACTCTTTGTCATTATTTCATTTAATACATTTCTTAATATTATGTCTCCATAAAATTTTTCAATAGGCTTGTAAAAATCTGATACCATATCTACAATATCATTTTCATGATCTAACGATAAACCCCAATATTTTGGAGGGGTTATTGTTTGTATTCTTTGATTAATTATCATTGAAGGAAAAACTATTACAAATAATTCTATATAACTCTTCATAAAATTTATATAATTATACAAACCGTCGTCGGATATTTTGATATTAACATTTCTTTGATTTTCATCAAATCTCCATTTACTTATGTCCACTATAAAATTTGTTATATTTCTTAACTCTACTGAATTTATCTTTGCTTTTAATCTTATAAATTCTAATAGTTCTGTTCTCATTTTATCAATTGAAATTTGAAGATAATCTTTTACATTTCTCATTTCACGAGTGTCTTCTTCAACTATTACATCATATGTTTCTACCAACTTTTCTAGTTTTTGTGTAAGAGCTTTTGGTACATTCTCATCATTGTTTTCGTCTAATTTCAATAATACTCTCTTAAAACTACTTACACACGTCATATTTGTGTCTCCTAATGATATTTTAATTACATTATTTCTACTAACAATTTGAAACAAACGCAGAAATTGTTCCTTTGTATAATTTCTGCCATCTCTTTTTAATTTTGATATTTTCTCTTGAATTGTATCCATTTTCTTTAAATAATCTGGTTTATCAACACAAACTGATGCCAATTCTTCAGATAATGGTATTGATGATTGAAATTTACATAGAACAATAAAAGCTTTATATATTGTTTCTTCGCTGAAATCATTTGATATAACTGGAAACGTTCTTTTCGTATCTAATTCGGAAAGCATTATTGCGCTTTCTGTTAAAATTTTAATATCATGAAGTAACGCACTTAAACTAAATACTATATTGTTATATACCTCTATATTTTTATCATCATTTATAAAATATTGAATTGTAGTAACTGAAGATACATTTGATTCATTACAACATGCGTTATCCATAAAAAATTGACCAGCTGATTTTAACAATAGATTTTTCTTCTCAACTATCTTTTGGATTGATTCTTGAATAGCTAACGAGAATGCTATTATTTTTGAATTTATAACTAACAATTTATCTATTTGTCTATGATTACCAGAATATAATTCATTTTGTAATTCGTCTTTAAAGCCTTCTGACACATTTTCTAAGTGATTAACATGGAATCTTTTTAAAGGAGGTAAGAAATTTAACCAGTTTGATAAATCGTGTTCCTCTGGTATAAAATCTTGGGGATTAACTAACAAATATTCTGTTTTTTCTTTTATTTTTTGTTCTACCTCTCCATAAGGCAATAAATATCTTATAATAAATGATTTCAATGTTGTTGCTATTTTTTCTTCATTTTTTGGTAATACATTCCAAGGTATTGTTGTTGGGTCACGACTTTTTAATGCAACGCAAGCAACGTAATTAATTGAACTATCATCTCCTTCCCCTTCAAATGGAAATCCTGAAAATGAACGGACACACCCCGGAGCTGTTTTACGTGTTCTTATTGGAGGAATACTTGTTTGAATTCCTATTAAATAAGAACCAAGTGTTAAATATAAAATTGTAGAACCGTAAATTGTTCCATATGATGGTAACTTTTTTCCTTTCTTTGCTGCTTCTTCTTCCCTTTTTCTGTAAGCAGGCTCTTTTTCAATAATTTTTGTATCACTCATTAACTCCGTAACAATACGTATAATAAATTCTCTTGATTGTTCTATATCGACTCCCATATTTGTAGATAATATTGACACAATATTTGAAACAATTTCACCTTCTGGACTCAATCGTTTCTCACGTTTTTCTTTCTGTTTTTCTAACATAACTTCGCCTACATCTTTTTCAATTATATCCCTACTTTTATCTATAAATCCATCAGTATATCCCTCCGAGATATCAAAATCTATAAAACACAATACTTCTCCACTATGTTTATCCACCCAAGCATCACCATCATCGGATATTTTTCCGATAGTTCTTTTTAACTCATTTAATACATCGTCATACTTATTATTATTATTGATAAATGTTGATGCTAAAATATAGTAAAATCTTGGTAATAATTTGGTGTTAGTTTCCTTACAATATAACCACCATTCATCTTCCATTTCACCATCATTTATATTTGGGTTTGATGGATTTCCATCATAACAATATAATGTAACAAATGTTATTATATCACTTTGACGTTTTATAAAATCATTTTGTCCCATAATTAAATCACGCAATTTTGTGTATGGTGATACTTTTTTACTTTTTAATTCATCTTCAATAGTTAAACCTAATTCATATTGATAATTATTGTACTTTAGTGAACTTGTTTTCTTAATTTGTTGAAGTCTATTAAATAATTGTTTAAAATAATCTAGTTTTGACATAATAACCGTATTTAATTCAGCTTTTGATATATCATAATTTTTATCAAATTGCTCAATTATTTCTTTTAATGTTTGTTGAATAATTGAATCTTTTGATACCTCATATGACTCACATTTATCCTCTCCTTTTTCAGATGAATTATACAAACAACTATAATCAATATTACACAACACATCATCATCTTTGATAAATGCACGTGAGTCAATTTCTTTATCTAATACCCAAATATCATTATGTCTAACATAATATTGCATTTCATCTGCCACTTTTTCATTATCTTCTGAAACTTGATGCATTATTAATAACGCATAGTCTCCTTCTCTAACTTTTTTTGCTTGATTAACAAGGGTAGTTGCCATGTATTCGGCAGATTCTGTATCCATTTTATCCTTTTCTTTTAATTTATCAGTTAAAAATAAAATAAAATCCTCTGTAGACAAACTATCGCGTTCTTTTTTATATTTATCTTCAATTAAATCATAATTAGTTGTATCAAATTCTTTATCATAATATATTGATTTTTCATTATCATCTAATAAAGACTCAAGTGAATAATATTTTTTTGAAATAATGTACGATGAACATTTATCTTGTTGTTTGTCCTTCTCAATAATTGCCTTCATACGGTCTTTGTCACTATTAAATACTTCAGTTAAACTTTTTGGAAACATTAATTCAATATTAGTAAAAGCAACTGCTGTATTATATAAATTACCATAATCTGCTACATTTATATTTTTTAAGAATTCTGAACCACTAATAGTCATATCCTGTTCAGCATAACCATACATATCCATTATACCCCTTATATCATCATGTAATGACTTGATCTGTAAATTTCTGTTATCATATAAAATATTAAATAAAGGATTAGTAAAAATATAGGACCCAGATTGATTAGACTTTTTTCCTTGATATTTTATGTATCTTAATGATGAAAATGTCATACTATATTCTTTAAATCTTACATTGTATTCTTTTATTTTCTCGTAAATAAAATTATTTATTTCTTTAAATTGCATATATGTTAAATCTATTGGATAAATCATAAATGGTTCTAAATAATTTACAACATCAACTAATGATAATCTACCTTTTATATATTTTTTAACAAGTGAAAATAAAACTCTTATTTTTGGTATTATTGTTCTTAAAAATATTTTATAAATATCAAGATTTGTTAGGTTTTCTGGTTTGTTATATTCACTTAAATCTAATAAATATTGTTTAATATTATCAACAAAATTAGAATCGTCATATTCTATTTCGTTATCTAAACCATCAATAGTGATTCTGGTTAGACTAGTTCTTTGTTTAAGAAGTTGCCAATAATTTAAAAAATGAAGGTTTAAATTTGCTTTAACTAACAAATTACTGCCAGGTAAATTTACTTGAGAAAAACGCACTGTTGGTTCTGGAAGTGTAATAATTGAATTGATGGATATTGGGTCATTTTGAGTTACTTTAACACGATGAGCTATTAAATGTTGACCTTTAAAGCTCGTTGCTTGTAATTTTTCTAATGCTAAGTTATATCTTTGTATTACAAATCTTCTATTATTTATTTCAGAGTTTCCAACAATAGTAGAATATAAATCTCCCAAATTATCAATAATAGCATTAATATTAGTTTCAACATTACCTTCAATTATAATGCCGTTAGGTTCACTAAATACATCATTAACTGCATCAGGATTTACCGAATAAAATGGCGTCATGTATTTATCAAAAGAACCATATGTAAAATTTGTATATTTGTCTTTTACATTTCTGTTAGTTCTATTTCTTACTAAATACAGTGATGATATTTCTTTTAGGTCATCATTAAGATTTATAGTTTCGTAATCATCATATATTTTATACTCAGCATTTTTTGTTGTTGGATATATTTTTTTAACATTTTTTGCAACCATCATTATCCAATACAATGTATTTTTAAACTCGGCTAAATATTCTGCTAAAGGTCTATCATCTGAATCGCGTTTAATTACGCCTATAATATTTTTATTTTTATCAAATATTGAGGAATTTTCACGTAATTGTAAAAAACGAGTAATCATTATATGAATACTATTTAATACTGTGTTAGTTCGTTTATGGTTTGGAATGGTTGAAATCATCTCTTCTAATAAATCACTTGTTTGAGTCTCAATATTGTATCTATACTTATCTTTATCCACTGCAATAAATTCTTCAACTTGTATTACATCACCAAATTCAATATCATCCATATCAAAAAACATTCGTTGTATCTTTTCTTTTACAACAGTTTTAGGAATTTCATCAACAATTTCCTCTAATTGTTCTTGTTCTCCTCTTTCAACTAATTCATCTGCTGATGGTTCCTTAATTTCTTTTTCAACGATGGCAGGTCTAATTTCAAAAGTTTCAATTGGTAAATCTTCTGGAATACCTTGATATGCAAAATTAATAAATATGGTATCATTATCTGTTGTTCTAACCTCAATCATATCTTCTTCAAGATTTGTAATTTTGCCTGTAATTACAGTTGGAATTTCTCCACCAAAATAAATATTAATCCATGTACCTGGTAATAAACTATTTTGTCTAGCATAACCGTTTTCAGGATTACTACTAATTACTTTAATAGATTGAATATTTCCATCACCAATCATTCCATCAGGCGATATTTGTAAAATAGTTTTTTCAAATGTTTCACTATTTATTAATTTAATTTTCGTTGGGTCAATATATTCAATTAAAAACACATTATCATTAAGTATTTCATTTGTAGGGTCAGAAATTAATATAATATCGCCCAATTTTAATAAAATTTCAGCTGTAGGTTTCTCATTTATTTCTGTTAACTCTGGTTCATCAGTGTTTGGTGGTTCTTCGGATAAATCTGGAGCGACATTATTATCCTCGGCTTCTTCTAAACCATCTTTTACAAGATTTGGATGCTCAATGTCTTCCTGTATTTTGTCTAGTTCTTCTTTTACAATTTGTTCTGACATCTTATATTTAATGTAGAAATTTTTATAAATCATTAAATCTCAAAATAATATTTTGAATAATTTAATAACAAATTACAATTATATTTATTGGTTTATGTTTCTAAGGTTTGCTTAAATAAAGAATATAATTAAATAGTTTAAAGACTATTTATAATTATATAGTAATTATGAATATCCAAATTACATACAATCTATCAACCATTCCTGGTTTTGAAAATTTAATTAAAACTGAAGAAATATCTTCAGAATTTGAAAAATATTATACAGTGAAACATTATTCTACTAAAGCAAATGAAAAATATAATATTGTTAGATATAGTAAAGATTTTCTTCGTCCTGACCTAATCAGTTCATATGGATTATTGCGTTCTGTTATTTTGTCTGGACAAAGAGTTGTATCTTTTGCACCTCCAAAGTCATTATCAGGGGAACAATTCATGTTAAAATATCCTACAAAGAGTGAAAATATTACTGCCGAAGAATTTATTGAAGGAACAATGATAAATGTATTTTTTGACCCTACATATGGGGCAAGTGGTTGTTGGCAAATTGCTACACGTAATACAGTAGGTGCTGATGTGTCATTTTATAAACAATCAAATATGACATTTAATCAGATGTTTTTGGAAGCATGTATTAGCAATAATTTTAATATTCAAACATTGAATCCAAGATATTGTTATAGTTTTGTTCTACAACATCCTGCAAATAGAATTGTTGTTCCTTTCAAGAATCCTCAATTATATTTAGTGGCTGTTTATGAGATTATTCAAAATGATACTAATGTAATTGTGATTGAACAAAATTTATCAGATGTAAAAGCTGGTGCTCTTTGGCATTTGACCGGAGTAAAATTTCCAGATACATTTGATTCTCAATTTAAAACGTATGCTGAATTGATTGATAAGTTTGCTTCTAGAAATACTCCATATAATGTAATGGGCATTGTTGTAAGAAACACACAAACAGGAGAGAGAACAAAATTTAGAAATCCAATATATGAAGAAGTAAGAAATTTGAGAGGAAATCAGCCAAAACTTCAATACCAATATTTATGTTTAAGACATTCAGGTAAATTACCAGAATTTTTAAAGTATTATCCTGAGACAAAAGAGGATATGTCAAAGTTTAGAGACCAAGTTCATATGTTTACAGATAATCTCCATAAGAATTATATTTCTTGTTATGTAAAGAAGGAGAAAGCTTTAAGAGAATATTCTGACCAATATAGAACACATATGTTTAAAATTCATGAACATTTTATTAATAATTTAAGGCCAAATGGATTATATGTAACTAATACAGAAGTTATAAAATATGTGAATAATTTACATCCATCGCTTTTAATGTATTGTTTAAATTTCAGTATGAGAAAAAGACTTGTAGATACGATTAAGGCTCAATCATAATAAGTGTACAGGAAATATATATATATATTTAATCAAAAAAATATATATATTTAAACCTATTTAAAGACATTTAAGTCCAAAAAAATATATATATATTTAAACCTATTTAAAGATATTTAAGTCCAAAAAAATATATATATATTTAAACCTATTTAAAGATATTTAAGTCCAAAAAAATATATATATATTTAAACCTATTTAAAGACATTTAAGTCCAAAAAAATATATATATATTTAAACCTATTTAAAGATATTTAAGTCCAAAAAAATATATATATATTTAAACCTATTTAAAGACATTTAAGTCCTAAAATAATATATTATTTCTATTTATAATACTAACAATTAGTTCTTGAACCATCAAAGCAACCTTGAACACCCTTTATTTTTCTATTTGCTTCATTTATTACTGTATTTAACAATGTCTTAATACTTGGAATTCCCTTTGTTGGGTCTTCTAATGATATTCTTATTATACTATCACTATCATGCGGATGAACCTTTTTAAACCCAACATAATTTATTTGTTTTAGCGATGGATTTGTATAATAGATTTTATATAATTCAAAATTTAATATATTTCCAATTGTATAGTCTTCATTTACTAATATTATATCATAACAATTTTCTAATGTATTATCTGAACGTTTAATTTCTATTTCGTCAGTTTCAATCAACTGTTTTAAGTCATTTAATTTTCTTTGTAAAATTTTACAGGATTCAATAATTATTTTTTCATTACTATAAATACCAACGCTTTCAATTACAAAATCAAAACTATTTTTTATTACATATCTCATGCCCTCCAAAAGTTTCCAATTTGCTGCTTCAAATTTAATTTCATTTTCTTTTTTTCCTTCATCTTTCCATTTTTGTTTACGAATTTCTAATTGCTCTTCCATTTTCTCAAAATCAGGAGTAAATCCATAAGAACAAGTTCCTGTAACGTTAAACATGCTATCATCGCGCGCTGAACCTATAGATAACTTACATGTCAATTTAATTCTTTCACCAGGAATTTCATCTGAAATCTTTGGTCTTAGACGAAGAAAGTCAATAAAATATTCTCCACTTCCATTAGGAGGTATAAATGGAGGAAATATTTTCTTTACTTCTCCATCTTCTAAATACTTGTTTGTTTGTGTATTTAGAATTTTAAAATCTTTAGTAGTAACAATTATTGTTGTATCAGTTTTATTCTCAACATCTAACTCAAGAACATAATTATCAATTAAACTTTTATCCATATCTTGTAAACTTGTAAAATAATCCATATGAATTGGAATACAACTTAAACGTTGTTTTATAATTTCATTATTTAGACGAGAAGTATTAATGCTTATTGTTGCATTATTTTCTTCATAAGGTGTTGTTTTAAAAACAACTATTGGGATATCTGATAATATTGTTCTTCTTATAGCATTAATATAACTAACATCTATATTATTAATAGTGAAAGTCATTCTTCCGTCTTCTTCCTTTAAATTTACAATCTTTGAAATTGACGCCATTCTATCTATATATAATTATATATTTAATATTGTATAAAATATATTTCAATTTTTTAATTTATCTTAATTAGTTAAAAACTTATAGGAAAAAACTTAAGGTAAATTAATGAGCTCTATTTTATACTATAGCAATTTTTGTGAACCTTCTAAAAAATTATTACAAACTGTTAGTAAGACACAAAATGTTAATAATATTCATTTTGTATGCATTGATAAACGTGTTAAAGATTCAAATGGTAAGATTTTTATAGTATTACAAACTGGCCAGAAATTAATTATGCCAGATAATGTTACACGAGTTCCTGCTTTATTATTATTAAATCAAAACTATAAAGTTATTTATGGTGATGACATATACAAACATTTAAAGCCTCAAGTAACGCAAGAGGTTAAACAGGCTACAAAAAATAATATGGAACCTATTAATTTTCAAGATGGGTTTGGTTCATTTGGAGGATTTAGTGGAGGAGGAATAATATCTGACAATTTTAGTTTTCTGGATCAAACTGATTCCGAATTAAGTGTTAAAGGTGATGGTGGATTAAGACAGATACATAATTATGTTACATTGAATGATTCTATGAATTTATCTATGAAACTTCCATCAGATGATTTTGATTATAAAACTGATAAACTTAAGGAAGGTGAAATGAGTGTAGAATCATTACAAAGACGAAGAGAAGAAGAATTAGCAAATATTACTTTTAAATAAATATTTATAAAACAATTTTAAAATAATATAATAATTTTATATTATGAAATTTCCTATTCCGGAAGGACAAATTACTGTTTATAGTAAAAGTGGTTGTATCAATTGTACAAAGATTAAAACTTTATTAAAAGACAAACATTTAGCTTTTAAAGTAATAGATTGTGATGAATTTATTTTAGAAAATAAAGAAGAATTTTTATTATTTATACAACAATTAATCGGTAAAGAATACAAAATATTTCCTATTGTTTTTGATAACAATACCTTTATTGGAGGATACAATGAAACAGTTAAATATATAGAGAAACTACTAGATTTTGATATGGCTTTTTAAATAATAATTTGTGTAAAATATCATTTAAAGAAAACCACACATTTAAAATAGAAACATGGCTACTAATTTTGTTACAGTTTTTAACGACCATTTTGCTGAATTTGTCAATGATATTCAAAGCGTTTTTCCAGATGATGTTGATATTTTAACAGCTAAAAATGCTCTTCTTACTATTAGAAAAGCTAATCCTAAATTGTTAGTTAAGATTTGGGTTAAATATGTATATACTCCTTATAAACAACAAATTGAAGCAGGTGATATTAATTTCTTTTTAACCAAAGATTATTCATCTGATTTGTCTAAAAATGATAATGCTGATAAAATTATGGAATCTATTGACCGTCTAAGAAAACCTGTTAAGGAAATGTCCACTGAAAATCAAGCAAAAACTATTAAATATATTCAAAATCTATCAAAACTTTCAATGTTAGTTCCTCAATAAATATATTATTTATACATTTATGTTACAACACTAATTGTACTATTACATTTATATCGTGAACTATAAATAGACTTTGAATACAAATATATAACATTATATGCCTTATAATGTTATAAGTATAAAAAAATTGAAATTAAATATAATATAAACTTATTAATCAAATAAATACAATGCCTACTCCTCAAGATTCAGATACTTTTCAGATGTATTTTAAGATACCTTTTACTGAAATTACAACAAAACAAAGGGTTCCATGTAATATAACAACCAGTGATTTTAAATTATATGTAAATACATATATACGAGCTATTTTAAATATTAATGCACAATATGATATTGAAGTTGTTCCGATCGGTAAACCTGATGGGGAATTAGCACCATTTATGGAGACAAGAGATTTTGAAACTTTGTCACAACTATATAATTCAGTTAATACATTGATTGGATTCTATATTAGGCCAGTAAATCCAATTACAAGAGAATTTATTCGTTTTGATAATTATAACTAAATTCTAAACATTATAAGATATTATTAAGATTTTACGTTAGTATACTGACTCTACATTTGAAACCATATTTTGTCGCATTATTACTACAAAACTATGTCTTAATTCAAGCCAATAAATCTACGTCATAAATGGTAATAAAATTATAATTAAAATATTGCCGAAAATTTCAATCATAAAAAATTTCCAAAAAGTAAATTGGGTTTTCGAAAATGGACAAAAAAAAATGTCCAAAATGAAAAATCCGAAAATAGTTTTGAAAAAGACCCTCGCGGATGAGCTTTCTGACGATAATGCTCACAAACGTAGTTTAAAGGTGTAAAAAAATGTGACGATAATTTTTTATATATTTTAGCAAAGTATTTAAAGTTTTTTTCTAATGGAAATCTATGGAAAACGAGGAAATATATTTAAGCGAAAAAAACGAGGGCATTTTTTACTGTCCAACTTGTGACTTTAAATGCTCTTATTTGTGTGACTGGAAAAGACATAAAGACACACGTAAACATACGACCAGTCACAATGGAAATAAAATGGAAATAAAAACTGCTAAAACACACAAAAATTACGAGTGCACTTGTGGAAAGAAATACACGACCAACTCGGGATTATGGAAACACAAGAAAACTTGCAAACAAGACAATTGTGACGATAGTTATCAAACAATGGGACAACTACCCAAAGACTTTAAAATAACACCACAGATGTTTTACGATTTACTTAAACAAAATAACGAATTACAGAAAAGTCTTATTGCTATGGCAAAAGAAAAGGGACCAACAAATATAACTAATTGTGGCAACAACAGTAATAATAAAACATTCAATTTACAAATATATTTAAATGAAACTTGTAAGAATGCTTTGAATATTAGTGACTTCGTAAATCAAATACAACTAACAATTAATGATTTAGAAGAAACAGGTAAATTGGGATATGCCGAAGGAATTAGCAGAGTTTTCCTTAAAAATTTAGATGGCATGGACTCTACATCTAGACCAATACATTGTAGTGATTCTAAAAGAGAAACACTTTATATAAAGGAGGCAGACCAATGGCATAAAGAAGAAGAAGATAAACCTATACTAACAAAAGCCATTAAACAAGTTGCTAATAAAAATATTAAACAAATAACCGAATGGCAAAAACTTCATCCAGAATATAATAATCCAGAATCTAAACAAAATGATAAGTACATGCAAATTGTATTAAACTCAATGTCCGGGTCAACTAAAGAAGAAGCTGAGAAAAATTATGAAAAGATAATTAAAAATGTAATTAAAGAAACTGTAATTGATAAAAAATAATTATAATATATTTTAATTAGTTTGATTTAAATATATTTCTTTTACTAACATTATAAATGTCTGCAAAAAAATCTATAGAAGATTTAACTCCACCTGAAGAGTTTTATAAAATTATTAATGATTTTATATCTGATATGTTAATAACTTTTCCAGAATATTCAGGTATTATAGCAAGATGGTGGAATAGACCATCTGATAATATTGAAGAATCTAAAAACAAAGAAACATTATTTGTATTTAGACATTGTGTTAATAAATTTCCTGAACGATTTTTTGATATATTATATAAAAATACTGACATTTTTAATCAAGAATCTGAAGTTAACACAGAGTTTTTACCAGGGATTGTATTTAAACAACTTTGGAATCTTGATATCAGTGATAATACTAAAGACACTATTTGGAAATATCTACAATTAATATTATTTTCTGTTATTGGAACTGTTCATAGTAGCTCTGATTTAGGCGATACAGCTAAATTATTTGAAGCAATTAACGAAGAAGAACTTAAGAAGAAGTTAGAAGAAACAATTGAAGGGATGCAAAATCTATTTGATTCTACTACTTCTACTGATACAGACGCATCATTTAATGGCGTTAATATGGAAAATATGCCTAATGCGCAAGATATTCATGAACACATTAATTCTATGATGGGTGGAAAATTAGGAAAATTAGCTTTAGAATTAGCAGAAGAAACCGCCAAAGACTTAAATCTAGACATGGAAAATACTGGAGATACTAAGGATGTTTTTCAAAAATTATTCAAAAATCCAGGAAAAATGATGAATATGGTTAAAAATATTGGAACCAAAATAGATGACAAAATAAAGTCAGGAGAAATCAAAGAATCCGAATTAATGGAAGAAGGAATGGAATTACTCAATAAAATGAAAAATATGCCCGGAATGGGCGATATGCAAAAAATGTTTTCACAAATGGGTATTCCAGGTTTAGGAAAAGGAGCTAAAATTAATATGGGAGCTATGGAATCTCAATTAAACAAAAATATGAAGAATGCTAAAATGAAGGAGAGACTTAGAGCAAAAGCGGAAGCAACTGCTAAAGCAAGAGAACAAGCATCAAACACATTTTGTAACATGGCAGATTCACAGCCACAACAAAAAATATCCGATGAAGAAATAATAAGTATATTTAGTACCGGAGAAAAAGTTGACAAAACTCCAAGAGGAGCTAAACCACCAGAACAATCCAATAATAAAAAGGGAAAGAAGAAGAAGAATAAGAAATAGACAACTAACAACTAACAACTAACAACTAACAAATAACCATTTCAACAATAATGTGTAGAGATATATTATCATACTCAGATAAACAATAATAATAAGGTTTACCTTTTTTGAAATAACAAATATTCATATCTACTTCGTCAGAAGTATTAGTAAAATCTTTATCTGTTTTAATTTCAATCATTTTAAATTTTTCTATGCTACTATCATTTGACTCTATTGAACATATATAATTATACGCATCATCAATACTACTCATAATTTTATTTACTTCATATTCAAAATCACCATAGTTATAAAGAACCATATAAACAGTTTTTCCTTTAAGTTCAGACATATTGAATGTATTATTATTGATTTATTTAAGAAAGTAATAAGTAAATCAATTTTTTAAAATTCTATATAATATATAATGACAACTCCATTTTGGCTCAATGAACCAACCATATTATTTAATAAGGAAAATATTATACAAGTTTGGCCTAGTCAACAAATGACATTTGAATCCAAACTAAATGCTATAACCAGAATTGTAATTATAATGTCAATTTTAGGATTTATATTTACTAGAAATTGTAATTTAATAATAATTGGTATAGTAACATTAGCAATCATAGTTACACTGTATAAATTAAGAAAACAGAGTCTTGTTAGTTCTTTAATTAAGAAAGAAGCATTTACTGTAAATCCTTCTATACAACCTTCATCTTTAGCTCCTGCACCAATGTTAAGAGATCCTGTAACTTTAAAAAATGTATTGCGTTCAGAATTTCATCCAACAACCAAGAAAAATCCATTTGGCAATGTTTTGTTAACAGACATTATGGATACACCTAACAGAAAAGCAGCGGCTCCAAGTTTTAATCCAGATGTATATGATGATATAGATAGTGCCGTTAAAAAACAAACACAAATGTTGAACCCTGGAATCATTAATACTAACAAGCAATTATATGGTGATTTAAAAGATAATTATGATTTAGACAATTCAATGATGCGATTTTATTCTACTGCGAATACGAGAGTAGCAAACGACCAAGGTGCTTATGCAGAATATTTATATGGTAACATGCCATCAGGCAAGAGTTCAGGACCAGATGGTGCCTTCCAAAGAGTTGCTGACTCGTATCGTTATATACTTATTTAATACAATTTACAAGTTGTTTCTTTTCATCATATATCCAAATTTCATAATTATAACCTAATTGTTTAGCAGCTTGTTGTTTTAAATATATGTTATGCTCATTTAATTTAGCAGTCCAAGTAGATTTAACTTCAATACAACGATTTTCTGTTGGTATAAATATATCAACATAATGTCTATGATTTTTACCATCATTTCCTATATACCAAATAGTTGGAACATTTGGAGATATATTATACACCAGACATTTAGAAACAAAAAAACACATAAATAAATAAATTAAGAAAAATATTATTATAGTATATATATAAAATGGCTTACGTCTCAGACTTTACATTTAATGGTATGAGTAGAATCGGAAATGACTCTTGCTGTGTGGACCAAAATTCAATTCAAAATTCACAATCATGTAGTTATACTCTTCAAAATTATTTTTCACAAGATTGCAATATGAAAAATGCAAAAGCTTTAGCAGTAACACAGCCGTGTATTAATTATTCTGGAGGTTTTGGAATGGGAGCAGGTGGATGTAATGTAGATGACAGTTCTCAATTATTAATAGGTGGAATTCAAACCCATCCAAAGTCACGAATTGATTTATTCGGAAGACCATTTGCTACTGTTCCCTTTTTAGGAAGAGGTTCAGTTGACGCAATTTTAGAATCTCAAATCCAACAAGGTGAAGCAATAACTAACAAGCGCAGTGTTACACGTCTAACTGAGAAAAGTTATCTAAAATACCACACAACTCCTTTAATTCCCGAAGTAAAACAAAATATTCAAAATCCAAGTTTAATGATTGAAGGAATGGCATCAGAAGGTTGGATTCGTGGAGGTGTTCCTTCGCGTGAACTAACAAGAGATCGTGATTTTTACACAACACATACTGCAGGACAGGCTATGCCTTAAAATAATATATTTTATAAACAACTTAAAGACCTTTAAGTTCAAAATTAAATATATTATTTACCAAATACCTTTGTTAGTTAAACTATTTAAAAGAACCTCATATTATTATTATAAATGTCATACAATACACAATTTAAAGTTAAATATAATGATATTGAAAAAGAATTAATTCATAAATTAAAAGATAAAACTCCTGAAGAATATGAAGAAAATCCTGATGAAGAACACGAATATTCTACTCAAGATGTCTTAGATATTTGTAATAAACTTTATAGAGATGAATTATTATCAGTTTTTGGGGCTGAGGATTTAACTGATGATAAAATTGATTTAGGAATTAAATATGTATTTGAAAAAATGTGTATCAATACAGAATTTCATAAAATTAACGAAGAAATGACACAAATATGTATAAACACATTTTTACAAAATGAACAAATTGACGAACAAAAGTTATTAGACCTTAAACAAATGATTATAATTACATTATTTAGTCAACATATATTTTATATTACACATAAATGTATTTGTCAGCAAATTGAAGTTGGAACAATTGATAATGAGTTGTTAGTTGAACTCAGAAAACATTCTATTGATTTATTTAAAAATCAATTAGGAGTTTAATTTATTAATAGTTTTTTATATATTATTCTTTTATAATTATATATAAATGGCATCTACTCGTAATAAAAATACTCCTGGAAATTATTGTTTAGACCAAAGACAAAATGTTGGTATTGAATCTTGGCAATTATACACAAATGGAGCAAACGGATACGCATATGATACACGACTACCTGGTAATGGCTTAAATCCTGGACAGTTGCCGTGGCATACATTATCGCATAATCCTGCAGATATTGAATCTTTTTTATGGGGAATTAATTCAACCAATCTAGTTAAACCTGCCCCTCCTTTGACGCCAGAATTTAAATACTTAAAGACAGCAAATGTATTTGAATCCAAACCGGTTATTATGCCTGTTCCGCAAGCAATACCTAAATTTCAAAGACCTTTTCCGATACCATAGATTTTAGAGGATTTTAAATATAATTTAACAATACAATTATTTAGATTTTTAAATTATATTATAATAATAGTATGAGTAGTATCAACGCGAATAATATAACTAGTGTAAATGCAACAATAACTAATTTAAATGTACAAACTATAAATGGTATACCTGCTTCTAAGTTTGGAAATTGCTGCTCTTGTCAAGATATATGCGCACCGGATGATAATGATAATCCTTGTCCACAATGCCAATCATATGATAATTGCTGTTGTGAAGAAGAACATGACGATGGAGGCTGTCCCGAATGTATACCATATGATAAGTGTAATTGTTCTTGTCACGGCGGTTCGGGTGCACAAGGATTTCAAGGTGCCACAGGAGCACAAGGAACTAAAGGTTCTCAAGGAGTTAAAGGAGCTCAAGGAGCTCAAGGAGTAGCAGGAGGAGGTACTGGCGCACAGGGAAACACTGGAAATCAAGGTGCTCAAGGAGTAGCAGGAGGAGGAACTGGCGCACAGGGAAACACTGGAAACCAAGGAAACACTGGAAATCAAGGGGCCCAAGGTGTAGAAGGCACTGGCGCACAGGGAAACACTGGAAATCAAGGAAACACTGGAAATCAAGGAAACACTGGAAATCAAGGTGCTACAGGTTCTACAGGAGCTCAAGGAGCACAAGGAAATACTGGAAACCAAGGAAATACTGGGTCAACTGGATATCAAGGAGCACAGGGAAATACTGGAACCCAAGGAGCACAGGGCAACCAAGGAAACACAGGTAACCAAGGTGATACTGGTTCTCAAGGAGCACAAGGTAATGCTGGTAATCAAGGAGCTACAGGGACTCAAGGAGCACAAGGAAATACTGGAAACCAAGGAAATACTGGAAATCAAGGTGATACTGGTTCTACAGGAGCTCAAGGAGCACAGGGTAATGCAGGCAATCAAGGAAATACTGGAAATCAAGGTTCTACTGGTTCTACGGGAGCTCAAGGAGCACAGGGAAACACAGGTAATCAAGGAAATACTGGAAACCAAGGCGCTACAGGTTCAACAGGAGCTCAAGGAGCACAAGGAAACACAGGTAATCAAGGAAATACTGGAAACCAAGGTGATACTGGTTCTCAAGGAGCACAGGGTAATACTGGTAATCAAGGAAATACTGGAAACCAAGGCGCCACTGGTTCTACAGGAGCTCAAGGAGCACAGGGCAACACTGGAAATCAAGGTGCTACAGGATATACAGGAGCTCAAGGAGCACAGGGTAATACTGGTAATCAAGGAAATACTGGAAACCAAGGCGCCACTGGTTCTACTGGAGCTCAAGGAGCGCAGGGTAATACTGGTAATCAAGGAAACACTGGAAACCAAGGTACAACAGGTGCTACAGGAGCTCAAGGAGCACAGGGAAATACAGGTAATCAAGGAAATACTGGAAACCAAGGTGCTACAGGTTCTACGGGAGCTCAAGGAGCGCAGGGTAATACTGGTAATCAAGGAAACACTGGAAACCAAGGTACAACAGGTGCTACAGGAGCTCAAGGAGCACAGGGTAATACAGGGAATCAAGGGGCAACCGGTGCTACAGGTTCTACAGGAGCTCAAGGAGCACAGGGAAACACAGGTAATCAAGGAAATACTGGTTCAACAGGAGCTCAAGGAGCACAGGGAAACACTGGAAACCAAGGAAATACTGGTTCAACAGGAGCTCAAGGAGCACAGGGCAACACTGGAAACCAAGGAAATACCGGCAATCAAGGAAATACTGGAAACCAAGGAAATACCGGTTCTACAGGTGCTCAAGGCGCACAGGGAAACACTGGAAACCAAGGTAATACCGGTAACCAAGGAAATACTGGAAACCAAGGTGCTACAGGTTCTACAGGTGCTCAAGGCGTACAAGGTAATACTGGCAACCAAGGAAACACAGGTTCTACAGGAACTCAAGGAGCACAAGGAAACCAAGGAAATACTGGAAACCAAGGTGCTACAGGTTCAACGGGAGCTCAAGGAAATACTGGAAACCAAGGTACTACAGGTGCTACAGGTTCAACAGGAGCTCAAGGAGCACAAGGAAATACTGGAAACCAAGGTACTACAGGTGCTACAGGTTCAACAGGAGCTCAAGGAAATACTGGAAACCAAGGTACTACAGGTGCTACAGGTTCAACAGGAGCTCAAGGAGCACAAGGAAATACTGGAAACCAAGGTACTACAGGTGCTACAGGTTCAACAGGAGCTCAAGGAGCACAAGGAAATACAGGTAATCAAGGAAACACAGGTAATCAAGGAAACACAGGTAATCAAGGAAACACAGGTTCTACAGGAGCTCAAGGCGCACAGGGAAACACTGGAAACCAAGGTACAACAGGCGATACAGGTTCTACTGGAGCTCAAGGAGCACAGGGCAACACTGGAAACCAAGGAAATACAGGTAATCAAGGAAATACAGGTTCTACAGGAGCTCAAGGCGCACAGGGAAACACTGGAAACCAAGGTACAACAGGCGCTACAGGTTCTACTGGAGCTCAAGGAGCACAAGGAAATACAGGTAATCAAGGAAACACAGGTTCTACAGGAGCTCAAGGCGCACAGGGAAACACTGGAAACCAAGGAAATACTGGTGCTACAGGTTCTACAGGAGCTCAAGGAGCACAAGGAAACACTGGAAATCAAGGAAATACTGGTGCTACAGGTTCAACAGGAGCTCAAGGCGCACAGGGCAATACTGGTAATCAAGGAAATACTGGAAACCAAGGAAATACTGGTGCTACAGGTTCTACAGGAGCTCAAGGAGCACAAGGAAACACTGGAAACCAAGGAAATACTGGTGCTACAGGTTCAACAGGAGCTCAAGGCGCACAGGGCAATACTGGTAATCAAGGAAATACTGGAAACCAAGGTGCTACAGGTTCTACAGGAGCTCAAGGCGCACAGGGAAATACTGGAAACCAAGGAAATACTGGTTCAACAGGAGCTCAAGGAGCACAGGGAAACACAGGTAATCAAGGAAATACTGGAAACCAAGGTGCTACAGGTTCTACAGGAGCTCAAGGCGCACAGGGAAACACTGGAAACCAAGGTGCTACAGGAGCTCAAGGAGCACAGGGAAATACTGGAAACCAAGGAAACACAGGTAATCAAGGAAACACAGGTAATCAAGGAAACACAGGTAATCAAGGAAACACAGGTAATCAAGGACACACAGGTAATCAAGGAAACACAGGTAATCAAGGTGCTACTGGTTCAACAGGAGCTCAAGGAGCACAGGGAAATACTGGAAACCAAGGCGCCACTGGTTCAACAGGAGCTCAAGGAGCACAGGGAAATACAGGTAATCAAGGAAACACAGGTAATCAAGGAAACACAGGTAATCAAGGAAACACAGGTAATCAAGGAAACACAGGTAATCAAGGAAATACAGGTAATCAAGGTACAACAGGTGCTCAAGGAGCACAGGGCAACACTGGAAACCAAGGAAATACTGGTGCTACAGGTTCTACAGGAGCTCAAGGAGCACAGGGAAACACAGGTAATCAAGGTACAACAGGCGCTACAGGTTCTACTGGAGCTCAAGGAGCACAGGGCAACACTGGAAACCAAGGAAATACTGGTGCTACAGGTTCTACAGGAGCTCAAGGAGCACAGGGAAACACAGGTAATCAAGGTACAACAGGCGCTACAGGTTCTACTGGAGCTCAAGGAGCACAAGGTAATACTGGAAACCAAGGAAATACTGGTGCTACAGGTTCTACAGGAGCTCAAGGAGCACAGGGAAACACAGGTAATCAAGGTACAACAGGCGCTACAGGTTCTACTGGAGCTCAAGGAGCACAAGGTAATA